GCTGCTGCTGCTTCTGTTCTTCCATTTGCCCCTGCTCCGCCGCCTTCCCTTTTGCCTCCGCCTCCTTCTGCTCCTGCTCCTGCCCCTGCTCCTGCTCCTGCTCGTGCTCGTGGAAGATCAAACGCGGGCGATCCGACCACTAATATTGATAAGACAATCGCACAAATGAGATGCACTGTCTGTCAGTCACAGGGAATCATTAATAAGGCCTTGGGGAAAGCTGAAACGCCTTGTAATAATTGTGGGGCTGTGGCTGCTGCCCCTGCTTCTATTAAACCTAAAATGACGAATGCGAATAGAATACGCCTTGGGGTTATAAAGGCTGCTGCCGCCAGCAGCGGCGATATTCCATCTACGCCGCTGCGCCCGCCGCCGCCGCCGCCAGCGGCGCCGCGCCTGCACTCGCCGCGCCCGCCGCGCCCGCCGCTGGCTGCCGCTTCTGCTGCTGGCACATCTTTACCTCCTCCTCCGCTGCCAAATATCAATAATACAGTCGGTCGTCCCAGTTTCCTCCCTCCTCCCCCCCCTGCTGCTCCTTCTGGCGGCAGACGCTCCAGACGCAGACACCGCAAAGCTTCCCGCCGCACTAAAAACAAAAGATATACTAGAAGAAGGTAATGTCTGTCGACCCACATCAAATTATAATTGAAGCAAAAGGTATTATTGGTAGAGATAAGACTATCGTTACCAATATTAAAACAAAGACTAATACCGAAAGCGTTAGAGAATCAGAAAGAATTATAAATACTGCTAAAACGAATGTTAATGCGGCAAACAACGCCTTAAAAAGAAATAATACGGCAAAGGCAGCCGCTGCCGCTGCGGCCGAAGAACAAGCAAGGGCTGCCGCGGCTGCTGAGGCAGCAAGACAACAGGCCGCAGCAGAAGAACAAGCAAGGGCCGAAGCTGCGGCTGCCGCTGCCGCTGAGGCAGCGAGACAAGAGGCAGCGGCTCTAAAGGCAAAGGTAGCCGCAGAAGAAAAAGCAGAGGCTAAAAGAAAGGAAGAGGCTGAAAAAGCTGCGGCCGCAGCTAAGAAAGCAGAAGCAAATGCAAAGGCCGCGGCTCTAAAGGCAAAGGAAAATACAAATAGTAAGGCAGCTAAAGAAAAAGCTGAAAGAGAGGCTGCTCTAGCTAAGGCAGCGGCAGAAGCCCAACGTGTAGCAGATGAGGCCGCAAAGGCTCAGAAAGAGGCAGCGGAGGCCGCAAGGGTCGAACAAGAACGAGCAGCCGCTGCGGCTGCGGCTAGACAAAGAGAAGCAGAAGCTGCGGCTGCGGCAAGAGCTCAGGCAGAAAAAGAGGCCGCAAAGGCTGAACAAGAACGAGCAGCCGCTGCCGCTCTAGCAAGAGCTCAGGCAGAGGCAGCTGCCGCAGCAGAAAGTCAACGACTGGCAAATGCCGCAAGGGCAGAGAAACAAAGAATAAAGAATGAAGCGGCAAGAAAAGCCGCAAACTATCTTCAGAAAGCAAGAAATCAAGCCGCGGCTGAGAATAATGCTAGGAGAAGAAGGGTCGCAGAGGCAGAAGCCAAAGCAAGCAACAATTATAAAAGAAGGGCTCAAGAACTAGCTGCGGCCAGAGCGTCTAGTTTAGCAAGTTATAAGCCACCTACACCAAAACCCTCAACCTTTTCAAGCTTTTTTACTCCTCCACCTGCGACAAATCCTTTACTAAAGCCAACTGAAGGATGGACAATAAAAGCGAAGCAACCCGAAGCAACATGGGCTAATTGGGGAAATTTAGCGAAAAAGCCAAACACAAAGAGAAACCGCCCTGCTAATCGTCAACGGTCACAGAAAGAAATACGTATATCCGTTACAAATCGGTGTGGCTATTGTCAAGAAACAGGAAATAGATCAGCATGTGCGGAATGTAAGCATATTCAAAGAATACAAAGTGGAAAAGAGGCCTATTCACAGCAATTAGGTGCGACTCCAGGATACACAGGGATTAGTAGATCCAGAGGAGGCACTAGACGGTCCAGACGCACAAAAAACAAAAGATATACTAGAAGAAAGTAATGTCTGTTAAGCTACATGAAATTATAAATGAAGCGAATGCTACTATTAAAAAAAATAGAGGGATCGTTAATGCTATTACTCAAAAGTCAAATACTATAGAAAACTCAAAAAAGATTATAACCAAGGCCGAGGCTAATCTTCAAGCAGCAAAGAATGCCTTAGCACAGAAAAACAAGGCCACGGCTGCGGAGGCAGAAGCTGCTCGACAGGCTGCGGCAGAAGCGGCAACAAAGGCTGCGGCAAATGCAGCTGCTCGAGAGGCCGCGGCAGAAACTGCTAAACAGGCTGCGGCAAATGCAGCTGCTAGACAGGCTGCGGAGGAAGCTGCCGCGGCTGCGGCGAGAGCAAAGGCGGCTATAGATTCTGAAAATGCCGAGTTTAACAAAATGAAACCCGTTACTTTAAGATATCAATTAGGAATAAAGATAAAACAATTAGAGAATTATAAGAAATTTAAAGACCCAAAGTTTAATCAAACAAAGCTAAACCGTTATAAAAACAAACTAGCATCTTTAAACACACAGAAAGGAGGTCGCAAAAATAATAGAAAGACACGCAAGACCCAAAGGGTAAGGACCCAAAGGGTAAGGACCCAAAGGGTAAGGACCCAAAGGAAATAAGAGATAAATAGGTAGAATGTCCGTTTCCCGTTTTTTTGAAAAACACTTTCATCAGACTCCTGGTCAACCTGAACAGAAGTCCTCTGAAACACCTGTGTCCAAGACATATGTCTTTACACCTAAACAAGATCCCATCATTCAAGACACCACAACCCAGAAAGATGTCTTCCATATCTTCACTGACGGTGCGTGCACAAACAACGGCACGAAGGCGGCCAAAGGCGGCTTCGGCGTCCACTTCTATTCGAGCCCTGATCGCAGCCTCGACATCGCCGAAGCCCTCATGGCCTCAGAACCTCAGACAAATAACCGCGGAGAGCTCAAAGCCATCCAAGCCGCCCTCGACTTCGTCGACACCAACAAAGAAGAACTCTACAGCAAATTCAATACCATCACGGTCTGGTCTGATTCCGAATACAGTATTAATTGTCTTACAAAGTGGCTGCCCAAATGGAGAAAGTCCGGATGGGTGAAGAGTGACGGCGGGGAAATCCAGAATCTGGATTTAATCCGCAGCATATCAGACCAATTACAGCGTAATCCAAAGGTCATGCTCCAACACGTAAGGGCCCACCAAGTCGGCAAAGAGCATCTCTTTCCATGGTCGGGTAACCATATTGCTGACGAACTCGCTCGGCAGGGTGTCAATAAACCAAAAAGATTTCAAAGCTCCTAGTAAATGTTTATCTACATTGTTATCGAAAATGGCGATCCATACCCTGATGCATATTTACGATATGAGGAAGCAGTGGCCGCAGTCAAAGCCAAACACAAGGAGGCCATTGATGAGGAGTTGAAATGGCTAGAGATGAATCCTGGATATCACGGCTGTAACGAAGTCGATGTCCCTGAAACAAAGGAAAGGTCAAAACCAACACGTTTATACATTGAAAAGGGAATTCATATTGAAATCCACAAGTTTTACATCTAATACCGCTTCTTCTCAGCATCCGATAGGGCACGCCACTTCTCGCCGAGCTTCTTGCCGACGCCCGCGAATTCGATGCCAGGGTTCTCCTTCAGAACAGACGCACGCTCCTGCTTGGAGAACTTCATGAAGCCGCTGAGCTTCTTCTTGCCGCCCTCCTGCTTCCGTGTATTATTCTTGTTCTTCTTTCCCTTGCCGCCGCCGAAAGAAGATGTATTGCTGCTAGCATTGTTGCCAGAGTTTGACCCTTCATTTGAAAAGCCATTGCTATTTCCATTCGCAGCCGCAGCCGCTGCACCCGCGCATGTCACCCGCAGTTCATCTCCAGCCTCTAAGACAAAGTTGTGAACGACCATTCTACTAGGGCCACCTAATAAATTTGAAACGGCTGCTCACCAAAAAGGCGTCATCCAGTATGTCCTCACAAGTTGTTAAGCCTTCGCACCAGGGCCTTCTCGACGCCTTCCTTGACGACCCAAACACAATGCGTCTCCAGCAATCCGACAAGATGCACAGCTTTCATCTTGCCCTCTTAGTCTGCCGTGGTAAGGTTCTGAAGGTCGCCTCAAACCGCATCGGGAGCCGTTCGAGAGGTTCAGGCTATGGTCATTACACCATCTGCGCCGAACGAAACGTCATTAAACAAGTCGGAGACCTAACCCTTTTGAAGGGCTGCGACTTGTTTATTATGAAGATCCATGAACACAAGGAGACCGGAGAGAGGACCTTCTGCTATTCACGGCCCTGTCATTTCTGTGAAGTCTTCCTCGGCAAGTGCCAACGGGAATACGGCCTCAAGAATATCTATTACACTCAGTTTCCTGTTAATCCTATCGCAACAAACAACAAGTATACCCAGGGTCAAAGGTCCAAACAGTCCTCAAGCAAGAAGTCAGCCGATTCCAACGCCCCTTCCATCCACGCTTGTCTTAGGGAGTAACTCTCTCCACAGCAGTAGACTCCAGGCATTGTATCAGGAAAAGGATGGTGAGCCTTTTTTGATTCTTCCTCTACATTATATGAACCAGGAAGCCAGTATGTGCATCCTGATGTCCATGGATGCTTCTTGAAAAAGATCGGGTCGGGTATCTCCCTGTCAGGAAGAAGATCCCTGAGCTGATTCACTAAATAATGTTTCAGAACACCATCTGACATCTTCATCAGCCTTGTCGCATCTCCAGACTCCGTATACGAGATCATCGCAACCGTATCACTTATCGGAATGAAATAACGGAGCGGTGTCGGTGTCACAAACCGCTCAATGCCTTTCATACACGGAGTATCAAAGACAGCATAACATCGCATCAAGGGCTCCATCTTTAGAAGTTTTGTAACAGGTGCTTCCTTGAATGAAGGCAATCCTCGTAGGGCGTCAACATGGAGTGCGAGAATTGTAATCGGGGCCTTCCATACGACTTTTCCATGCGGAGTCCGTGTAATTACATGGACAAGATTTCCTTCTTGTTGAACATCCTGGACATCCTGCTTCATGAAGAGTTTCCCCCCCTTTTTCTTGAAGTCCTCCGTCATCTTGTCCATCAAGGATGTCAATCCAGTCTTGACTACACTGAACTCTTCGCCTGGACCCATCTCATTTGAAAAGGATTCAATAGCCAGATCGGCCCTCAAGGTGTTGACTTCTGCCCGATACGGAAAGGGCTCGAAGAGTTCCTTCGCTTTGTAGGGACCCAGGAGTTTGACCGAGAGTTCCATCAACGTGTGGGTTGCCAGATCTTTTGGCTGGAGTTTTTTGAAAATAGGGATCATCATCTCCATCGTATGATCAAACGGATTCTCTTCCGGTTTCGCATCATATGTCGGAATCCAGAGTTGTGTCTTGCTCAGAGAGAACGTCTCGAGACCATACTTATTTATAAGATCGTGGACTTTCAAATGTGTGTCTGAAATACGACCTGCTCCATTTTCCCACTGATACTTCTTTGACTCGATCTCAGTTGAATAGGTCACCACGCGGCCGCCACTGTAATTGTATTTTTCAAGTATTAGAACTGTTTTCTTAGGATTTTGGTTCAGCAATTCTATGCCACACCGAAGCCCTGCTATGCCTGCCCCAACAATAAGTATATCTACACGATACTCCATTCTATATTCACTGTGTTAACTTTTTTAGCCACTCAATTACGTTCTCCGTTTTCGATTCGCCGAGAGTGCCCTCGACTTTCATATTCTTTAAGACCAAGAAGGTCGGTATAGAGCGGATACCACAGAATCCCGCCGTATAATCATTCTCGTCAATATCACACTTTAACCAAGAGGCATGTGGCACAGACTTTACGATTTTATCTAAATCAAGACGCTTACAGGCACCGCACCATTTCGCAGTGAAATACACGATCGATAGAGGGGGTATGGGATCTTTTGTAGGAACACGTCCCAAAAGGATCTCAAACTGCTCCTGGGTTTGGAGGGGAGTCAGTTGAGACATTCTTCTCTACTGAAGCCATCTTTCTTAAGACCGCGGCCCCTAGACCACCCATACTCAAAAGAACGATGCCACCCAAGATAACCATATCAATCGGGGTCTTTTCTCCTGTCGTATCTGTAGTGGCTGTCACAGATCCACCAACCTGGGCAGCCGCCGATTTGAGTGCGGCCTCTTTCAGCTTCGCAGGATCGGTAAAGGCCGTTAGTTTGTTTGTGACACCCTCAGCAATCGCTGGCACTTTCTCCGCGAGTTTGGCTGCCCCTTCACCCGCGACAATCACTGCCTTCGCAGTCTTTTCAATCGGAGGAACAACCTGGCACTTCGCCGTATCAAGAATCTCCATCGGATCCTTAATGCCTAGGATGGAGAGTATCGGCTTTACAAAGGTCGTGTAGAGATTCGTCGGCGGCACTTCAGATCGTTCCTTCAAAGCCTTCTTCAAGGCATCGGGATTCAGCAAGTTCGGTGAGAACCCACGCTCCTCAATAAAGAGAGTCAGGGGAAAGAGGCGGGGAACACCCTTCTCAAAGATATCATTCGGTTTTGTTATGACTGTATACAGTTCATAGAGGCCTTCTCCCCAGAAGATGGGTATCATTAAAAGTCCTAGTAGGGGCGTAAGTGATAGAAGAAGCTTATAGGTGCCTCCAACTGTATCACCTGCTACGAAATTGCTGACACCGAGAGGAACAAGAAGAGTAACGATATACAATGCGAATATGAGAATGGACACCACTGACACAGACGACTTATCTAAAACATTCTTCTCATCGCCCACGATATCACTGAAATAGTTGAACGCCAGGCCCTTGGGACCATAGAACGGAACACTCAGACCAAAATGTTTGACATAATGTTTATCAGAGAAGGCCTGAATAATATCATAGAAATACCAAAGGCCCAGAGTGAAGATATTTACTAGACATTTGGATAAAGCCGTAGAGGGTGACTTAAAAAGCAAATGGTCGAGTCCAAAGAATCCCGTCATCGGTAGGGCCGTTACGACTAGAAATACCCAATAGGGTAAAACATGGCCACCCCAATATTCTCCGTGTGTTGTCTCCATGGCTCTTGCTATTTGAGGCCTCTCTTAAATCGTAAAGAGTAGACCGCCAAAGCCATCGACGACACGAAGAACATTATGATTTGTCGCATAGACACGAGCCGAGCAATTTCCCCTCGCAGGACTTGTTCCCTGATTGATCGTGAGCTGCCAGATAATATTATCAATACGACTCGCATTCATAGAACCCGTAGGCTGTAAATCCTCGGGTCTCAGTGCGAAACTGTAGAGATATAGATAGTCTTCATTCGGAATGACAGTATGACGCTGCCACGGCTGGACAAGACGGAAATAGCCCGCGTCTCTTTCCTGGAAGCGATCCTGTCCATCGAGCTGAAGAACTGCCGATGTTAATAAATCTTCTCTCCGACCATTTTCGGAAATTGCGAGACTGCTGTAATTAAACCATTCGTGATAGGATTCCATGACGTTCTTTTGGATAATAAAGACAAATTCACGGATCGGATGATTGAACTCGAGGCGAACAGGAAAGGAGGTGGCCGACGAAATGAGTCCAACCGAAGGACTATACTGAACCTGCTCAATTAGATATTCGTGTGAGTTCGCCACAAACCGCCGACGCTCCTCCACATCCAAGTGGACATAATCACCCCACAACTGCATGTCAATAATTTTAACAGGATCAACTGTCGTTGTATCGCAGTTGGCAATAAGAGCATCTGAATAAAACATCTGCTGGAGAGGTCTCAGGGTGAGATTGATACGAATCGGGTGATATTGGAGAGCCAGGAGCGGAAGAAACAGTCCAGGGTTCTTACAAAACCAGAAACGAAGAGGGATATAGAGTTTTAAAGGGCCATACAATGTCGGCGGAATATATCCATCGACCTTGCCAATCATATCGTAAAAGCCGAAGCGTGTCTCCTCCGTTGTCGTTAAATTGGACCAGATCTCCATCCACTCACCTGTCTGCTTATCGATTTCCTGCTCACCAATTTCAATTGAGATCTCTTGAATTAGTGCGTGGCCGACCGCATTCACATAGGAAGCGACTGACTTATTAGTCGACAATATGAGGCGAGGTAATGTGACTTCCAGAAAAATCGGGCCAAGAAGATCCCCGCGTCGGGGAACAAGACATGATATGCGTTTCCCGAAATCAGGGTCGCCGTCGAAATACATCGGCATCGACTCGATCGCGAAGTTTGTATACCGCCGATACACCATTTTAAACCATGTAATTTGGGGATTTCCTGTTAAGAAAACATCCTGTTTTCCTCTGGCGACGAGTTGTAAAAGACCACCTCCGCCTGTCATCTGTAAAGACTCCGTCTTTTTTAGTAATAAGATTCTGCCGTAAAGGAGTAGAATGGCGTCATCGAGAAGAACATATAATACCGACACAATAACACTTAAGACAGTATTTGCGAAAGATATTAATAACTCAAATATTCCTGCTCAGAGAGTGCTAACCGCCAACGGACTCGGTGGGACATATTGGGCCATTCCGTCCACGCTTGGCTTAAATGGTGGATTCAACCAGATTATAACGGATGCGGGAAACTATACGGCTGATTTGAGTTATAATACGTTTCGGCTCGCTTCGGGGCCCGGAATTGGAATGGTCGATGGCCCGATAGGTTCGAATCAAACATCTCTCTTTGCGAAGGCCTTTCAACAGATCGATGTGAGCGGCGGGAATCTATTGGCTTCCTTTTCGAATGGATATCTCTATCCAACTCTCAAGATCGCAGGCGAGGGTGCTATTCAGGTTCGATCCGATCCAACCAATAATACTTTTATCATTCGCGGTCCAATGACAGTTAATACTGTATCTACAGGCATTTATGGGTTTAGTCAATTACAAGTAATACCGTCAATCTCAACACCAATATCAAATGCGAACCAACAATTCGGATACTATTTGACGGCGAACTCTCCATCAACTGTTCTCACCTTCGCGGGTATTAATGATATTCAACTAAGCACGAATGTCACGACGAACACGGTGTTTATGAGCATTAGTTCATTCACAAGCAAGGGATATCTCGCTTTGAGTGGTGAGACATTTGGTGTATATGGGAGAGCCACGAGCACCATGAGCACTAATTATGTTGATAAGTCGACTTTTGTGACGACAGTCAGTAGCTTGTCAACGAGTTTTGGCGGAATCTCAAATGTTCTTTTTTCTACAATCTCGTGGCTTGCTTTGTCGACGGGCCTCGAATTCTACACCCTTACAGGTTTGATTAACGCAAGGGCAACGATCGTTCAGCTCAATGACAGTATCTTAACAATCTCGCAACAACAGACAAGCACTGTAAAAGGCCTCGGGTCGGCGGGATATCTCTCATCACCCGTTTTGAATATTAGCTCTATTAGTTCCATTCTTGTTAATGGACCAGGTGCCTTTTCTAGTGTAATGATTTGGGGCGGCGGGGCCTATCCTTTATCAACAAATTCAATATTTAATCTTACAGTCCTAGGAGCAGGAACCGTAGGTCGTATCGGTGGCACGACTTGGACAACAATCTCAGATGAACGTGTTAAAGAGAATGTAGTTGATGCCGATTATGGACGTTGTTATGACGATATCAAGTCTATTCCTTTACATCGCTTTAATTATATATCTTCATTTAATAATACATTTAAAGTAACAGATAGAAATGTCCTTGGATTTTTGGCCCAAGAAGTGAGCAGGGTTCAACCAAAGGCAGTTACTATTAATCCAATCTTAGGAATGAGAGATACAATGTGGCTTAATACAGATCAGCTCAATATGAGTCTTTATGGAGCTGTTAAGAAAATCATTAGCGATAAAGAGGCCGCAGAATCCACCATTATCGGGCAAGGTATTCAACTACAAACTCTGAATTCAATCGTTCAGGGGATTTTAGATGGAACTAGAAGATGAGTGGCTGCCCCCCTACAAATATAGGAACAGGAGCGTCCTCCAGGAAAACATACGACACTGACTCTTTAGTCATGCGTCGTATCTTTGCATATGACCCGATGACAAATACACCTTTATCAACAAATTATATTTTGTCAGCAGATGTGAAAGGTGTCGTTCTCTTCAAAAACCCTCTTGAAGTCCTCAGCACATTCGGATGGGCGGATCTCCCGGATCAAATTGTGAGCACAACAATCTTTGTTATTTCATCCATCAGCACAACAAACGGATACCTGGCCTCCACTGTTGCCTTTTTTGTCCCTTCTTATCCCAGCTCGCAACAGATTTTCTTACCCAGCACTGTGAAAGGCCTCGGGACTTCTGGATATATTTCAACGACCAGTCTTACAAGTAGTCTAATTGGTCTCGGATCTATGGGTTACTTATCGAGTGGTATTATCTTAACTCCATTGAACAGCACAATTGTTGGTTTGGGATCCGCTGGATTTATATCATCTACACAATTAACAAGCAGTCTAGTCGGCCTTGGATCTATTAGTTATATAAGTTCTACACAACTGAGAAGCAGTGTAGTTGGACTTGGATCTATTGGTTATATAAGCTCGACGCAGTTGCTAAGCAGCTTGGTGGGCCTAGGATCTCTTAGCTATATAAGTTCTGCCTCGCTCTATTCAACTGTCGCAGGAAGTGGTCCTCTCTTTGCGTCAACTGTAATAGGTTTAGGAACAGCGAGATACGTTAGTTCATCACAGCTGACCAGTAGTATAGTCGGCCTCGGATCAGCAGGATATGTTAGTTCTTTTATTTTTAATAATCTGAGCACTGTCTTTCTAAGTTCAGGATTTATCACCGCCTCCTCCATCAGCACCTTCGGGCTTTCTGTAAGCGGGGTCGCAAACATATCCACACTTTTTATTGGAAATTCAAATATCAGCTCCCTGTTTATATCAACGTCACAGGGACTTGCGTCCATAGGATATATTAGCTCGACACAACTGACAAGCAGTTTGGTCGGCTTAGGATCTCTAGGATATATTTCTTCCCCAACTCTCTATTCAACCGTGAATATGGCCCTTGCGTCCACTGTCGCGGGTCTAGGAACTGCGAACTATGTATCCTCTACACAGCTTACAAGTAGTTTAGTCGGTTTGGCCTCTATAGGATTCATAAGCTCAACGCAGCTCACAAGCAGTTTAGTCGGTTTGGCCTCTATAGGATTCATAAGCTCAACACAGCTCACAAGTAGTTTAGTCGGTTTGGCGTCGATAGGCTATGTATCCTCGACACAGTTGACGAGCAGTTTAGTCGGTTTAGCGTCTATTAGATATGTATCCTCTACACAATTAACGAGCACTGTGACGGGACTCGCATCATCAGGATATGTATCCTCTACACAACTCTTCAGCTCTCTTGCGAATTTTACAAGTATTCGGTCTACATTTAGCAATTCGCTCGCAGGAAATTGGTCAAATACTAATTTCTTATATACAGGAATAACGCGAGGAACCACACTTTCAACAATTCAGTTTGATTTGGGCCCCGCGTTCAGAAATAAAATGCTCAGTGGGGCTGCGAATAGCAGGCTTGATATTGAAACAAAGGCGAATCTCCAATTTGGTTATTATGATTCAGTATCAAGAGATTATCAATTTAATACATTTTTAGTTATTGGATCAACCTTTGCGACAACGAATATTATTGGCACAGAATCCTTGAACTATTACATCTTAAATACAAATGCGATTAATCAACCCTATTTTTCCCAAGAAAAAAGTAGGTTCATTATAACTGATTCAAATACAATCTCGTCAATGAAGTATTGGGGCCCTTCAAGCACAATAACCCTCTTTCACACCTTTGGCCCGAACGTCCCTGGAACCAATCAGCTGTTTGCCTCGCCCGCGTCAACTGCGTCGGTCTCTGTTGTTTTGGATAATTTACCATTAGCGTAGAATTAACATCACGCTTGTTTATTCTTAATCGGGGCCAAAACCAGCTTCACTTCACCTAAATTCGCAACAGTGTAGCGTAGAATGAGCGGATAATCGTTCTTCAAATAAAGCTCAATTGACGGACATAGCGATGTACACTTTGTGAACAGAACAAGATGCTTCAGCTGGAACAGGCCCTGGACAATCTCATTGCTCGTCGTATTCTTCTGGACCTTCACCGTGCTGTTATTCTCACTGATGATCGTCTCCTGCTCTGCGAAATCGCCCATACACTTGAAGATCAGATCTGAGCCTGAAGATGTGATCTCCACGTCGAGCTTCTCACCGAGAGCGTTCATATCACGACAGATCTTCTGGACATCCACAGACGGCAAGTGGATAATCGACGGAAAGTTCAAATTCGGAATCTGGATGTCCTCCACATCCGTGTCAAACAACTTCAGAAAGTAGTTCGTCACGGTGGACTTCTCAGAGTTTTCCATGCGGATTCCGAGCTTGTTCGGATTGGACGCAGGAAGATACAGAGTCAGGCTGTCATTGTTACCCATTGTCTTGATGAGCTTGAAGAGGTAGATCATATTCACACCCAAAACATACTTCTGCGGGCAGTAATATGACTCAAAGCGGTCAGCGTGTAGACGTAGATACACTAAAACAGTGTGAGTCTCGTCGACGGCCATTACCTTAAGGCCCTGGCTATCAAACTCGAGATTGGCTTCCGTCAAAATTTCTTTGAGAGCCTCTATTAACGTCCGGAAAGCTCCTGACTGGACCGTCTTGATCTCAAACAAATTTCCATTCGTATTGGGTCTCCCTGTAGATGCCATGTTAATGACTTGGGTATTCTGCTTTAGACGGAAGAGTCTCAGACGCCCCGTTTGGCCGCCGTAGCTAACCGCCTGGCGAGTGTCGCAGCTTTTCGCTCTGCGTAGGTCTCAATAAATCTATCGACATTGTCTTCGCGTCCATTCTTCGTCATGCGAGCAAATTGAAGTGTCTGGGCGATACTCGGGCCCGCTGCCCCTTCAGGTCCAACAGCGAGTAACGTATTTCTTGCCCTTTGAAGATTCTCGGCGCCAACGGGGCTGCCTCTGACAGGGGCTTGAACACGAACACGAACACGAGATTGCGCGGGAGCAGCAGAAGCACCCATACTCATTCCCTGACGTCTCGATTCAAGTAACCGTCTCTTGTTTGCAGCTTTCGGTCTAGCAATACCCTGTGTCCTTAAATTATCACCTGCCTGTCTATACGCGGCCCAATATTGGTTCCGTGTATATTGAGACGGCGTCGCAGAAACCTTTCTTGTAGCAGCAGGAGCAGCGGCAGGAGCTCTTTCTCTCGCTAGAGGAGCTGTGGCGGCCACAACATCACTATCCGATACTCCATAACTTCTCAAGAACTCCTGCTGGCCTCTTACATCGCCTTTACGATACAGAGTGGCTAACTTCGCCCAGTTTCCAGGAACTCGGGTTAATCCATTCTTATATGTCTTTTTAAGGTTGCGTAGAGTCTTGAGAGCACGATCCTTGTGTTCATTCTTCTTTGTTCCCTTGGGTTGTTTAGGAGGGGAACGAGAAGGAGGAGACGCAGACGGTGGGGAACGAGCACGCCGTCTAGACGTAGCACGCATCGGAGGAGAGACTGAGTCCGACTCTAATTCAGCCGAATTAGGGAGTTTCAGTGTCTTGTATTTTTGAAAAAACTCCTTTTCGTCCATACCTAACCGTCTTAGAGAAGCGAGTGTCATAAAGTTACCCTTGAATCTCTTAATTCCAGGATTCTTCTTCTTGAACTGCTTGAGAGTTTCACTCGCCGCGTGAACCTGATTGGCCCACTTAGCCCGAGGAGCACGTCTAGACTGAACTCTCTTATACTCCGCCTCAAGTGCCTTATTTGTTGGTCTCTTCTGTTCCTTACGAGGCTTCTTTCCTTCCTTGACTACAATAAGTCCCTTTCTCTGGATAAAAGCTCTCTTAAAGTCAGCTGCCTTTCGTGTATCCTTACGCTTCAGTGCGGCATACTTATTTACATTCACCGCAGAGGGTTTGCCGTATCGTTCTAAAGAAACCTTTGCCTCTCCACGATTTCTAGCCCAGTTCTCTTTCTTGCCCCCGCCATTTTTACGAGTGAACATCCTTCTACCTGTAAGGGCAGCTAAAGGTGCGAGGTAAACTCCTCCGTCAACCACCCCTTTCATTATACTGGGATAGAAGCCACCTCTAGAGCCACCAATCCGCGGCCTTAAAATCAAATCATTCTGAACCTGAAGATTTGAGCCTGCCCCAGAAGAAGGTCCCTTATACAAAAGATCTGTATAGGATAAAGGCTGAGCCGCCATCTAGTCTATTATAGTCTATAGAAAAAGACCAGCTGGCCAAAATTGATTCACAAGGCCCCCCCCTTGCCCAGCAGGAAAAACAATGGCATCCACCGCCGATCAGTATAAGCGTCTAACCCATCGGGATCACATCCTTGAGCTTCCAGATACCTACATTGGTTCTGTGGAAACTCATGCGGAACTCCGATGGGTCTATGACGCAGAGAAGGGAAAGATGGTTCACAGACAAGTGGCTTTCAATCCTGGTTTCTACAAGCTCTTTGATGAGATTGTAGTCAATGCTCGTGACGCACTTATCCGTTCTCAGTCGGAGAAGGATAAGACTCCCGTAAAGCATATTGAAATCTCCGCCTCAGACGTCGACGGTCACTTTCAGATTGTCGTAGAGAACGACGGTGACGGTATTCCTATCCAGGAGCACTCTGAGTATAAGGTCTATGCCCCTGAGCTCATCTTTGGTCATCTTCTCACCAGCGGCAACTACAACAAAGACGAGGAGAAGATTGTCGGAGGCAAGAATGGATATGGAGCCAAGCTCGCGAATATCTTCAGTGACAAGTTTATTGTAGAGACGCGTGACACGAAGGCTGGTCTCAAATATCAGCAGACATGGTTGAACCACATGTCAACGTGTTCTAAGCCGTCCATTACAAAGGACAAGGCTTCCAAGGGCTTTGTCCGCATCACCTTCCAGCCCGACCTCACGCGGTTTGTTGGCCTTTCCATGAAGGATATGATGAATGTTCTTCAGACAAGGGCAATTGAACTCGCCGCACTCGGCGGCAAGGATGTAAAGGTCTCCTGGCAGGGACAGGTTGTTCCAACAAACACCTTCGAGAAGTTCACGCATCTCTTTGTGAAGGACCAGGCCTCCATCGCTTTTGAGCAGTGTGGTGAGCGTTGGGCTGTTGCCGCAGTCCTCACACGGTCTCTATTCGATGATGACGATACGCACGATGAACGCCATGTCTCATTCGCGAACGGCGTGAACACTAAAAAGGGCGGTAAGCACGTGGAAACGGTCACTCGCCATATCCTCACTGATTTCTGCGAAATCGCCAAGAAGAAGAAGATTGAGGTCAAGCCGTCGCAGCTGAAGGACGCAGTTCTCTTCTTCGTTAACGCAACTATTGTGAATCCGTCCTTTGATTCACAGACAAAGGAGTGTCTAACGACGCCCGCCAACAAGTTTGGCTCAGTCTTCAAGTGCTCACCGAAATTCTGCGACACACTCGTCAAGATTGGTCTTCTCGAGGAAGCCCAAAGCATTGTCGAAGCGAAGGCTGCGAAGGAGGCCAAGAAGACGGACGGCGCGAAAAAGAAGACGATCAGGGGTATTCCTAAGCTTGAGGATGCTCTGTGGGCTGGCACGACAAAGTCGTCCGAGTGTACACTTATCTTGACGGAGGGAGATTCAGCTGCGACCTCCGCGATTTCAGGTCTCAAGATTGTCGGTCGTGAGCGATGGGGTGTCTTTCCCCTCAAAGGCAAGATGCTAAATGTAAAGGATATCAGTCAGCTCAAATTCAACCAGAACGAGGAACTCACTGCGATTAAGAAGATTGTCGGATTGGAGCAGGGCCGCAAGTATTCGACGACAAAGGATCTACGCTATGGACGCATCATGGTCATGGCGGATCAGGATTTGGATGGAGCCCACATCAAGGGACTTCTGATGAATCTGTTTCACACGGAGTGGCCGTCTCTCATGCAAATCAACTTCATCTGCTCCTTGGCAACGCCACTTCTGAAGGCAACGCGTCGCTCCGAGACACGTTCGTTCTATTCGCAGCCCGAATTTGATACATGGAATCAGACCGCTGGTCCTGGATGGAAGCTGAAGTATTACAAGGGATTGGGCACCAGCACACCCGCAGAGGCTCGTGAGTGGTTCGAGCGTCTCCAGGAGATCAAGTATACATGGGATCTTGAGACCGATGAGTCGATGTCACTCGCGTTCAGTAAGAAGCGATCAGATGACCGTAAGAAGTGGCTCGGAACCTATGACCCGAAGCGAATGGCATCGGTGAATGCCAAGGGATGTGTTGACTACACCAGCTTCGTCAATAACGAACTCATTCATTTCAGTAACGCAGATAATATTCGCTCCTTGCCGCATCTGATGGATGGCTTGAAGCCGTCGCAGCGAAAGATCCTGTATGGTTGCCTGAAGCGGGGCCTTCGACAGGAAGTGCGTGTCGCACAGCTCGCAGGATACGTCTCAGAGCACGCGGCCTATCACCACGGCGAGGCGTCTCTGAATATGACGATTATCGGCATGGCACAGACGTTTGTTGGATCCAATAATATCAATCTGCTTGTTCCGATTGGACAGTTTGGATCTCGACTTCTCGGTGGTAAGGATTCCGCTTCGCCGCGATATGTCCATACCCACCTCGAGCATATCGTGGATGTCCTCTTTCACAAGGAAGATATGGCGATTCTAAAGTATACTGAGGATGACGGTGTGCCTGTTGAGCCCGAGAACTATCTACCGTCTGTTCCTCTTCTGGCGATCAATGGCTCAGTCGGCATCGGCACGGGATTCAGCACGGATATTCCTCCTCACAATCCATCCGAGATTGTATCCTTGCTCGAACAGCGTATCAGCGGGTATAAAACCTCTCTCGCAGGCTTGTCCTTGAAGCCCTGGTGGTTCGGATTCAAGGGGCCTGTTCTCGCACACAATGAGGATACTTGGATTACCAAGGGCCTCTATACTCTTGACGATACAAAGAGGACAGTGACCATCACAGAGTTGCCCGTTGGCACCTGGACAAAGGACTATAAGGTCTTCCTTGATTCACTCTGTAGTGGTGACGGAACCAACGCAAACGGCGATGACGGTAAGCCCGTCATGAAGTCATTCGATGATCTGTATGATGACGATACTGTCCGTTTCGTTCTTTACATGGAAAATGATTATTATGAGGATATCAAGGCTGACATTGCCGAGTTTGAGAAGCGGTTTAAGCTAACCACGTCATGGAAGCTCTCCAACATGACGTGTTTCGATACACAGATGCGAATTGTGAAGTTCTCAACGATCGGCGATATGCTGGAGGCCTTCTATGTGCCTCGCCTGGCTGCGTATGAGACAAGGAGGGTGCGAGAGATGAGTCGTCTCGAGAAGGAGGCCCTGGAAGCTGATGCGAAGGCGAGGTTTCTCCGACTGGTCCTTGATGGATCCATGGACCTCCGGAAGGCCGAAGATGAACAGATTGTGGAGGCCATGATTAAGAATAACTTGCCTCCGATTTCCGACCCGAGCTTTCCCGATACGGTGGATGCTTATGAATATCTATTGAAGCTACGTATGGACCGCGTAAAGGCGTCTGCGATTAAGGAAGCGGAGACGACTGTTCTCAAGGCCCGCATGGCCTATGAGTCTCTCCGCGATACAACTGCGTCTGCTCTCTGGCTTGAGGACCTAGAGGCATTCAAGACAGCGTGGGATACAATGCAGTTAACGCGTGAGAAGGCCAGCAGCACTGGACCTAAGAAGCAGAAGGCAACTGTAAAGGCTAGACGAACTGATTGAGAGGCATTGATTTAGATCCTGCCCGACTGAGATTCTGCGGCTGAGCCATCGGTATCGGCAGATTGCTGATATCCTTTAAATAATAATAATAATGATCAACGGCGGACAGAATATGAGGAGCAGACCAATTCACCACGAGCTGATTCAAGTCTGCGATCTGCCCTGAGATGTTAAACGGCAAATTCTTTCCATACTGATAAAAAATAGCCCTCATGATTATTTTTAATTCATCGGCAGACTGGTCGTCAATAACATATCCTTTTGGCTGGCTCTTTTCAAAGACATACCGACGAATGCTATTCTGAACAACTCGTATGTTCTCCGGGCTGAAAAAACCTTTGCTTACCGGCGTCGTTTCCCAGTTTCCTCGTAACATATCCGTTTCGAAATTTCCTTCAACGGCCGTTTGATGTTTATATCCGGGAAAGTTCAAAGATGTCTGACCACCGGCACCTGGTCTTTCCTCCAGATTCACACGCCCATTCTGACCTTTGTAACTGTCCGGATTTGTCAAGGGGAGTTCAAAGTCCGCAAAATTTGTGTTCGTATTCATTTGTCTCTGTCTCTGAATATAGATTATTTTCTAAATAAGAAGTATAGAATCAAATGACGTCCATTCCCTACGGCCTCAAGTCAATCCCTATGGACTCGCGTAACTTCATGCCTGTGTCATCCCTCACCTATGCCACCACGGGTGCCAACGGTTCAGCGGGCATCAACTCCCTGAACACAACCACAGGTGCTTTTGCCCAGGCCCTGTGGGCCAGAGATCCGACTGTCTACACTGCGGGTGTTTCCCAGGGCTCGAGATACACGTCCTCCATCAACGGCCCTGGCGCGGGCAAGCTCCGTGATTTGGGCAAGACGGTCTTATCATCCGGCCGCTTGTTCCGCAAGGTTCAGCTGGTTGTCCCGAACACGGCCACGACGTCCACCTTCGGCGTTGAGGGTGCCACGTCCACGGTGCCGAACGTCGACTACCTTACGGGCTACATCGAGCTCGGCTGGGAGGGCAACGCCCAGGGTGCCCCCGTCGCCCGCACCATGTAAAGAGTTTACTTTACACATACAGTTTTCAAAGCTTTTTTTAGAGTTACGATTTGCCTCTCTAAAAAAATAATTAGTCTAAGTATAGAAGCAAATGACGTCCATCCCCTACGGCCTCAAGTCAATCCCTGCGGACTCGCGTAACTTCATGCCCGTGTCATCCCTCCTTTACCCTGGTGGCATCAATTCGTTGAACGTCACCACGGGTGTATTAGCCACGGCTGGCTGGGCCGTGAACGTTATTGCTGGAACGGCCGGCAACCCTGGCGGCGTCTCCCTCGGCACTCGCTATGCCTCCTCCATCAACGGCCCTGGCGCGGGCAAGCTCCGTGACTTGGGCAAGACGCTTGTCTCCTCAGGCCGTGTGTTCCGCAAGGTCCAGCTGGTTGTCCCGAATACGGCCACGACGTCCACCTTCGGCGTTGAGGGTAACCAGGCCACGGTGCCGAACGTCGACTACCTCTCGGGCTACATTGAGCTCGGCTGGGAGGGCAACGGCCAGGCTGCCCCTGTCGTCCGCACAATGTAAAGACTTTATTTTACATATACCGTTTTCAAACCTTTTTTTAGAGTAACGATTCGTCTCTCCAAAAAAAGACCATCAAGTAGAAGATAGAGATGGATTACTGGTTCTTCCTTTATATATTTATCGCAGTTGGTGTCTGTTTAGGAGGAGTCGTCTTCCTTATCCAAAGCCATAGAACACTCGGAGGACTATTGTTCCTCGTTGGAGCCATTTTAATCTTTACATTCTACGGCTTACGTTGGTTTTCAGGTAATGTTCTTCGGGCCAGCAAATTTAATTCTACCTCGTGGCCGCCTGTTATTAATCTCTGCCCTGATTTCTTATCCCTCTATTCGACAAAAGTTAGTGGGAAGAATGTAATGGTCTGTGTTGATTTAATAGGTGTAAGCAAGAGTTCTAATGGTATAAAGAAATTCATCGACCCGATCAATGTGTCTGACTCTAGATATACCTTTAATCTTTCTCAGGACAAGAAAGGCTCGGCTAGATTAAATGCTCTGTGCCAGGAGTGTAAGGATAAGGGTGTAACATGGGAGGGCATTTATGATGGTGTTTCCTGCCAGAGCCCCTCGTTTGTTCCAAGAACAGACGGGCAAAAAGATTCAACAGAGGAAAAGAAGTGTTAGTAAAATTGTTTATTTTTAATTTATGAGTAAAAGCAGTAGGTATTTAAAATGCTAGAGTCTCTCTTGGCTTCAATCAAGGCGATTACGGTAAGTCCGGGTTTTAAAGAGGCTGCGAAGCTATCTCTTTCAACCTTCATGGTCTATTCAACACACTTCGGGGCCGTGAAAGCCTATCATACCGTCTGCGTTCCCGATGGCGTCTATGGATATCTCCAGGGCCTTATCACTGCGGGAAGCCCGTCATGTAAATTCATTCTCGATACAATTACAGTCACACAGAATCATTATAGTGGTGTTATTATGGTCGGTATCAGTCGCCTTCTTCTTTCGGCTATTGGTATCTAAACAGAAGAAAGATAGGGTAAACTATGTGGTCGCCAACGCATATAGACAAAACAATTTGTCTACATCCAGGGGCGGAGAGTAAAATCAAGGCGTGGCTAGAAAAGCCTTCACACGCAGCTGTTCTTTTATATGGAGAACCTGGTGTTGGGAAAACAACAATGGCCCATCGTGTCTTAAAAGAGAGACAACTGAAAATCATTGAATACAATGCCAGTCATACACGGAGTGGAACATCCTTTCGTAAGTTGATTCTGCCTTTGTTGAAAGAGGGAGGCATTGTAACGATGCTTGAGACGGGTAAGAGAGGTGGGATAGGCATTATTCTGGATGAGATTGATGGACTGAGCCAGGGCGAGAAAGGTGGATTAAAGGAACTCCTAGATTTTTTGCGTGGATGGAAACCGAACCAGGATACAACTCCTTTAATTCTAATCAGTAACACTCTCGACTCGAGAAATCTCATTCAGATTTCTAAACTCTGTCTGACGATTCCGATTGGCGAGGCCGACAAAACGCAAGTGGAGGCATGGCTAGGCAGAACTCTCGGCTCCGATGACGCAATTAAAAAGGTCCAGGGGGATCTTCGTCTTCTACAGCGTCAAGTCGCAGGCCTAGAGGCTCCGTTCGAAATGAGCGAGATTCCTGAGGGCATTCTACCGATCGCGTGGTGGACTCTATGGAATGAATGGGATCCGTTTGTAGACTTAGACATTGAAAGCCATGAGGCAAACCTCGCAGGGCTCGTCATGATTGAGAATATCAATGATCGTATTCTTGCTTCCAAAGGAAACACAGAAGAAGGATGGCGTTGTTATACATCCCTCTATACTGCCTATTGTAAGAGTGATCGTGCCGATTTCTGGGCGTTCTTCCACCAGTGCTGGAATCTGCTTCCTTTATCCCAAGACTTGAAACTCAAAATTCCGAGCCTTCGTCTATCCCAAGAGGCACCTCTTTCATCGGCACACAGTCTCACTACATCCGAGGCGTTGCGGTATACTCCTGTCTTGACGAAACAATCGGCCATTTTTAACTCCTGGAAATTCATGTGCGAGATTGCCGATCGCGATTCGATGCCTGTTCACATTATCCCTCTTGTTTGCCATAAGGAGGCAGAGAAGCCTGACCAAAAAACAGATAAAATCCGTCGCTTGAGAAATATCGCCCTGAAGACATTGCTGCCTTAGATGTTCCAGAACTGCGATATGTGACGCTTAATCCAGGCCCGAATAAGAGGTTCCTCCTCGTGCTTAACTGGCATTTCAATGTATGTAATTGAAATGCCACGCGAAGTGAGTGTATTAAAGACAAGCTGTAGATCATTGTCTTTCCATGACCAAGATGTCATGATATATGGCTTGAACTTCTTCTGGGGCATGTTGTCCAGAAAGTTAGTCCAGTTCTTGTAAAGAATATGCATCCCGTTTGTTGTTGGCGTAATCCACGGCGTAGGCACATCCCAAAGAGGTGTTGGAGTTGTAGTGTCGGTCATTTTGTCTGCCTGCTTTGATAGCTCGCGGCTGTTCAATTTTTATTCCAAAGGGCAGAATTTATACTGAGCCGCAGTCTCTTGTTTACTCATTTGAAAAAAAGCACTACTCGTCATCGAAGATACCTGTAAATTTGTATATTTACTAGAAGGATTTGAAGACGCTACAAACGGTTCGCCACTTTTTTGTCTTCTTATAACATCTTCATCTTCGGGGCTATCCACTCTAAATCTTAAATATTTAGTTGGCCCGCGTCCTATATAGAAGCCAGCATACCATCCTTCAAATCCTTTAAATGACAATTTTTTTCCATACTGAGTTTGATTGGTTATACCATTTTCAGGCCCTTTGGGTATAGCTAGATATTTCTTATTATATTCAAACTGCTCCTGCTGATCATCATATGTAAAACAGTCTGCTCCCCCTTTCTTGGTTCGCATTGAACGAAAAGTCTTACGTCTGCTGCGACGGTTTTTTCCTCGCCTTAAAGTTTGTCTAGTAGACATTTATTCTATTTAGGCATTATATTTTCTTGTTGTGCGACGGTTCTTACGCGTTGACCGACGGTTCTTTCTAGAAAATTTACTTCTCTTAAATAATGTTGAATTTACTCTATTTAACGGATTTGACATATTGTTATTATTGGCAACACTTGCCATAGGAGCAGCATTCATCTTGTTATTATTACGTGTGGAAGCACGCATCTTTAAGATATTAGAGTTTTTACCCTTTTTACTATACATTCTATAAAAATTTTCATATTTCACCTTTCTTCCATTGTTTAAATTAATAAGAGTGCTAGGATTCCTAACATCCCAATATTTGCCATCAGATGTTCTATACCTCATTGGCCGCATACTATTATTCACTCCATTAACTTCATACGTAGGCATTTGTTTCTATACTTATAAACAAGATTTTATTGCTGTGCGTGGACCATCTCGTCTGGGTGTAGAAGACGGATAACGTCCAGAGGCTCTGTGCGACCCAAACGATACGCACGACCCAAAATCTGCTTCTCCTCCTCGTGTGTCATCGCGTGAAGAAGAACCACATGGGTCGCTGCCGTGATGTTCAGGCCCGCGCCCGCCTGTAGAGAATTCAAGAGTAGAACATTTGTATCACCCTTCTGAAATGTTTTAAGAGTCTGTGCGATAACATCCTTATTTCCCCGCACCAGCTTCACCGTCAGATTCATCGCCTCGATTTCCTGGCTTAATTGAATAAACGGATTGTCAAACCGACTAAAGATTAGAAACTTTCCCTTAGGATTTGTTTTGAGTAACTGGATGAGCTGCTCGGTCTTCTTCAAGAGCTGCGGCTCTTCGGCCTTTACATCTGCCGTTACGGAAGGAACAGGCCCCGCCGCAACCGCACGTAGACCTGAGGCACTAATCTGTGTTCTACAGAGAGGGCACGTGGTCGCCCTCGTCAAACTCGTCAAGATACATGATCCGCAGAAAATCCGATTACAGCACTGTGTCAGTGTCGCAGTCTGCGGCTCGTCAAAGCAGATGGGACAGATCTCCGTCTTGTAATTCTCAATCCGCTCCTTCAGACCCTTAATTTGTTCCTCGAGACTACTTATTCTTTCCTTAAGTGATTTAAGAGCAGCCTCCTTTGCCTGCGGTGTCGCATACTCTAGGGCCGACTTGAACGTAAACGTTAGACGCAAACGAGTCAGTTCCTTAATTCTATTTTCAGTCACTGCCGCAATCAAAGACATTGGCTCTTCGGGCTTCACGCCGAGCGAATCGAGTGCCCCTTTAATATCACCTGCCTGAAGAAGATTTCTCACGTCTGCGGGGATCGCATTCGCAACCACCTGTTGAAGTATCGACGGCCTACAAAGTATATTCCGTATATTGATCGGCGGTAGAGTAATAGATTCCCGCACAAACTCGTCACGACACCGCATGACTAGATTTCCTCTTAATGAATTATTTGTTCCTACAAAATCACGGAAAAAGGTGGAACTCACAACAAGATACCGCATATAGACATAGGCCCCATGTGTAGGAGATTGTGTCTTTAATATATGTAGTTGGTGCTTTAATGCGTCATCTAATAGGGGGTTCGTAGGCACCGTATTTAAATAGACATTTGTAATATATTGCGTGACATTCGGAAATAAGAGATTTGCCCATGAGGCAGAAATTAACCACGTAAACCGTGTTGTCGCCCTCGGCCTCGTCGACGGAATATGAATCGTATCTGCCTCGTCAAAGAAGACACGCTTCCAAATCAACCGATTCGCATCGGCTAGATCTTGAAGATTGCCATACAACGTATTTGAGACAAGAACCACATCGACCTCTTTTAATTTACGTATAAGAGTATCTGATTGAAGAACACTCTTTGTCTGAACACCTAGAAACGTCAGAGATGTCTGTTCTTTTATATATGTCTGCCACTGCCGATACAATGTATGCGGGACAACAATTAAACACGCAGAGTCCGATAGATCACGCGCAAATAGATTATCACGAAGACTATACAATTGTGATGAACTATTCTGGTCTAGATGGGGAATAGGCGGTAATGTAGGCAGAGTTTTTAGCCGTGCGATATGGCCCAGCACCATAAGAGACTTGCCCACACCTACACCATCGCCTAAAAAAGAAAAACGACTAAACAACTTGGCACCACATAAGTCCATGCCGACAGATACTTTGCTTTCACGCTGAGCCATCGAATATAAAATTGCCTTCTGGTGCGACCGTAGAGGAATACGGATTTCAGCAGGTTGATCACACTGAGTCGCATCAGAGGCCAATGACCCCTTATACGCCTCATTTAAAACAGACACAAATTTTCCTATCGGATCGTAGGCCATTGGTTGTCTTCTGAACAAGACAAAAGACAAATGTTTAGGTCTAGGTCTTTGTCTTTGTTTACGCGTTTGAGAAAAAATCAAAGAGTTCCTTGTCTTTGATGAAGTCGCCCAACTTCAACGTTGTCTTTTTTACAAACGGATTCGGTTGCTTTTGTTCACGCATTTTCTTCTTGTCAAATGTATTCTCACTGTGGCTCATGACCAACATGACCTTCATCGGATCCAACTGAATCATTGGGTTCTTGTAGTCATCTAGAAAAGAACGCTCCTCTGAATGCGTCACGATATCATCATACGTATGCGTCTTCGCATAGGATGATCGGAATGCCATTGTCCCATTCGTCGCATGCGTGGGCGAATACGGGCCAAGCTTCCAGATCTCTTTATTGTCCGAATAATACATATAGACCTCTGAGGCACCCGCTAACTCGACGTTGGGCTTCTGCTTAAATGCTTTTATTGCCGCAGATACACGGCATGGAAAATAAAAGTCATCGTCGTCCATTGCCACGATGATTTCCCCTTTCGCTTCCTTATTCAGAATATTTCTCTTTCCGCCAATCAGGAGTTTATCCTCCATGTAGATATAGCGAATATTAGGAATTCTCTCTTTGATGGCTTCAAAGAGATCCTCTGCCTTCTCCTGGCCATCATCTAAGATAATCCATTCCATTCTGTCCTTTGGATAGTCCTGGCTTTCATAACATTTGATTAGGGAAGGAATAAAACGACGACGATTATACGTGGGTGTGATCACTGAAACAAAGGGATAGTCATTCTGTGTGCTCATATTCCTTGCCTTTCTACATTATATTACTTATTAACTCTTAGGCCTTCCATCGCGTTCATAATTTTATTTGTCGCCGCTGTTTCTGTCGCAACAGAACCAAGATGTAAACTCTTCACACCATTCATTAATTTGCCCGCGTTTACATTCGCAGCCGCCTCTGCGGATGCCTTTGCCTCTGCCGACCCACCCACGAGTTTCGCAGATTCCTTCATAAAATCCGCATATGCATCCATTGCCATCTTATCTTCCTTATATGTAAACGGATAGAAGAAGTATCGTCCTAATGTGCTATCGGATACTGTAGTGTAGATAGGAAGAAGACGATAGATCTTAGGACTATCATCATTGAACCATTTATACAAATAATAGATAAGAACAACAGGAGCAAAAATAAATCCATAGATGAAATATAAGACACGATAAGGGATTTCACGACCAATCGCGTCATTCGCACATAACATTCCTGCGACTAGGCAAAACGTGACATACAGAAGAGAGGAGATAACCTGAATCGCAATATTTGATGTTGTTGTTGCTAAACGAGTTACATTAAACTCTTGGTCTTTTACTTTTTGTGCGGCATCATTCAGTGCCTTTGCCTCATTCGCAGCCTTTTCATTTGTTGGATCCAGTATGAGATTTAAATAAGGCGGCGGGATACTATTTGTTATTCCTGCCTTTGTTTTAAGAAGTTTCTGCTGTAAATCAATTGTTTTCTGCGTAACAGAAGCCTTATTGTATGTATCAAGATCTATAAAAAAAGCTTTCATTAATTTCATGGTATCCGTCGTCACTTTCCCTTTTTCTTTTTTATCCATGTCATCAAGGACTATAGGGCCTGTTCTTGCGATATACTCAAGATTGTATAAGGCAGTATTAAAAGCGGTTAGATCGGCCTCTGTATCTTTGAGTAACTGCGTTCGTTGATCCCAAACAGCCCCTGTTGCGATCGTTGTAATAAGGTCTGTGTTTGTCTTAATAAGCTCATCAAACTTGGCCAATGATATACTTGTCATTTGTTTATTGGTTACAAGCGTATCCATATCCTGTTTCACTTGATCAAGGAGTTTCTTAAAGGCGGCTTTGGATGTCGAGGCCGCGGCATCGCGTGTCGCAGCGGCCTTTTCTGCTTCAGGATTGTAAGTTGCCGAATCAACACCTCTTGATATGGAATCAAGCACGTTCATTTCTACTTAGGTTCTTTATCATTTTTACGTGTTTTATTACGGAGAAGAATTTCTGGAAACGGCCCCTTTCGCCTAGGATTAGGAACAACATATTCAGGATACTTCTTTAAGAGACCTTGGACATCCTTGCGAACTCGGGTGAGACGTTTTCCATCCTGAAGTCCTCCAGGTGTTGTATAGATGGATGTTTTGGCGGCGGCGAAATTCAATCGGACAACGACACCATCCTCCTTAAAAAATAATAAACTCCGCTCATAGTCATCTTTGGGGCCACTCGTAACCGTGAGCTGACGTTCATTCTTAAAATTAGTGTATCCAAAGAAATTACCAATAATGAACTTCAAATCATAACTAACCGTATCTTTCATAAAGAATCCATTCGCAGAGGGATATAAGCCCCAGAGATTTGCACCCTTTTCCTTACATTCCTTGAAGCCGCGTTCAATGAGTTTCTTCAGACTTACAAGTTCCTTTTCCTTGCGTTTCATCGTGGCATCAAACTCGATGAAGCCGCGAATATCGTCATCGCAACTCACCAATTTCTTTCCTTTCGGGAAATAGTTGGAAATAAAGTTCCTGACATGTGCGAGGCCAGGAACTCCTACAACGAGGTGGCCGTATGTGCTGGGATCCAGGAACTCCTTGTAAATGTCATATTCTTCCTGATTCGCAACAAAAACATAAATAGACTCCTTCGGGATCTTATATTTCTTTAGAGTTGTTAATGTCTTTTCTTGAAGAATCTTTTGTCTTTTATACGAAGGAATTACAATTGTATAGTCCGTCGTCATTCTATCTATCTATACCTTTAGATTTCTAATTAACTATCTTGGCCATCGTAGTATTCCAATCATACATATTATATGACCTATACATCTCAAAGAGATTCCAGACTTGACCCCATTTCTGGGAAGTCATCATTCCAAGAGAATCAAAGATATCAAGAAGAGGTAGCATTTTGCTCTTAAGATATGACATGATTTCATCAGGTGTCGATGTGTCGCCATATCCTTCACAGGCAAATAACACCGTGTCTCCCTTTATACGTCTCCTATAATCCACCTGCTGATTCACTACACTAAGATACTGTTTTACAAAGTAGTTCTTGATTAGATCATTCAGTTCAGGAGATAGACCAATACTATTTTTGATGTCAGTCTCTTTGTAGAGAAGAAAGTTAATGAAATCACCCCTCTCATCATAGAGTGGCTTATATTTCACCATATTTGTCATACAATGACAATTAGTTCCATACGAAATGTCAAAGAGAACATTACGTTTGAAACTAGCCTTTGAGGATGTCTTTGAGTAGGTGGCCTTGAGTAACTCTGTTAGAGATCCACCTGTAAACTCCTGGACAACCAGTTTTGTGTTTGTCCTAATAGCCTCCTCCGCAAACTCTTCAAGAATATGGTCATCATCTGGATGTTCAAATCTCTTTGGATACAGAGTTACATCGAGCTTATCAGTGGTCCAATGGAACGGATCCACGCTAGTAAACCCCTTGGCCTCAAAATACTGCTTCATAAACTCTTGTTTATACTCAAAAGCAGGATCATAATGAAAGATTGTTGCTTTTGACTCTCGAATGAAGACAGGAAGAATCTGGTCCCACTCATCGGTCAGCTCCTCAAGAGTAGACGCATGCGGACAACTTCCAATTCCAACGTAGGTCATCATTGTGTATGGTATAGTTAACGCTGTATATACGCAAACAAGCTTCAATTTTTACAAGGCATATTTGACGCCACCCATGCCACCTTCTACAATAAAGAAGTTCAGACTGTCTACATAGATTGTCAGATTATACACGTAATTTGTATCTAAAGGCAGAGGAAAGACATCGACTTCAACCTGAAAGTTCTTAATGCGGCTCGCATTTAGAGAACCAGACGGCTGCGTTGACGGTGAATGGAGGGCAAAGTTGTAAACAGGCATTGTAATCGATGTATATGACTGTTGCTGGCCCTGTAATGATTTCCAGGGCACAATCTTTGTAAAATACTCAATCCGTTTCTCTTCCTGGATTTCATTTCCATCACACAGAATACGTAAAGCTCTAAGAATTCCTTGTTGGCCTTGGGGCAACAAAAGACCACTTGAATTTGCTATGGTAGGAGTTGGGACAAAAGGAGCCGTCGGATAATTAAACCAATTTGTAAAATTAGCAAAATCGTTTCTGTTCGGCAACGTATCACTTCGTCTCTGGGCAAAGACTAGACGACTAATTGGATTGTGCGTATACAAATCGAGAGTCTGACGAGTATAGAGACCAGGAAACTGATAGATTGTTGTTTGGGGAATTAGATACGATAAGGGTTGTGTTGCGAATGTCTTTCGTTCTTCTTCGGGCAAATAGACATAGGTGCACTGGAGTCTCGGATTTAGAAACCATCCATTCAAAGGAGGCATGCTCGAGCCCCAGTCGACTGCGAAGTTCCGCCAGTCAAGATCCGTCTCACTATGTGTTACATAGTCTGGCATATTCTTCTGAATATTTAACGTGCTTGAAAGTAATTGATAGTTCGGATTTACGCGATTTCCTGATACATCGAGAACTGTGTATAGATCTTGAATCGGATTCAAGGTCAATTGAACCTCGCAGTCGTGATACTGGAGGGCCACTAAAGGAAGAGCCTGCGACGACGAATCTGAAAACCAGAATGATAAAGGCACATGGATATCTTGACCAAAGATGGACGGGCGATTGGACTGTGAGCCCAGGGCGACCGATGGATTCTCACGAACAGTAGGATATCCACCTGACGGTGTTGCCCAGACACCAGTCGCAGGAGTTGTGAGTTCAGGAACATCTCCCACTAGAACTCTCCATTTCTCGAATGAATTCGGATCATAGTCGACCAAGGCCTTCGCCAGAAGATACGCCCCATCAAACTCCTGGATCTTCTGGCCTCCCACGTAAAAGGCGGCGTTCTGTATGATGGCCGCTCCCAAATACCGAACCCATTGATATTCGTGTTGAAAGTTGCGGGGCGTTTGGTATTTGCTATAAATATCCGGAATTCGAAAAGTGAAATAAAGATCACTGACCAGATCTCCTACACGCTGGAGCTTTAGTCGGAGTTTTATCGGCTGATTCCAGAAAAGTTCATTTGGGCCTTCTAAAGCCATTGTGACGGATTCCTGGCTGAAGTGACTATACCGCCGATAGGTCTTATACCAAAATGTCATTTCAGGATTTCCGCTCAAAAGAACGTTTTGAGATCCATAGGCCACAAGTGCTAACAATCCGCCGCCTGTCATTCTTCTCTTGCTCTACTAAAAGAAAGGGTAGAAGGATTTAGATAGGATACAGATATACTTTAGTTTTGCTGCTGGTAGGTGGACGTCCAATACGTGTCCGTGAGGTAGGGAGGCATGTCCTGTGACTTCGTGAGTGTCTTTGTTGAGACACCCGCTGTCGTGAGGGCCTGGATCTCCGTGTAGGAGATCGCATAGGCGAAATAGGTGAGATTGCTTAGACTTCCACTAAAGGCTCCCTCGAATCGGAGAGTATCTCCTCGTAGACCTACATTGGCTAGCGAGGCAACCTGTGTTTTGCTCAATGTATACTTGAGAGGGCTAAACATGATTAAATCCTGGAAATTCTGGTAAGGAAGTGTTCCTTCAAACGGCAACTTCTTAATTAGATTTCCGTTGATATAAACTTCAAGGCTGTTCTTTTTACAGACAAGAACACAGTGGAACCACTTTCTCACAGGGATGTTCTCAACATCAACATATGTCATCGGGTTCTGGTGGGTATTCATCACGATGCGAAGGGTGTTTGAGTCTCCCTTCACGAAGACACCGGGGCCCATTAGAGGCCAGGGTGTTACAAATCCCTTGTGAAATACGTGTTTTAGCGTGTCGTCGCCCGTGAACGTCGACGGGTTCACGTATAAGTAGAAACTATAACTAAACTCCACGCCTGTTCTCTCATTGTCCGATAAGGGGATTAGCTTTCCGTCAGGAAACTTATTAAGATCCTGTCTTAATACATACTGCTTATCTTCCGCGGAAACCGTATAAGGCATGAGCTGGACCGCTTTGCTTCCAAGTCTCATAAAAGAAACCGTTAGATATTCAACCGTTACAAAAAGAAAGAAAAGCAGTGTTAATAACACCAGGACAAACAGAAGCTGTTGGAAGAATCCTTTTCCTGTAACAAATCCTAGTATTCCTGAATCTGAACCTGAATTCAGCGTGTCTGACATCTCTACCGTTAGTTGTTAATTTTATGGAACAAACAACTAGCGATTTGTATACTCATATAAACTCTTTAAGGAAGGTTAACCTGTGTAGTCGCATACTGAACAGCGGGTGTCGGGTATCTTATGCTGAGCTGTCCCTTGACATCGAAGATGTTCTGGATCCAGCTCAAGAAGCTTGACTGATTGTCCGTCGGGCCCGTCATATACATTCTATAGATCTGGTCGGGGTTGAGGGCATAGTTATAGGTCGACACATCGCCGAGATATCCTTCAAATCCACCGTAATCCAGCAACTTCATCTTGACACCCGTTGAGTCAACACGGTAGAAGTTGGGTAGCACACAAGAACGCGTCAGCTTGCCGTCCATATACACATCGCATGTCTTTCCGCTCAAGACAACAGCAACAGAGACCCACTTCTGGAGCTGTACCTCAGGGAGGTCGCAGAGTTCGAGATTTTCTGTCAAACCGGAATTATATACTTTCGTGTCAAACAACTTTGGAATATTCGCACTAGATAACGGGTCGCTCGTGGGACTGCTGCCCGTGTAAGTATTTACGCGAACGATTAATGTGTTTGTGATGGATCCTAAGCCAACAACCATCATAGACTTATTGGTGCCCTTGATTTCTAAGATATGCTTGTGCTTGCCAAGTAAATCCTTATTAAATGCCGTAACATACATCCAGAAGGAAACGGAATATTCGCCACCTTCATAGGGCGGTGAAATGGGCAATAAATCCTTCATCGCCGTATTTCCTGCGATCGATGTCGTGATAAGTGACGTTGTGGCCATTCCGTTCGATGTGAACAAAAACTCATAGAGATAATAAAGAGCAACAGCTCCTAAGATTAAAACAACAACTCCTCCAAAACTTCTTGTCATCTGGCTCACCTGAGCTAAGGACTCCATTGATATACTTCTGAAGTCTACCAAGAATATTACTAGGCGTAGTTTGTTTGCCAATCCATCAAAGGAGAGGCAGGCTTTATAACAGGCCCATTAATACACGATCCATCTTTACAAAACGGTGACATATGTGTGATAGTATTTATTAAGTTTGAATCTTCAGACAGAAATGGTTCGCCATTTGTATCCGCCTTATTTATATACGTATTTGCCACGTCATTTGCCGTAAATTTAGCCGAGCTAATTAAGACGTGGGCTATATTACCATTTAATAAAGGATCGCCTGCGATAATCGGGGAGGTCGCACTTTGTGAGGCAATCACATACTGAACACGCTTTGACAATACAAGTCTATCATTGTAATAAATATCAAATCGCCGCCCTTCTCTCGCCACCGTTATCATTGTCCATTTCTGGAAGGGCAGAGACGGAAGAACAAGGGTTTCTTCTACAGATTCTGTGCTACCACCAACATCTTTACGTCTGAGACACCGTGCGACAAGCTGAACTGAGGCGGATCCCTGGCGACTCGCATCCGGAGCCGCTAAAAGTTCAAGGCGGATAATATTGGATATGTTAAGAATATTCACATATCCGCTGTGATGACATTTTGAGCAGTCATTGCCTTCGCACGCACAGAGTCCATACCGACCCGTTGAGCAATCGGCTTGACCGGGTTCAGGATTTGTATCCGCACACACCGTCGTCTGGCCTGTTCTCTGAAACGGCATCGGGTAGACAAATGCCTGGAACGATCCAGTATTTCCCGTCGAGAGAATAACCTGTGAATCGTTTGTCTTACCCACAGTAGGCGACGTGCTCAACGGGAGAGGACCTACAATAGACGATTCCTGAACGCTCGTGCCAAACCACGATTTGGGAAAGATTTTGCGATACAACGATGTTGGAACAAAATATACAAGTATTAAAACTACAAGTATTGCTATAAGAATATAGCCCCACATTCTACCGTGAGGATTCATTTATTATGAGGGACATGAGCCTGAAGGCATCCCTGAAGGATTGAATTTTGAGGCATCAGGGAGGGCAGGAGGTGTCTTTAATACTTCCATTGCCATTAAAGGCCTATCCCAATATGCGAAGTTCATTGTTCTGACTGTGCCTCGAAAGGTTTCGGGCGGGCCCCAGAAATTGGAAGTTGTCTGTATGGGCGGATAGTTCAAGGTTTTTGTTCCAAATAGTTTCCCGTTCATATAGACTTCAAGCACCTGTGGTAAGAAGACGACTGTTAACCGGAAAGGCTTTCGAATAGGGACGTTTAGAATTGTAGGTGCGGATTCAAGATGTCTCACATCATTCTTGTCTTTTGTAACCGCAGACACAACCAGATCATTTGTATTCGGCAATAAATACATAAGAAGATTCGAGTTTGGATACAAGGCTATCAAATCCTCTGTATTAATGGAAGATGAGCCATCATTTGGTATGTAGGTGTTAGATCTGTAAAAAAAGACTCGACGTTTTGAGCCAATCATGGTTTCATTCTCAAGATAGATATCCTGCTGGACCGTGAACGAGCACGGGAGAATTTTGGTCACATTGCCACTAAGATCAGCTTGAGCGGGCCCATCTGTCCATACAATCTGTGCGTCGTTTGTTCTTACAATCGGTATATATCCACCATCGCCTTCCATGAAAGAGAAAACAGGATAGATTCCTGTATAGTGAACAACAAGTAGAATAACAAACAATACAATAAGAATCATGCCGATATAATAAATGACATTAACGGGGCCAGCAAAGGATGAGGTCGACGAACTTGATGTGTTATACGAATTCGATGAACTGGACCAACTAGGCCAACTGCTCGAAGAGGTCGAAGAACCACTAAATATTTTCATTGGTTCTCCAAGCATTTTTGCTAATTCTCTCGCACGGTCCGTCATTCGTTCTCTTGTTCCTGTTCCTTCCCTATATTCTTCTTTTTCCTTGTTTGTTGTCTAGGGCCTCTCTTCAGATCGAAATGAATGCGATTATAATATTTCCGAGTTTCCGATTCCTTACATTTGTGAAGTTTCTCACGCAAATAGCACACGAATGAGATACGAGTAAACGCTTTCTCACCTCCCATCGTGCCGGTAGACGGATCTGCGAAATGAATCTTCGGTAAATCCTTATTGAATTCCTTATCTTCCTTTGTTTCATAGAGCTCGGTATTACAATGCCACTCGTGGACATCCATCGCAATAAAGTCGCCCGTTCTCAGATTAAATCCAGCTCCATACCTCGGAAACATCGTTATACCTCCATGATACTTTCCACGCTCAATCACTGATAAGTTGCCATAGCCTTGGCGGAAATCTCCATCGTCCATATGTAAGGCAGTTCTGAAATTGCGATTAATCGTTACAGAAGAGAAGGCCGTGTCATCAATGCGATAGGCAGGTTTATCATCGGCGGCCTTTCTCTGCTTGGCATACTGCTCGGGCACAAGTGTGTGAAAGACACGGTCTAGTGCCTGAATAAACGGCATACCGTGCTTATATTGCTTGAAATATTTCTGCGTATAGGATGTTAAGCGACAGGGAAGACCCATGAAGGGTGTCTGCTCAAAAAATCCCAAGACACTGCTATACACATTGTTATTTACACGCATTTTGCTTGTCTTTCCATCTTGTGTATATCTTGCCGACCACTTGGTAATCTCCGTCGGCTTTCTCTTTTTCCAGTAGGCACTCTTCAGATTAATAGGTCCAGCCGCTGCCCCTCTGTTACGACTCGCAGCCGCAGTGCTGTAGAACGCCTCCCAGCCCTTTTCAATAAGATCTTTAGGGATTACGTTTTTTCTGAATTTTGCGAGAAGTCTCTCGCCGCCAGGTGCCTCGGGATCCTTTCCATAGACATCCGCATCGTCTTCAATTAATGTTTTAATTGCCTTTTCATCAAAATATGTCCCTTCCCTGGACTTCATTTGCTCCTCCGTTAAAACAGGCTCAAGGACGATTTTCTTAACATCTTTTTTAACTTCTCGCGTAGGGCCAGAAGGCATCAATAGCCCTTCTTTTATATTAGAGGCTTTCATATCCTTGGCGGATTCCATTCTACTACGTATCGTTTTTATTTAAATACCAAATGGAAGCTGCGACAACGGAGGACGCTGCGACACCGAGAGCTACACCCTTAATCATCGCTCTAAGATCGGCCTCGGCAAAATCGTCGGGTGTGACGACAGGTGAGCGTGTCTGTTTACCCAGACGTATATAGAATTGAATTGCTTCTAGTTCACTCACAAGAGGCTTATTAAGCGTCTTGTTCACTTTATTGTGTAGGGTCACTGTCCATTTGAATAGATCCTCGCGTCTATCGAGAAAGGGTGAGATCGGTGCCTCTTTCAAATGCTGAATGAAATGTTCCCTACAGATCGGGCACGGAATAAGAAATGCCAGAGATTCGATGAATTCCTTGGCGGCCTTTTTATGACCATACGTAGGTTTTGTAGGATATCCCAAGGCAACAATATGGATTGTGTGCCAGAAGAACGGTCCCCAAGAAGACGGCGGTAGATTCATAGTATAGTAATGTCCTACTTTGGCTCTTTAGTTTTTAAAGGGCTATTTACCGTGGTCTAAAGTATCGGAGAGAATCATATTCTAACGGAGTAATCCATGTTCCACTTTCAAAAAAATACTACAAATCGACACTGTACAAACTGTGGTCAATTTACACACTCATCAAGGGATTGCCCTTCACCCGTTACGAGCTTCGGGACAATTCTATTTCGCGTCAATGATCCGTCATGGTCACAGGAAAAGATACTATCATCAATGTCACAGTCAATAACAGGGTTTGAGCCCGTTTTCAATAAAATTCAGGTTCTGCTCATTCAGAGGCGGGATAGCCTCGGATTTGTCGATATGCTACGAGGGAAATATTCTGTCAATGATCTCGACTACATTCGTAAGCAGATTTCTGGAATGACTGATTACGAACGAACAAAGCTTGTCGAGAAAGAGTTTGATGAGTTATGGGCGGAAATGTGGGGGTCCGATAGTTGCGAGACGCAATATAAAAAGGATAAGGAAAACTCTAGACATAAGTTGATGGCTATCCGAGAGGGTATTACGATTGATTGCTCAGGGACGAAAGCGACGCTCCAAAGCCTTGTAACTGAGGCAACGAGCCACTGGGATACTCCCGAATGGGGCTTTCCAAAGGGCCGTCGTGATGGATATGAATCAGATTTGGACTGTGCCTTGAGAGAAATGTTTGAAGAGACTGGACTCACAAGTTCAAGTGTTACTGTTATTCATAACATGGATACTCTGAATGAGATCTTTTTTGGAAGCAATAATGTCCATTATTGCCATAAGTATTTTGTGGTCTATGTTCCGGATACAAAAGACATTTGTATTGATGAAAAAAACGCCTTAATGAAACGTGAGATTGGTGCGATTGGATGGTTCGGACTCAATGAGGCACTACAAAAGTTACGGCCAGAGAATGTCGAGAAACGTGAAATCCTCCTGAGGCTAGGAACATTGCTACGAAATTTCTGCCCTCTTCTTCATCCTCTGACTTAGGTAGATGGATGACGCAACGTTGTTAGAACGGTGGCGGCAGGAAACAAATTTTGAAGAAAGAAATAAGATTCTTGCCGCTTTAACGGAACGGTCTCTGTTTCCGAAAATGAGGGAGGATAATGAAGACTATGGATTCTATCCTGATATCGATGACCCTGACTTTGTATCGAAGCTTTTGAAAAAACGCGAATTCGCAGAACACAAGCAGCCCTCCATCCAGGAACTCATTAAAGAGGGTGATGACCCGTGTGACCCAAAGAAGGACTTCGAGATTAGTCCTGTTCAGAGGTTTATTGGTCAGTATATGTCTCCCAAGACTCCTTATAATTCGGCCCTTCTGTATCATGGCGTGGGCACAGGAAAAACGTGTGCGGCGATTACTGTCGCAGAGGCATATTTAGAAATGTTTCCGAGAAAGAAGGTCATTATTGTTGCCCCGCCGAATATTCAGCCAGGGTTTGACCGTGCCCTTTTTTCAGAGGATCGTCTTGTCGTTGGCTATAACGAGAATGAACCGAACCGATTCAATGGATGCACAGGAAATACCTATCTACGTTTGTCTGGAATGGAGATGTCGCGTGATCCAAAGTTAATCACGTCTCGTATCCAGCGACTGAAAGGAAAGAGATATAATTTCTTTGGATACACACAGTTCTATAATCATATTCGGACCATGTTAGACCAGGGAGTTCCAAAGAAGATTCAGGGGGAGCGGCGAATTCAACTGGAGAATGCGATTCTCAATAAGAAGTTTTCGGGCAGACTTCTGATCATTGACGAGGCCCACAATCTCCGTGACATCAATGAGTCAGAGGATGATAATTTGGATGCTCCTGGCGGTATGGCGGAACTTACAGAGGCCGCCGCAGGAAAACGGTTAACGCCATTCTTGAAGCGTCTTATGGATTCCGCGGATGGAATGAAATTATTGCTGTTGACTGCGACGCCGATGTATAATAGCTATATTGAAATCATCTTTTTATTTAATTTACTGCTTCAGAATGACAAGAAAGCCACATTGAAGGTGGATGACATTTTCAATCGCAACGGCACCTTTAAAGAGGGAGGAGAGGCGATTCTTGGCAGAGTTGCGAGTGTCTATCTCTCCTTTATGCGTGGTGAAAATCCTCTCTCCTTTCCGATTCGTTTAGAGCCGCTCGGACTTCCTTCGATAGCTGCTTGGCCGTCGCAGTCTCCCAGTGGATCCATTGTCTCAGAGGAAGATAAAACAAGAATGCGGAACCTCCCCTTTGTTGCGTGCCCCTTCGTTGGCGAGGCTCTTGTTCGGTATAGAGATCTCGCGCAAACAACAATCGAAGAGAAGGGAATTGGTTTAGCAACGGTCGATACACTGATCCAGGCAGGAAACTGGATGTTTCCTGGAGGGACAATCGGTGAGGGAGGATTTTCAGATGCCTTTGCGGAAGAATCACGAGGCTCATTGAAAGTCTATAGAGCGAGAGATCCTTTGTGGCTCAAAGAAGAAACGATCGCTGCCTATTCTCCTAAGGCGGCCCTTCTATTAAAGCAGCTCAAGACAACAAAGGGTGTATCATTCGTCTATAGTCGTTTTGTGAAATCTGGGGCTCTATCGATTGCCTTAGCCCTAGAAGCGAATGGATATACACTCTATGGTCGCGAAACTCCGTTTTTGCTGAACGGAAACCAACAGGCTGAAGGACGCCAGTGCTCTCAGTGCCAATTGAGAGAACGGACTCATGGTCAAGCCGATCATCCTTTTTCACCTGCGTTCTATGTTCTTCTCACGGGACGCGACGAATATTCACCGAATAACAAATTGTCTGTCGATACCGCACGTAGTGACGCAAATCTTAAAGGCAACAAAGTAAAGGTTATCTTAGGATCACAGGTTGCCTCAGAAGGTATTGACTTACGGTTTATTCGCGAGACCTTTGTGTTTGATAGCTGGTATCACATGAATAAGTTGGAGCAGGTTATTGGGCGGTCTATTCGTATGTGTAGTCATATACTTCTTCCTATAGAAGAACGGAATTGCACAATCAATTTGCTTGTTACAACACTCCCCTTAGAAGATAATCAAGAAACACTCGATCTCTATCAATATAGAATGGGTGTTTTAAAGGCACTCCAGGTTGGCAGGGTTACGCGTATCTTGAAGCGGTATGCTCTAGACTGTAATTTGAATCGGCAGGCAATTTTGATTCAGGGACTCGAGCCTAGACGGCAGCTTGATGGACAAGGGCAAATAAGAGAGGCAGTCAATATAAACGATATGCCATTTACAAGTATATGCGATTGGATCGAGACATGTGATTATAGTTGTGCGAAACCTGTTGATATCAATTTAGAAGATACAGACGATAGCACATATGACGCATATTCGGCTCGGTGGAGAGTATCGCAGCTGAAGGAGCGGCTACGATTGCGGTTTGAGGATCAGCCTTTCTTATCGTTTGAAAACCTTCAAAATCTTATGTCGGATGTGCCTCGCTTTGCCTTGGCCTCTATCTTAATGGAAGTTGTTGGCAATCGGTCGTTCCGCGTTCGATCAGGCAATCAGGAGGGCTATATCATTTACAAAAATGGGTTTTATCTATTTCAGCCTGAGGGACTTCAGGACTTGTTTTTGCCGATTTCCTTGCGTGTCGCCTCGTTTCCTGTCAAGAGAGATTCGTATGAACCGATTGTTATTGAAAAAGATAGAGACAGAGACAGGCCTGCACCCACAGGAGCAGTGGCTCCTACCGCTGCCGCTGCCGCAGGTCCAATGGCAGCAAATAACACGGCGGGCACGATTGAAGGATTTGAAATTTTCTGGCAAGTCTTTCAAGGATGGGCAGAATCCATTCAGGAGGGATCTGCGACTCTCGACATTCCGAACACCGTTAAGAATGCCGTGAAACGTCGATATGGTTCGAATAAAAAGGAAGTCGAACGTGTCATGAATTCATTTGAGATGATACCCTGGCTTTATACTTTTCTACGAGAGAAGCCAAAGGAAAGAAGTGCCCTTGGAAAGAGTATGTGTGAGCTTGTATGGGATGAATATTTGAAAGAAAAGGAACAATATGCTTTATTTAAAGCGGGATTAGAAAATGACGATATCTTCATTATCGAAATATCTGAAGAACATCAAGTTCAAAGTGGTGCCTCGCTAGGATACCGATCGTTAAACTCGAAAACAGGAATTCTTGAATATGTGTGTGATGGTAAACCTTGTACTCCTGCTCTCATAAAAGTCTTTGAGGAAGATGATTCCGACCCCTTAAAAGATATAAAGGCAAATAACGAAGTCTCCGCACCTCTATATGGAACAGTTGTCTATAAACGTGGTTCCTTTGTATTTAAGACAAATAAGCCTGTATCAAGGGATAAGAAGCATCCCGATAAGGGATCTGAGTGTGCGATTGTCAGCACTATATCGGCACATAGAAAGACATTGGCTGAAATTGGCGATATGGCGAGAGTCGCAGTTGGGACCGACTTTGATTTGAATAAGGTGACCTTGGAAGACCGAAGGCCATTCAAAAACTCTGCTCGGTTTTGTTCATTGACCGATTTAGTCTTACGGATGCTACATGATCTTGATACGCATGACAAGCGGTGGTTTTATAGGCCAATCGCTGCTTTTAAGTCTGGGCACAAAGGTGAAAAAAGTGCTTAAGCAAAATTGAGGGTGTTCAATCAGAGTGTAGTGGCATACAATGGAAACGATTGCCCTCTTTGATGAAAATATCCCTCTTACACCGAAGGATCTTTCAAGAAATGCTATTCGTGTTCGTGATGTTCTTCAGAAGAAGCTAAAGTCAAAGTTGGAAGGACGATGCTCACGTGATGGATGGGTAAAGCCAGGGACGCTCAAGATCCTCTCTCATTCAATGGGCTACGTTGAATCAGGGCGGTTCACAGGTGATATTGTCTTTCATACAAAGTGCGAGGGAACTGTAATCAACCCTTCGGCCGATGTAATTGTTCAGGGTGAGGTCATTCGGAAAAACAAGATGGGTATCTATGTGAATATGGATGACGCAGTTCGTATCATTCTGCCGCGTGATCACCCGTCGCACATTGGCAATGAAGAGTATGACACTATCGCAGTAGGTGAAAAGGTATCTGTTATGATTAAGAAATCGCGTTTTCAGGTCAATGATGAGTATATCCTGAGTGTAGGCATCTTTGAAGGAAAGGAGGGTGCGATTCCGTTTGCTCCTGCCCCTGCTCCTGCTCCTGCTCCTGCTCCAGCTGCTCGTGCTCCTGCTCCTGCTCCTGCTGCTGCTGCTCCAGAAGAAGAGGAAGAGGAAGAGGAAGAGGAAGAGGTAGAGGTAGAGGCAGAGGAAGAAAAAGCTCCTGGAGAGGTCGCGGCCCCTCTAGCCCAAGAGAACACAACCCCGATTGAGTTCTACAGCAAGATTCCAGCCTATCGTGAATTCAGCAACTTCTTTCCCTCCGCCTTTGATTTGGATGGAAAGCGATGGCCCACAACAGAGCATTACTTCCAGGCCCAGAAGTTCACTGCGACGCCCGAATATCAGGAAGAGATTCGTCTCGCCAAGACTCCCGAAAAGGCAAAGAGTCTCGGTGGCTCAAGAGAGAAGCCAATTCGTGCCGACTGGGACCAGGTTCGTGAAGACGTCATGAAGAAGGCACTCAAGGCAAAGTTTACACAGAATGCTGACCTGAAGGCCATGCTTCTATCCACAGGAAACAGACCTCTTGTGGAAGCGAATCCTACGGATTCCTACTGGGGTTACGGTCGCACCAAGAAGGGTAAGAATCGCATGGGCATTCTCTTACAGCAGCTGCGTGACGAGTTGCGTGCCGCAAATGCGGGAAAACCCACGACAACAGTCTAGATAGAGAAAGAAGAAAGGCGAAGAGCAATGAGTGCGACAGCCGCTAGTTTAACAAATGAAGAATATGAAGATCGCAAAAAGATGTTAGATGAATTGAAAAGACTTGTCAAGTCTGAACAAGAACAGATTTTTGCGATACTCAAAAAGCACAAGATGGAATTCAGTGAAAACACAAACGGTGTTTTTTTTGACATGAGCCGTGTGAGCAAGATCGCATTTGACGATATGAAGGCTTTTATTACCTTTTGTCAGGCAAATAGAACTGAATTTGAGGCGAGAGACAGAGCCTTGGAAAGCTCCCGTCTAAACCTTGGTGATACTAATTCTATAGAATAATGGCAGCCATCTTTCCTAAAATCTACGAGTATATCGATTCAAATCCCAGTAAAATGAAAGGACTGGTATTTGCACGCTCTGAAGCCCAAATGGAGACCGATGTAAATCGGTGGGATATCTTTACGATTAAACCCCTGATTGTCCCCGGCCCACTATCCCTTCTTCTTTGGCACACGGATACAATGTATCCATTTAGCCTTGAAACACTCCAGAAGTCAATTCTAAGAGAAAAGGTCCTTGAACTCGAAGAACGGGCATCAGGACTCGGCCGTCGCTGGTCAAAGAAGAAAGTTCAGGATCTACTCGCAGGCCAGATAAACTCAGGAGGCACAGATAAACCCTCAACTATCCTTGAAGAAGTCCTATGTGAGCTATTTCAGGTCCAGAAGATTGTAATCAACAAGCAAAAGAAGACTATTGGATTTTATCCGACGGACATGAGACTTTGGAAAAGCGATCGCCGTGTTATCTTTGCCGACGAAGAGAATCGCTGGGTGACTGAAATTGCTCCTGGTGTTAAAACGACAATTCTTTCATGGATTACTGCGAAGGAGGATGAAGGTTGGGCGATCCAGTGGCCTACGGCAGAAGGCAAGTTTGATGAACTGAAAGCCGCCGTTGCGAAGAGACAGTTGGATGTCCATCCTCTGCCTGGATCCCCACTCGGCACAAAAGTCAAGAAAGATGACTGGGCACGTGTCTTAGGACGTGCGGAGGCGATTGAAACCTGGGCCGAACTGAATTTCAAGGCAACACAGTAAGTTTGAAGGGGGAATAAAGGAGAATTAGGGTTTAACAATAGGACTCGGGAATATGGAACTATTTTCCGCTGAAGCAGACACGTTGCGAAAAATCGTTCAAGAATGGACAGAACATGCTGAACGAGAGCTCGAAGCCACCTTCGGTCCGAAAGGCCAGGTGGATGCGACACGCTTCTTAACAGTCGCCCAGCGGCTGAAGGCCAAGGGCTTTACGGCACTGCCCCAGGAAGATCGCCTTACAATTACGACAACAGACAATACGCGGTTTACCTTGCTCGGGATGGGCATCATTCAGCAGTATTGTCGTGATAATCGTCTCGGAGGCAAGCCCTTCATTGCCATGATCAAGGATCGTGCGGGTGTCGAGAGTAACTTAGATCTAGATGATTACGACACACGCATTAAGGTTAGACGTGAAATCCCTTTATCTGCCGACGACGCGCGTGTCAAGGACATCTTGACAACATGGGCACAACAGAAGAAGGCGTTCCGTCTAATTCGTCGCTGGACATTCCAAGGCCAAGGAGTTATCTTTGACCTGTCGATGGTCCGCAGCACAAAGAAAGATCTCAGGGGCAATTATATCTGGGTAAGGAATTTCCTTGACCAAGATATCCTATCAGCCCCGCCTATTTATGAAATTGAGGTTGAGCTCCTAAGAGACCCTATGACGGATACACCCGAAAAGGCTCTCGCATCGATCGTGAGAGGCATGGGTGAAGTGCTGCGGGGCCTTCAGAAGCACACACTTCTTATGCGAAAGTCAGTTGGTATAAAAGTATTAGATGCCTATAAAACTCTGGTAGGAGACGATGAAGGAAAGTTCCGCGGCGTCGCTCCGATTACACTGGAACTCAAGAATATCATGAAAGAACAACAGGTTGGAGTCCCCAATCTTCGCACAGGTTACAATGTAACGGACAAGGCGGATGGTCTTCGTGTTCTCGGATTCTGTAATGACAAGGGCGAGCTCTTCATGATTGACATGGCTATGAATATTTATAGAACTGGCCTGAGAAATGAAGAGTGTAGGAATTCACTTCTCGACGGTGAATGGGTCACAAAAGACAAAACGGACAAGGCGGTCCAGCAGCTGCTATTCTTTGATATCTACTTTGGCCTAGCAAAGAAGAAAGTTGATCAGCTCCCCTTCCATACAACGGTGGACGGGGCCGAATCGCGTTTTAAGGAGTTGGTTGCCTGGACAAAGAAATGGAATGAAGGAGATGGCGCCAAGATTATTATCGCGGGGCTTTCTGCTGCTACCAGGACACAAGTAAGCATAAAGAAGTTCTTGTTTGCCGAGGCCGATGATATCTTTACGAAGGCGGGAGAAATTCTTGATCGGCCGACAATTTACAACACAGACGGGTTGATCTTTACACCGAATGCGACGCCTTTGCCTGCGAAGTCAGGTGTTGGTTTCCTTGAGCAATTTAAGTGGAAGCCTTCTCATGACAATACAATTGACTTCTTGGTGATGACGCAGAAGCAAGAAGAGAAGAAAAAGGAGGATTCAGTCATCACGGCCATTAAGCCCGAGACGAACGAGACGGTTCGGTATAAGACACTGCGTCTCTATGTGGGTTCAAGTGTCGACCCTGCGTATGACGATCCGCGTGGAACAATTCTCTTTGAAAGAGAACTACCGTTACCGCAAGGATATGGAAGAGGTCGGCCCCAGCGTGGCAAATCGGATTACAAGCCCATCTTGTTCAATCCGAAGGAATGGCCTGATACAATGGCCAGCATTTGCTACAGGGAAATCCAAGAAGACCCTGACACACAAGAGGACTTTATCATGACAGAGCGGTCAATGGAGCCTATTCAGGATAAGAGTATCGTAGAAATGCGGTATGATCCGTCACAGCCTCCAGGATGGCGTTGGATTCCGATTCGCGTTCGTTATGATAAAACTGAGCGTCTTCTTCGGGGAATTCTCGGACGGACTCTCAATTCAGACAAGGTCGCCGAGAGCGTATGGAATAGTATCCACGAGCCGATTACGGAGTCAATGATTCGGAAGGGATCTGAACTTCCGTCCGAGGAAGAGATGAACACCATTGCGAAGATGGAAGAAGAGCGTGACGGTGTCGCGCGTCGTTATTATGACAGAAAGGCCCCTCAACAGGATCTCATGCTCATTCGGGGCTTACGTGATTTCCACAACAAGTGGATCAAGGAGAAGTTACTCCTCATGTCAGTTTTGCGAAAGAAGGGAAGCAATAAGACACTCTTGGATGTTGCGTGCGGTAAGGCCGCGGACTTACAAAAGTGGCGGAGAGGCAATGTTGGCTTTGTCTTTGGCATCGACTATGCTGGAGAAGGCATTCGGGACGCAAATGATGGTGCCTACCGTCGTTATCTCGATACTCTTGTCAATGCTCGTGGGTCGACTGTAGCACCCATGATCTTTGCGATCGGTGACTCTTCAAAGGGATATGTGAATGGCTCAGCGGGGGCAACAGAAGAAGAAGGTGATATTCTCCGATCTGTCTTTGGTCGTGTAAACCCCGTGGGCCCTGTGCCTCCGTTCGTAACAAGGGTAGGAAAGGATAAGCTAAAGGACGGGGCTGACGTTGTTGCCTGTATGTTTGCCCTCCACTACTTCTTCAAGGATAGCGACTCACTAAATAGTTTCATGGCAAATCTGAATGATAGTATCAAACTCGGTGGCTACTTTGTCGCCTGTTTCTTCGATGGGCAGAAGGTATTTGATATGCTGAAAGATAAAGATATGGGTGAGGCAAAGACAGGTGTTGAGAAAGGGGCACCTATCTGGAGCATAACAAAGAAGTATGAGGCAGAGGAACTAGATAATACGGAGGCATCTCTTGGTTTGGCGATTGATATTGAATTTATCAGCATTGGAACATCGCAAACGGAATATTTGGTCCCGTTTGAATTGCTGCGGACAAAGATGCGTGAAATTGGGTGTATTCTTAAGAATCCAGAGAATGATACTGCCTTGTTTGAGGATTCTTACAAGGTCGCGATTAGTAAGGGAGAGAAATACCCTATGAGTGATGTTGTCAAGGAGTATTCGTTCTTGAATCGCTGGGTGATCTTTGAGAGAGTCAAGAGGGAGACCGCAGAGGAATACCAGCCCGTTACGCCTCTTTATGGAGAGGTTCAACCAGGACATGTTCCACCTGAGGGCTATGTGGCCCCTCCTCGACCTGGTGGTGTATGGACAATGAAAACAGGTGAGTGGGTCTATCCTGGTGATCCTAGATATGACGAGGCACTGAGAGGGCCAGAACCTTCAAACGTCGCCGAATCGCCTAGCTATCCTCCTTTAGAAGAACCTAGAACAATGGCTGCGTTAAAGACAGTTGGCAAGGATGCGGTAGCGGCTGCGGCAGGAGCAGGAGCAGGTCCTTTGCCTCCTATTCTTGCTCCTATAAGAGCTCCAGGAGCCAAACCCGTATCCGCCAGTGTCGCGGCGGCAGGCCTTGCGGCCGCTCTCGCGTCCGCGTCAGCAGTTGAGGGAGCAGATGTCAAACGAACAGTTCCCGTCGAAAAGGGTGTCGCCGCGGGACCGCAGGCAACATATGAGACAGAAGATATCTTCATCTTCGGTCCCGAGGTTGGCCTTATTGATAAACTCAAGATTGGAGATAAGGGTGCGGCGAGATGGCTTGCCCCGTATTCACCCTTTCCTATCATCGATGCTGAAACCAAAGTCGAATATCCTACACTTGAACATTATCTTACAGGAATGAAATATAAGATAGCGACCAATAAAAAGGAACTCTCTATCACTGTCTTTAGCAAGGAAGGAACAATCCATCAGAAATTCAATAATGCTCGTTTGATAGCATCTGGGGCAGGTAAGAAAACACTCGATGAAAAAGCAGAGCAAGAGCTTCTTATCAGTGAAATGAAAGAGGTTCGAAACGGCAATCGGTCCAGCAATATGAAGAAATATTCAGCTATCTTCAATGAAGATGAATGGGTAACTCAAAAGGATGCCATTCTAGAAGAGGGTCTCAGACAACGCTGGGCAAAAGATGCTCGCCTACAAGGCATCATTGGAAAGGCAAGAGAACTAGGCAAATATCTCCTCTATAACGCGGATGCCTCCTCGATGGATTTAGGCGGTAAGCGGATGCCTGATGGGCATATTGAAGGAGAAAACAAGGTTGGTCGGATCCTCATGAGGTTGGGAGGATATCCTGGGTTCTAGAAAAATGTAAGCGTATAGTAGAATGGCGTCTGCCGCAGCTGGGGCAGGCAATGAATCAGATATTGATTTACGGCCATATGGTATTAATCTGACACTTACTTCAGAACTTACGCATTCGGAGTATGACCGAGCAGTAAGGGCAGTGGATGGCACAAAAACACGCTATGTTGTAAATGATGAAAAACCAGATGTTTTATATTTTATAAGCAGAGAGGATACAATAAAATATACAAAAAAAGAAGATAGAAATCGAGGAAAATTTGGTTCTGTTTCTGTATATACTGATCCTGCTGGTAATCAAGTAGCAATTAAAAAAATAGAATTTGATGTTTCAAATCTATATGTTCAAACTGCTAATTTTTTAAGAGAATGTATAATTCAAATTATCCTTGCTGAAACAAGTAGAAAGTTTAACCGAGAAAATATTGGTGTTCCTGTGTTGTATAAACTAGGAATATCCAAAGATAGACACAAAGGCTTTATTATATCTGAATTAATGGACACTTCGTTTTTTAGATTCTTAAATACAGATATTGATGGAGAGCAACTTGATATTATTGTCCCTGATATGTTATTACAAGTAGCGGATATCTTAGATTTCTTTCAATCAAAATTATACTTTAATCATCGTGATCTGAAAACGGATAATGTAATGATTACAATGGTAGGCGATCGTCGTATTTATAAAATAATTGATTTTGGAATGAGTTGTTTAATGTGGAATCAACTTAATATTGAAACAACTTCACACAGATTTACTACTTGTTTTAGAGAAGGTCGTGATTTAGCACAACTTATCTATGATTTACTTGCCCATCATGATTCTATCTCAGAAAGACTAAAAGAGTGGATGCTTGGACTACAGTTGCTAGCTGTTGGAACAAGTTGGGGTAATTCATATTGGCGTTTTAATATACAGTCTAAAAGCCAAGCCAAGCCCCAACGAATTATTAATAGTATTAAAGCACTGCCTTTTTATAGACCTATTGCTGCTCCTGTTCCTGTTGCCGCAGCCGCAGCCGCAGCTGTTGCCCCTGCGGCAGCAGCTTCTCTTGGAAGTCTCTCTCTATCACCTAATTCTTCTCTTGGTGAGTTTAGTCCGCTTGAACTTGAAATGGCAATTAGATCATCGGTAAAGCCTGCTGGCCGTGCTGGAGCCGCTGAAGATGAAAATCAAGTAGGTCTCCCAGGAATCTTCGGCGGCTACAAACGTAGGCGCAAGCACAAAACTCGTAATCTTAGAAAGCGTAAAGGGACTCGCAAATCAAAGTCATACTAGTATCAATAATTCATATGCTCATGAAGATCTGTCTTACAACAATACCAATAGACTTCTTTCAATTCAAGATCTTTGGGTGCCAAGAAATTGCGGGCGTTTGTATGATGCTTTGATGTATAGAATACTTCTTGTGTATGAGATATCATAATATCCCATATATGAAATGTCAGTGGAACGTCACGAATAAGAGCAAGGATTTTATCAAACGGCACAGACACTTTATAAAGAGAAAACCCTTTTTCTTCTAGGAATGAAATTTCATGAAGATATCCCCGACAATGCTTTAATTGGTGCTTGAACTCCTTTTCACGCATTATATTTATATAAGGATAAGGCGAAGGCCTATAGAAAAAGTTAATCGTAAACCCCATCTATCTACTAGTAGAGTCTATGCTTTGGGCCGTCTCCATCCTGGCTTTTTATCTACTTTCAGGCGTATATTCTCAGAGTTATGAAGGAGCGGGTGTCCAGTTGTTTCGGCTCAGCTCTGGAAAACCAGAAGTTCTTTTTGTCCAGAATCGTCTAACAAAGAAATGGAGCTTTCCCAAAGGTCATCGTGAAGACTTTGATGAGAGTTATTACGATACCGCCATTCGGGAAGTCTTTGAAGAAACTGGATATCGTCTTCATGAAGACTATAAGATCTGTGATAATGGATGGACTGTCTGGGGTGAACGACCGTATTGGACAGGGCTGATGCTTACAGATAAGTCTCCTAAATTGCTCGAGGCAGAACATGGGGCTGTGACATGGTTTGATCTAGATAAGAAAACTCTCGGTCTCTCTTTTATCAGAGATGTAAAGGAGTGGAAAAAAGAAGGCATGCCTATTTCTTGTGACTAAGTAGAGATGTATAGCGTTGGCCAGAAAGTTACGTATTTAAATACAAATTCCCTACCTTTTCCAAATGAAGAGTTTGCTGATAAAGAAGATGCGACAATCCTTAGTGTTCCTTCAAAGAATAGAATAAATTCGGTCCAGCGTTACAATATAACACTAAATTCTACAGGCAATGTTAAGAAAAATATTCCCGAAACATTACTTAGAGGTGGTCGTCGTAAGACACGTAAACACCGTAAGACACGCAAACTAAGAAAGTAGATTACCAATTCTGGGCTGTAGGACTTCCCATTCATAATAACATATTCTGGGTCATCACCTTCGGCTGTATCGGAACGAGTTAGATATACACATTCCGATTCTATAGAATCTAGAAATAAAAACCTCTCCTTTTTTAGATGTCAGAGGCAACGAATATTCTTGATAAATCATCAATGCCAAGTGTGGAGCGCCCATTAGGCCCGCCGCTGCCAGCCGTCGGTGAACTTTCTCATATCCAATCTATGCAGAATGTTAAAGCAAAAACAGGCACATTTCCGTTAGAAGAGAAAGATATTGTTGTTGTTGCGAAAGCAATAGAAAAGTTAGATGAAGTAAAGAAAGCAGACGAAGCGGCAGCTGTAGAAAAACAGAAGCAAATCGCACTTGCCGAAATAGCGAGACTCAAAGCAGATCGCGAGCTCTTAAAAGAAAAAATGTATCAAAGTTTATTTGGCAATGTATGTATAAAGATAGGGTCTAGTTACTTTCTTGATTCTTATAGTGTGTTATCAAAGAATGCTCATGCGAATAAAGGCTCTTTCTGTAATAATCCTGAAGCGTATATTGTAGATGATTTTTTACCGAGTATGATTGCACCATTCCAAGAAAAATTCTCAAAGTTTGCGACGATGATTACAGCTAAGATAATTGGAAGAGCAAATACTCTTATATCTACAGTTGGTTCTGTAGTAAAACAAAATAATCTTAGCAAAGTCGCATCAAATACTGCAACTCAAGCAGTTAAAAATCAATCAAAGGGTATAACAACCTCAATCTATAACAATACAATCCGCACAATCATTCTTATTTTTTTGTCTGGACTTTTAGCACCTGTAAGAATGGCTCTTATACCAGTATTACCCGCGGCAAATATAGTCTGTAATGCTGTAGATGTTCACAAGGCTATTTTAGCTACTCTTACAGCAACGGATAAAGTATATATTGATTTCTGTACGGTAAAATCAATGGCTGAACTAAAAACGGTTCTTGGTCAAAAAGAAGCTGCTGCGGTGGCGGCTCTAAAAGTAAAACTCCAAACTACAAAAAATATATTAAGTAAAGCTCCAGGAGCAATAAAACAAGGATTCATTTCTGCCCCAGGTGCTATCGTATCAGGATCTATATCGGCCGCGCAAGGAATTCGATCAGGATCGGTCTCGGCCGCGCAAGGAATTCGATCAGGATCGGTCTCGGCCGCACAAGGAATCATGTCAGCCGCAAGTGGATTTGGTTCTAAATTCCAAGAAACACTCAAAAAGATGCCGTGGTCTAAAACAAGAAAGATAAATCATACAGGCGGTGTTAAGAGAAATATTCCCGAAATATCGCTTAGAGGTAATAGAAGGCATAAGACACGTAAATATCGCAAGACACGTAAGGTAAGAAAGTAAGTTACCAATTCTGGGCTGTAGGGCTTCCTAGTCTCTCTTCTTCCTTCGTAAGCCATTGTGATTCCCCGTTAATAGTAACATATTCTGGGTCATCACCTTCGGCTGCGTAATACCATCCAGCTGTATTAGCATTGGAACGATTTGGTGTAAGATATACACGTTCCGATTCTTTATCAATCCAAACATTTCTACCATTCTTGTTTTTCCGCTTTGTTAAAGGGGTAGGGGCAGGAGCAGACTCAGGAAGTCTAGGAGGAAGAACAGGACGAACAGAAGGAGCTAGAGAAGGACGAGCTGCGGCCAGTGCTTTTGCCCGATTCATACCAGTATGGGCGGCAACAGTCGCAACAGTGGCGTTCGGAGTATACGAATTACTACTAAACATACTAGAGAGCCCATCAAATACAGACTTTGTTGTTTCAAATCTAGCATTAGGGAGAATTACTGAAATAAGCTCAATTGATCCAAGTTGTAATAATGGCAGGCCAAGAACACAAAGAACTAAAAGAGCCAACCATATTCTAAATGCCTTGAGTAACAGTTGAGCAGATAAGACACTTAGTGTTCCAAAGACTAGGATTGAACTTTTACCCGCAAATAGAAGGCCCTTTCCAACACCAGATGCCACACCAGACGCGACACCTGCCGCTGCGCCAGCCGCTTCTGAAGCCTTTACTCTTGAAATTTCGTCTTCAAGAAGTGTAATAAACTCACGAACTGCCGTAATTGTTTCATTTGGTTTCATGGATTTAGCCTCTTCTAAACCCTTCAATACCTCTGCGTGGCTTACACCGAGTTTAGACTCGATCGTTGATATTTTTTGCTTTAGTAAAGCTTTAATACGATCCTTATTTGTATAGGTAAATTCATGGCGATCTTGTGACGTCATGTTTGTAGTGCTCGAAGGCTTCGCTAGGACGTTTGCAACACGGCTTTTAGAATGGCTTAGGTTACCTTTCGCCTTTTCCTCAGCCCTTCTCGTGGCGATTGCGGCCTGTGCCGCAGGTGTTGGAGTTGATGATGTAAATGGCCAGATACCACCTCTCTGTTTTTTTTGCTTCCGTGTATTCTTGGGCATCTCTATCATATGGATTCATTTTTGTTATAATTAAATTTGAGTCGAGAATCTAAGGCTTTGTTGCTACTATTATCTAAATGCCTGAAGCTCTATCAAAAGATAAAAAGCTGGGACCAGAAGCGTGGCAAACTCTTGCCACTAAAAACAGACACGAGAGAGATGCTCGTATTACATTCTATGAGCCTACACATACGTATACGATTGACGGAAGTTCCGATAAAGTGATCAGCGGGACCAAGTTTCTCCATGAGTTCTTTGGTCACTTTGATGCCCCTGCCACGATCAAGAAAATGATGAAGTCACCGAAATGGCCTTCGAGCCCGTATTATGGAATGACCGCGGCCGAAATTGAGAAGGGTTGGTCAGATAAGGGTAAGGCTGCGTCTGAGGCAGGAACCGCCATGCACTTAGGTATTGAACAGTATCTCAATGGAGCCGAAGACATTATCGTGCCTGAAGTCAAGGAATCACCCGAGTGGAAACAGTTCATGAACTTCTGGGAAAAGGAAGGGCCCGATCTGGAACCCTATCGCACAGAATGGGAAGTCTGGTCAAAAGAGCACCTGCTGTGCGGCTCCATCGATATGGTCTTTCGTCGTAAAAGCAATGGCAAGTTTCTGATTTATGACTGGAAGCGGTCAAAAGCGATCAAGACTGAAAATACGTATCAGAAGGGCTTGGCTCCGCTCGACCACCTCGATGACTGTAATTATTGGCATTACACTCTACAGCTCAATGTCTATCGTTGGATTCTAGAGAATCTTTATGGAATGGAGATTGAAGGCATGGCCCTTATTGTCTTACACCCAGACAATACGAATTATCGTCGTATTAAGCTTAATCGCCTTGAAGATGAAGTCGAGGATATGTTAGCATGTCGGTTGCGGGCATTAGAGGCTGGGGGAGATGCCGCAGTTTTACTGCCTGTGCCTGAAATTGTTGATAAGTCGAAGTCGAAAGCAAAAGGGTCGTTGATTACAGATTATATGATGACGGATTAGATTCGGAATAACCCATCGGCCTTATTGAAACGCCGTGGTATCCATCGCATCTCCACATAGTCCATCTGCCTCACTTCTTTTAAGATTTGATCGTAGTAGACTGCGGCATACTCATGACGCGGTTTGCGTTTCTGAATTAATGCATTGATCACACCCAGATTATCATTTTCTATTTTTACTGCGGAGACTTCATTGCTTTGTGTCATTTGAATGCCATCAAGGATTGAACACCACTCGGATTCGTAGGAGTTTCGATGATCAAAATAGGTCTTTACAGAGGTATACTTTTCATCGGATAGCAATAGAGAAGCTGTTCTCGATACTCGATCCGTGTAACGAAAGGAGCCATCGGTCTGTAAATGAGCGATCTCTAAAGGTCTCGAAAACTTTCTCCAAAGAGTTGAAAAGGCTCCTGCTTTCCGCATCTATTTATACGCAGTAAATTTGAAAAGGTGAAGTAATATTAGTAAGGGTAACACAATGACGTCCGCCTATCTACACATCATTGATCCCACGGTGCCATCGCAAGATGAGCCGCAAGACTTTATCTTTTCCTTCCCCCTTGATCCCTTTCAGAAGCACGCAATTGCTGCGATCGACAAGGACGAGAACGTGCTTGTGACTGCGAAGACAGGTTCGGGGAAAACTTTGGTAGCAGAATATGCCATTATCCATGCCCTTAAGAAAGGAGGTCGTGTCTTTTATACGACGCCCATCAAATCGTTATCCAACCAGAAGTTCCATGACTTGAAGAAGCTCTTTCCTGAGACGTCCATTGGAATCATGACAGGAGATATCAAGTATCGGCCTGACGCACAAGTTCTCGTGATGACGACGGAGATTCTTCGAAACTTGCTGTATAAGAAGGGTTCAGTCACTGCGTCTATTGGCCTGACCGCGGCTATTTCTCTCGAGGGCCTTTCCTGTGTTGTCTTTGACGAGTGCCACTACATTAATGATCGCGAGAGAGGTAAAGTCTGGGAGGAGACCATGATTCTTCTCGATCCGAAGATCCAGCTAGTTCTCCTGTCTGCGACCATCGACAAACCCGAACTCTTCGCAGGTTGGCTCGGTGACCTGAAGCAGGTCCCCATTCATCTGATCTCCACACAGTATCGTATTGTGCCTCTTACACACTCCGTCTTCTTTAACGGAACCCCTGAGCTCATCATGGACAGCAAGGAGAATTTCAAGGAAGGAGCGTATCAGGGATGGCTTCAGTGGCGGACTCATGTTGGAAAGACTCAAAAGGACCATCGGGATAAAGTCGCAGCTCGGCGTATCGGTGGATACGAAGACCCTGTCGTCAAATCTGATACACATGGTGGCCTGAAATCGATCACGCATCAACTGAACGAGACGATCTCCTATTTCCAAGAGAAGGGTCTTCTGCCTTGTCTAACCTTCATCTTTAGTCGAGCGGGTTGTGAAAAATATGCGAACCAGATTCAAGGGTCGTTAGTAAGCACTGCGGATTCTGCGGCCATTACACAGATATGGAATTTCCATTTGCGGCGTCACAAGGAACTTCTGGAGACAATGCCTCAAGCTCACCAACTCTTGGAATTAGCACAGAAGGGTGTTGCCTATCACCATTCGGGTCTATTGCCCATGTTGCGGGAAATGGTAGAGATTCTCTTCAGCAAGGGACTCGTCAAGGTTCTCTTTGCGACGGAGACTTTCGCGGTTGGCATTAATATGCCCACCAAGACTGTCTTGTTTATGGATCTCATGAAGTTCTCTGATGAGACGAATGGGCTTCGTCCTCTACGAACGGACGAGTATATCCAAATGGCGGGGCGGGCGGGTCGGCGAGGCAAGGATACCGTCGGCCATGTCTTCTATTTGCCCCAGAGAGAACCAGTGGATGCCCCAACAATGCGTCAGATGATGACGGGATCGAAGTCGGCCATTACGAGCCGAATGGATTTCGGATATGACTTCATTCTCAAGACGATTCATTCAGGCAATAACCGATGGATCGACTTGCTTGAGAGGTCTTACTGGTATCAGCAGCGGTCTATAGAAAAGAAAAGTTTGGAGAGACAGCTCGCTGACGTAAACAAGAGTCTTTCTGCGATGGACATCAACAAGGAGACCCTAGAACTCTGTGAAAGGAGAGAGACTCTTGAACAAACTGTTAAGGCCTCGGTGAATTCTGCGAAGAAGAAGGCACAGACAGAACTAACAACTCTCATGAAGACATGGCTAGGCTCGCCACAACTAGTGAAGGCGTGGCCATCCTGGATTATCGTTAAGAATCTACTCGAGCAAGTTCAGGGGATAGAAGGTGAGTTGCGTGAATATGAAGATCTTGGTAACTCGGTTGTGGGGCCCAGGCTTCGTCTTTTGGAGGCGTGGGGATTCTTATCAGAGAGCAAGTTGACAGACCTGGGAATTCTTGCGACGGAAGTCAATGAGGGCAACCAGATTCTTATGTCTATTGCGTATAAGGAAGGACTCTGTAGCTCTCTGAACCAGGATGAACTTGTTATCTTCCTTGCGTCCTTTCTGGGCGAAGGAAAAGAGGAGAATGCCCCGACTTTATCTGATATCGCAGTTCCTGTCCAAGTCAAGAGTGTTTTGACTACTCTTTCTCGGCATGCGTCTCAGTGCCAGTCAGATGAAGATAAAATGCTGGGCCCTAGATACGGAAACTGGTCTCTTTCGACGACCTGGATGGAGCCGTGTTATCGATGGGTTCAGGGTGAGGAGGCAGCTGTCTTGTGTCTAGAATATGGAATCTATCAGGGAAACTTCATGCGGTCTCTTCTGAAGTTGGCCAATCTGGTGGAGGAATGGACATCGATGGCCACCTACGCCCAGGATATTAAGACTCTGGAACTCGTGGAGGGTCTCCAGCAGAAAATTGTTCGAGGAATTGTGAAGCCCGAGAGTTTATATCTTTCCCTCTAATATAGAATGGTTCATTCAGGAGGGGATTACCCTAAATTCATGCAAAATGTACCTCCTACGAAAAATAAGATAGCGGAGGCATTTGATTTTCCCAATGACTCAAATGCTAACCTGCCAGTGCTTCGTCCTATAAATTTAAAAAAGGACGATCCGCAGCAATGGCAACCTCCAAATAACTTAGGATCATCCGCTTCGGTGCCTTCTACAAATTATTTAGAAGGAAATCCAAAGAATAATGCGTTCGTAAAAGCTTTACAGCCGCACGCACGCCCCCTAAATCCAAATGCGGCTATACCTCCTGGGTTTATACCCGAGGGTATATTTAACCCCAAGAAGAGACTTGTAAGACAAGAAGGACAGAGAAATTTAATTTTTGGTAATGCCATGGCGAATTTACGCCAGAAGCAGGCTATGGAGGCTGCAAAACCCGCTTGGAAAAGAATGCTTGGTTTCGGTGGCAAGTCGCGTAGCCGCCGTCACCGTCATCGTCACCGTAAGACGCGTAAGAATCGCCGTTCATAAAAGCCCCCAAGATTTATTCTGCCTCTATAGTATATAAGATGCCGCCTAGTAATTTAACAAACAATGAGAGGGCGTATTATCTTGCTCCGAGAGGTGAAACATTTAGAAAAAACCCTAATGCCAGATATAGATATCTTTATTTTAAAAACCATGGGAGGAAGTTTGAAAATGATAATCCCAATGCCCCGACTGTAAATTACGGCCCGCTTGCTAAAAAGATGAATGAATTACAAGGACAGATGGGAGGTGGCAAGTCGCGTAGCCGCCGTCACCGTCACCGTCACCGTAAGACGCGTAAGAATCGCCGTTCATAAATCAAACGTAAGCATACACTGAAAGATAAACTCTGCGTCTTCCTGATCTAAAAAGAAAAATGTCCACCATTGATGGACCGCGAATGAATCTTCATAAAAGCACGACTCCGATACATAGGTAATTCCTTTCATAAATTCTGGCATTTTATATCCGAATTCGTGAATACCTTGACAGATATAGATATCTTGGCCAGGTAACTTCTCTTTTTTCTTCTCACAGATATCAATCATAGCCGATCTCTTTCTAAATGAAAGACCTCCTCCTGCTACATTCATGTCCCATTCATAAGGGGCAGCGACATAGTCATATTCCATTATATCATCAGGAACTTTCTTACGTAAATAGGAGTCCGTTTCCATAAACAATAGATTCTCGGCTGAAAAATTACGGTAGAACTCTGAATCCTGTAGAAGTAAATTTTACTCCAGCTTTCCTTGCTCAGGGGACGGATTTCCTTTGAACAACGGAAGAAAGGTGATTCCATTTACAAGATCACCCGCACACTCCCTACAATACGCAAGATTGACATCAGAACAGACAATACAGAGAGACCATCCTCTCGCAAAATAGGCAATGTTTCTTAGAAGGAAATAGAGATTCTCATGAATACGACGTTCAACGAGCACAACACATTTTTCTTGATGTAGAGGAAACGTGTAGTAGGTATAAAAGAGTTCAAGAGGATCTTGATATTTTCTCTTTAATATATCAAAAATAAGAGGTTCGAGTCTCATTCGTTTCTGATGGCGACGTTCAGCTGTCAGCTCTTCGCTTGTTTCAGGATATTCATCAAAAAGATGGAATGTCTCCATTAACTGACCTATATGGATGTAAATTCAGTAGTAAATAGCCGCAGACGAAAGACCATACGATCTTTCCATCCAACCCTTTTCATGTCGGAATAATATTCCAAGATGACTTGGTCTCCAGGTTTATAGATAGACTCGGTGTATTTTACTGACACAACACGCTTCCATGCGTTCACATAGACCTTCGCCTTCATCTTATCCTCTAGAATGGATAAAACAATGCCCAACTCTTCATGCGTATCATACTTGTAGAGAGATAGTTGGCGAAGAAAGAGATAATCACGATCGTGCTTTTTTGCCTGTGTCTGACACTGATTCAGGTGTTGAGCAAGCTCCAACTCCGTAGATGGTGGGATTTCTTTCCTCAGAATCGCCTTGATACAGCGTTGATTTATAAGATCGGCATACCGACGAAGAGGCGATGAGGCGTGGCAATACGGAACGGATCCGAGACCAACGTGAACTTGGGCTCTAGTGGTATTAATTAACTCATAGGTCGCAGATTGATAGGCCAAGAACTCCAAAGTAGGGTTCACACGGAGCCATGTCTCCAGGAGTTCCTTATCGGCACCTGAATGTGTTCTTAGCAGACCCTCCTTGTAAGGCAAGAGCAATCTCGCAGCCTGCTTATTGTAGAAGAGCATCAGCTCCTCGACCCACTCATGAGGATCGCTTGTTTGAGAGCCTTTGAGATGCGAACAGAGAGTTTTGAGTCCCTCTACGCTGAATCCAAATGGCCTAGTTTGTAGAATCGATTCATACGTGTGTGACATATGATTCTTGACTTGAGTCTCCTTCCACTCGACATTTGATAGAGTTTCTTGTTCTGCGTTCCACTGAAAGAGTAAAGATACACCCAGCCGTGTTTTGGATGGAAGAAGAGACGCTTCATCCTCCGATAAGGCAAGAGGAAACATCGGAAGAACGGCTGTCCCATTCTGATAGAGAGTCTGACCCTTCTTTCTTGCCTCCAAATCAAGATCCGAATTGGTCAGAACCCATTCTGCGACATCTGCGATTGTAATTGCGAAGTTCCAGAGACCATCTTTGATCTGCTTCATTGTAATTACATCATCAATATCTCTACAGCCAGGAGGATCAATATTAATTGTGATGCCTTCAAGGAGAGGTCTATTCAGAAAGTTGCTGATGCCAAGAGTCAAGTCTTTTTCTTTCTTTAGCGACGGAGAGCCATAGAGCCACTTCAAGGCCTCTGCCTCTACGTGAAAGGTTCCAGCGTGACCTAACACCTTCACTAGATTCCCTCGAGGCAAGTGATCTGCGGCATTCCAATCAAGAAACTCAACAAGACAAATGATATTTTTGCTTGTGTCCTTTTCGGATGAGCCAACGCGCAGTTGAGGATAGGAACGATTATGGGGCGTGAACAAATACAAGGGATATCCCTTGGCCGTATGACCATACTTGTATTTGCTGTTCAATTCCAGAGTTCCAACGATATATCCATAATTCGCTCTCTTGACTAGACTACATCCAGCATCGTCGAACGTGACATCATCACCAGGCAAACAGCGATTTGCGAGTTTATAGTCTCTAAATGTGATCTCTCCTACAACAAATGTCTTGTAGTCTTTTGTTGTAAGAAGTGTCATACTGTGTATGAATGCCTGCTCTAAAGTAGGCCGATTTTCAAATTTATTGAGCGACCCTTATATCTCCGATGGGAGTCCGCTCCTGGTAAATCTGTAAGAGACCTGCGGGCATGGCATCAGGTAGAATCGCTTTTGGTGCCAACGCGGAAGATGATAACAGAGCAGGGCCCTCAGGTGTGATGACTATTATATAAGGGATGCCACCCTTCTGTTCTCTGAGGTTTGAATATGCCATAGTTGTTGGAGGTTCTGTCCGAAGATCAATCAATATGACAGGATATCTTACAGTTCTCACAAGTTTCTTAATCGCCTCTCTTGATAACGAGTCAGCCTCTTCAGGCATGCCGAGTTCAACAGATGACGTTCCGAGGGAAGTGAGATAGGGCAATAGAGTCGCCTCTGCTCCCGAAGCCCTGTATAAAAAGATGCCTCTGAGTTTTTCATCCTCGGGTCCAAGGAGCTGAACAAGGGCTGGCGGCAAGATCTGTGACGGTGCGACTTCCTCCTGGTAGGCAGGCCGTCCACTCGGCTTCGCAGACATTTCCTCAAAGAACTTCTTCTTTTCCTTTCCTGACGGCATCCAGTCGAGGCGTAACAAATCAAACCAGGCTACACTGCCTTCGGGCAAAATCCATTGATCATCAATCTTAATAGCTTCTTTAATCGATACAAGAGTGGATACGTCGCCCTTTAGAAGCTGTCGTCTACGCTCAGGGAAACGGAGAAGTTCTTCAAGTAGACGCATGAAGAGAAGCTGTGGTCCGTTGACATCCCGCGAACCCAGATGGGCCCGCTTAGGAGAATGAAGAAGACAACGCCCCTGACCATCGTTTTGTCTCCACGAGCAGATTCCTGAACAGGATGCCTCTGCTCTCAGTCTACAGTCGACACGTAATAAACTTGCTATTTGTTTTCTATCTTCATTGTCGTCCGATTGATCTAACCACTCAAGAACAACCGGTGCCAAGAGAATCTCTAGACGTTTCCGCTTCTCGAACAAAGGAAGCGGTGGGTTCAGAACATCATACTTTCGTTCAAACAAGATAGACTCGATTTGTTTACGGAATTCAGGTCCAGCCTCTTCTGAGCTAAACCAGTTTGAAAAGGTGAGGCGAAGGTGCTCGAAGACTTCATTCATTTCATTCTCATTCGCCATCAAGAGTTGTTCTTCGGGCATTCGTTCCTCTTTTCCTGAGGAATAGGTAAATTCACGATTGAGAGACCATTCCATCTGATCGATCTCAACAATCGGTAGTCCATCGGCTTTAGCAGGATCTCTCGGATCCTTTACAGGAATATAAATACCATTTGCGAGCTGTATGGCGACATATTTTCCTGTAATTCTGCTTCTTACCTTACGCTCTACTTTGTATCCAGGGTATAGTGAAAAGACAGAGTCAAAGTCGCGTATATAATATTCAATCGCCTCATCGATCGGTGCCATATCATAGTCATCCCAGTCCAAATGTATCTTTCGTTCTCTTATGATAGTTCCGTCGTCGACAACGGGTAGGGCAACAAGACCTGGTTTGCCTGGCCTTGAACGGAATGTTAGAGCCGCGATGTGATTGTAGGCATCTCTGACAATACCAGCGGGAGATTTCTCCATGGCTTGGATCGCCCTTCCTAGAGGGATAAGTGCCATGGAATTAATCCGAGATTGACTCGTGTAGGCACCACGCCCCGTTGAGACACACTTGCTTACAAATTCACGGACTCTACTTCTAACAATAGGAGGCCATGCACCTTCAATTGCTCTTTGAAAGAGAAGAGTCGGCTCATGGCTTTCTGGAAAACGAGTGGTTGCTCTGCGATTGTCCGTGTAGAAGATCGGTTCCCAGATTCCTGAATGATGGTGAAGTAAGAAGACAATATCTGACCCCGCATATTGTTCTACATCGTATCCATAAGGAGGGCAGCGAACATCAACTTCATCTTTTTCATTGATATCTAGAATAATACACACAAACCCACGCGGTGTTACTAATCTAGGAAGTGCGAGAACCTGGGCAAAATGACGATATTGCTTGAGTGCGTCAAGAGATGTTGACTCTAAGAACCCTTGGAATCGATGGTAGCTCTTCCACAAGCGAACGACCGCATCCTTATTCTCATTTGTCATATCAATTTCGAGCTCTCTAAAGACCCATAGACGTAATTCTGCGTCCTGGGGGACAGGATCAGACGGCTTGTAGAATTCCAAGACAAAGTTTCCATAATTTAAAAACAAGAAGATTCTGGGCGTGATGACCTGTTGAAGTCTGGCCTTGACTTGCTCTGCCGAATTAAGGAAAAGGGAAGGGGCGATCGCAGCCAGGAAACTATCAGGTAAATAGCGGCTTCTATTCTCAACACCGATACGAAGAAAGGCCTTTGAATCTGGCTTGAGTTCCATGCGATTAAATTCACGAGACACAAAGTCTGTAGCATTCTGGCCAAAATAGGCATCCAGTGACGGGAATAAAAGACCAATCTGGGGGCCATCAATCTCTCCGAGTTTTAAGGGGAACTTTTCGGGGCCGACGATATACTTTCTATGGGCCTTAGCCAATGTGACCTGATAGTCCATCATGGGGACAGCCGCGACCGTCCCTGCGGATACGGGAGCTTCTGCTTCTGCCTCTGCTTGATCTCCATCGCCGTCCTCTTCGACTGGCCCACCTTGAGCTGCCGCGCGAATATGTTCAAATTGCTTGTCCGATACGCGGATTGTCTTATTATCAATAAAACAGCAGGGTTGGTAAAATCCGTCAGGGTGGTTTGTTTCTTTCAAGAATCGCACATATAAATGACGTTTATTGTCTTTTGACTTTTGTTTTACTTTGCGATGGATAATGGTTTGGTTCGCCAAGGGCTTTTTCAGGTCCTTGATGATGAGGCCATGGCAGAAAGGGCAGGAATCCTTGGGCTTCTTTTTTCCTTTGCGATCGACTTCTTTGCGTAAATCGGATTCTCTCACAAGAATATAATCATTTGTGCAAAAATACTCACAGCAGAGATAATAGTTTTGACGAAGAGGATCAGATCCGTATTTTAAAAGCGTATAGGTTTCTGCTCCTTCCTGGGGTTCTTCTTCGTCAAGTTCCAGGGGATAGACTTGGAAAATAACGTCGTCGTCGGCATACTCTTCACGCATTCTCTCATATTGTTCTTGCGTGAGGACGGCCGGTTGGCGGGTTTCAGTTGCCTGGCACATACTGACATATTTTTTGATTTTTACATCCTTTGTGGTTGCCTTGTATTCAAAGAGATGGCGATCGGCGTCCTGGAGCTTTCGGATTAGATATTTATCATAACGTTTTTCCTTGTTGTCTTCCTTGTCGCTGTTGTTGTTTTCATTTGCTTCTTTTGCTGCGACTGCCGCTACTACAGGTCGTGAGGAAATAACAGGAGCTGCCGCAACAGGCATAGGAAGTGCGGCCTCAACTTCGCGTTTTGGTGGTTCCGCTGCTGCTGCGACACGAGCGGCTACACCACCTTCTTCTTCCCCATCTGCCGCATCACCTTCTTCTGTGGCAAACATTAATGGATCAAAGTCTAGTTCACCCAGGTTTTCTACATCTTCATCCTCTTCTTCTGCTGCTGCTGCCGCAATAGGGGCCTTTGCTGCTGATGCCGCGACCGCTGATGCCGCAATAGGAGCTGCTCCAGGGGGAGATGTCGCCGCCGCTGCCGCTGCCACTCCGTATTCAGCCGCAAATCTCTCCGATGTCACAAGAAACTCATCATCCGCACTAAACAGAAGAGATAACAAGGTCAAGATTCGCTCTAAAGACTGGATTGAATCTACACGATATAAGTGAAAGGAGTAAAACGGATGTTGAGCAAAAATACCGATATCAATGCCCTTATTATACGTCATAATATAATCTTTTGTTTCAGGAACAACAAGGCTCGCCTCACCCGAAGACCGCAACCAATCCGCTACCTTTGATTGTGCCTCCTCTGGCTGTAACTGAAACTCATCAGCTATCGCAGTCGAGAACTCTCCAATAACCGCATCCCCATGAAGAAGACGACGGCTCGCTAATTGTGTTAAGAAGGCATAAATGCGATCCTCTGTCGAGAAGTTACTCACGAGTTTATACCGAAGCATAGCAAGTGGCTGTTCACCAGGCAACGGGGAAATCTCCTGGAAGGCACATGAAAAGGCGGCCAGTCGCTTTCTAAAGATGGCCCGTGTTATCCGAGGCTTACTTTGAGGGAGACGGATACCACAGATCAGCGTTGCCTCTCCAATTTCAGGGCTCTGTGTCTCGAGTGGCAGTCCCTCGATGCCTTTTGTGAAGAGATCAGGAAATTGACTGAGATCTGACTTTGGTTCAAGGCGTCTGAGCTGTTTGGGAGGCAACAGGATAAAATCACTCGATTTATCTTCGAACAAACGCAGAGTTCCATATAACGCAGGCTGTGTCCCTAGTGTTTTCCGAATAACGATTTTCGCAAATATGTAGTCCTTCTCAGGGGTAGGATTCCGTTCCTGGGCCCACTGAAGTAGAAGACGTGGATCCGAAATATCAGGTATCTTTAACACACTCAGAAGACGGATCTTTGTAATCGGCTGTGTATCAGACGGAAGAATTCGTAAAAATGGACGCTCTGCGGTGACGGTTGTTTGATAAAAGAGGGATTCGAGTTGGGGTGTTGCCTCTTCAGGCTTTTTCCACACAAGACGTAGGAATTTAATCCCTCCTAAACCCACAGGCAACAATTCCACTTCACCATCTATTAATTGATCAATGCGGCGTAGCAATTGTATTGTCCTTTTGACATATGTGATACGCAGATCAGATTGTTCTACTTCTTTCCTTCTCAGAGCCTCGATGGGTTTCAGAGGCTCCAATTCGGGAAAATAAGGGCCCATGCGTCCATACCATTCACGTTCCGATGAACGCAAAGCCTCTGCCATCGTATTCAAACCATCTTTATAGAGATATAAATGAAACTGAATAACAAATGGGTCTGCGGATTCAAGAGTGGTTCTTCCCTTGGATATAAAGCCAATCACTTGTTTATCTCCTGTGGCTGTAACAAACCGCTCATCAAGGCGTCCAGATGCCGCTCTATGAAACGGATTATGTAGAGTATAAATATCGGTATCTGCTGACCCGCCAGGTTTTAACCAAAGAAAATCCGCAGGTATATACATATCTTGTTGGTTTTCAAAGGGCTCTGAGGAGTCAGGGACCATAAGACATTGAAAGGAAGGATAAAAATCAGGATCTTTCTTCTTTTCCATGTAAATGGCCGTTTTCAAATCCATGAATGATAAAAAGGGATAAAAGTTAGGTAAAGTTATAATTTCGGTGACAGGTGAGTCCGCTGTCCGAAAGACTGCGACACGTACTGTAGGGCCATGAAATGCCCCTACAAATTGTGGTTTAAAGAATCTCTCCAAAAATGAGGCAAGGTTATCCTCCATCTATTCAGCCCGAAGATACTTGTCCGATGGTCATATCCGCTCCATCCTTCTCGGCATCATACTTCGGCTGATCCGTTATCCGTGTCCCGCAATATCTCACGGGATGATCTTTAAAGTCTTGGTATGTATATACACCAATCTTTTCAGCCTCTTTCAATAACCAGCCGAAGTTGTTCCAGAATTCAGGTTCATGACCGACTGAATCTGTTACCATATGAGCCATTTCATGAATGGCTACGAACATCATAATATTCTCTTTGACTAGCGTCTCATCCGCTCCCTGACGCTGTCTCAAGCATAAATGAACCGCCTCGCCCTTATTTACACTATAACTTGTATGTTCTGCGTCGGGTGTCGATTCCAAGAGACGCTCAGGATCAGGTCTAAATCTCTCCTTTAACCGTTTTGCCTGTGGCTTGTCGGGAAAGGTTGTTTCCAAATGCATGTAGAGTTTCTTCATAAGCATACGGACTCTCGCAATTAAATCGGCCGCCTGCTGCTTATCCGGCATATCACGAACTTTATAATACTTATTGTCTACGGTGCTCTTAACATTTGTAAGAGGATAGGATCCAACACCAAAGGTGCTTTGGAGTTTTTGAAGGGCATTTTGGGCACCTGATAGCCAGGATGAATCCATATCTACTAATAAGATAGAATGACGTATACCTTTCCTATACACCCTGAGAAAAATGCGTATGAACATATTAATACACATTTAAAACATCTATTTGACCACGACGAGGCCCGTATCATGGAGCTCCTGGAAAGTATTCAGTTTGGTCTAGGATATCTTAGTATAGGGTTTATAGCAGGTGTCTTTATAGATGCTTTATTCCCACGATATGACGAGACAAAGGAAACTAATATTGTATTTTTTGAAACAGTTCTACATGCCTTGACATTAATCATTGTTGTCTTCTATGTAAGAAAGATTGTGAAGGTTATGCCGTTCTTATTTGTTCTAGATTTTGACACAAATGGGGATGGTAAAGTTTCAAAATATCATCCCTATCAGGCGACTGAATATAGCGGTGAACTTATGATTGCCTTAATCTTAGTTGGCTCACAGTTAAATCTAATCAAGAAGGTTGACTTACTCTCACGAAAGATCTATAAAGTGATACATAATGAGGATAAAAAGATTGGAATTAGTATTGGGCTATAGATATTTAGAGACTATAATAATCTAGAATTATGATATAATTTTAGATTAGTTATTTGATACACTAAACCTGCGGTTTAGTTGATTTCAGCTCGATGTGTCGAGCTTTAATAGACTAAATCTTCGATTTAGTTGATTTCCAACGTTCTGCGGTTCACGTCAGGCTCGATCGTCGTCTGGTTGAACACCGAGACGGCCATCTGCGGGTTCGGCGGCTCAGAACGCATCTGGTAGTTCGCATTACGCAGCGACTGGCCAACCGTATTTACACCGATGAGGGCACCCGCCGACAAGAAGTTCTTGCCCTTCAGGGATCCAGTGCCCATCGGGTTCTGCTGGGCCCACACAGAGTTCGGGTCCTTGGGGAGCAGCTCAGACGGCGTGAGCTGGTCACGCGGGTAGCAGCCCGCAGGGGCCTCGGCATTGCCAAAGCTTGACGGTCCCTCGAACGTTGAGAGATCCGCATAGCCCTCGGCCGTAGGAGGGGGCGTCGCGACCTGCGGGTTATTCATAACAGCTGCGCGCTGGGCATTACCCACCGTGTTCATCGGCCCCACCGACTGCGAGACGGAGGCGGCACTCAACGTAGGATTTTCAAAACCCTGTCTCATGTTAAAAAGAGAGTCCATATACGACGGGTTGAGTAAATAGCCGCCTCCAACTAAAGCACCCACTACAAGCAAAACTAAAAGAATTGATCGCGTATCAACTGAGACGGCTGCCATGTTTCGTTCCTGTTATCTCCCAGTAAAATCTTCGTGTTCATCCGAATCAGATTCAGACGAAAGCTCGGAGCCTTCATCTTCTTCAGCGGTATCCCCATATTTCATATAATACTTCTGGGCCATCCTCTCTGCCTTTAATTTGGCGAGAGCCACTTTGAGACGAGCCTCTCGTATTCTTTGTTTTTCGAGTATCTTTCCCTTCGTGTTTGACTCAATTTCAAGGATGTCGGAAAGAGGTAAATCATTAACAGGGACCATCGCATCCACCGAATCAACCGTATTCTGAATTTGGATGGTTCGGACTGTAGTTTCCTCAGAGGGCTGAATCGCATGGGCAGAGACCGGAGACTGTGGTCTTGGCGTCGTAGACTCCAGAAAGCTAGCCGAAATAAAAGGTTCTGAAGGCGTGGCCTTAACAAGAGACCAATGAAGTCTAACTTCCTTAGAGCTCATGACGACCCATTCAGGGCGAAGACTTAAGATAACATATGAATCTGAATCAGTTGAAGGCCACTTATGCTGAAGACGACGAAGTGTTGAGTCTAGCTTTAGAGGTGAGGCAAACGAAGAAGCAGTCTTCTTTAGAAAGTCAGAGAGAAACTCAGTCACAGTCTGGGTGAACGTATCCGGAAGACACTCTTCTGTAAAGTGTGTATGGGGCTTTGTCATAATCAATGGTGCCCCTGTGAGTCGAAATGAATATGTTGATTCATTCTTATTCCAAACTGGACTATCGACCGTTAACATCATTCTGCGGTTTCTCAGCCCTATTCGTTTAAGCGGAGTATATAGTTGTAATGAAGCCGGAAAAGCCTTCTGTTCTTGAGTCCTTCATGGAAAAGGGTATTCATTTGTTAAATCGTGATGATATAAAGAAGAAATTACAGGTGTTTTTAATCGATCCGCTACTTAATCACGTCATGGAGCGTGTGTTTCCGTATATAATCCTTACATGCGTCCTATTTACATTACTATTCATTGTTGCCATGCTCACATTTGGTATGATGGTTCTTCAAACAAAGTCGTCGTTTTTTCCGATTACAGCGGCAGCGACAGTGGCCGCCGCTGCGTCTTCTTCTGCGGCTGCTATAACCGGCGTCTAGACAGAGTTATACCCCAATGGCGTCTTCCGGTCCTTACCCTTCGGGTCCCCAGCCTCCTATAAATACACAAGAGCTCGCTTTCTGGGTGAGAAACTGGGTTCATTACGATAATTTAGCTACAGGGTTATATCGCCAAACGATGAACTCTAGAAAAGTAAGAGAAGAGTTTGAAGTAAAGATTCTCGATAGCTTGAAAGCATCAAACATGGAAAATGCTATCATTCAAATCGCAGGAGGGCGTCTGGTCATTCATGAAGAGAGACATAATCAGCCTCTTACTCTAGGTCGCATTGAGGACTTGCTTCATGGGTATTTTACGAGTAAGGGGATACCCGATGACACACAGAACATGATGAAGCATTTTAGAAAACAAAGAGAATATGAGGTTCATAAGAAATTGAAGAAGCATATTGGTGCAAATGCTTCTGCGTTGCCTCCTTTGCCTCCTGTTCCTGTTCCTGTTGTTCCATCAGGACAACCGAGTCTAAAGTAACTACACGAAGTCTAGATAGCAAGTGTGTCTGTCTATTTACGTCTAAATGCTCAGTTGGACTGCATGGCTTCTCGAGAACATTAGCATGGATGGGACTATTACAACAATTGTGCCCAGACAGGAGGCCATTAGGATTATGTGTCATACTGGCCTCTATCCTTTCATAGAACAGGAGGGATATAAGTGGCGTCATAGTAAAGAGATACTGACTGCGAAAGTTCTTAGACTTTTGTATTTTTCATACAGTAAGAAGACTGTATTGATTGAAAACTATCATTCTGACTGGGATCCTGAGCATCAAAGTCTATATGAACACCTCTTTGATACCGATAGATGGAGTGATTTCTGGGAGATTTGGGGTCACATTGAGGACTTTGATGATGAAACAGGATTTGCGTATCGCCTTCGGTTTCGTCTTCCGTATCATGTATGGAATTGGATAGATCTAGAGACATCGTCTAGAACCGCAGAGATTGAAAATTCCTTATATGAAACGGATATGGGTGGATATAACAGAAATGTAAGAGAACTAAAAGAGAAGGAGGATCCTTATCTACAAGATCTATTGATGGGGACGACTACGTATGATAAACATCACTCTTAGTGATTTCTTCTTTTTCTATTTTTTCTTGTTTTATCTCGTCGCCGACCACCCACTCTTCTTTCCAATGGATTTAGGTGATGATACCAATCTCGTATGAATGAATTACGCACTTCAATATCTGATGGAGCAGCGTCTGATTCTGATACCTTTCTATTTCCATTGTTATTATTAGAAAGCTCTGGTCTTTTAATAGCCGGTGTCGATCTTAAAGCTAACATTCTGCTGGTCATCGCATTATTATCAGCTAAGAAACCATATGTATCTAAACATAACCTACCAAATTCGTCAATTGGGCCTGGTGGTATATTTTCTGGTATAGTATCATCTAAATAATCTAAAGCAGTCATTCCATTTTCATTAACAAAATTTAGTTCAACTCCAAGTTCAACTAACTTTTTAACAATACTATTATGTATTTTAAGGTAAGCCTCTTTTTTTTCATATAATTCAGCAATTTTCTTCTTTTCTTCTTCTAAAGCTGCCACTAGAATCGCACGTTGATTGTTATTCATCTTACCCCTACCCTCTTCTTGTTTCAATTCATCTAAATCATATTGAGCTTTTACTATTTCATAATATGAATCATTAAAAACAAGACAAGAATTCATAATCAAAGTATTTTCATAAGAAAAAGATTTAATATTCAATACATCTAGATTAGTATATGCTCCTTTCTGATTAAGAAACTCTAATAGAAGTCCTGGATATTCACTTAAATCAAAGTAATAAGAATACCCAGATGGATCAACTGTATTAGGATTAAGTCTATTAGAATTAATTAAGAGTTTAATAACTTCCTCTCTGTAAGTATAACTACTTTTTTCTTGCTGTGTTATAACTCCTAATGGTGTCCATGTATCTTTTTCGCCATCGGTATCATCTCCTGGTATATTTGGATCTGCTCCAATTTCCAATAATTTTTTTATTAATTCATAATTCGATGCATCATTATATTCTTTACAAGCTTGTAAAAGGATTGTTCCATTGTCGTCAAAACATCTCGCGTTAAGTATTTCAGGATCAATACGATCTTTATGAGTATCAATAAATTCTATTATTATAGATTTAAAAGGAAATAAATCATAAAAATATGTATATCCCCCATTATCTTTATAATTAGGATTAAGTTTGTCATTATGAATAAAAAGATCAATAATTTCATAAAACTCACTATGTTCATGACTATGATGTGCTAACCATGACAAGGCAGTCCATGTAATATCATTTTCTTTACACATTATATTTATATCTGCTCCATTTTCTAAAAGAATTTGTATAAATTGAGCATCTGCTCCATTTTTACATGCTAATAAAAGAGGAGTATCTGTTGTTGTTTTACTAGTTTGAACAACAACATTAAGATCAGCTCGTTTATCGATAAGATTGCGTAGTTTTTCTACAGAATTTGCTGGAACTGAACCTGGATTTCTACAGAGCTCTATTAATTTCTCTGTAGATGTCATTTATCTACTCTACTTACGATGACCATTTTTGATCATTGAACGGTAAAACTCCAAGGGAAGCCGCTTCCGTTTTGAAGTGTGCCACTCTCTTATTCACTTCCAAGGCCTCGGGGCTCAGCGGGATTCCCGTAGAAGCATCGGTCGCGTCATGCTGTGACTGGCTAGGCTTCGGCCCGAAGCAATTCACACCAAACCGCATCTCAGGATTATCGAAAAACCCACCATTCAAACCAGGAACTCCACAGCTTGTTCTCTGATCCTCAGGGCCCGCTTGGAGCTTCTCCCATGTGCCCTTCTGTGTAGGATAGACCGCAGACTGGCCCTTTACCCATCCATAATTACACCAATCCGCTCCCTTTTCCCAGGAGGCCTTGACCTGGTCATACGTAGCCAACTCAGCTCCTAACGCCTTACACAAGGGCTCTGCGTCGTAGTAATTAAACGTATTCTTGCTCACGTTAAAGACCTCTGACGAGCCGCCGCTCGGAAGAATTTTCTCTACAAGCGGCTTACCTGCGTGCTTCTCGCTTTCCGTTTCGTCTTGCGGGGCGACAGAAGGATCTGTCACTTGATGGCCGGGCCCTGATGCCTCAGTAGTCGGAGGGTTCTGGTGAAACCCAAGGGCTCCCTTAATGGAATTCAACAGAGTATTGTAACCATCTGTAAGTTGATTGCCGAAGAAGGTGAGGAGTATCATAAAAAGAAGAACAAGGGATACAAAGATTCCAAGTGCCGTGACCCATCCTCCTGTTCCTGTTCCTGTTCCTGTTCCTGTCGCATTCGCTAACGCATTCTTTCCCATCATATTCATTAAAGGCGAAGCGGGTGAGTTTGTCGCACCCAGAGGCAAAAGACTATTCATCGACTTTACTGCGGCGTTCATCCTATTGTTCTATACTATACTAAGAATGGAAAGGATATCAGGCAAGTTGCTCTGAATATGCTTCTGAAAGGCAGGTATACTCACATCATAATGAATTCCATCGAGAGCTCCGTTCGGATACGCAATACCAAAGCCCCAAGCCTGATCTCCCTTATTGAGTTTGGCCGACATGCTATAGTCCTTAAACTCCTTCATTCTCTTTTCAAAACCCATCGCATAGACAACATAATCTGTCTTTTTCGTGGCCCTGATTGTCGAGGCAAGATCATTTATCGAACAAAGCTCGACCTCAGGCATTCGGCCCGCTTCAATTGATTTAGCAATAGTGGCCGCATCCCATTTCATTCCATCATAATCACCCTCTGCGTCATAGAAAAACGGTTTCGGAGGGACATACATCAGAGAGACTGTCGCACCCAGATCAACAAGATTTTTTGAGACCAGACAACCACTGTGAGCTGTTCCGAAGACCATTACATGATCACCCTTTGTGATGGTGTCTTGAAGACGCGACAGTGTGAGAGCAACTTCGAGAGGAATAGAATGAAACGGTAAATCAAGTGTCTTGGGCTCACATCCCGTCGCCATAAGTAAGATATCTCTCTTAATTTGACTTCCCTTAAGTGTGATAAGCCATTGGCCATCCACAAAGTCAGCGGTCTCTAATAAACCTGTTCTCATGTCGCATTGGCTCATAAAGGGCTTGGCAACAAGATACAAATACTTGATGACGAGGCCTAGGAGACAGGGCTGATCTAGATCAAGAGATGTGTAAGGTTCAGGTAGATCGCCCCTATCGGACGGCCAAGGAACAGCGTCGAGAATCTGACGCCAGGTCGTATTGCTTCTCACGGAGGCCCACTTTCTCTGTAGGTCGCCACCGTCAAAGTGCGGGTCTATAATGGTGATACGCTTAGGGGATATGCCTGCATTCTTTAGGGCCAGGAGTAACAGGATTCCTGTTGCTCCTCCGCCTACAATACACACTGTTTTGGGCATCTATCTTATGACTGGAATACAATTTAGGGATCTCCTCTCTAAAGATCTCCTGAGGGAGTCGTCCTGTTGCCACCGCGTGAGGCGATCAGATTCCGCTGCTCAGGCGTCGTGCACACGCAGCCACCGCCGCAGCTGAAGGACGCACCGCAGCACTCGGGCTTGCACTGGTTGTTCTTGAACATGAAGAGGGAATCGGGACCAGGCTCAAAGGCAGGGCCATTCAGCGGCTCATTCGGGGCCGTGCCTCTCCACTGGCTTACACCATTCGAGGGCGTCAGCTTGACACCGTCAAAGGCGCCGATTGACTGATAGGCTGAGCCTGAACCACCCGCATTCTGTAGGTAGTAGTTGGCAAATCCTTCACTCGGCCCCAGGGAACCGGGTCCATAATACACCATTAAGATGTTCGCCAATAAAAGGATTACGAGTCCCGTGATAAGGAATCCTAGACGCATGTTTCTCTTCTTGTGCGGCCTATTTTTTGGACAGCTCCGATTCTAGAACCCTTTCTACAAACGGATAGGTTAAGTGAATCTTGTCGATCCCCACCTCCGTGAAATCACGCACGAATCCGGAGAAGTCTTTTGCGTCAACCCAGAAGGTCCCTGAATCCGTTGTAAGATGATATCCTGTTTCTTTTGTCTTCGAATTATTTGAAGAAAAGAGATGCTCCCATTTCAAATTCTTTACCCATACACCGTCACTTAACTCCCTCTCGCCAATCGGCGTTCCCTTGTAAATTCCTGTAACACGTGTATACCCATGTTCACCGTAGAGTAGATCACCAATTCTTATAGATGAAATGGGTCTCCGCTCACCCGTTTTAAAAAGAACTTCACACGAGGAGGCAATCAATGGATACTCCTTAGGGACTTTATCATCCCTTGTAAATCTGTTTTCATTATTTAATAGATGATTGATAATCGTATCCCACTGTGTATCATACCCAGACGGAATCTCTTCCCAATCGCGGAATCGTAGGCCTTCCATATGGATCTCTCGGCTTGTTGTCCTCAGGCAGATAAGTGTAGAGGATGTCTTATTTGTCAATATAGCAGACGTATGCTTCATTACAGGAATCCATTGATTCATCTCGGAGGAATACACCAAATGCTCTCCACTTACAAGAACAGATCCAATCGAAAATAAAGGAACATCATTACCGTCAACAACAAGAACTCCTTCGACTATTGACCCATCATAGAGTGTATCACCAGCCTTTAAAGAACCAATAGAAACAAAAGAACCATCTGCGAGTTGTATAGGTATTTCGGGTGTAAAACAAAATCCGTTTCGTAATCCTCCTAGTCTATCACCAAAACCAGCCGCCTCAAGCATATCAACCGTCGGAAGAATGACGAACGGAATCAGTGGCCATAAGATAAGAAACATTACTGCGACAAGTGCGACAAGAATGTTCATGATAATAATCACAACATTCACGATGAAATCGACGAAATTCTGTATTGCGACTTGAATACCAATCCCCATATAGAGTGTCGCCATCGCGATACCACCCACGCGATTCATAGCAGACAACATGCGTTGAAAACCCTGGGCAAATAAGAATCCTGTTTTGGCAAAACGACTCCATACAGGATCCAATATTTTCATAAATGAACTCATCGCATTTGCTTTCACCGTCCGAAGAACATTCAACATTTCTCCTAGAAGATCACTGACTTCAAACTGTTTTCCAAGTATTGCTAAAAGCGGCCCCAGAAGCACCTTAAACCCCTCAGCAAAGACCGACTTTACACAGAATGTAAAGTTATCAGCCGAAAATTCAGATGCCGATCTAGGATCATTTGATGGTTTAAATAAGAAACTGGCAAAGAGAATATCAATATCACATCTACGATTTGCCCAGTCATCCATGACTGCTTTTATATCGGTCGATCCCATAATAATGCCTAGACCGCATGTTAGCAGCACCATAATGAAGGATACAGTCCATGCTCCAAATCCAAATCCGAGGATAAGGAGTATTGAAAAAAAGACCAGAACAAGCAAGATGCTCATCTCTCTGATGAGGAGGAGGACTCTATCTCTTTAGCATAGAACATCTCGGCCTCAGGTGAATGAACCTCTAAATAGTCTCTTACCATGTGTCCATCTCGGAGTTCGATTGAAGCTGTAGGGCTAACAATCAAACTTATATAGACTTCTGGGTTTTGTAAATGAACCTTTTTACCTAACAACCGTCTCCATTGATTCAGTTCAGGATTCCAGACAAGATTACCGGAAGATATCTTATCACCTGACGGCAAAAAAGAGATATCAGAGACAATCTTCTTAATAAGGCCAATGACCCTTCCTGTTGAAAGCCTCTGGCCTAATTTAATTTGATGTAAAGGTAGAAAGGATCCATCTTTGAGCTTGATCTGTGTGTCAGGATGTATGGCAGTCGTATAGGTTCCCTTTTCATATGTCTCGTCTGTTTTCAGCCCATTGATCTGTTTGTCCACCCATTTCATTGTCTCTACATCACCATCTTCCGTTTCATCATAGTCCATAAATCGGTAAGGGCCGATCGGTATACAGTGATCAGTCGTATTAAAACAAACAAGAGGTCTCTGTGAGCCTCCATCCCAATCAGGGGCAGCCTTTGCATCCGGATGTTTGACTGCCTTGACCTTCATGGGTGTTCCTGTCAATTCAACAAAATGATTCGTGCTTACACGGATTCCATTGAGATCAACCATTCGTTGCCCGTCCGCCTCAAACAAAAAGATAGAGGTAACAGATCCTCCTGTGATTGTAAAGACATCGCCCATTTTTACATCTTTTACAGGTATTGTGCCTCTGCCTAAAATCTCTACAGGCGTATCGGGGTCAAAACAAAAGGTGTCTAGGAAACGGAAAAGCTGTGTGTCGCCGAAATTCTGAAGAGCCCTGATGCCCGACATTGACATATAGAGAAGTGAAAAGAACGTCGCATAGAGTCGGCCCATTAGGGTTTTCATCCGATAGGCCGTAGTTTGAATTTTAAATGTTAATTGACTTATTCTGTCTGTAAAATTCTGGAAAATAGTATTGATGCCACCCATAAAGGTCGCAAATTCAAGACGAATACTATTTGCCACGTTCATCAAATTAGAGAGCGTCGATAGAAATACACCCAAAATCTGAAAGATGGGTGATAAGATACTATCTGCCTCGTTATTCATAATATTCTTCAAACAAAACTGAAAATTCTCCGTTGTGTCATGGCCGTAGAAAGAGGCTAAGGCTATCACTGAAGGCTCACACCGATGCTTTGGCCAATTACGGCTTATTTCACTCGTGTCGGCGGCTCCCAATAATATAGACCAAAGCCCTATCATGACAAAAAGGAGGATTATGAATCCTACCATCTACCTTGCTACTATTCTATGATTTTAAGGGCCCCAGTCTCTCCCGAACCCATTCTCTGTCTGCCTTGAAAACGCGAGACGCCTCGGGGACTGTGCGTCTTGTCAGTTTCGCAACGACATCTAGCATTCTGAAGAGCTGGAGGCTACCGTATTCCTTTACAGCCTTCCTTAGTGCGTCATGACGCTGCTCTCTGGAAAGACGATACACATACCCGTATTTGCGTAACTTACCCTTTTCGAGCTTGCCGAACAGGTCGGGGCCCTTTCCAGGCAGGCCCTTATCTTTTACGCAGGCACTCTTGATTATCATAGATCCACTTCTAGGATACGCACGGTATGACTGTCCCATGCGTCTAACTGTAAATCCACGCTCCCGTATACCCGTAGAGTATCTACGAACATACGCCTTGCGTCGTATCATGCCCGGAGGGCATACCTTTCGTGTGGTCGACCTCGCGGCCTTTGATTTTGCTTTTAGTGTAAAGACCATTCTACTTATTCGATATAAATTCTGTGTCAATACTTTCTGTCATTGTATCAATTGCGTCTGTGTCGTATGTGAACGGGCAATCAATTAGATCACGCGTTAGCACATGGCTTAGTTCGGTGAGAAACGCAGTCGAGAAGTCTTCCTTCTTTTGTTTTTCTCGGAGAAAGGTCAATAAGGGCAAATCAAGATTGTTTTCATAGTTAATAGTCTTTGTCTTGTCACTTTTAAGAATCTCCTGAAGAATTGTATAGAGTTTATAACATTCTTTTGTATAGACTTCAAGCTGTTGAGGATTTTGAGATGACTCTGTCAGTGCCTCTAAATTTTGTTCCTTCCAGTTGGAAAGCAAGTATCGGAAGAGGTCAACATCGGGGTCTTCTGTATAGGACCCGAGTGGATAGACCGCATCGGAGTCGTCGGAGTCACTCTCTATGTCTATCTCTGGTCTTGTCACTGCGTTTTCTAGTGCCTCTGCCTCCATTCTAACAATCTAAGATGAAAGGTTCTAGGCCTCGGGTGCGATCGAATACAAGAATAGCAAAAAGGAGCTTGCCACTAGAAATCCAAGAACACTTTCTTCAGCGACTATCTGTAAAGGTCTCTTTGCTTTCAAGTATGAAGATCCTAGAGCAACCGGTGTTCGCCCCTGCGTGGTATCCTTCCATACATCATAAAAACCAGCGTAACCTTCTTTAGACACCCTGGGCGGCGGCACCGCATCATACTTCGTATCGGCCGCCGTTTGAGCGTTTGTTTCTTTCAGCTTTTTCATAATGGAGGCGGGTGAATTTGGATTGCTTAATGCCTCGGGATTTCCGGCATCGCCAGAAATAACAGGGATTTGGTGTGCCGTCTCCATTCTAAGCGATACGGCGGTTTAAACCTAGAAAAAGAATACTTTGAAGAGAGAGAACAAATGAACAATCAGCCTCCCCAGGGACTTGAACGCAAGAATATCAATGAAGCCATCGCAGAGGCCCAGGCGAAACCCATCGAGTTTAATCCGAAGGAGCGGGCCATGTATGTAAGAAATATGGTTGAAAAGATGGGCAATTATATGGATAGCGGGAAGACAAAGGAGGAAATTGCCGTCTTAGAGCCCGACTTTGCCGAGAAATACAAGAATTTGTTTGATACCCTTACCGAACCGGGGGGGTATAATAAGCAGAGTTTGAAGACAATGTTGGCACTCCTTGATCGCATGGCCGAAGGAGAACTCAATCAACACCAGGCCTCCGTCATCATTGGCCAGAAACTCTCCGATACATATATCAAGCCCTCGATTGAGTAGGTATGCGAAATAGACGACACCACTTGATCGCGAGCTCAACATGTGCCTTCCATGAGAACTCCTTTGGATTTTGATTCTGAAGGCTAATTGTCTCAATCAATGTTTTACTTTGTAACGCCGTATAGGTATCCATATGACTTTGTAGAAACTCCCTTTCCTTCTCAGTAAAGAATGAAAAGAAGTCAGTCTTTGGATACTTAGATGTTCCATTTGTATACTGTGTCTGTAGGGCAGTGATGTGATTACACAGAACAGTCGTTGAAGGTGTTCTCCGAAACCCGCGGCAAAGGAGATATCTCTCTGAATTACACGGCCTGCTTGTTGATGGCTTATATAGCGTCCATTCCTTAAAACAGAGCGTTAGAAGACGTAACAGTAGTTGGGTGGCACTCGAGGAGATATCAAAGAGTTTCAATATGAGAACGCCGTCTGAATACAGCACCTGAATACCCATAATCGCAGAGGCTACCAACAGAGGATACACACTCTTTTCCTGATGCTCATAATCGACACTAAAATCGAATCCACCGTCTCCTGTAAATAAATGGACTTTCTGACTTTCACACAATGAGGCAAAGGACTGTTGATTCTTCGGGACGTAGATATTACCTGTTCCATCTTCCCCATAATGAATCTTGATTTCAGGGTGTTTTTGAAGAAATGAAAAGGTGCGTCTCCATCCTGGAATATGACTATTTGTGGGCTTCAGTGTCATTGCGAACGATCGGTTGACGAGTATACGATTATCAGATGCCTTATCCAAGAAGGCCTCGATAAATCCACCAGGACCTTCCGCCACATGGGCCGAATTCAGTTTCTGTGTCGCCTTTGGTATCTTCTCAAAGAACTTCAATACGTGAAGCATCTCTATCATCTTAAAATACGAGCGACTGAGCGGTTTTAAAATACTGATCGATTGAGGAGAGTCTAGTGATTCTTGTGTATAGACGAGTTCATAGGGATTTGTCTTCTTTTTAAGAGTCTCCCAACTATGATTTGCCTCTAGAGGTTCTATCCTCTTCTTGATTTCATTTATCTCGTCATGATTTATTTCCGTCCACTCATCTGTAAAAGTTATCTCATCCAATTTCTTACTAAGAGTTTCATCCATGACAGGCGATGTTAAAAAAAACGCCGACTCCCACGGAGGTTTATTGCCGCTAATGTCCATACTTCTATTTCTAAAGTTGTGCTTAGGCCTCACCCTCCAGGATATGGAGTTCCATGTCGGGCTCCTCCATTAATGTTGCCGCAGGAGGCATCGTTACATTCATCTTCATCTGTGTAGATGAACATACATCATTTGGATCTACATAGAGTTCCGCATCGACCTCCTCCTGTGTCGGTGCCTCTGCCTCTTCCTCGTCATACTGATCCGACTCAGCTAGAGGCGGTAGACCTTCCATTAGACGCTGGAGAGCCGACTCGTCCAACAGAATTTGACTAAAGCTTGTGCCACCCCTGATGGGCTGCCCCATCATGATATTCGCCGAAACACCCGTAACAGGGTCAATCTCACCAAACAAGGCCGCCCTCAGCAAAATCCGCTCCGTCTCCTCAAAAGATGCCTTCGCAATCGGCCCAATATCATTCTTATTGATACCATACCGATCAACAGACATAAGACGACCCGCTCGTGTCATCACATCACACAAGAGACCCAGGTGACGAGAATTCACACCTGCCTCCTCGAACAACTCTGAAATTTCATTCAAGAGAACCTGTCTCGTCGCTTCAATACCCAGATTCTCATAAATATCGTGAACGTGAGTGCTATTTAGACGTGCCCCATCGACGGCAGGATGGCACATAACCTCTAGGAAATTGCTTCCATCCGTATCCAAGACATACTGCTGAATTGCCTTGTATTCACCCTCAACATTCTCTACATACTCCTCCTCCTTGCGGAAGGAAACGGCCTTGATGCCAGGAACACCCCGAATAACAACACTGTTAAGAAGCTGATTCTGGAACTTCTTGAGACTGGTGAGGTCATCGAGAGTTGTATCATCCTTGGTTGTGATACGAAGACGCATGACTAGTTTCACTGCGTTAAAATCCGTATAGACTGTATTGATTTCCTTCTGAAAGCGATTTTCCAAGACATAGGCAATATCATCCATTGTGATATTCTTATTAAAGAGACGCTCTCTGTCAAGCTCCAAGCGTAGGATCCACTTACTCCATGTTGTTACAGGCCCTTCTGCGGGCGACTCAAAGACCTTGTAGAAGTTCAGCAACTCTCTGTCCTCGGGTAAGATTGTCTCATCATCCTTCGGATCATAATAGATCGCAGCCTTTACTGTGATATCACGCAGAAGCGTGAGCTCTAGATCTTGGGCGACCTCTCTGGCCTTCTCCTTCTTTGTTCTGAATTCGGGCTTTAGAAACACCGTTAAGCTCGTGGCCTTCGGATTCTGCGTCACCTTCAGCAGTTCCTTCAGACGGGGAACACCTCGGGTCATGTTTGACTTCGCTGCTACACCAGCTAAATGGAAAGTGTTCAATGTGTTGTGAACCATGATACAATCATCGACCATGAACGATTCATTTCCAGGAACTGTGAAATCATAGACAAATGTCTTCGGGTCATCCAGATAAATCAGATCAGTAATCTCATCCCAGACTACATCCGCATTGGCTGCGGAGTCTAGAGTAGCAAGATTCCTTTTAACCGTATCATATACATCTGTGCTAAGAGTGTTCTTGATTAAAGCGAACATCTCCTTAAAATCACTGACATAGTTCTGGAGTGTTTGACGACCCACCGACTCTTTCTTGAGCCAACGGCCATAGATACGACTCTGACCAGGCATCTTGAGAAGCTTACCTGTCTCTGCGATAAGCTCACCGACCTCGGGAACCTTATCATACATTTCCTGCGTAGAATGTTTATCATCACGCTCAGTATATTCAATAATCTGATCAAGGGCGGCGGCCTTCTCGGGCAACTTTAGACCAATCTGCTCTCTGAACTGCCGTGCGTCATTCTTGAGAACATTGAGAGTCCACATTACCTTACCAGGAATACGGACCGAGGTCTCCTGACCAAGCACTGTAAAGAATCCTGTAAAACCAAAGAGACGATTGATATCGCGGATTAGCTTCTCACTGCGACTTCCTACACGAATCTGCTGCCTGGCAACATTGACATTACCATCGCCGTCAAAGTATCCACCAAGTAGACCACGCTTGAATTCAATGGGATATGAGAAGATCGCACCTGAAAGTTCCTTCTCATAGGATCCTGACTTGAAATGCGTTTCGAGGAAATCCTTCAGATCCTTGCTATAAATATTGTTATCCTTTGAAGGGCCGTATTCGCCACTATAGTCGTGCGTTGAGAATTTCCAACCATAACTAGAAGACATGACTGCCAAGCGTGTCTCAACAATCGGATGTATCTTACAGATTTTTACAGTGTTTCCATTGAAAGAGCCATCCGCCAGATAGACTCCACACAGCCATCCGAAGTTATATGTGAGATCAAACGTTGTATTTCCTTTTGTCACCTTGGAGATAACAGTAGGGATTTCAGGAATTGTCTTCGCAATAGGGATTCGCATACCCAACTTCAGATCGCTTCCTAGAATAGGCTCAATTCCCTTTGCTGAACGCTTGAGGAAAGAGTGACTGAGTGTGGCAGTTGTTGTCCTTCCAGACTTTGTTACCACCTTTACAAGTCCACCATTCGCAGGATGGCGACTAAATTGGCTGATAGGAGACCATGTCACCTTTTCATCCTTGCTTACACTCGCAATCTTGTAACCTGATAGATCTAGAAGGGATGACTGATTAGTGGAAACGACGGTGGACGCGTTTGTTTCCATAAGAGCATCCATAAAAGGGCCAATCGGTCCAAAGTAATTTTCACCATTTGGTTTACTGACGACAACAACCGTATCATATACACACGACATCTGGGTAGCAGGCTCGCCGATCGACTGAGCGGCAATAATGCCCACCTGCTCTCCAGGCTGGGCCCACGCCTGCCAATTCTTTAGAACAAGAAGCTCACATAGCGTGTCGAATGCGATCTTCGTAAAGCGTTCGACGACAATGAGCTTATGAGGTGCGCAATGGAACCGCAGAAGAGCAGTCCAGAGTCCATGGTAGGACTGCGTCTTCTGAATGACTCTCTCCAAGCCCTGGAGAACATACAGCGGTGTTAGGTTTGTCTTCTGGCCCGTCTGAAGATTGAAACGCACCTTCAGATTCAAGAGAGCCCTCTCCAAATTCATCGGGGCAAAGAGAGATCCATCCATCTTGCCCCTGTAGACCTTCTCTACAAGCATCTTTCTGTCACCGAGAATCTGGTCGATATACCTCAGCAGCATCTCAGAATCGTCCTCTCTTACAACACCGTCATCGAGTGGAAGTTCAACACCCTGTAGACCATACTCACGCCGAATATCATCTTCGGTGAGCTTCGGGAGATTTAGACTCGCAGACTCAATCTTCGTGGAGTTTACGCCATCCTCGCCATAATAGAACTGAATAATATTGCCTCTCGCATCACGAACAGATCCATCATACTGAACAGTCAAATCCTCCATGGCCTTCACGAGCTGTCTCTGGATATATCCTGTGTCGGCGGTTTTTACAGCTGTATCAATTAGACCTTCACGACCTGACATCGCGTGAAAGAAGAACTCCTGCGGCGTCAGGCCCTTGATGAAGGAGGACTGAACAAAGCCGCGTGCCTCTGCCCCGTCATCATACTTCTTGTAGTGCGGCAGAGTTCTGTCCGAAAATCCATACGGAATACGACGGCCCTCAGGGGCCTGCTGCCCTACACACGCCATCATCTGGGCAATGTTAATTGTGGAGCCCTTGGAGCCCGCCTTTACCATGGCAATCAGACGGTTCTCGATCGCCAAGGACCCAAGACCTGTCTTACCTGCCTCCTCCGTGGCCTTGTTCAGAGATCCAATCACACGGCTCTCAAACTCCTCCTGGTTCGACTTCCCCGTGTTATTGTCAAAGAGATCCAAATGAACCTGAAGACAGATATCCTCAATCTCCTTTCGCTTCTTCTGAATCTTGACTTCGATTTCCTCCTTCGTCTTCTGATCGGCCACCAAGTCACTGATGCCAACCGAGAAACCATTGTAGACAAGGAACTGCTCAACTGTGTTCTGGAGAGAGTCGATCATATCCACTGTGTCCTTCGGGCCATAATCATTGTAGGTAATATGAACAATGCCCTTGGACGGCTTTGAGAAGATTGACTTATCAAAGATACCCTGGCTGATCGCACCCTCCTTGATCTTCACGAAATTCTCAGGAACCTTGTCGTCCTTATACGAATCGTTCGCCATATCCATGTTGATCGGCGGCATGAGCTGGGAAATCACCTGCTGACCCGTCCACTTGCCATTCTCCTTCGGCCCAGGAATATGGCCCTCAAACCGCTTGTTCCACATCATCAAATTCATATACTCTTTGCGATTGAACTCTACAGAGGCTCTCGTAATGCGATACGAGCCTACAAGAGTATCCTGAACAATACCAATCACAGGCTTGCCGTTTCTCGGCGAGATGATCTGGAACGGAACCGCGGCGATTTCTGCGAGTTCCGTCGACGCCTCATAACTCTGCGGAATGTGGGCATTCATTTCATCACCATCGAAATCTGCGTTATATGGGGCGGTTACAGATACATTCAGACGGAATGTGTTGAACGGGAGAACCTTACAGCGGTGAGCCATCATCGACATGCGGTGGAGCGTCGGCTGTCTGTTAAACAAGATAATGTCGCCGTCCGCCAAGTGACGGTTAATTGTATCGCCGAGGTGAAGAACAATCTCCTTGCGATTCACATGCTTCAGAGAAACCATGCGACCATCAGGACGGACAAGAGTCTTCGCACCAGGGTATGTATCTGCCCCATTCTGAATGAGCTTATACATTTGTTCCTTGTTGTAGATCGTCACACGCTCAGGGACCGTGAGGTTCATGGCGATTTTTAGAGGAACACCGAGCTCGCCAATGCTCAGATTAGGATCAGGCGTGATGACTGAACGGGCGGAAAACTCAACACGCTTACCCTGGATATTATAACGGATACGACCCTCCTTTGACCCTAGACGTTGCTGGATCGACTTGAGGGGGCGACCTGACCGCTGGGCCGACGGGGCGACACCAGGAATCTGATTGTCCACAAGAGTGGCAATGTGATACTGAAGAACGTTCGTATACTCATCTACGATGTTCTTCGGGGCGTTCGCATCGATCTTTGCCTGGAGAGTCTGATTTGTCTTGATAATGTCAAAGAGCTTGTGGGTCAAGTCGTCTTCTGACCTCTGGTTGTTATCCTGGATAACGGACGGGCGGACCTGCGGCGGCGGAATCGGCATCACCGTGCAAATCATCCAGTCGGGGCGACACCAGAAACGACTCAGGCCCATGAAGTCAACGTCTTCGTCGGTAATGCGACGGAAAAGCCGCAGAACATACTCGACCTCAAGAATCTGACGCTGCTTTGTGCCCTCCTTTCCCGCCCCAGGGCCCTCAACGTTATCCCACTCCGCCACAATGCGGGCAATCCCCTCACGGAGATAACGATTCGGCTGTCTCGATGCGCACCCATCCTCTGTCTCCTGGCCACAACGACTGATGTTTGAAGAACTATTCATCATTTCGCGCCATCTGGCCTCACCTCTCCTCTTCAGATTCTTCTTGTGAGTCTCCTTATCAAGGAGAAGCCTTGAACACCGAATACATACGCAGCTTAGAATATTCAGAATAGTTGGAAAGAACTGAATATAATAGACAGGTCTCGCCAGCCGATAGTGCCCAAAATGACCCGGGCAGTTGTGATTTGTCTGTCCACACGAGCGGCATGTCTTTCCATTATCTAGGACACCCATACGAGGATCAAAGAGACCGCCGATCTTTGGCTCAGAACCCTCATACGTCGTGTGGGTTGTGATTTCAACAACGGAGCGACGCTCAATCTCATCTGGACTGAAGATTCCGAATTGAATTCCCACGATGGGCTCAATTTCCGAACTAGGCCTGACTAAACCTGCGGGCATTCTCTTTCTCCTTATGGTTTTTAGAATTGGGACTTTAGCCCTCAATTTTAACCTAGGGGTTAAATCTTTAGGTTACCCTGTTCTTTATAGATTCCCATACAGCAAAGATCTCTTGACGTCTCTCCTGCTGCCTTGATTCAGAGATATCCATTACATCTCCATAGTCGACCGTAGGAAGTCTCGATACTAAATCCTCAATTGAGTCAAATTCTAAGATAGATCCCATCGTATCCTTATAATAAAAATCCGCAGCCGAGGCCCATCGCTGTGTAGTTAGGGGCTGTCTGACTTTGTCCCATTGTGTTACATGCGACTGATTCTCAGAATTCTCAGAAAAAACGGTCCAAGAAAGTTCATTTGGCTCCCTCGGATCGGCCCAGAGTTTTGCCAGGAGCGTCTGGCTCGGAACCCACACAGGAATATTCGCACGTGTCTGTTGAAAGATAGACATCGTGCTGATATTATACGGGATATGAATAACGGCAGTATACTCATCAAGAAAACCTTCGGGCAAATAGGTCTGTTTCTGGCCCAGAAGAATTGCCTGTGATTCGACGGCGTCGCCATAGCTTCGTTTTAAGGCATGATAGAGGGTCTTCATGAAGGGTGAACCTGTCTCCTGGAGTAGGACCTGGCGCGTATCCCAAATCAGGAACTTCTGTTTTGTAGGAGGATCTACACGAATCCGATGAGGAGACTCACATAAGGAAGGGCAATAAACCTCCTGTTGGGGTAACGAAGTGAGAATAGGAAAATGTTCCTGGAAATACTTCTGGTCCCCGCGATTATTATGGACAACGGTTAGCCGCCCAGAGTTCAAAAGTTCCTGGATTTCGTGAACCAAAACTCCGTGTTTTTCAGAACTCTGGATCCACTCATTTCCGAACCGCGTCGAGTTTACATGGATCAGAGGAAGTCCCAGATCTTTGAGCCTATACGCAGTGATAATAGAATGAGACGTAATCACGGCGTCATATTTTCTAGAAAGGATACGGGCCTTGAAGTCTTCTGGTAAAGGTGCCTTTGGATCCTGTTTATAGATGTCTAGACTACTGTAAAATGGAGGCTCCTGACCTGGTATGGCCTCATTCACAGGCGACCGACCATCCGATAGCCACGTGAAGTCAATGCGGACACCAAGAGGCCTCAATATCTGTTTCATGTCCCATAAGACCGCGTGATGATGACACATACCAAAGAAACGTAGAGGTTTCTGATTTGAATGCCAGAACCAGAGTGACCAGCTGGGGTCGACGAACTCTTCACATTCACTGTAGTTTCCCCTCTTTGACCAGAATGGGTTTAGAGTTAGATTTGGATCACTGTAGAGAAATCCATGCTTAGGCAACAAGAGAGCATCAAATGGACCTCGCTGAAGTAACGGTTCAAGTTGTTCGGGGGCTAGAGGAAGTATACGACATCGAAGATTCGGAGGAATTTGATGACGCAGACTATGTCCATTTCCAACTACAAACCATACCTGCTTATGTGTATTTGTTGTCCAGTCTGTTATTTTTAAGATCTGGTTTGCGATCGATTCATTCACGATAGGAATCCCTAGTTCTTCTCTTTCGCCCTTATCCAGACAGTCTTTGAGTTTTTGAATATCCATGTGTCTAGAGAAGATATTTTCTAGACTTTAGATACAGCCTAAATTAGTTAAGCTGTATAGACTCATGGATACATACCTAGAATATGAAACTGGAATCAAAAGATCATATGATCTAGAGGGGCCTATACAACAATTTCAATCCGACAAGGCATTGATTGAAATTGTTCCATCCAGCCTTTTTGGTAAGATGCTCTATATCGACGGATGCCTCCAGCTCGCCAAAAAGGACGAATATATCTATCATGAAATGCTTGTCCATCCCGCTATGGCGTCGGCGGTATCAAGAAAAAAGGTATGTATTCTGGGGGGTGGCGATGGATGTGCCTTGCGTGAAGTTCTGAAATGGGCCGACGTTGAAGAGGTCACTGTGATTGACTGGGATTCGCGGCTTGTCTATTTGTTTCAAGGCGAGTTTGCATCCTGGAATCTAGATTCGTTTCATGATCCGCGTGTTACAATTAAAATCGCAAATGTTCTGGATCTTGTAAACCAGACAATTATATATGATCTTCTGTTTGTCGACTTGCTAGATCCTGATTGCGGCGATAAAGAGAATGTGAAATTCTGGCAAAAACTTATTACACTTTCTCGGAGCTGGGTTTCTGCCCAGGGCCAAGTTGTTTTTAATGCGGGTGGATTTTTTCCGTGGAATACACGGACTCTTGAATGGCTTTCTCGTGAACTTCGGTATGAATGGAAACGATCGAATGGTCATGAACTTCTCGGATATCATGTCTTTGTCCCGTCATTCACATTCGAATGGTGTTTTTTTATGGTGCGGCCTACTGATTTACCTGTCTGTTTATCAATTGGGATTGACTCTAAGAGGCTACGTCATTTTGACGAGTCTGCTTGGACATTGGCGACTACATGGACAAAAGAGTATCGAGGAGTGTTTGCGACGAGCCCTGTAAATTTGAGCAACTGGCTCACCCAGGTTTGAGGCAGTGAAATGTCTTCCTACCGTCTTGAGCTCCTTGTTTCTGAGTCTGCGGCTGTAAAAGCGATGTATGCCCCGATTGCGACTGAGAATCGGCCCAATGATAACGCGGGTGTTGATCTCTTTGTTGCCACGGAGGCTCGTCTAACTGGGCACAGGAGTGTATCTCTTATTGATCTGGGTGTAAAGGCTCGGATGGTTAACTTGGCGTCTGGAGAGGATGTCCATTATCTTCTCTATCCTCGGTCCTCCATCTTCAAGAATAATCTCTATATCGCAAACAGCGTAGGCGTTATTGATCGGACCTATAGGGGGACTCTTATGGCGGCGGTCGGCGTCATTGATATTGAGTCTGCGGCCACAGTCGCAGCTGGTGTTCGCCTTGTCCAGGTCGTCGCACCTGATATGGGCCACATCAAGCAGATTCGCCTTGTCGACTCTCTGCCTGAGACTGTAAGGGGTGCGGGTGGTTTTGGTTCAACGGGATCGTAAATAAAGTAGAAAGGGATGACAAAGGAAGAAGGATCTACGGACGCTAAACAATGCCCTTGGTGTCAACGATGGTGTTTAAAAGATAACGCGTGCTCCTATATTTTTGCTTGTGGCCTTGATTCAAAAGATAAATTTCATAAAGATCTAGGATGTGGACGTTCTTGGTGCTGGGATTGCGGAAAGAAATACTGCTCTCCGCACCACGATACGGTGACGGGGCAACGTTTAGCCGACGCAAAAGACAATCATAATGCCTTGTGTTGTCGGTCTGAAGAAGGGTTCAAGGAAGAGGACTATTGTCCTGGAGGTCATTCATCTCATTGTGGTAAACGCTGGTAGACGCTAGTAACTAATAATATATATGTATAGTATAATGTTCGACGGTCATTACGATGAATGGAAGGAATCAAGAATGAAAGGAGTAAGAAAATATATACCTTCTGAGTATTTCAACTCTAAAACAGTATTGGAATTGGGATGTGGGCATGCTGATCTTGGAAATAAGTTTTATGAAATGGGCGCAATTGTAACAAGCAGTGATGCTAGAAGTGAACATTTAGAGATTGTTGCTGAAAAATATCCCCATATAAAGACTCTGCGTATTGATTGTGATAACGATACGATTGAAAATAAATATGATATAATTGTTCATTGGGGATTACTATATCATCTGTGCGAAATAGAGGAACATTTGAAGATGATTTCACAGAAATGTGATCTTTTATTGTTAGAAACAGAAGTTTCTGACACTGATAATAAGGACTTTTACATATCAACAACCGAAGAAGGGTATGACCAGGCCTATAACAATAAGGGTATTCGCCCCTCACCAGGTTATGTCGAACATGTCTTAGAAAAAAATGGATTTCAGTATAAACTCATAAAAGACCCTATTTTAAATAGTCCCTCTCACCAATATGATTGGGAGGTAAGTAATTCTAATACTTGGAGACATGGATTACGGCGTTTTTGGATTTGTTGGAAAAACATACCCTCTCCAGTAGTTTAGAATGCTTGAATGGACACGATTGGAGGGAAATCTCGGCATGTTGAAAGTCTAGGCTCCGAGAGATATCTTTTACAGGATTAGAGGATGTTGACTGATTATAAAAAGACAGGAGACTATCTTTATATAATTACAGCCGCTGTTATAGTCGATCTACTTGTTATCTTTTTGGCGCGGTATCCTGGGGCAGACCCTTTCTTTAAAGTCAAGGCTCTAAATGATTGGTATGAGAAGTTCGGATTTCTCGCCGCAGCCGCAGACATACTAAGTCTCATAATCGGCGTCACGGCAGCTCGGTATATCTATAGTGGATTGGGCCTACAGAACTCTTTGTGGTTTTTCGTGGCTGTCGTTGTTCTCTTTCAACTGTGTCATGATGTTTTTTTCTTTCTCGCAGTCATCACACAGTTGCCTAAAGGAGAAAATAAGATGATTGATGTGTTTAATGACTATGCGAAGGAAAATGGTGCGAAGATTCTAGTTTCTGATGCCTTAATGATGATCAGCACAACTCTTCTGGCTTCATTTCTTAAAGGACTTCCCGCTCATGTAACTGCCTCCTCTCTAACCTTATCTCTTTACGCACTTTGCTTTGTTCTCTATACGCAACGTAACTGAATTTGAAACTTCCCACCTAGACAATCGAAACAATGTCTAGATATGGAGTCTCAAAATAAGAAACCCTGGATGTGTTATTGCCTTGAGTCCGAGACGGGAACTACCTATATCGGTTCTTCCGTTGACGTCGACCGACGTCTACGACAACACAACGGTGAGATCAAGGGTGGGGCTCGAGTTACTAGTCGTGGCTCTGGATGGAAACGTGTATGTCATGTCGTCGGATTCCCTGATTCTAAGGCGGCTCTCCAGTTTGAATGGAAATGGAAGCGTGTAAGTCAGAGTTTACATGGTCGGCCGATTGAACGCAGAATTAAGGCGTTGCTTGAGATGCTGAATCAAGAATTCACCACGTCGAGCTCCTTGCCGTTTTCAGAGTATGAAGGACCTTTATACGTGTTTGTAGAGGACATGGATAAAATTGACATGTTTAAAGCCAGGGAAATGAAGTATGGCATACTAACAACATGAAGATGTCGTATTCAGGCAACTCTCTTTCTGATCTAAGTCAAAATGATCCCACCTGTTTCATTTGTCTTGAACTCACGACTGAAATGAATGAACCTCTTATTAATGGAACCTTGCTACGAGCCTGCGGCTGCCATTTCCTTGTTCACCCGTCATGTTGGAACAATTGGCTTCTAAGTGGAAAGGAAGAGTATGATTGTCCTATCTGTCGTCGAGCTATTATTCGTGTTATTGTAAAAGAAGATGATGAACCTGTAAGACGCATCAGAGCGGAGTCATTTCCTTACGCAGATGAGAGCTTTGTCTGCTGCTGTGATCTACCTGAGTCAAAAAAGATAATTATTAGTCTTGCTATTATAGCATTTATAATAATTGCCATCCTTATAACATTACAACTACTATTTAAGTATTAGACTGTTGGACAGCAGCAGCGAATGCGACTGCGACTGCTCCAATAGCCACACCCCCGACAATATACGGTAAAGAATTATTACGTTTATCCATAGTCTTTATATTAGACTGTAATCGTCTAGTTAAGTTATTAAGACCTCTCTCAGACGTATTTCTCATGTTTTTTAAAGTCATTTTGTGTAAATTTATAGTTGACTTTGAACTGGGATGAAATGGCATTCGGCTTCTAGTTATTATTGGTATAATACGCAGCGAGGCCACCTCCAACGGCCACCACCGTTAGAAGGCCAAGAAGAGGTCCATATTGTTTTAGCTTTGTTGGTGTTCTGGGGCCTGCCGTAATATGCTGATAGGTATTGTTCTTGCGTGTTTGATGTTTTAAAGTATATTCTTTCTTCTGTATTTTGTGATCAAGATTGCGGATATTATCAGTTAGTCTAGTCCATTTTGGATTGATACCTGTGACAAGTTTCCGCGTGGTTTTCGCTAACGTCGCCTTCTTCTCTCTGAGATTCGCTTCGAGCTTCTCAAGACTCATTCTAATGAGACTTAAGAATATCTAAATTTTTACATTTTAGCTATAAATTACCAAAATATAATAAGAATAGCCGAGAAATTACTAATTGGAATACGGCTTTTACTAATTGGAATACGCAAGGCCCCCCATTCCAGACATCACGCGGAGCACGTTGTAGTTCGTCGCATAGACGTAGACCGTGGCCGTGTTCGACGTGCCAACAGAGTTGTTGGTGACCGTGAGCAGGAGCGTGGTGTTATCAATGCGGGACAAGTTGCACGTGCCGCTCGGCTGGTGCTGCTCCGGCTGTAAGGCGAAGGAGTAGACGTTGATGCCGATGGCGGGGATGTTGGTGTGGTGCTGGTAAGGCTGGACCTCGTTGAAATAGCGGCCCTCACGAACCTGGAACCGGTCGTGGCCGTTGAGCTGGAGGAGGGCCGTGACGCACGGGTTCTTGCCCGCCATGCCCTCAACACGCGTGACGGAGTAGCCAGACTCCAGCACGGACCGGTCCCACCAGTCGCTGAAGTTGAACGGCTGCTGGCCCTTCCACACGAAGCTCGTCGCATCGTCGCAGGCGACGTAGGAGTCACGCTGGACAACCCACACGAGCTCCTTGCACGGGTGGTTGAAGTTCAGCTTGAGCTTGTTGCTCGAGGACGTGATGGACTCACCGCCCGTGAACTGGAGCACGTCGATCAGGTACTCGTGGCTGACCTGGGCGAACTTGCGACGCTCGTCCGTGTCGAGGTAGATGTAGTCGACGTAGAGGGACGCGGCGACCAGGTTGCTGGACGCGACGCGGTCGCGGATTACGTGGACGTTGGAGTTCTGCGGGGCCGCCTCGAAGCAGAGATTGCGGAGATCGTTGAAGATCAGGTTGATGCGGACCTCGTGGTACTGGAGGGCGATCAACGGCAGGGCCAGGCCCGGGTTGCGGCAGAACCAGAACTGGAGCGGGATGTAGAGCGTGTACTCAGGGGCACAGTTGCCGATCTCGTTCGAGGAGTTCGGCTCGCCACCCGCGCAGTCGTCGTCGCAGGTCTCGCCGCCCTGGACGATCAGGTTCGTGAGCTGCGGGACGTTGCCAACCATCTTGGCATAGCCGGCCTGCTTGCCAGCCTCCTGCGTGAGCTCGTTCCACACGTGGAGCCACTGGCCGTAGTGCTTGTCGATACGCTGGCCGCCGATCTGGAGCTCGACCTCCTTGACCAGGTTGTGGCCAGCCCAGTTGAGCCAGCGGAACTGGGCACCAGAGCCGTCCGCGGCCAACAGCTGGACCTTCGGCAATGTGGCCTGGAGATACATACGGTAGATCAAGTCACCGTTGCGCTGGATCGTGCACGTGACCGTCTTGCCGAAACCAGGGGAACCGTTGAACGGGTTCTCGATGGACTCCATGGCGAAGTTCGTGTGGCGGCGGTACACGACCTTGAAAAATGTGATCTGCGGGTTTCCTGTGAGGTAAACGTCCTGGGCACCATAGGCTACGAGCTGCATAAGACCCCCTCCTGTCATGATATTCTATACCCTCAGCAGAGAAAATAAATTTGGGGAACCAGAATTTTCAAAAAAACTTCAAAAGTAACAACCGGGAGATATCCCTTTTTAGCCACTAAAAGGAGATGGCCCTGGTGCATTTCTTATTTGAACCATAGACTAATACCTCATATTTATATCCTTCTTTTATAACTGCTTCTGCTTTTGATGATAGTCTACACGTCGGTAACTGTAAAGTCCATTCAGATTTGATTTCAATAATTGCATTGGTAGACTTTATGTAAAAGTCTGGAAAATATACTCTTTTTATACCATCTGATATATACTGAATTCTAGGAACATTTCCACGACCTATTATAATATCAGTCTCTTCATATTTTTGTAGGAGATCATCAAGGGCAAAAGGCTCATATCCTTGTAATTTTATTACAGCTCCGCTAGGAAGCATGTAATCTTTATGTATATATGAATTCTTTTCTGCTTTTGCTTGAACGTCGACATTTTGATTTGGATGCCCTCCATATTTTTCAAGGCATGTTGTGACCCATTTTTCTTGAACTTCTTTTGTTCTTTTTGGATGGTCTCCATATTTTATTATATAACTATCTTTAATCTTTTTTTTAACATCTATAAGCATTGCTGTATTACATACACCATACTTATTTTGACATGTTTCAACCTTTTTATTTTCTTTCAGTTTTAAAGAACATGATTCACAATACGGATATCTATAAATATTAAGCATTTCAAATCTTTTTTCAGATAGAGTTCCACACGAACATCTATATCGTATAAGCATTCGTTGATTAAATTTTGTATAATCTCCTATTAGTGTAGCATTGCCTTCTTTTAAAATATCCTCTAATAGTTCTTTTGTATATCTCATACAAAAACGTAGAACTTCTATTCATAAATCAATTTTTATAATTCGAGCGAACATCTAAACAGCCAGTAGAGTTTGACCTTTACAGATGGCGTCAGGGGATCCTTTCTTTAAGATCAGACCCACAAAGAGAAGTAATCCCGAAGCAAGGACAACGCTTGATAGTATCCATCACTCTCACTTATCCAAATTGCTCGATGAAAGTGAAAATGTAGAAGCTCTGGAAGCTCACTTACTAGGCCTTAAAGAATCTATTAAGACCTGTAAAGATGATATAGAAAAAGTAAAGCTCGAAAAAGAATTTCAAGACTTGCTTAAGGAATATAAAAAGAGAAAGTCAGGTTCTGCTGTCTATGACTATTATTTGGAAACTGGGAATATTTTATATCAGTATTATGATATACAGGATAAAATTAATCGCGGTGTTGAGTCTAAGGTGAATAGACCCGCAAAATCAAAGCCAGGCTCTATTTTTGCTATTCTTGAACAGGCCGCGAATGAGGCACCAACTGATCATGATATAAGTGGCACATCCATGTATTCTGATAGTAATGGTGGTAGTGGCAGTGGCAGTGGCAGTGGCAAGGAGAGAGGTGAGGATATGAGAAGAGAAAAACTCCTGGAGACCTATCTCCAGAAAATAGATCCGACTCACGCGAGAGCCTCACAAAATATCCATAATGATCCGTATGGAGAATGTGAGGAATGTCTTACAGAAATGTTCTTCTCTGCGAATGAGGCTCTCTTCACATGTCCAACCTGCGGCTTCCAGGAGTTTATTTTAGTTGACTCGGATAAGCCTTCTTATAAGGATCCGCCACGTGAGGTCTCCTATTACGCATATAAGCGTATCAACCACTTTAATGAATGGCTCGCCCAGATTCAGGCCAAGGAAAGCACCGATATCCCTCAAGATGTCTATACTGCCATCATCACAGAACTCAAGAAGGAGAGAATCACAGATACCAGCAATATTAAGACATCAAAGATTCGTGAGATTCTGAAGAAACTGAAGTTTAATAAGTATTATGAACACGCGGCCCACATTATGAACCGCATCAATGGAAAAACCGCCCCTGTTATTACACGCGAGACTGAGGAGAAGCTGCGGCATATGTTTATTGAGATCCAGCCGTCCTTTCAGAAACACTGTCCCTCAGGCCGCAGCAATTTCTTATCATACTCCTATGTTCTCTATAAGTTCTGTGAGCTATTAGAGCTCGATGAATATCTCCCTAATTTTCCGATTCTCAAAAATAGGGACAAACTCTTTTGTCAGGATAAAATCTGGCAGCAAATCTGTGAGGATCTGCGGTGGCAATATCTAAGGTCCGTTTGAAATATGATATGAATCAAAGCCTGAATTTTTTTAAATAATTGTGCTAACTAAAAATAACACCAAACATACACCGTTTAAACTAGTAGCGTCTAGAGCGATGTTTGCGAGTCTTGCGTCTACCGCCTGATGCGGCGGGGCCCTGACCCGCACCTGCGCCTGCGGGACCATTTCGTAGAGCCTGCATCGCCGCCGCCGACGCTCTCCTTCTAGGAGCCTGGGCCGCAGGAACTGCCGCCATGTAGACCGCCAACTGTTCATCCAACGCCTCCGCAGCGAGCTGAGGAGCCCCGCGGTTCACGACACCCTGGAGCATAGCAGGAAGTCTGGGATAGCTATTTTTTAAAGCACGAGCGGACAGATATTGGACATACTGAACAACCGTGCCTTCAAACGCGGTGGCTAACTGTTCATCCGTTATGGCCGCTCCTTGATACGCCGCTAATGCGCGATTGTAAATGCCTTGGAAGACACGAACACCCTCGTAGTTCATCGCGATTACCGCCGCCAAGCCTACAAGTGTAGGGCCCGAACCAACTACAAGTGCCGACATATTACCCACAAATCCAGCATACCAACCAGCAGTGAGTCTAGGATTGAAGAAATATCCAATAGAACCAATGATCGCATTAATCGCTCTTACCGTGTAAGAACCATTGGTGCCTAAGTCTCTTACGAGGCCAAGAGTGAGAAGTCCAGGGAACACACGGGTTCTTACAACTGTCGCGATGTTCGTCGCGACCGTAGGATCTATGAGTGCGTCTCCTACAGGCTGAAGGGCATCGGCACCACTTTTATCCATTTCCTTGGCCACTTCGCTCGGCAAAATACAGAGAATACGCAACACCCGCTTGAGTTCATCGTAGAATCGGGCACCACCACGCTGTGCCTTTCTGCTTCTGTTTCTACGTTTGCCTCCTGACATTTCAACAGGGATTCCTGAGAGCTGGGCGTCATCATCTATCATTTGCCCAATGAGATCCAGCGTCTCGGACGAAAGAGCGGGACATGTGGCACCAAGCTCCGCATCCAATTCACCCTTGATTTGGTCATATAACGCTCTAGCCGCAGCGGGACCTAGTCCAGGGCCTGCCCGTTTCGCAGCCTGTGCGGCCTTTGCTGAATTCGATACATTCGCACCACTGCGACCATTGGCTCTGCGAACATTTACGGGAAGACCATCAGGCTCACCTGGACGTGTGCCTGCGCGCCAATACCAGTATCCATTTGCTCTTTTTTCTACGGGCGAGTTGAGACCCGCCGAGAAATAGGGCTGCTCCCTTATAAAAGCATTTAGACGATCGCCATAAATAGTCCCTGCCATTCTATTTTATGTAAAGAATATCTCTATGCTGATTTGAAATCACTCAGGAGATATAATATTGACTCTATTCACGAGATCACTCCCACTCCGTTTACAAGCCACGCGGGAAGCCAACGAGGTTGGCACCCAGACCGAAGCCCGCGCCCTGTCTCGCCGTAACGCCGATGGACGGGGAGACGAGGTCGAGCACGGCGAACACGGCAGCCGCGACGAGGGCGAGCGTTGAGATCTCGTCCAACGGCAGGCTCTTCCGGGGGATAAAGATAGCCGCACCCGCGACAACCAGGCCCTCGATTAAATACTTGATGGCACGGTTGAGGACTTCAGAGACATCCATTTGATTCCTATATTTGTTCTAAAGAAATTTTTTGAGGCAACTGCGTCAAAATCGTCTAAAGAAACACTCTATTGAAGTATAGAATGTCTACCCCTAGTGACGAGAAGGAGAGCTCTTTGACTGATGACGCGGAGATCTCCTCGCAGAAGTGGTGTCTTCTAAGCTTTATCAGCCCCGAGAATGTATTGAACCGGAAGGATATGTTCTTCTTCAATGCGTTTCTAAAGCAGTATGAGTTTCAGCTCCGCACCAAGAGTCTCGAGCAGTTCCTGGTGAAGTCTATCCAGACGATCAATGCTAAGCTTGACACGGAGGCCACGCGTCTTGAAGGTCTCGATTTGAGTGGCGCAGCCCTCGAGTGCCGGAAATCGGTCTTGTCAATCGATCCTTTTATCACGGACTTCCAGGAGACTGTAAAGAAGAATCAGCGTGAACTCGTAACCAGCAGTCTCGTTGAGAATTACGATGATTTCATGTATAAGAATGGGGCAAAGCTGGAGGATGATTTCTATGCCAAGAACAACTTCCGCACGACGGTAAGAGGCCTGAAGGTCCGTGGCTCCTACAGCACTAAGGAGGAGGCTGATTCGAAGGCAAAGAAGCTCCAGAAGGCCGATCCGGACCACAATATCTATGTGGGTCAAATAGGCAAGTGGCTGCCGTGGGATCCCAAGCCGGCCGACGTCGGAGAGCAGGAGTATGCCGAAGACCAGCTGAACACCCTCATGAAGAAGTATAAGGAGAATGAAGATGCGAGGGAGCAGTTCACGAGAGAGCAGCGTGAGGCGGGTCGGAAGCAGGCCGCACGCTCGGTTACGACGATGCCTGGGTCCACTGAGTCCGCCGCTGTCCCTTCCTTAGGAACGGGTGCGTCGGAGTTCAGTGGGATGTTCTCGTCGGGGCCTGCGGATTTGGCGATCCAGAGAAAGATGGATGCAGCAAAGAATGAGTAAATCTGAACATGTTTCAATAGTTTGTTATTACAAACGTATGAAAAGTGTTAATACTGTCTATTGCGGAATCCATCTACATTTCCGCTGCCGACGTGGATAGGAATACACGCACCTTCCTGGCAGAAAGAGCCTTCAGGGCACGTAACGCCGCTGCATCCATCCGCAGGATTTCTGAATCCATCGTAATACTGCGGGAAGGTTCTCTTCAAGAACGGCACAACGATTAAAACGGCGAGCAGAACAACAGCGAGGCCAACAATACCATACCCAACTTGACGAGCCATTTGTTTCTATTTATACGAAAGGTTTTACAGAGGGGCCGAGACAGTTCTTTGTTTTCATATTTTAGATTTTCGCATGACTACATCAGGAGGCATACTACTCATCGTAGGAGAAGCCGCTACAGCAGAAGGCATAGCCATCGCAGGAGGGGCCGCAACAGCAGAAGGCATAGCCATCGCAGGAGGGGCCGCAACAGGAGCAGTCGTATTCATCATAGAAGGGGTTGCGACACCAGTTAGAGGAGCAGCTGTTTCAGATAAAAGGCTCTGGCATGCCGATTTCAAGAGATCAAGCGTTGATGACTGCTTTGCTACATTGACTGATAAGGAAGGGACAACTTGGCCCGCGCCAACAGGGGCGACTTGGACTGCGCCAGAAGGAGCAGGAACAGGAGTAGTTGTAGTGGCAGGGATCGTGCCCACTATTTTTTTGACAATCATATTAGAATTTGCATCACCACTCAAAGCATTAATGGCCAATGTAACAAGCATTAGCTTATTTTGTATGTCGCCATAGGTTGGATCTGTTGGAGGAATAGATGATAAATTATTCTTATAATTAGTTTGTATAGTTGTTAGTTTAGCTATATTACCAGACGTAATATAGGTATTGAGAACATCCGCATTCGCCCCAGCATATGCTAATACCGAGGCAGGGTAATCAATATACCCATCAAGTTGAGGTAAGAATCCTTTTACGAACGGAACAATGATTAAAACACCCAATAAGACAGCCGCAAGACCAACGACTCCATAGCCAACCGATTTAGACATCTCTTCTTTTAAAGATAAATATTTAGATAACAGGCAAGCCGGAACTAGAGGGCTGTGAAGGAGGAGATACGCTTGAACAATAACCATTCATACACCGAGACCCATGCGGGCATGGAGGCAAATCTAGGCCGCACATACCAACAGGATTCGCAAATCCCTCCGAAAACTGATAATTAGCAACCAGTAGAACACACGCAACCAACAGAAGAAACAAAGGTATTACAACATCTCCAAGCTTTAATGACATCTTTCTAGTATGTGCCCTTAAAACTTCCGAACATTAATCTGCGGCCCCTTGAGCTTTCTCGCGTCGTTCGGATTATAGTTTCCATCCTCCTCCTCTTTTTCCTTGTAATGAGCCGCCGAGTGGGCCCAGAACTCTGGGGCACCAATACGGAAATCTCCGTGCATCTCCGCCTTATACCAGAAAATACAATCCTCAATCTTATTTGACTGGCTTGTATTGTCTATTACAAGACATTCATAGTTCTGCGTGCACTGGTCCATCACCTGGCAGAAGAACTCGAAACTCGGAAAGGCCGACCCATAGTTGTTAAAGATACGCTGTCTATTCGTGAGGTAGGGTTCACGTAGAATAAATACAAAGTCGACGTTGGTTCTCAAGGCTGGCTGGATACCCAGCGGATACTGCATCGTAATCAAAAAGAACACTTTGAGCCAACGCCCGTTCATGAAGAGATACCGAATGTTCTTGTCGTGTGTCCACGAGTCGTCATACATACAGTCGTCGAGAATCATAAATGAACGCGGATCCACCATTGACTTTTTACCTTCACCCTGCTCTTTCATGATACGAGCCATCATCATCTTCTGACGCTTACAGAAGTTTGCGAGAATGAGAGGACTGAACTCGCCGTGAATAAAGAGCGGCGGAATCATTTTGCTGTAGAAACTATTGGATTCCTCTGTGCCTGAAATGACGGTTCCGAGCGGCATATCCTGGTGATGATACAGCAGGTCACGAACAAGAGTTGACTTACCTGTTCTTCGTCTGCCGATGAAAATCGCCACGGCGTCCTGGGGGATACGTTTCATGTCAAACTTCTTCAAACTGACGTTAAGGGCAGCGGCAACGGACATTCTACGCATTGTAAAAAGAATTTCGTGCGGTAATGAACGCAGAAGAGACTTCTTATGAAGAGCAAGAATGCTACACCCACAACTAAGAGGTTCGGTTTTACCTAAACCTTCGTATCATATGGTCCCTCTTACAAAAGAAATAACAGATCTTTCGGGATTTAGTGACCCTGATACTTTTTATCCCGGTCTACGCATTTTGACGGGCCTCACAGTAAAACCCAAGACATCGGTTTGGCTGGACCACCGGAACCGTGTCATTTCATCGGCAACGGCACTCTCCAATTCAAGCTCAGGCCGTATCGATCTGAAGATCGAGAAGAACTGTAAAGAGACAGGGATAGAAGTTCAGGATGTATCTGGATTCCGCAAAATAACGCACCTTCTCGATCCTGTTCGATGGCTCCAGGGCAGATATGATTCGGAGAAGATTAAAGAGAAGTTAGACGATCCTATGAATCAGGCATACGTCGAGGCACTTGCCGCCTATTCTCTCGGAAAACTCAAGGAAGAAGATGCCTCTCCTCACTTTCACGCCTTTTATGGTGCCTTCTCTGTCACCGCCGATCGATATGCCTACAATATTTCAGATTCCTACATGTCCTTCCGCCATTGTCGCTGGTTCTGGGCAAATCAGGAAAATGGAATCTTTAAACTTGCATTTGACGATTCTCTTCCCGAAGATGTCAAGGCCGCAATCTTAGATGTCCCAGATGATCTAAGTGACGATGACTCCGACGCGGAGACTGAAAAAACAGAAGAACTCTTGGACGATTTTAACAGGGCCCACGAAAAAGAGGTGAGCAACTCAATTCATTCCTTGTCCGACGATGGCATTCATACAGAGTCTGATGATGAGGATAACGATGAGGAGGATAAAGATGAGGACGATGAATCAGAGTCCGAAGACGACGAAGTCAACCTCTTCGCAGAAATAAAAGATTTCCCCGTCATGATGATTTATACCGAGTCAAGCGAAGATACAATGGATGAACTCTTGGATGACTATGAAGAACTTGGGTGCGAGCCTGGATCGGAGGAATGGGACGCGACATGGACGGCGTGGATCTTCCAGATTATTTCGGCCTTAACCGTCGCCCAACGGATTTTCGGACTCACACACAATGATTTACACAGTAATAACATTGTCTGGTCAAAGACTGATAAGGAGTTCTTGTATTATAAGACAAATGATGGCCTTCTCTTCAAAGTGCCGACCTATGGAAAAATCTTCAAAATCATTGATTTCGGCCGTTCTATCTTTAAAATCAACGAGAATCTCTTCTATAGTGACGATTTCAGAGTCGGCAATGATGCGGGAGATCAGTATTCCTTTGGTGATCTTCATGACAGCAATTCAGGGGCAGAGGAAGTCGGGCCGAACCCGTCATTCGACTTGTCGCGGTTTACAGTCAGTGTCTTTGAATCATTGTTTCCTGAGACTCCTCCTAAGAGAAAAAATGGTGTGGTGCTAAGCAAAGAACGTGGCCTCATCGTAAAAGAAACAGAATCCGATTTATATAATCTTTTGTGGACCTGGCTCTTGTGTGATGATGATCATAATGTTCTTATTGATCCGAATGGCGGTGAACGGTATCCCGATTTTGATTTATATAAAGTAATCGCCGCACAAGTTCATAACGCAATTCCGTCTGAACAGATACGGAAGCCTATTTTTGAGCCATTTCGTGTGTCTACAGCTCCTGCGAATCAGAAGGTCTACTCGCTCTTTGTCTGAGAAGGAACAAGAATACGCGTCCATGAAAGTGTAGGATAGAACTTCTTCAGAGTGTCCCGCGCATCGGCCTGTGTTTGCTTCTGCCGCGGTAGATTCTTAAGAGTCACCTGGATATGTGTCGATCCATTCCACGCAAACGTGATATATCTCTTCATGATACTATTAGAGATATGCCACGATGAAACATCCTCAAGACCCAGAAGTGAATCACGATACGTTGCCGAATCGTTTGTCTTCGTAGTTGCGTCTACCCAGGCGTCATTCGACTCATAGGATGTATACGAACGATTCTCGATAGTGATCTCAAGGTCGACACCATCAAGCGTAGAGGACGCCAGCCATCCTTGCCAATTATTCTTGTCGATCTCCTTCTTTGCGAGAAGTGGCAGAAACGACTCCTTCTGGCCGACAATTACGTTTTCAAGCACCTGCCTAACGCCATCAAGCTTTTGCTGGAAAGTCTTCTCAAGTTGCTGAATCTTGAGCTCTACCAGGTCTTCAAGATCATGGAACTTGTCGACCGTGACCTCGCTAAACCCCTGAACCTTCGCCTGTGTCGTGGACTCAAGGGTCTCGAACTTCGATAGAAGCATAAGGTTGTTTTCTAGATTATTTAGAGTCTGATTCTTCTTAAGCAAGTCGATTTCAGCAAGGAGCCGGTTTTCAAGTATGGATAGGGCCGTGATTTCATCACTATTCACAATCTCTTCGCCTGTCGCCACACCAAGAACCTCTTCAGACTCGATATCCATATTCACATCTTCCTGTTCGTCTTGTTCGGATGCCTCGTCATCACCCTCAGCCTCCTCTTCCTCCTCTCGCTCCTCCTCCGACTCAATGTCCATCTTGTCCTCAGCATCATCCTCTTCCTCGAGTATCTCCGAAACATCCTCAAAATCAGCGATCTCATTCACTATCATAGCGTTTTGACGCTGAATAGCACTGACTATCTTAAAGATAAGATAGGCCGTGACACTTGTAAGTCCCACAGAGCTCGCAAACTCAAGAAGGTGAATGTAATTCATTTCTATGCCCTCATACGGCAACTATACCCATTCAATTTTGGCGAGCCCTGCCTCAAAACCTCGCAGGCCCAACCTGTAAATCAGGCTCGACAGAAGAACCACCCGTCATTGAGGGCAAAGAGGATGACATATCCTTCAGACTAGGAAGAGAATCCATTAGAGTAACCATTGAATCAGGAACCATCTGAAGAATACAACCAACAAGAACAACGCCGATGATAAAATCGCGGGCTACAGTCTTCAGTCCAGGAAGTTGATTCTCTTTTACATATTCACTAAGTCCACCAAGAGCTGCGATTACGAGTCCACCGAGGACCATTCCATATAAAGTAGACGAGTTCATCCGGGATACTTCTCTGGCGGCTGACTGGAAAAAAGTTATAGCGTTTCAAACTCATCCATTTCTAACGCCCCATTCTCCTCTAAATTTTCATAGTCATCCATCGGTTCAGGCGGATCATTGCTGATCTCTAGGTGTGAGATTCCTGAATCATCATCGTCATCTTCATTGGTGTTCGTATTAATTACAGGCTCGTGAATACTGTTTTGATTAGGATTCTGGGAATCAAAGAAAGTGTCCATCTTTGTGAAACTGACCTTTGCCGGTTCTGTGTCGACAACAATTGTGGGAGGTCCTGTTTCGACCTTGGCCAGAGGCTCTTCAACCTTGGCCAGAGGCTCTTCAGCCTTGGCGATAGGCTCTTCAGCCTTGGCGATAGGCTCTTCAGCCTTGACCAGAGGCTCTTCGACCTTGGCATCGACGGGAAGAGAAATCACAGGTATGGGTTCTGGCGTAAGAGCAGCCCCAGACAGATCCTGAACAAACCCTTCAGGAACGACGGGTGCTACACTATTCTGCTGGTCATCGTCATTCGCATTGGGTGCCTCATCGCCATCGTCGGCCAAATACTCTTTCAGAATGCTCTTGACTGGCAACATACCCCTGATACTTTGAAGAATGCCCTCGTGTAAAAGCTGCTCGACCTGTCTCAGATTCTTCTGCTTGTCAACCGATGTCCCATTCTCCGCAAACAGATACGCATTCGACCACAATAGACGAGCACACTCCGACATTGTTCTGTGTAGAAAGTGATCAAGCTTCGGAATCGTAATCTGGAGCTTCTTCTGCTTGCTTGTTAAACGGATAGCCGACAACACCTTTGTGTGGGCAATGAATACAGCGGTCAAAATCTCCTCCAAATAATCACACTTTGTGGACGAAATAACCTTTTCCGTCTCTCTGTTAACCTTGTCCACGTTCCACTCGGGAAACTGTTTCAAGGAATCCTGAAAGACCCAGAGAACACGTTGCGGATTTTTCTCGTTGAGCTTTGTCTCGGCCAGAAGATCCAAGAAATACGTTTCAAGTGCCGGAACTACGAAGATACATAACTGTCTCGTATATTCGGCCTTCGCCTCCCCATATACGCCAATACTGTCCGAAGAGTCCATACTAACGGTTCTTTCGGTCTTTGGACCCAACAAATAAACGCAGGATATAGAGATGAACTCCGATACAGGAGGTATCTTAGGTGTATTTGGATTTCTAGTATCAATGGCTGGTGTTATTTATGCTGCGATTAATCACAAAAAGATAAGATGCCGTTGCTGTGGGAAAGATTTGGATATGTCAGTTGATGTAGATACAACTGAAGAGATAAAGAAGAAAACTGTTGAGGAAGAAGCTGCGGCTATGCAGGCACAAGCACCAGCACAAGTAGATACTGAAGAAGAAGATGACGATGACGATGAAACCGCTCGAGTCGCAGAATCAGTCGCAGCCGCTGCGGTCGCTGCCGCAGAAAAAGCAAAAGCAAAATTAAAATTAAATGAAGCGGTTGCTGTAAGAGTGATGTCGGCCCACCGACGTGGATCTATACCTAATGACGCATATCCTGATTCTTTAGAACCTACACGAAAGAAAACCAGTAAAGGAAAGATTGTTCCAATTGCTGAAGCCTAGAGGGACAAAAGCCAGGCAATCTGAAGCCATATAGAATGCCCCGATGCCCAACGTCTCAATGCCTCCCGTCCATTCAGATCATTATTGCGTGTCTTAATTAAATGATTTAGTAACAAGACAGGGTCCTTTCCTTTCATTTTATAGGTCGCGAGGCCTTCAAACGTTGTAGGAAACTCCTTCTCGGGCTCTCCAATCAACTTGAAGGCCGTCGCCTTTCCTAGCAACGCTGTCTTTCGAAACGAGAGTTCTGTTCCAATTCGTTGGAGGGAGCACCGAGAAAGCACAGGAGCTGAGAGTTTGGACGGATCTCTGACTTCCAGAATACAATGAACATCTTGGCTTCTCGTATCCAGGATTCGACGCATGAAGGCCTGGGCCTCCTGCGTCAAATCATCTGCCCCCTCGATCCAGATGAGAGTCTTTTCTTGGCTTCTCACCTGGGCGTGTAGAACTTCACGGCCTTCTCTCAGACTTCTGTCATTACGCACATTCCAGCGAAAGAGGCGGTAGTTACGGAGTTTGGCTTCTTGTTTAATCCAGGTTGTCTTACCTGTTCCTGCGGGACCATAGAGGATAAGAGCAGGCCTCATTAGTCGTTGTTAGGATTGGGGGTTTAGACCTCTTTTTCATTTAGTGATTTTGTAAATCATGTGATGAAAGTTTAAGCTTGGGTAGCTGTGCGTGAAATCTCAAAGAATTGAGTTCCGTTGCAGACAAATGAAATTGCATAAAAAGATGTTACGGGCCCTGCAGCTGCCGTAACAATATAGGTGCTATTAGAAACAATGTTTGCTCCAAATGTGATTGTAGTATTGAAAGCTGTTGTAGCTGTAATCAATAGTTCAATACGAGCACCCGCAACAACTGCCGCAGCAGGAACATCTAGAGTAATACTAGCAACGCCGCTAGGAGGACTTATTGTAATTGTAAAAACAGATCCAAGAGTGGCATCTATGTTTTGAGCTGTCTGAGAACCATTTGTTGTTATCGACGTTAGAGGTGTAATTGTCGAAGCACGGATCTGGCCTGCCGTCGCAACAACGCCAGTGCCAGCTGTGACTATCGTGCCAGCCGTAACAGAGCCGAGCGTGTAGACAGGGGGACCCTGATCTAATTCAGTAAAGGCACCGCCGTTAGGGTTCAGGCCACGCGGGACGTAGTCGGGCTTATCGGTGTTGTAGACGGCAAAGAGCTTCGAGTTCGGGTCGATGAAACCCGACAAAAACGTATTAGGATCATACACGCCAACCATGTATGTCTTAACACCAGGATTCGGGGAACCATACGTCGTATCGTTCGCATTCACCATGCCACTCGGGTATAACTTCTTGCCAGTTTCTCTGAGAACGCGGTTCGCGGGGCAATTGGCCGCCGTGGCAGTTCCCAGCGTAGAGAGGGAGGTCAGCGTGCCCGTAGTCGCGAACGTCGCGGCGTTAAACGAAGTCGTGTAGGCAAAGATATCAGCGTGGAACGCGGCCGTCGTGATATACGACCGACGAGCAGAGTTTAGATAAGATCCCTGAGAACCAATTGTCGCCATTCCTTATATTCAGACATTTTATTTTATTTTGGAGATAAGAGTAGAGTATGGCAGGCTATTTTCCTTCACTGGAAAATGTTGAAGAGATTTCAAAACAGGCCACTTTACCACCAGAAGTTGTATTGGCTATAGATCCAAATTTTATAAGTATAAAACGTGAACTTTTCATTTATGGTCTTACTCGTTCGATTGAAGGGTTTTTAGATATAATCCGGTCCCTTGATTTCAAGCGAGACCAGTATCCTGTTCAAGAAATCCCCCTTATTCTAGCGGGCGGGGTCGCAAGTTCATTAGTAACAAGAAGACAACCTAGGACACCCGATATTGATATTGAATTGAGTCCTTTTGATATACGTGCTTCTCGCAATAGAAATCAAAACAAGACTCGCCGTGCCGAATCAGATAAACTCTTTATGGAGTATGTTAATTTTTTATTTGACCAGATCTGTGTTAAGATACATGAAAGGCAAGGAGCATTTGGAGTCTATGATGAGGATATTAGTGAAGTTGTGGCAAAAAGAGATCCCGAACTTCATAATAATACAGTCAGAGGTCAGATCGTTGATAATCTCTATGTTGGAGTAGTTATAAATCCGTCCTTTTTCTCTAAGATTGTCGTTGTGGCTAAAATGGGGGCCTTTACCGAGCGTATTATTGAAATAAAACTTCCTAAAAATGTCTTTGGTGACCCGATTGAGGATATTGAACTGACCTCGCATTTTGGTTTATATTGCCAGAGCCCTGATAAAATGATAGCCGACAACACAAAATCAATGAATGATAAATTACGCAAAATGCGGAAGGCCATGGTTGACTACGCAAACTTCTTTAAAGAACCAGATACGTCAGAGGGTAGGCAACATCCTTATTGGATTCAAGTCGAGCAACAGAAAAGAGAAGCTATAATTACATACAAAGTTCGTATTCTAAGTCATATTGATCGTATTATTAAATTAACTGGGTCGTTTGATTCATCATTTGTTGACCCTGCTTCTAAAAATCTATTTGATATATTACCGAAGCAACTGTCTTCTTATATAACTCCTCAGGAAAGAGCAGAAGTGGAAGGAGCTCTTGTAAAGGCTCAACAGGAACAGCAAGTTGAGGCAGAGGCCGCCGCGGCAGCTCTAGAAGAAGGCACGTGGGAAAAACCGAGACGTGTTGCGAAGGCAGCAGAAAGCAGAGGGTCTTCACCCACATTGGTTGATCAATCTGGATTTGCTGCCTTTAGAGAAAATGGCGATGAAGAGGTTCTTGCTCCTTCTCCTCCTGTTTCTTTAATGCCATCTGCCTCTGCTGTAGCTCCTGCTGCTGTTCCTGCGACCACTGCTGTGACTCCTGCGACCACTGTTGCGACCACTGTTGTGACCACTGTTCCTGCGACCACTGCTGAAGACCTCGAAGAAATGATATATAAGCCTGATAAGATTATTGTATTTATAGAAAGGAAATCAATAGAATATTCAACTGTATTTGATAATCTAAATCTAGCATTATATAACAATTATAGCAATAAAGAAAAAAACTATAGGGTATTCTGTTTAGAAATAAATACAAGAGATCGCCGCATTCAAATGGAAAGACAAGCACTGCCTGACAATTTTTATTTCTGTATGGATTCGGATTCTCTAATTGGAGCGGAAACAATTACATTTAAACTTATACCAGCAATACTATCATTACATAAAAATGGTCAAGTAGCTCTTTCTACAAATATACATAAGATTGTAGATCATTTATATGAAAACGCATGGTATATTAATAATAAAACATTTCGCGAGGCACACCATAAACAGTTTCTAAGATGGAAAAAGGATGCTTATAAAGAAAATAAAATAATGTCTAGAGAATTTTTGAAAATTACATATAAAACACTTTTTATCTGGATTCAGTCATTATTAAACACAATATATATTCAAGAAAATGAAAATACAATAACACTAGGTATACATTACCTGATCCTTTTAAAAGTAGTGAATTAGATTCTGGTTTCAAAACCCTTATAGATTACATTGATTCACAAAAAGTATGTCCTTGTAATATCTCAGAAGAGTTACTTCGGCCACTTGCTATTGCTCTAGAGGGTTCATTTATAAGAATGAAATCACGTGCCTTACTCGCAGTTATGGAAAAGGAATATACAAAGTTTTATATGGATACTTTACATTTAAAAATAAAAAGCACACCTATTTTATTCATTTCAGACCCGCAACCTTATTCAAAAAATATTATTGATGGAATCCTTTTTTACTTCAATATGAGTGAAATCTCTCCATTCAATGCTATTTATAATAGAACAAATCAATTTTTTAATAATACAGATACACAGACAGTCGAAGAAAAAAGATTTATGACAAAATGTGCTACGTTTTTTAGCATGCCAAATGAATATATCTTAATTCATCTTGAAGTATTGATTGAACTAACCGAGCCAATGTGGGGTCAGCTTACGCCTGAAACAGATACAATGAAAATAAAAGAAAAGATGTGTAGGTTTTTCATATTTTTACTAGAGAATAAGGAGTTTTTGAATTTAAATGATCTATCATTTTGGGTTATAAAATTTATTAATTTTGAAGGAGATAACTTCATTGACTTGATAACACCTATCTATACCAAAATAGAGGAAACTAACCATACAAGGAAGTTACTATTTACTGATGCTATTTATAAAAAGACAATAGATGATAAGATTAAATCACAAACGGAAGCTGCCGAAAAAGAAGAGGCAGCTCTTAAACTCGCAAAATTTAAAGAAGAGAAAGAGGCTGCGGATAAAGCTGCGGCCGAGCTTGAGGCCGAGCTTGCGGCGGAGGAAGCTGCTGCGGCAGCCGCAGCGGCAGCAAAAAACAAAAAGAAAGGTAAAGGTAAAGGCAAAGGCGGGTATAGAAAGACGCGTAAACTCAGACGACGCAGCGGATAAGTGCCTTAATATCATTGTAATAGATCGCGCGTTTGTGGGCCATGAAGGTTGAAACACAGGGCTTCCAATAAGGCAGGGCCCTTGTGGCAAGAACATGCCCATGAATCAGCGATCTTCCATTTGCTGAGGCAAAGGCCAGAAAGATAATATCTGTTGGCTTTGGCTTTTGAATAATTGGATCGTTCTTATCGACTGTCCATGAACGCTGCGGTGCATTCAGATACTTCCAATTACATGTTTTTACATGAATGGCCTGACCTACAAAGTCAGGGCGGGTCGCATCGGAAATATCGGGCTCAAATTGTGAAATGCCGCGGGTGCCTGATTCCCATATACGCAGGTCGATTGTTCCTCCAATGAGTTTCGCGACTGCATATTCTCCGACCTTCCCGACAATTTCATTTTCAAGGCGCTTGTCTGTCATGTCATCATTTACATGGTCTCGGCTCCCTGGCTTACTTTGCTTTTGACGGATTTTTTGGGCAAAGTCGATAACTTGGGCTAATTCTTCCTTACTTAACTGAACTTCCATTGATCTACTATAATTGTTGTAGACAGAGGATTCAAATTTAACTACGATGCTTACGAGTCTTTGATTTTTTGTGTTTTCTACTTCTTGATCTATAGCCGCCTTTTCTAAGTGAAAAGTTCTTGGCAAATCCTCGTGTAACAAGTGTCGGGTTGAACTTGCCCCACATAGGATTGTTTTTATTCAGTCCAGGAGTATTCAGGGGTCTTGTGTTTTTCTTCGGGAATGTTATGACTGTTGGTGCCTGCGGCGGCGGCAGCCGAGGGGGAGCAAGCGATGCCCATGTCATTTTAGGAGGAGCTTGCGCCGACATCTATACTCTAGGTTAATAAAAATTGAACCTAAGTAGCTGTTTGTAAGTAACACAACGAATGTCACTCACAAATATCTATATTCTGAAGCTGGAAGGTGGAAATTATTATGTGGGAAAGACGGACAATCCGACGAAACGATATCAGGAACATGTGGACGGAAAGGGATCCGCCTGGACTCGGAAATGGCCGCCTGTTGCCGTCGAGAAGATTGTGCCGAACGCAGGGCCCTTCGATGAAGATAAATATACAAAGGAAATGATGCTCTTATACGGAATTGAGAAGGTTCGGGGTGGTTCCTATGTGCGTATAGAGTTAGAACCGACACAAGTCGAGAACTTGAAGAAAGAATTGAGAGGTGCGACGGATAAGTGCTCAGAGTGCGGCAAGGACGGTCATTTTGTTCGGAATTGTCCTTTGCTGGCCGAAAAGAAGAAAAATTACGATCTGAAGGAGAAGTGCAGTGTGGGCAGGGCGGAAACGGTTGTCAGGTGTTCTATATGCGATCGTATAGGTCATTGGGCCTCTAAGTGTTACGCAAAGACAGATAAGGATGGAAATGATTTGTTAGATGAAGATGAAGAGGAAGAGGAAGAAGAGGAATCAGAACAGGAAGAAGAACAATGGGAATGTGGTAAGTGTAAGAGAACATTTACAACAAGGTTTGGATGTATCCTTCATATGAAAGCGTGTTCTTCTAAAGAAAAAAAGGCAAATTCATGTTATCGTTGTGGCTACAAAGGACATTTCTCGCCCGATTGTTACGCTAAAGTAAGCATTAGTGGGAAACTGTTAGACTAGAGGCTACCTTTGTTTGATCCAGAAGACGCATGATGTAATTCAGTTTGAGATTCATTTCTTTCATCTCATTTTTTAATTCATTAAGTTCAGAAAAATCATTGTGGATCGTTATATTAGGTTGGCCCTTCGACACCTTTACAGGCTCTGTTGCCTCTTTTTTCTTTTTTTCTATGGCAACAATTTCTTGATATAAGGCACTATGTTTATATTCAAAAAAACCTGGTGCATTATGATTATTATCTAGATGATTAAGTGTTTTGAGTCTGTAACAGATTCCTCCAGGCGTTCGTTTATGAAGATGGGCAATCTTAATAATGTCAAATTTGTTGTTTACATATTCATCTGTCAATTGGTTATCTTCTGCTTGGTCCCATGGCCTCCCCGAATTTGTATAGTAAAGGAATGGCTCCATATTTATTTATCATGATATGACTTAAGGCCCCTATAAAATTGATAGTTAAAGCTTTTTTAACTATAAAGATTAAACATGACGAAAACCTATATACTAAGAGAAACACTTTCAGTAATAGAAGAGGAACAAGAAGAGGCCAAAGAATATGATACTACTAGCATTGTGGAGAAGGGACCAGAGATCCACACAATTTATTATAGAGATCTCACACTTAATTATAAAACGGTGAAGCATGCCGAACGCATCGCATTAGAGAAAGGAAAGCCACTCTATACGACATGGTATAAAGGTTCAATGACAGGGAATGTATTTGTAGGAGAATATACAATAAATCCTGAAAATCCAAAAAATACAAGATATCCAAAATATTTGATAAATATATTAGATAGTGGATTTTACAATAACTTTATAAAGAAAATCTATAAGATAAATGAAGACTTTATAATAGTTACATGTTATGCCGTATTTATTGTTTCTTCTAAAATTAGAAAACGGAAACTATTACGAAATTAGTTGCGACGCGTGCCTCTGCGGTTCTTGCGATTGCGACGCGTTCCCTTGCGGTTCTTGCGGGCAAAGATACTCTTGCGGCTAGAACCGTTGGCCTTGGCCGCATTCAGACGGCACTTGGCGTAGGCTTGCTGGTTCGCGGCAGTCATGGTGGACATTCCATTACAAGGGGCCATTGTATATATTTAGAGGGGATATTTTTATCTTACTCATTCTCGAATTTAATACCCCAGCCGTAGACACGGTGCTTGAGGATCCTATGGGATTTTATTCTAACCCTAAAAACTTACGCCCAATCTTACTGGTTACAAACATACCGCACCCTGAGGCAATTTGAGCGTAAAACACAGGAGTTCTTTTTGTGCAACATAATAAATAAACGGATAATGTAATAAAAAGCAATGAGCTAATCCAGAATAATTTTGTATAAGTATCCATTTTCTACTATATATAGCCAATTTTATGCGTTACGCGTAGAATCAGCAAGTTTTTTCGTATAGACATTAAGAAGTCTTTCAAATGTTGCTCTTTTTTCAGCAGGCAAACTGCTGTCTTGAAGAATTGTTTCAAGTCTATCTTTTGCTGCTTTATATGATTGGGGTGTATTAGGACCATTTGGCACAAAAGCTTTGGGTATTGACGGGGCGACCTTAAAGCTTTTATATATAGAGGGAGGCGGCCGACCGTTTCCCTTTCTAGGAGGGCCTACAGGTCCGGGGGCTACATTTGCTCCTGCCGCTGCCGCTGATGCCGCTGCCGCTGTCGCTGTAGGAAGATTCACAGCGGTCGGGCGATTCACAGCGGTCGGAAGATTCGCTGCCGCTGCCGCAGCGACTAGATTACCCGATGTTGCGGCAGGAAGATTCGATGTCGCAGAAGCAGCTTCCTCTGGCACCGCAGAAAGGCCTTTCTTAGCCAACTGCTTGTTTCTCTTTTCCCGCCGATACCTAGTTCTCGCAGCATAATTTGAATTGGTCTCAGCTTTCCGTCTAGACGCCTCTTTCATGGCATTAGTGCGTGTCGCATTCTTTCCTGATGTCGGATTCTTCCATTTAGCTTCTCTCATTTCTTGTAAAACCTCGGCCACGTGACGATTCCAATTATTCAGCTTTGAAGTGGACGCGGCAGCGGCAGCAGCAGCGGCAGCAGGGGCATTCGCGTTAGCGTTAGAGGCATTAGCCTTAGCAGCTGCAGCAGGGGCATTCGCGGCATTAGCAGAAGCAGCGGCAGCGGCTGCGGCAGCCGCATTCGACTGGAAATAAAACGGGAGTTCCTCTGGTTCTGTAGAGGCAACAGGAGCGGCAAGAGGAGCAGCCCCTTCAACATATCTTGTCGCAATGGCCAAAAGCTTATTCATTTTTGAATCGATTCGTTTCAAATACCGTAAAGATGTTTCTGGTTTGGCCGACATCCCTTCTACTCTCTGCGACTAAATTTGATATTACCGCCTTGATCTAGACCTTCTAGACCTTTTTGTTTTACGCGACTTTGATCTCTTTCTAGAGCCACCCATCGGTTGTGTTGCTCCTTCTAAGAATGAAAATACATCCCATAAAGGTTCTCCTGATGGCTTATGCGGCAATCTATCTTTTAGAGCCTCCATCGCACGTCTATATCTTCCCATCGCATCATCATAGCGTCTTGACACAAGAATAAAATAATACCTAATATCCGGATACATTTCAATCATTTGAAGAATTGCCTCACCCGTTGCCTCAGGATTATTCGTAATGAGATAATGTTTATTATCTGGCATAAAATCAACACACGAGTATTTTTTATCTTCAGTGCTTATGGCAATTGTATTCTCACCAGCTTCTCCAGCATCAAGCATTTGTTTCATAAGTAGTTTATGATCCTCTCTACACCCTGCGTCAGGATACACAGGAACATCTAAAAGATAAATACCACCTGATAAACGCTTTGTCAAAAAACGATCAATTATTTTTGTGCCTTCCAATATAGGCTTCTTACCTCTAGAAAATACATTTTGTAGACGTGAAGGCTTTAGTGAGGTCGCCGTAGCATTAAGAGCACTAGGCGTAGCCATTCTACTTAGCGTATACTTAAATTTGAAATCCGCAGCTCATGTAGACAAGAGCATACGAATGCTACCACACCAACCACCAAATAACAAGGATAAGGACAAGGATAAGAAAAAGGAAGCTATGGCAAAAGTAAACGAAGTGATGAAAGTTCTAGGGCAACGATACAAATCTTCTCATCCTTTACCCAAGAAGAGAGATTTTCTAGATACGAAGCCTATTGTTATTGATCGTCGTCTTCACTCCATTCGAGAAGTCGATGAAAACTAAGACCATTCCATGATCAATTGCGAACCATCGAAATAGACAGTGATACCAGGAAAGAACTCGGTCAGGCCATTCATGACACCAGGAAGATAGTCGTGCTGAATGGGCCCAGGATTATCTTTTTCAATTAGGCCCTGGGGATTCCTTATAACTAGATCGAACCGCTTGAGCACAGGATGAACGTGACGCAGCTTACCATTCCTTGCTTGAACTTGGATACAACGGCAGAGATGAGCGACAAAAAGACTAATTTCATGAAGACGGACATGCTCGTGATATTCGTTCGCGGAGGCCCTGAGTTCCTCACGTGTGATTGGCATTCTAGATTAAGACTGTAGATAGTCTTTAAAACCCTGTTGTTGGGGGGCTTAAAATTGAAATTTTGCGGCCCTCATTTAAGGTCAACTACTGTTAGATGTATCTTTACTGTGTATCTAGCACGTATACTAGAAATAATGGGCTGTATAAGCTCGGTATGACAACAAATCCAATTCATCGTCTACGTCAATACAATACGGGTGACGCACCAGGTATTGGTTTAGAGAAAGAATATGACTTGATTTGTTTAACAAACGGAAAAGACTCTTTAAATCTTCATTCATTTGAAACACTACTTCTTAAGAAGTTTGATTCTTTAAGGCAACCAGGAACAGAATGGTTTAGAATTGATGTTGATGAAGTTCGCGAGTTTCTTTCTAAGCAAAATTTCTTTATCCGTTTTCTCACTCTTGATGAAATTACTCTTATTCAGAAAAAAGCTTCAGAAATCGAAGAAACTCTTTTCGAGAAGTTTATCCGTATATTCTTGCCAGGAAGACTTCCTAGACGTGTTCAGGTGGAACTCTGGAATCAATGGAAAGAAATTTGTGAATGCCCAGATCCGCTTTCCTACAAAGGGATTGTTCAATGGCCAACAGGAGTTGGAAAGACAATAGCAATCCTTATGTTAATTATCCTTGCTTCAGAAAGATCAAAACGTAGAGGCCTTATTTATAGAGGCTTGTTTGTCTCTCCAAAGAATGATATCCTTGATACTATTTCTGAACCTTTTAAGAAGCTTTCTGAGTTTGGAATCACAATGTATGATGGGTCTCATGGAAAGCTTTCTAGCCTATCTATCTTGTCTAACAGTCATGTCCTAGTAATGGCCTGTCAGCAGGCACTTACTTCAAATGAAGGAATGCGAAAGCTTCCTTCTATGAATCACATTCATTATGATGAGGTTCATAGAAGCACTGGAGAGCAATACTTCAAACTTCTTAAAGAAATGAGTGTAACCTGGGATACAGAGTTTCTTACAGGAACATCTGCTACACCCCTAACATGTAGTGGGATTCAACGAGAGAAAATAGCAGAACTCTTTGGAGACCCTATTACACTTCTTCATCGCTGTAATATGGATGAGGCAATACAAGAAGGATGGATTGCCAATCCACGAATTCATATTGCTATTGGCCCGCCACTTGATGATACAGAAGCCCATATCAAAGGATATTTGGATGCAATTAAAAAAATAATTGATCTGAAAAATTGTGGTGGAAAATATATCTCTTATTTGCCATCAATTGCGGATGCTCGTGAATGCTATCAACTAGCATCTAATATAATTCCTGAAGCTTCTGTTTACAAGGCAGTTGATGAAAGGACTGATAAAGAGTTCTGTGATTCATCTATTGACCAAGTGCGTCGTATTCTCTTCACATGCCAAAGATATCGCGAAGGTTCAGATGTTCGTGGCCTTGAATTAGTTACATTCTTTGCTGGAAACACGATTGCTGTTCATATTCTTCTACAAGTACTTGGTCGCGCACTTCGTAATGATTATGAAGGAAAGGAAGGCTGGTGTCTCATTTATCGCCCTTCAGAAGAAGGAACAACAGAGCAAGATGTGCTTGATAGAATTGCCCTTGATATTCTTGATTTCACGGGAGATGGAAAGAGACTTGAGCCAAAAGATATTAAGCGGATGCTAAAGACATTTCTTGGCACTGTAAATCTTTCAAATGGTTCATGTAGTATTGAAGAAACCATCGATCGTGCCCAGGCCGCATATGTTCGTAGGGAATATACTCGCCAACCTCTAAGAATACGCGAAATTTGTAAATCACAAGGTATTCGCACATCTTCAGAATATAATCATGTAAGGGAGTCCCTTGGGTTTCCTGAAGAGCCTTGGGTTCAGAGATCAATGTCCGCATATGACTTCTTTAATGGAGACAATCAAAGAATATCTCAAGAAACATTTAGGACACTTTTACGAGAGAATAAGATAAGCACGACTGCTATGTATGAGTCTTGGCTAGCTAACAACGCGGAATATCCTTCTATTGAAAATATAAATGATGGATACTTCTCTATAAAGGCCTCTAATATTCAAGAGTTCTTTCCATCTCTTTCAAGAAGGCGGTGATCCGTTCAATAAAAAAAGTCCAAACAAGGTCAAAATTGAAAAAGTCCCGGCACCGATTTGAAAAAATTGAGCCCGTTTTTTTGAAATTTTGCCGCCAGTAAAATGTCAACCTCTAGTATAGGACAAATGACAGACTTTGTGAAGAATTTCAACACTGTTATTGATACATGTCGTGATATTCTTCGCAAGGAGGGTATTACAGGAATGGATTCTATGAAGCATCTAACTCTCTACATTCTAGCACGTGCCCTTGACAAGGAAGAGTGTAAACGTCTGAATCTAGATGAAAAATTTGCTTGGGAGAAGTTCTTGGAACTTGTAAAACTTGATAAGAAACAGCATGCCTTTGATCTCCTTTACAACAAGGATGATGGTGGCCTCATTGCTACCCTTGATGATCTCTTTGGAACACGGAACTTTAATTTCAAGCTCAATAGCCCTGACCATCATGCATCTATTCTAAAGCATCTGGATAAGATTAACTTCAAAGCTTTGGATGGCACAGTAGATATTCTTGGAACTGTCTATGAAAATCACTTGGGTTCTGGTTCCAACAAGTCTGCGATGCGTGATCTTGGTCAGTTCTTTACAGATCGCAGAGTATGTGCTTATATGACAAAGCTTTGTGATCCTAAGACATTTGATGATGGAACAGCTGAGAGTGTTCTAGATCCTACTATGGGGACAGGTGGATTCTTGACTGCGTATGTTAAGTTTCTCAAGGAACATGGTGCTACTGTTGACTGGAATACTATGCAGATGGATATTGCTGGATATGATATTGATGAGTTTGTGATGTCTGTTGGACTTATTAACATGTATCTTTCCACAGGTGTTATCTTTAAACGTATTCAGCATAGGAATTCGTTGAATTTAGACGTTGGTGATCTAGATCAGCGTCTTAAATTTAAGATTATTCTTGCAAACATGCCGTTTGGAGTGAAGGGCCTTATCTATAAGGATTGTTGTAAGCGTGTGAAGGATCTTGGAATCAATGGAACAAAATCAGAACCTCTCTTTCTGAATTTGATGATGGCTGCTCTTGATGAAGATGGTCGATGTGCAGTTGTTGTGCCCGATGGAGTTCTTGTAAATAACTCTAATCAGCACAATGGAACACGCAAGTATCTGCTTGATAACTTCGAGTTGAAGCGAGTCATCAAGATGAAGGGTCAGTTCTTCTCAAATACAGGCATTCAGCCTTCTATTCTCTTCTTTGAGAATACTGGCAACCCTACAAGCGTCGTTGAGTTCTGGGAGGTTGAACAGGCTTCTGATGGTGCGATTGTTGAGAAGATGGTTCTGTCCGTCCGTCGTGATAAGTTTGATGAAGCTTGTTCACTTGATATGCGTCGCTATCAGGAGGTTGCTGCGGTAGCAAATACAGGTGGATATCCAATGGTGAAGTTGGGGGATGTTATAGAATTTAAAAATGGTAAGAACATTCCTGAAAGGGATAGACTTGAAAGTGGAACATATCCTTATTATGCCTCAAATGGTATTAATGGATTTGTAGAAAACTCTATATTTGAGGGCCCTTCAGTTCTTCTTGGTGATCAAGGATCTGCTTGGCATAGAAGCACACACTTTGTTGAAGCTGGTTCCAAGTTCTATGCAGGTAATCATACAATTGTGATGAAGTCAAAAGATACAAGTTTAAATATTAAGTATCTGTATTATCATCTTCTATTGAATGATCTACAAACATTTAATAAGTGTGCAGCATTGATTCCTGAACTTGATAAGGAACGATTCTATGCTAGTAAACTTTTCCTCCCACCTCTCACCATCCAGCAAGAAATCGTTACTGCTCTTGAGCTTATCTACAACAACGCCGCCACAGCAAAGGCAGCCGCCGCTTCCGTGAAGTCGCAGATGGCTGCCGTCGTGCGTTCGGTTGGAGCACGCGGGTTTGAGCGGAAGAAGTTGGGGGATCTCTATGACTGTCCAAAGACTATTAAGCGGTTTAACTCTGGCGATAGGGATCCAACTGGAAATGTGCCTTTCTTCAATGGCAAGTGGAGTTGTCCAGATGGAACACATACAGATTATTCATTTGATTTGAATTCTCCGTATCTTGTTATGATTAAGGATGGCGGTGGTGACCATAATAGTGATACAGTAGGAATGGGAAAGTTCTTCAAGGTGCAGGGAAAGTGTGCCATCACTTCTCATAATATGGTTCTTACTCCAAAGCCAGAAAATGGAATAGAGTATGATTTCATTTATCATTATCTTACAATGAATGCTAAGTCTATTCGCGATATGGCAACTTATTCCATTAATTTGGGAGGTATTTCAAAGGAGAGTATCGTAAATTACGAGATTCCTCTCCCCCCTCTCCCCATCCAGCACGAAGTTCTCGCCATTCTCAACGAGATGGAAGCCGAACTTGCTACTCTTGAGCAGATGGCGGCAAAGGCCGAGCAGCGTGCGAAGTTTGTCCTTGATGGGTATTTAACGCCCGCCCCTGTCGCACAACCTGAACCTGTAGTAGCTCAAACGCAAAAGCCTAAGAAAAAGATAGTCATTCGCGATGAGGAATAAAATCAAGAATACAATTTGTATAAAATAAAGATAAGAAACTATCTATTTTTATCTTTATAGAAGATAAGAATGAAGACCTTCGCAGGCATGGGTCATGTTGGGGGCTAGTTCAATTTTATAGGATCGTCTAAAATGGATATGGCTCTTTCAAGGAAAAAGGAGGTATGCCTGTAGTTTAACGGTAGAATGGAAGGTCGCCAGCCTTCTGGTTAGGGTTCGATTCCCTGCTGGCATAATTTAATTACTAAACATTACATAAATCTCATTTTTATCTTTATAGAAGAGAAGAATGAAGGGTGTCGCTACCTTCTCAGGAATGGGTCATGTTGAAGGATATACAACATTTGAAGACAAACCCAGTGGCCTACACATTGAGGCGACCTTTACAAAGCTCCCTGCGAAAAAAGAGCACGGCTTTCATATTCATGTTAATGGAGATTTGAGAGAAGAAGGTTGTATGGGAGCTTGCTCACACTATAACAAGGGCCCTAACCGAAATCACGGAGGCCCTCCTGGCTCAAAGGGAGAACGTCACACTGGAGATCTTGGTAATGTCAGTGAAGTCGACCATATCTATCACTATAGACTTCCTGGTATTACAGTGGCCGATCTTCTCGGAAGAACTCTTATTGTCCATGCCGATCCCGATGATCTTGGAAAAGGCCAAGAAGACGATTCGCTTACAACAGGCCACTCAGGAAAACGAATCGCGTGTGCTATTATTGGAAGAGCTAAGGACTGCGAATCACCTTCTTCAAAGAAAACCAGAAAGGTTCGCAAAATTTGAAACCGCAAAACCCCCTTTGACCCGCGACCTAATGAATCTCTTCATTCTCTACAACGACCCTGTCAAGTCCGCACAGGCCCACTGCGACAAACATGTCGTCAAGATGATTCTTGAAACGTGCCAGATGCTCTATACGGCCCACTGGACAGCTGCTCACCCCGAACTCCTTCAAAAGACTCGCATGAAGGTTGAAACACCCGAAAGCCTGAAGACAAGCCCCAAGCCCTACAAGCCCGCGCACATCAATCATCCGTGCACAAAGTGGATTCGTGCGTCTCTTCAGAACTATCTCTACGCCTGCGAGCTAGGCGTTGAACTTGCGGCAGAATATACGTATCGATACGGCAAGACACATTCCTGTGAAGAACATGTCTGGTGGCTGAAGACATTTCCTCCTTCCTTGCCTTCGATCGGCCAGACGCCCTTCGCCATCGCAATGGACGATGAGTATAAGATTAGTGACGATGCCATCGAATGTTATCGTCACTATTATTTGACTGCGAAGAAAGACAAGGGCCTTCTAGTCTACACAAAGAGAGATCCACCTTCCTTTATTCAGAAGTCTGTCTCCTTGTAAATCGTCTCTTTCCTTTCCTATCTCCTTTGCGTGTCTTTTTCAAACGGCGACCTTGTATGCGTCGACCACCTTGTGTTGCCTGTGTAGCAGACCATACTGCGTATTTTTTAATGAGTGTTTCAATAACAGCCGTTTTCAACGTTTCAGAGACTGCCGCTGGGAATTGTAAATACGATGTCCACGCATCTGGCTTCGTCCAATCGGGCTCATTGTTACATTTGAAGCCTCTGAACGGATATTTAAATCCAAAGTAATAATCCAAACATTCTATCTTTGATAATGGCCTGCCCTCCGATACAACTTCGGTCCCTTCTGTTCCATCGCTCAGTCGAATACTCGAAGTATCCGCATCTCCGTTTTTAGAGCAGTATACTTTCAGAGACGCCAGTTGATTATATATATCATAGGACTTATGTGCCAATAAGAGTCTGATAACTCGTGGAAACTCCTTTTTAGTCTTTGTAAACGACTGGCCATACCAATCTGTAATGGCAAAATTCGTGTTGTCTCCTAAGTGATTTAGTAGAACAACGACTTCGTAATAACAAAGTAACAGGATTGAGTTCGGAGCGTCATTGACTGTAAAATAAAACCACTGGTTATCATCATCGTTATCAACATTCTTCAAATTCGCAATTATTTTGTATTCAACAGGCCTTGATACAAATAGACTCCATACTGTTCCATTTTCATCCGTGATGCTATTGTTTTGAGTAAATTTATTATTCGAATGAAAAGCCAAATAATCATCGAGTGTCATCTCGATATCTTTCTGCTCAAACTTGGGTGGCACGCCCATTAAGGATATTTTCGCAACTGCGATTTCAGTGCTGACTGCTACTTCTTCTGCTATTTCTTCTGCTATTTGAAGATTGACCGCTGTGTGTGAAGGGTTTTTATCAGACAATGCCTTGACTATATCCGCTTTGAAACGAAGCCCCGACGCTTGATACCGTTGAAAGTTAAAGTTAATATATTCCGCGTAATTTTTATAGTTTTCTGTCAAGAGCGTCTCAAAGAAGATATGTTCAGTATACGAGTTGACTTCGGCTTTTTGTTGTCTACGATAGACATATTTTGAGCACTGTAGACTACTCGGTTTTGTTGAATTTGTAATGAACTGCTTGTCTTTTCCTACTAAATAGTTAAATAGCTGCTGGTTCTGTTTTCTTATATTGTTTACAGCCGGTTTATTTGCGATTATATAAAAGTCTACAGAGTGTCCAATATTAATGAAACGTAGTCTGAAGATTCCCTGGGCAATCTCAGTCAAGTTGTTCTTTGTATCGATCGTAACAAGGCCATGCATTTTGAACGGCTGTTTAAAATCCGTTCCAACGCAGTGTTTGTGATCATAATAAATGAATAGATTATCAAACGTCTCGTTCTTATAATTTCGAACGACACCGTTCACCATTACTTTCCGCACATCCTCTTTAGTTACATACATCAAGACTTTGGTTCTATCAACCAATACCTCATCTATCTTTTGAATTAATTGCTCAGGTGTCGTCTTCAATAATATACCCGCAGTATCGATTAACGCCTGGTAAGTATTTGTGTTTATGTTTTCTATGATATGCTGTATCAACTTCGCTTCTTTATCATCATTCTCATTATAATAAAGTTGGGGAACACGTGTGGTAATTCCATAAAAGGCCAGTTCAATAGCAGGGCCCACTGTATCATCCTTCTGAATCTCTGAGATCTGGCCTGATTCGAATGAAGAAGACGTTTCAAGTAAGTCTGTAATAATACGACCAGGTAAATTCATATTCACTGTTCCAGAAAATGTCACCTTCTGTTTACTTATTGATGGATCAAAAATATCAACCATGCTTATATTACTTTGCTCAACATATATCTTTGCGAATCGTTCAAAGATTATCGTTCCAAGATAATACTCAATGAAATCATACTTGCGTTCTGCCTCACTCGACATCTCTTTCGCAATCTTCTCGCATTCCGCGTCATAGTTCGTCGATGCCTTCTTTTTATTGAAGATATCAATAAACGTAGGCCCTATTGTTTTACTGAGAGTGGGATATAAACTCAGATATATATTCTGTAGTAGTTCAAGATCATTCGTTAGTGAACCAAAACCCATTATTTTGTTTGCCATTATATCAACGACGATACTAACATCAATGGGGCGTATTTCGTTCGAAAAATAGCAATATATACTGAGAATAATAAACAATTCATAATCAGTGAACTCACTGTCTTCCACAGGCGTAAGATTGGCACTATAAGGTATGGCAACAAAGTGGTTTTTGGAACAAGTCCACTTTTTATCTTTATTCAATGATCCAAATCCATAATTCTGATTATACACCATAGAAAGTGTGTGTAGTAAAGTATCACTTATTTTAGTATTGAATATGGGGGTGATTAAATCTTTATCGTCACCAGAATAAGCCTCACTATAGATATATGTATCTTTGAGTGTAGGGTGTTTTATTTTGACAGTATCGCTGTCGTTTATAGTTGGTGTAGATCTTGTAAATAAGTTTTTAAGAGAATGAAAGCAGATACGGAAAATGTCTTTGCGTTTCTGATGGTTTATCTGCGGAGGCTTAGGTATATTCAAATCGCTTTTAAGAGGGTTTAATAAAGAATCGACTTCATCGAATATGTAAAAATCATTCTCTTTGGATATGATTTTAGAGAAGGCTTGCACATTGTCTTCCGTTTTATCATGGCAGACTCCTTTGGGCACATCAACCAAGTTTTCAACTGATTTGATTCCTTTTAAGACAATTGTCTTTATTGTCACATCGCTCATAATATGTAATACTTTATCTCTCATTTTAATGAAATTGTTGATATTTCTATTGACAGTAATAGTAGGCATAATATTAATCATATCAAACAATATTTCATAGCTCGGTTGAACCAAGTGCGAAGGTAGAACAACAGTAAAATATTGTATTGCTTTTTGATAAAATCTGTTTAAAATAATAAGCGGTGTTAATGTAGAAGTCTTGCCTTGGCCCATCAAAATTTCATTCGCAACGATACTATTTATTTGATCTTGGTTATAGATAGTCTCTAAGATAGACTTTTGTTTTGCTCTGATAAAATTACCCGTTTGAAGCTCAAACAGTAGATCTTCAATCTGTCTAGGTTTATTCCAGCCATAAATTAAGAGTGGATCTAGGGGCTCTATCATCTTGATAATAAATCCGCACAGATCATCGTTGTTGGTATCTTTAATAGTATCTAGTGTAGACTTGATTCTTCTATATTTCATATCTATTAGTTTTGTATAGAATGCCTTCCAGTGTCTAGCATACAGAAGAGGAATACTGGGAAAGTGTTCATTTAAAATTAGGCTAAAAAATATCTTTTCATCGCTGTCATCTTCTATTAGAGGAGTTGTTACCCTAGCTGCCTCTTGAGCTGCTACCCTAGCTGCCTCGGCTGTTTCAGCTGCTTTCTTTTTATTTCTGGCTGAAGCATTTTCCCTAGCACGAGCTTCAGCTTCTTGTGCTAGACGAATGGCCTCTTCAGCTGCTACCCTAGCTGCCTCGGCTGTTTCAGCTGCTTTCTTTTTATTTCTGGCTGAAGCATTTTCCCTAGCACGAGCTTCAGCTTCTTGTGCTAGACGAATGGCCTCAACACGAGTAGCTTCTTCAGCGACACGAGCAGCCTCAACACGAGCGGCCTTAGCTTCTTGTGTAAAATGAGAGGCTGCCTGTAAAGGGGAGTTTATTATTTCCTGCGACTTTTGTAAATCTTTATCTATTTTATTAATAGATTTATGAATATTATTAAAGGAACCACCGCCCCGATGATCGCACTTATCTGCTTGTTTATCACATAAATACCGAAACTCTTTAATGAATTTTCTTAGAGGGGCCTCTTCCTCAGCATTGATATGGCTGGGAAATTCGACGACTTTTTGTATACATTCAAACGTATGGCTCATTTTTGCGATCAGTTTATAATTAGAATTATTAAGTAGTTCTCCTAGGTTTATATTCATCATATCGCTCTTAGATAACATTTCATTCCTATTAATTTCTATTCTTCGGGGGGAGTTGTCTTCATCATTTTCGTTAAGATATAGACCCCATACAGGTATATTCATTTTATCTTTAAAATATTGATAATTATAATATTTATATTGACTTGTCTCCCTACTCTTTGGATTCATACCAATTAAATTGCTCATTTTTGAAAAAAGTAAGGTCAAGGCAAGTGCATTACCAGAAATCTGATATGATATAAATAAAGCCATATAATCATCATAAGAAGTTGTATCTATTGAAAGGCAAGAATAATGTAAATTAATTATATAAATTTTATTAACTATTTTTATCTTTGCAGCCTCATTTAGGTTAGATTTTAATATCGAATTAGTGTTATCGTCTAAATTATCCCAAAAACGATTTCTATATGAAGACAAAAAATATAATAAACTAGTATCTGTCATAAATAATAATATTTTAGTTCCTTCATCATTTTCAATTAAAAAAGTATTATGTGTAAGATATATCCATATACCTTCATTTGTTTTATGCTCGAGTTTTACAGTATATGTTTTATTATTTATTGTATCTATATAGTTAACATTATCTCCTATAATTTCGAAATATCCACCATCAATCTCTTCACATTCTATTCTATAGATATCATTCTCCATATGTTTCCATATAACGGGTTCTGAATAATAATCAATAAAATAATTTATTTTACTATGAAGTATCTTTACTTTTTTATTCTCAATAGTATCTATTTTAGTATATTTATATTTCTCGCCTCTATCTGTTAATATGATAGTATCACCTTCAATTGTTATTTCATAAGGTGTTTCATCTTTAAAATAGACAAATTTATTATTATCTTCTAGAGGACTGTATATTTTAAAGTGATACTTAAATGATTTTAATTTTGCCTTTAACTTGTCTTCATAATCAAGTTCTTCATCAATATTATTTGGTTTCAGTGCTTCAATATTATCATTTAAAAAAAATCCCTGTTTTGGTTGTTTACATGCTAGTTCTTTAATATTATTAATAACTATATTGAGAGGAGACGAGTTAAATATATTCTGTGTAAAATAATCATCTCTTTCTTTTGGATAGATGTCTTTAACACCACGCTTCTTCTTTTTCAACATTGACATGTATATAAAAGACAGATGTCCTTCCAAAGCATATCGCATTGAAGATGTTTTACTCAGAGAGACTTTTAATATATCACGATTTTCTATAACAAAGTCATATTTATATATATATAACAAATATAAAAGATTTTCATATACCTCAATTGGTATTTTACCAGCTAGCTTTTTAAACTGCTTTAGATCCAACCGATCTACTATATATTTTAACATATCATTACGTTTATCAACAATAAAATGATTTCGGATGTAATTTTCTAAGCTAATTACAGGAGGGCCTTCTTTTTGTGTATTTGATATATTTTCAAATTCATATAGATCATTCCCTATATTTTGATATATATTCGATGAAGGTGATTCATTAATAAATATATCTAAGTCTTTTAGTTCCATATCATCTAGACTGCCAAAATTGATAGAACTAATGATATTATTTAAAGTATATGCTATTGTCATTATTTTACAGTCCTTTAATTCACTTGGTTTTTCATAAATTGAGAATTTAATTTCTTTTATTAAAGAAGAATACTTACTATCTTCTTCATATTGATAAAAAGGAAATTGCTTTCCAGAAGTAATAATTTTTTTTATATTATTAGCGTTATTTGTATCGATAGCATCAAACTTTGGTAAAGCTATATTATCAAGATTATTGATATATGCATGTATATTATCTAAATATTGAGAGGAAATTGTTTTGTCATCTAATTTTTTATAACCTTGTATAATCATTTTATTTGTTGTTAAATAAGAATCAAAGCTAGTATTGTCAAAAACATACCTTTTTTCTATATACATAAAAATCCAGATGTTTATATTTTTATAAAAAACCATAATATTATATGGATCTTCTGTATTTTTAGAATTTAATAATAATAGACCACGTCGACGAAGTAATTCAGAATATACTTTTCTAAATGAAAAATTATATAAGAATGGCATTGAAGTATGTATATATTTATTGTAAAAAATTCTTTTAATATACTCATCATTATAGACTTTATCCTTATCTTTAATATATTCTGTAAAAGGAAACTCTTCTGTAGAAGGCATTGGCATAATTTTAAATAAACACTGCATCAATATGTTTTTACAAATGATTTCTTGATTAAATGTGCCTTCGTCTGATGTGTTTTCAGTTAGTCCTTCTATGATTTCCATTACATCTTTATAATGTTCTGATCTGTAAAAGGTAGTTTCGTAGTTTTCTTTTGTGGTAAATGGTATAATTTCCTCTCCATTTTCTTTACCAATTGCATGATAACATTCAAGCAGACATCTTATTGATAAAATAAAGAACAAATCGGTAGTTATTTTAGTATTATTCCTGTCAATAGAAAAAATAAATCCTATAGTATTAATATGAAAAAGAATTTCTTTTATCTTGTTTATTGTTTTCTTACCATTCATAAACTCTTCTACTGATCTAATAAAATTATTAAATAAACCTATGAAACGTGTATCAGGGATTTTAGTATAATCAATAAAACTTTCATGTGTATAGCTCTCTTTTAAAATTATAGCTATGTGTTCTTTAATAGAAGGAAATATAACTCTATCTTTAAGAAGAGTTGAGGCTATAGTAGATAGACTTATATTTTTTAATGGAGTAAAACTTTCCCCTGTAAATTCTTTATTTGGGCCTATTTCATATATATAATTAAGAAGAAACGCATTCGCTTGTAGGTTTTTTATTTTTTGTATAAAGAGATCAAACTGTTCATTTGTACCATCTTTAAAGAGTATATTCTTAATAAAGTAATAGGTCGAAAAGTAGGTACATGTTCCAGACATTTGCTCTTTATCATATTTATATATACTTTTCTCTTTAAGGATACTAAAGATACACTTATATAAAAATTCAGCACCAATTATATCTTTCATATTATAAATAGATTTTATATAAGTATTAAATATATCCTCTATTTCTTGTGTTTCACATTTAAATATTGGATCAGACTCTTTTTTAAGTAAGTTATTATATTTTTCTAATGATGTATCTCTATCATTAATATAATCGTCTTTATTAAAAAATGAATTTATATTATATATGGCTTTAACTTTCTCATTATCAATATTATCAAATTTAATAATAATTGGATACTCTCCTTCAGCGTTGCGGTCTCCATGATATCCTAATCCAGCCCCAGAATTTACAATATAAATAGTATATGTATTCTCTGTCTCTTTTTCTATGTATATAGTTATCGCATGGCCTTTTCCTTTTGCGGACCAGCCTGATAAAAATATATAGTTACCATGTGTAGTAAGATATTCATTAAATTTATCATAGTTATAATTAATTTCTTCCCATGATCCTTCTTTATCAAAAAGAGTATTAAATGTTTCTAATATTGCGAGGTTAACAAATTCTTTATTAACTATATATCTACTAAGATAGTTTTTAAATGTATTTGCTATTACAAAAAAATTTGCTCCAGTTCCATCACGAATATATGTATCAAAAAAAAGGAATTTGAAAAATTCAGATGCTTTATTTATTTCATTATTGTCAATAGCATGCTTTTTTATTTGAGTTTCTTCATCAATATCGTTAGTATATATCCATCCACTATTTATTAACTCTATACGTTTATCTATTAGTTTTTGTTCCTTTTTTTTAGCAGCTTCTTTTTCATGATAAATTTTTGATTTTAATTTCTTTTCATCTACTTCTTTTTTATACTCTTCATCTTTAGCTTGTATAATACGAACAGCTTCTTTTACGGCTTCGGTATATGCGGCAGATTTCGGCATCTCGGCCAACTTCTCGGCAGCCGCTACTTTTGCTGCTTCCGCCGCCGCTTCCGCTGCTTCCGCCTCTGCTTCCGCCTTCTTATCTTTTATCAGCTTATCTATATATCTCTTCATCTCGGCCAACTTCTCGGCAGCCGCCTTCTCTCGGGTATAACTCGACGGCACCCAGAGTAAGACATTCTTAATCGCTGGGCTCACAGCTGACCAAATCTCCTTCTCCTCTGGACTCAAACCAGAGACCAAATCATTTTCTGCGTTAGACATCTACTTATAGATAGATACTTTTTATTAGTCTTTTTCCGCCAGTAAAGGCTCCTTTGTAGTGCCTTTGGTAGATTCCTTTGTCGGAAGTTCAATTGTCCCTTCATCGACAAATGTTCCTTCCTTAATCGACTGGATATCTTTTAAGAGACCTTTGGAGATCGACGAATTCGTTTTTTCAAAGACATTTAGCAGGGACGCCAAGAGATTGAATCCAACACCGACCCAGATAAGTTGTTTCATATCATATCCTGCCGCGATTGTTGTTGTAAGAATGCCTGCGGCCTGGATAATATGAAAAAGATAAATGAGAGTCATATTACATGAATTCAAGCACTTCCGTTTGTAAATGAAAGTTTTTAGGTCTTCTAGTTTATTTTTCTCAAAAATAGACTGGATCTCTACAGTTGTATCCACAGACATTTCTCTACTTTGTCTCCGTATTTTGTAAAGTTGTAATGACCTGCTCAGGCTCCACAAGAGGAATACCTTCCAAGGCAGTCTCAATCGCCTTCATGGCCGTCTTAATACGCATCATCTGCTTCTCCGTCTCCTCGTAGTTTCCACAGTGAAGGATCTGTGTCTTCTGGGTGTGGTAATATAGACAGAGACGAGGGGAACCGACACACGTTGTTGTCATGCTTACGTTTGCTAGACTCGGGACATGGACAACTGAAGAACCAATACGGAGGAATCTGGACATTCTATCCCTGGCCTTGAAAATCAATGGCTTTCAAATTTAATGTATGAATAGAATGAGTGGCAAAGACAAAGAAAAGTCATTCTGGAACAGTTTTAAAGAGTATTTCCATATTGAAATGAGGGCGGCGGCTGAAAATGCATTAATGGCCCCGTCTCAGATCACAATTGATAAACAAGAAGATATTCTAAGAAGACGCGTGGAAGAGTTGTCGCAGTTAAAGAAACTTGTATTCAAATCGGAATCAAAGGCTTCATCGAGGGCTTCATCGCCGACACCGAAGGTAGCAGAACCGAAGGAAGCCGAACCAAAGGTAGCAGAACCGAAGGAAGCCGAACCAAAGGAAGCGGAACCGAAGGTAGCCGAACCGAAGGTAGCCGAACTAAAGGCATCCGAGTCAAAGGCCTCAACACCTAAGGCAGCCTCAAGATCATCAACAGGATCTTCTATCAAAAGTCCTGTTGGTCTTTATGACGGCGGTAAAAGAAAGAAACGACGTGTAACACGGAGAAAAAAACGTCTATCCTAGAAGATGCTCCCCGTCAAGCCTCAGCCATCATCACAACCGCGAATTATTCGCTTCACTATATCTCACCAATTTACAGATACTATTGTTAATTTAAGACGTATCTGGAAATTAATAGGTCGGCCTTGGTACTAATAAGACGTCGCTGATCTGCCATACGCCTCCTCCAGAACCTTCTGGTCGTGCTCCGCATTCCGTCTCAGAGACTGCTGTAACGGATTGTTCTCGACCGCCGCCACCATCAACGGAGTATTTCTCTGGAGCGAGATATCAAGTTTCAAAGGAGCTCTATACTTGATCGCACCAATATCAGCCGCGCCAGGAGTCAAGCCATTCACGTTATTCACAGAAAGTTCACGGTCATTTACAATGTCTGCGTCAAGTTTCTTATACGTAACGCCCAACTTCTCACCCGTAAAGACACCCACATTTCCATTTCCAGCGATCGGCTTCCGTCCCTTTGCGATCTGCTCCTTGTTCGGGTTCAGACGCATATTATAGGCGGCATCGTGGCTCGTAAAATCCTTTCTGGCCGCCTCGCCGCCACCGAAATACTCCGACTTCGCCGAGATCTGGGCCTTCTGCGTCGGCCTGGCAATATCATCCGGGTCATAGACCTTCAGCTTCGAGGGCTGATTTGCCGAGGAGGCAATACCCAACCCTAAACCGCCCCAATTAATCGTCGTCTCCTTAATCGTCGTTCTCGCCACATCACTCGGGTCCCACACAGTGACGGCAGGGGCACCCTGGGCGTATCCAGTCGGTGTCCCTGTCTGACGTATATTCCCCGTCGTCTCCTCTCTTCTCGTAGGCCTCGCAGGATCATTGTAGTGAACAGGCACCTGTATCGTGTCGGCGGGGGCAACATTCAGACCCATGACTCTCTCAGACGTCGCCAAACGCTCATTCGGCCGAATCTCAATCGACGACCGACCATAATCAGCCTCATCCTGGTCCGGATTGCCCGTGTAATATCCCGTCATGTCCGCGTTACGGAAACCCGCTCCACCATACTGCTGGGCGGCGGGTGTCTTGAATTCACCGCTGACATACGACTCCTGGAAGTCCTGCGACGCCGCCACACCGATATTCTCCGTTGATGTCTCAGGGCGGGCAACAAACTTCATGACCTGAACGGGCCGATTTGTCTCTCTCTGTGACTCCTCTGAGAACGCACCTACGAAACGCTCACCCGCCTCGTCGACATAGAACGTATCAGGTCTGTATTTGCGGACTTCACCAGGAGTATCAGGGCCACTCGTGATGAAACGCTGTCCAGGAACAACAGGCGTATTGTAGGTCACCTTCGGCTTGTCTGCGACTCTCAGCTTATCCGTTGTCGGCATCGCCCTCTTCATGATGTCATTGACCTCGAGCTGCTGGAATCCTCCCTTGCCTGTCATGCCAAACTTCTCACCAACACCCGCCCCGACACGGGTCGGCTCAAACGGACGCTCACCTGATCTGTTTCTCGGATCATTGATACGTCCCTGGAGGAACTCTGTGCTATTCTCCAGGCCATACGGATTTCCGAACGGAGTTTGGGCGGTGTTAAACATTGTCTCGACTTCCTTTTTCCGAATATCCGTGGAACCAGATCCAGTGTATGAATCCAGGAGAGAAGTATTTGTCTCGACAGCGACGTTCTGCTTTACACGACCTCCGAAGAAAGGAACCATGTTATTGTGTGTGAATTCAGAGGTAGACATCCGCTCTCCGCTCAGAATGCTCGTCACGGTGTCCTTACCATTACCATAGTCAGGATCCTCTTCAATGCCTGTCGGGTTCATCTTCATTCTCGGCGACACGGCCTCGATTGATAGCGGCACAGGGGCTGACCGCTGAGGCTTCGGTTCCTGAGAGGCGTAAGCGAGAGGAGGGCCATACGGCCCAGGGGCCGGCTCACTCGGATACAACTGCGAATTCGGAGTCTTATACATATTGTCAAATTGTTTCGTTCTGGATCCAGATCCAGATGCCTTATCTTTAAACGCCTCGACAGCGGCAGCAGTCACGGCAGCAACAGGCCTCGGTGCGGTCGGTGCCGTTGTTTTCGCAACAAGATATCCTAGACCTGCTAATCCTAAAAGAGCAACCGCCTCCATTTCTAATGGAGACAGTTGCTTTTGATTTTGATTTAGACTCAATGTGTTTTACAGCGTTCTTTGTCAAGACTGCGTGCCGGAATAAAAAAGTCGAAGGGTGTCTCGAACGTGAGCTGCGGCTGGTGCGGCAACGCCTCAAAACGATTCCATCCTGTTGCCCTCAGAGTGCACGGAGGATTTGACAAACGATTGAAAGTTAAAGGAAATGTCTCATCGGGAGCATTCACATATCCAAGAGCATTCATGCGGTTCGTCTCAGGATTGTAGAGTTTGTCATTACAACGGATTCTAGACCCGAATCTGTTAATATTGAAGAGGTCGCTCTCCACATCTGTCTTCCACTGGCCCGCTACCCAGGACGCCCCGCTCTTCTGAATGCGTGTCGTGGCATCCACCGGGAAGGAGGTGGGGCAGTTCATTTCAGGAGGGCTTAGCATATAACGCATCGCGTAGCTGGTAATTCTCATGTCATCTGCTTGATGAAAGTCATCAAATCTTGACCGAGTCATCGACTGTTGTTTTACAGGGATCGTTGCCATCCGTTCTATGCCTGGCCTTTAATATTTCTCGGGGTTCTTACAGACCTTGCTTTCGAAGTGAAGAGGAGCCACTGTCGCAGGATAGGCCCACATCTGATAGACAGGTAAATGCCTCGGTGCCACATTTACAGTAAGATCAATCTTCGGGTTGGATCTCTTGATTTCAGTGTCCTTGACACTCGGGGGCAGGTGCTTTCTCTCCGTCGACCACGTATTCGGCCTTGTAATACCTCTCAGATCAGACTCCAGGTCGACGCGATTGCCCTGGATTCCTGACACCTCATTGCCGCCATAGACACCGAGAATATGACGCTTCGCATCCTTGGCAACGTAGGCAAAGGGCGTCTCATCATAGCTCTGCGGGTTTTCTTTTTTCTCAAACGGGTGCTGTAAGACCTGGCCGTAGTCAACACCGGACATTCTATCTACCGTGGGGATTCTATTTCTGTATCCAGATACATGTGCCTGCCTTGTTTTTCTCACTGACATAGGGTTTTCCATCATTGCCTGCCAGTGTAGCCCCACACAGCTTGTTCGCACTGAACGGTGGTGATGATCGTTCTCTATATTTCTTCTGTGTGGAGGCAGCTACAAGTTCCTCAAGTGTTGCTTCCGAGATGGCAGGAATTTTCTGTTTGGTCACAAGGCTCTTGTAAAGATCAAACCGTTTCTTCTCATGCCACAAGGTAACACGGACACGATAGATCTCTTCTTTTGTTGTGAAGTCGCCGTAGTTTTCCTTTGTTGGAAGAAATTCGTGGTTTTTGGCCATAAAGGCGAGGACAACAGACGCAGGAATCTTCCATTGAGTCTTGCGTTTGTTTTTTCTTGTTTGTCCCATTCTATTTATGTGTAATAGTTAGCAATTAGCAATTAGCAGTTCACATCACGGATATACTGCCGACTCGGGATGCCCCCACGGATCCAGCCAGACGACGCCACCTCCGTAACTAAGTTCTTCGGGTTCTGGATGTTCTCCTTGACCGTCGCGATCAACGGCGTATACTGCTGGTCAAATGTATCCTCCGTGACAGTGCCGCACTCCTTGCCCTGACGGACCTGCTCCGAGTGGAGCAATAAGCTCTCGACATCCGCATTGCCGCGCCCCGTGCCCATATACGGAACCGTCATGAACGGACGGGCCTGGGACCGAATGATACACCGATTGTTCTTAAACTCGGGCTGATTTCTCAGAATGGAATCTGCGTCAATAGCCTTGTTATTGAAGCCAAAACCCTCCTGCGGGTAGATCATCAGCTGCTCAACACTCAACGGATTCACCTTCTTTGAATCAGGCACGAGGTTACGCACCGTATACGCACCAGGTCCAACGGACTGCGTGTAATATTGTTCAATACCGCAAAGATCATCCCTCGAGTGTGTTAGACGATTGATCTGCATCTCTGATGTTTCTGAGAAAAAGAAACTAGGAATAACTAGAAGGATGACAAGGCTGAATACATTTTGCCGTTGTATTAAGAAGCTCCGTAAGACTGTAAAGGCGAGGCCGGGACAGAAGAAAGAGAGTGCCGCAATCGGTATCTGTGTTAAGTCGGTCCTTCAGACAAAAGGCAGGACCCTCAAAAAGTTTCGTTGTGATCAAACAAAGACAGCGAAACGTTTTTTACAAACAAAGAAGCTAACGATTGTTGCTTAACCAAGGAACAACAGCTCCATCTGTTCCAGGAAAGCAGGCATCCTTACCGCCCTCCTTACATGTCTTTCCAGGGATTTTATAGAGCCAATTCATATAAGACCCCTGGTCATTCGGGATGCTCGTGCTCGGCATCGTAACAAACTGTCTCTGGCTTTGCGTCTTTCCAAAGACATCCGTAGGGTCGCTGGCCCACTGCACACGGAAATAGGAATCAAGACTATCACTTATATCTGGAGACTGAACACTCGCGGCAGGCGGGCGTGTCGGGTCATACTTGATCTCGCTTATAAGAACATTCATGAAGGGATTCGCCGCAGTAGGCATTGTCTCAGAGGGAGACCCAATCACATTTGTCTTGACTTTATCTTCAAATCCTTCGCTCGCCGTAGCGTCTTCCTCAACGCCATTACAGGTGTAACTCTGGATAGTATACAGACTGAGGAAAGCAGGAAACAAATAGAGTGTCGCAACGAGCAAGGCAATAGGCACAGCGAATGAATATTCAATCGCTACACTGATAATAGCACTTAAGAAGAAGGTAAATAGATATACGGCCGCGATTTCATTCACAATCTCACTCGCACAGTTTGCCGAATGCGATTTTGACCAGCGTCTCCACCAGGCATTTGATACTAGAACAGAAGGCTGTTCCCAGAAAAAGGCATCACATAAGGCGACTTTTCCCATTAGGCCCTAACTCTACTAAAGTGTTTATTTCTTATCGTTTTTCTTCTTGCGGGCCTCCAGCTTGGCTCGTAGACGAGCACGCGCGACTGAAAGTCTGTTCTCGCCATCACGCCCCGCCTGCCGTGCGGCATCGGTGTCCTCGAACCCAAATGAACGACGGAATCCCTCCATCAGCTCAACAAAGGCAGGATTGTCCGTAAATTCCTTCATCATTTCTTCAGCCTCCGCGGCAAGCTCAGATGGCTTCAACTCACCACTCTGAACCTTCTGCTGTAGACGCTTCGTGATCTTCTTCATCGCGGCCTGGATGAGTTCGGGCTTCTGGGTATAGACTTCCATTAACAACTGGAAAGCCCGGGAAGGATCATTGGATGCCTCTAGACTTGCCACGTCAATACCAAAGTCTTCGGGCTTGAATTCACGGACAAGCTCCTCGGCAAGCTTAGCAAGCTGTCCCTTCAACATCTTCTCGGGGAACTTGAAGCCTGCTGCCGCAGCGGCTCCTGCTGCACCTGCTCCTGCCGCTGCTGCCGCAGATCCCATGTTCATTGATGCCATGTTCATTGATCCAAAGACATTCATAATCTTTTCGCTCAATGACTTGAAATCGACGGTGTTCATCTTGCTCTGCCACTTCTTCATCATCTCCTTAATGAAATCCTTCATAGGGCCCGTCTCTCCATCACCTGAGCCCATCATATCCGCCCACGGATTCTCCTTGTCGCCAAACATACAGCAGAAACTCAAGAGAGTCAAGTATTCATTAATTGCCTTCTTAGTGCTATCCGAAAACGTCTCCCAATAACGTTCCTCCACAGACACACCCGGAAGAATTAGGCCCGGAGTGATAGCGGGATTCCGGCTAGGATTGCCTGCGGTCGGCATCACCTCCGCGCGAAACCGCCTCATTCTCTCCGCCTCAGGCAGATCCTTCGCCTTCTGAATCGCCCCGCCCTTTTCAGGAAACGTAAAGTCCAACTCATCGCAAAATTCAACATACTTCTTCTGGAACATTACGTCCATAGAACTTGAAGCCATCCTACCTTTCTTCTGAGAGACCATTTAGAATTGCTTTACGCTGTGGCAGATACCGACTTGGGCCCAGGAATACCCTTCGCCCTTTCACACAAACTACACAACACTTTCATATACTTCCAGATCGCAGACTTATTATTTTCAGACATTGATGACCAGTGCTTGTCGAAAATAAGCAAAGCCGAAGACATCTCATTGAACTCGCCCTTCACCTTGCGTTTCGCAAACTCAATAAGACCCGCTTCGTCTTCCTCCTGAATTGACTTATGGCCCTCCACATAGACATGGAGGTAAAAGAGATCCAAAATGAGTTTCGGATTAATCTTCTTCGCACCCTGAAGGGCCTCGAGGCCCATTTTAATTTCCTTTTCTTCGGGGAAGGAATCGACTAATTCCTCGAAGAAACGGATAAGCTGGTTATTAAAGGCACCGAGTAGTGACATTTCTAAATGTATTTAGCGAGAAGACTTTAGACACATTGGACGCTGCACCCTAGAGTCTCGCCGCCCCCTGCGGCATTCCCTTATCTCTCTCTCGCTGATAGTCCTCTAATGACTTATCAAACATCATTTCCTTCTTGCTCTTGTTTTTCGTATCGGCCATGCCTGCGATTTGCTGGGAGAGACGGTCTCCTAGAGCCGCAGCCCCTCCTAAAAAGGAGAACGCCCCAGGTATTGTCGAGCCACCATTTCCTGCCGTGCTCGTATCGCCATCATTGAAACTGTAGCCGAATCCACGGGCAAATGACTGGTGCTCCATTGTGTTCCACCCTTCCGGTTCCGCAGAGCCCTGTGCCGAAGAGTTCTGGCCACTGCTCATACCACTCCCATTCTTAACCTTCATCTCAGAGAGCCAGTTCATTACATCGCCATCCGTCCTAGGCTGCGATTCACCTGCGATCGTAATCGTAGGAACCTTCTTTAGCCATGCCGGAAGTTGGGGCCGCGCAGGCCCAGGATCCACACATACAAACCGGAATCTATCCTTCCACGGAGTCTTCGAGAGTTCTTCTAGAAATGCCTTTGACCAGGCACATTTGTTACTGTAATAACAAATGTTCTGACCGCTCATACCGACTACCGATAGCAGAGATACTAGAAAAACGCAGCGTAACGCATTTAGTCACCCAACAAAATTGACTAATCATCAACCTAAGATTCCATTATAGCAAAAGGTAGAATGGAACCAAACCAAGTCTTTTCAAATCTAACTCGTGTAGACCCTCTGACTGTCGCATTCACTCTCAAGCCGACACAGGTTGCCTATGCGAATACTCTTCGCCGTATGATTCTTACAGGCGTTGAATCTGTCGCTTTCGAGTCTGATATGAACGAGAAGGGCGGGACGACCAATGTTGTTATTACGACAAACACAACACCCATGACGAATGAAATGCTTGCGGATCGTATTGGTCTTATCCCGATCCATGTTGAGGATCCGCTTACGTGGGATCCCGAGGAGTATACCTTTCACTTGAATGTTACAAACGACTCCTTCGATTCCAGGGACGTCACTGCGGCCGATTTCGAGGTTCGCAAGAAGAGCTCCGATCCGAGTGATCCAGCCTCTGTCATTGGAAATACGAAGTTCTTTCGGAAGAACATGTTGACCGATAGCACGGCCCTGATTACGGTTCTAAAGGGCCACCAGGCCAAGCAAAGTTCCCAGAAGATTGAACTTACGGCAAAGGCGACGGTCGGAACGGGGCGGGACCATATTCGCTTCAGCAGTGTAAGCCAGTGTTCTTACAGCTATACAATTGATTCGGATCCCGCCAGACAGCAGACATTCTTTGAGCGGTGGCTGCGGAACAATAAGAAGGTTGAGCCAAAGTCTTTGGAGAGTGATGAGGCCCGCAAGAAGATTCTGGAACGCGAATTCGAAACGATGGAAGTCCAGCGGTGCTTTCTTGTCGATGAAAAGGGCGAACCCTACAGTTTTGACTTTGTAATTGAGACCATGGGTATTCAGGAAGCATCTCAGATAGTCAATCGGGCTCTTGAGAATATTGTCACAAAGTGTTCAAAGTATATGAGTCTTGAAAAAGAGGTAGTTGATACTGTAAGTGTCAAGCCCGCAGAAGCAAGAATGAAGGGGTTTGATTTCATGTTTCGAGGTGAAGATCACACTCTTGGAAATCTATTTCAATCGTGGATGGAGTCAAACCTGGTCGACACGAATGAAATCACCTTTGTGGGATACAAGGTCCCGCATCCTCTTCGAGATGAGATGCTTCTGCGTATCGGTGTTGAAGATGGTCAGGAGACAACGGCCAGAGCGATGGTCGCGAAGGCTGCGAAGGGATGTGCTGATATGTTTCGGCAGTGGAAGGAGAATTGGGCCCAGGCGACTGTGAGACCCATGGGGACTCGCACTCGCGCGTCTCTCAAGCTAACAAAGAAGAATGCGACGGCAATGATGGAGGCACAGAAGTCTGTTGCTTCTGCTGTTGCTGGGCAGGCAGTGGCAGCCGCTGCTCCTGGTAAAAAGCGGAGTGCCTTTTGGGGCAAACAGGCCCAGGCACAGGCACAGCCAAAGGCATAGGCATAATATACTTACAACTCAAACTGCGAGTCCAAACTTCTGACATCCTCGCCCCCCGTCAAGTAAAGGAACCGGCCAATGTAGCTTGAAAAGGTACAAAGAACTGTCGGGCACTCCTGGAGGATTTGAAGTTCGGCCAAGAAATGGATAAACGCATCCATTTTTACTTGGATAGGATACGAATTAAATTGCCTCTGGATATGCCCGTCCGTATTTGAAATCGGTGGTAGTAAAACCGTAACCGTCCAACTCGGCAATGCCTTCTTCTTGAAATTCGCAACAACCGACGCAGAATCCGTCATGAGGTAGATATTCAGGTTCTTTTTTCCAGATACAAGTTGAAACTCTGTAATCTGCTTTAGATATGCCTCAATAGGAATCTTCTTCATTTCTCCCGATGTTATCTTATCACCTGTCCGTATGTGAACTCCGAGGTCGAAATTAGGAAGTCCTTTCCGAAGAAGTGCTATCTTCTTCTGAATCGACGGCTGGAACTGAAAAATACGCTTGGCCTCTGACCGTAGAAAATCAATATCTTGTATTACACAGAAGTTTTTTAATTCAGAAGGCATTTCTTGCTGTATCGTGACCGCATTCTGGAGTGTGTAGGTAATTCCTGGAAGTTCCTTAAATGTATCAAGAATCAAATGGAAGCTATCTGTGATGTTGTTCTTTGTATCTTTCAAATATAAGACCTTATCTTGGTTTCTCGCATATAAATAACACATAAAGAAATTTAAGAAGTTTGAGCAGTATCCAGAGGTCGATGTGCTACAATACAGCGAGTCATTCGCAAGAACTTTCTTTAGAGGCTGTTGTATCCAGGAACTCATATACTATCGAATACGCACAGTTGTTTAAATCTCTCACAGTATCAGAATGTCCGAGAAGAGGAAGGATATACAGATTTATTGTATAAATCTCAAGGAACGGACAGATCGCTGGGAACGTTTCATGAGCCAAACGGGTGTCAAGAGACTCATAGAAATCTATCCGTTCGAACGGTTTGAAGGCGTGGACGGAAAAATGATTGATATTAAGAATGATACTCGAATCTCATTGAGAACAAAGCGTAATATCACTTATCAGAAACGCAGAGATCACGAAGATTTGGACACCGCTGGAGGAATTGGCTGCTATTTGAGCCATTACGGATGCTGGAAAAAAACGTTGGAGTCTGGTTCCCAGAAATCAATTATCTTTGAGGACGACGCAATTGTCCCCGATGATTTTCCCGAAATCTTACACAGAGCACTCGATGAATTAAACGAGGAGGCTGTAATGAGACCCGACGTGTGGCTCTTAAGTAAACCGTTCAACAACGCCTTCACATTAAAGAGAGCCCTTGATCTTGGAAAAATCAAATACAATAAGAATTGGACGTATGATGTGACCGGGCCTCTTACGGGCTATATTCTGTTTCGCTCAGGCGCGAAGATTTTAACCGATAACGCCTTTCCGATCGATGGGCATGTAGACCATTACATGCATCGGTGTGCTCAAATGGGAATGTTGATGATGGCCCACCATGAAAAGATTCTTCTGAAACAGTTCCAGTTTTCAAAGAAGGATTCGGATATCCAGCAGAAATCTGTGTGCGAAATCTGCGATCTTCCTGACGCCCCGAGAAAGAAGGGTTATTTGATTATAACAAATCAAACAATCACATCTGCTATTGTTATCGCCATGAGTTTTGGGGGTCTACTTCTTTTAAAAACGTGGGCCAAGAAGTAAACTAGTATTTTGAGCAGCCGCCGCAAAATCCATCTTTTTTGTGTTCATCATGCTTCGGTTCACTCGGCACGACTACATATTGCTGTATTCCGTATAATACAGCAATAAGAAGGCCGATCAGTAAAAAAGTATACGTCTTATTCATTTAGTCAACTTCCTCTACCTTAGGGCCAGATTCTTGGCCGTGCATTCCAGGCATGTTGCCTTCTGCCTCACCCTGGGACCCGGCCTGTGACTGGCCCTGTGACTCGCCCTGCGAATACATCTTCATTAGAAGCGGCTTGATACGACCCTCATAGACCTTCATCTGCTCCTTATACGCCTCCGCAGACTCATCCTGGTGACTCTCGAGCCACTGAATACCCTCCTCCGCTGCCTTCTCACCCGTCTCTGCGTCAGGCCCCAGACTTGTCTTGACCTTCTCCTCTCTGAATGAGTTTCTCGCATTGTAGAGATAGGACTCGAGCTCATTTCTCGCCTCGACAATTAGCATCTTGGCCTTATCCTCCGCCTCAAAGTCTGCGGCTGAGGCAACCATCTTCTCAATCTGCTCCTTCGAAAGACGGCCCTTGTCATTCGTAATGGTGATCTTATTCGACTTACCCGTAGACTTCTCGGCAGCGTTAACATTCAGAATACCGTTCGCGTCCAGATCATACGTGATCTCAATCTGCGGCACACCGCGCGGCATCGGCGGAATACCCTCGAGACGGAACTTTCCGAGAAGATTGTTGTCCTTCGTGAAGTTCCGCTCACCCTCAAAGATCAGAATATCGACAGCGGGCTGATTGTCCTGATACGTCGAGAAGGTCTGCGACTTCTTGGTCGGAATCGTCGTGTTCCGCTTAATCAGAGGCGTCATCACACCCCCCGCCGTCTCAATACCGAGGGACAAGGGCGTAACGTCGAGGAGGAGCAGCTCACTCGTCTTATCCTTCTCGTCGCCCTCCTTTCGCGTCAGAATATGGGCCTGGACCGCCGCGCCATAGGCAACAGCCTCATCAGGGTGAACCGCGTCACTGAGCTTCTTGCCACCGAAGTAGTCCGTCAGAAGCTGACGCACCTTCGGGATACGCGAGGAACCTCCCACCATCACCACCTCGGCGATCTGGTCCTTGCTGATCTTTGAATCACGAAGAACCTGGTCGAGCGGCCCCATACACTGCTGGAAGAGCGACTCGCACAGCTGTTCGAACTTTGCTCTCGTCACCGTGAGAAGAAGATCCTGGCCCTCGAGGAGAGAGTCAAGCTCCACACTCGCCTGTGTAGAGGATGACAGAACACGCTTCGCCTTTTCGCAAGCCGTGCGAAGACGACGCAGAGCACGCTGGTTCTGCGAGACATCGAGCTTCGTCTTCTTCTTAAACTCCGCGACGCACCAGTCAACAAGAAGACTATCAAAGTCCTCGCCGCCCAAATGGCCGTTACCACTGGTTGCCTTCACCTCAAAGATACCATCATCGAGTGTGAGCAGACTTACATCGAAAGTTCCACCGCCGAGGTCAAAAATGAGCACATTCTGCTCCCCTCCCTTCATGCGGTCCAGACCATACGCGAGGGCAGCGGCGGTCGGCTCGTTGATGATACGCAGAACCTTCAGCCCCGCGATCGCACCCGCATCCTTTGTGGCCTGACGCTGAGAATCATTGAAATACGCAGGGACCGTGATGACCGCCTCCGTAACGGGCTGACCAAGATAGGCCTCAGCTGTCGCCTTCATCTTCTGGAGCACGGCGGCCGAGATCTCCTCAGGCATGAACCGCTTCGTCTCGCCCTTATACTGAACCTCGATCTCGGGCTTACCACCCTTGCCCTCCAGAACCTTGAACGGCCAGTGCTTCATGTCCGACTGAACAGACGGCTCTCCAAAACGACGACCGATCAGACGCTTCGCATCAAACACGGTATTCGTCGGATTAGAGGCCGCATTGCCCTTCGCAGCATCGCCGATAAGACGTTCTTCGTCAGTGAAACTCACATAGGACGGTGTCGTGCGATTACCCTGATCATTCGCAATGATCTCAACCCGATTATTTTGCCACACGGCCACGCATGAATACGTCGTCCCAAGATCAATACCTACTGCGGTAGACATGAAATCTTATAAAAATGTATTGCGAGAGGCTTTTAGATTCGTATTTTCAATTTTTATAGAATACTATCTAAGGTAGATAAATGTCATCTGGTTACGTTTTTGTCTTGTCGAATCCTCTCTATGGAGACTATGTCTATGTCGGGACTTCATCAAAAACTCCCAAGGAGAAGTCCCAGGAACTCTACAGTGAGGGAGTTCTACATCCTTTCGAGATTATCATGGCCAAGACTGTGACATCCATTGACACGAAACTTGTAACTCTTCACAAGTTACTCGGAAAGTTGGGTGAGAGGCCGAACCCCGACAAGGATTTCTTTAAAGTCGATCGTGATGTTCTTGAACATTTGTTTGGATTAATTGACGGTGTGGATTGGGTAGCACCTGGTGAACTCACAGCGGAGGCCTCTTGGAATCTCTTGCTTGAAAAAGTGAGCATGATTATGAAAAATGAGAACCCGAAGGCGAATGAATTTCAGATTGGGAAAATGAAGATGAAGGTTGCGTCGACTCTGAAGGCTCGGGGCATAATAGAACCGACTCTTGAAAATGTTAGAGAGGCGATGGATTTAGCAACAAGCACATCTAAGCCTCCTGCGACAGTGCCTCCTGCGACAGTGCCTCCTGCGACACTTCCTGTGACAACAGTTCCTGTATAGGCATGACCACTGTCGGCGTTGTCAGCAGACGCCTCTTTTCAAAGAGCGGTGATAGATTTACAAGCTCAACAGTCTCTTTCATGCTGATGGAGACCTTTGTGCCTGCCGCGGCCGACTCGAGGAACTTGGCGTGGAGCCGGAAGACAAACGGCTGGAGAATCTTTGGAAGATCCGCAAGCTTCTTGACTCTTGTCTTATGAACATCCACATACGCCATATAGACACACTGTGTCTGGGCCCTTAGAGACTGTTCGAATGTCCAGAACAAATCCCGATCCTCGCTGAAATGCTTGAGATACTCCATGACCTTACCATGGGACCGCAGACGGAGAAAACGTTCCTCAGAGGAAGCCTCAGAGCCCCGCAGCTCCCGTAGATAAACATAGTTCGGGTTCCGCATCTTCCAACGCTTTCCCTGTCCATCCTTAAAGACAAGGCCCTGCCAGAACCATCCGTGGCTCGTCACAAGAGAGGCAAAGAAGGAATCAAGGTCAGCCTGTGTCTGGAATCCCGTCATTGGATGCCATGAAGGGGCCATTCTACCAACGTGTTCTGGCCACCCATTCGGAACCTCCTGAATTGTAACAAGGCCGTCCTTTGCGACGAACCCTTCGTGGATTACGTATAGCCTGGGATAATGGCAACGACCGACTACACGATGATCAGGATGCTGAAGAAGAAAGCTCACGAAGGTGGCAGGCTTCTCGTCCGTCGGCTCACTTATATATGCCTTGAACGGCATCTTGGAGGCCTCTGCGAACATCTGGGCAAACGTCTTTTCGCTGTAGAATGTTCCCTGTGCGCCAATTTGGGTCCGTGTGGCAATCTGCGGCTCTGAACCTAGACATTGGTAGGCGTTGATCATCGTGCCGTCGAGAAAGTCCTGAACAAGCGAGAACGTCGTGCTCCCGGTAGGGACATCACCTGTTTCTGCCTTTGGGGGAGCAACACAGACAGGCCTGTTTGTCTCCGTGTCCCACACAACGGAACGAAGCCAGCCACTCACTTCAGGGGCAGTAGTTGCCTGGAGACGAAGAATACGATGACGGTCTGTGGGAGCACCAACAACACGAACCTTGACGCTTGCCAAATAGGTCTCAAGTTCCGCCCATGTAGGATACGTCGACACAAGAGTCTGGAAGAAAGGAACTGTATACGACATTTCCCGAAAGTCAATACCTTCATTGGAAGGGTAAGTCGTGTCAATTTTTATCGGATGGGGTTTTTAGAAGGGTTGTATCCATGGAGGGGGAACTCAAAGAAGCCGAAATCCCTTTTGTTGAAGAGCGGCCTCTAGCTGAAGAGCGGCCTGTAGAGGAAGAAGAGGAAGAGGCCGTTGAACTCGGTGATCGTGTTCTACTTATCGGTGGCCGCTACACAAAAACAAGAGGCATTATTTACTACAGAGATGATGATCTTATTCGCATTATGCCCGATGGTGTGAGTGACCGTCTGATTGATTTGCCTATCGGTGAGGAGGGCATTGATCCAGACTTAGGTCTAGAAGAAATTAGTATTATAAAAAAGCGTTCAGTGCCAACGTTCGTTTCTCTGGTCGATTTACGTGTCGGTCAGCGGGCAGAGACCTTTGGACCGAATGGTGAGCAGGGGCCTAAATACACAGTTACACGGGTTGACGCGGAGAATGATATCGCAGACATGGCAGATGAAACAGGCGGCGTCATAGATGATTTCATTCAGCCTCTTATTGGTCTTCGGAGAGATCTTAACTTCGCAGTTATCCGAACCCAAGATGCGGCAGAGGCTCCTAAGCCTGTTGAAGCCGCTGCGGAAGGAGCAGTCGTAGAAGAACAAGTAAATGCCGAGGTCGACTTTGAACTCTTAGATGAAATCGAAGTTCCTATCTTTGAAGAAATCAAGGAGATTCCGTCCGCCCTACGGAGTTATCCCGATGTCGTCCAAAAAATCGATATGCTTCAAGATTTACTCAAGGCACTCGACCCCAGACAACAAAAAAACCAGAATAAAATCCGTGAGGCACGTCGTCTCGTAGAATCGATGATTCTTCTTCGAAATGATATTGTTGAGTATGGGAACGCAGGGGAAATCAAAGGCGATAAATCCGCGTCCCTGGAAACTCTCTCAGAACTCCTGGAAAAAACGGAGTTTCCGTTGGCCAAACAAGTTCTCGGAGTATCCAAGAGTCTCTACTTAGACCATTCAACAGAACATATTGTCAGTGTAAAAGCAAATAGAGGTTCTCTAGATACAACTGATATCAATGATAACGCAGTTACAATTCACTATCTAGAAGATATAGTGAAACAGGGAATTCAGTATTTTGATACACAGATGGCCGCTTCGCCGCCAGATGCAGTGGGAGAGAAATCAAATAGTCTTCCTAAATGGCACACTGCCTGGCAGGGTTTTTTCAACGAATATTTTAAACCGTTCGATCCAAATACGCAGGGCGAACCTATCCAACTTCGCTCAGACAGGGATTTCTTTCGTTCGCAAATACCACAGAGAGTTGTTAGAACGCAAGAACAAGCACAGGGTGAAGCACAAACACAAGCACAAACACAGGGCGAGGAAAAAGCAGAAGAACAAGCAGAAGGACAAGAACAGAATGAAAAGGGAACATTAACCGGTCTGGATATGGCTGTTGGCGACGCGTATAAAACACTCGTGGGAGTTGAATATATTAGTCGTCAATACAAATACAGTATGGAAAGAGGCCTCGGTCCTCGTTTTGCTCGCTATGGAGATCGTAAACTTCTAAAAGTCGTCGAGAGTGCGGATATGGCTGAAGTTCTTAACTATGTTATCTTTCCTCTTCGGTTTTCAAGAGATCTCGGTGTCATTCGCTCAGGAAATCTAGCGATCGATATTGGCCAGGCAATGAAAACGCCGACACTTATGGATGAAATCTTAGAAAACCCTATTTCGGATATTCCGTCCAGTGGAGGAATCATCTCTGTAAATGCCGCTGGATCGTCTCTTGGAAATGTTGAAATCACAGACTGGTTAAAGGGCCAGGCTATCTATGGAAACGGAATCGGTTCTTTATTGCCGTTTCTCAAATCATTCGGCCTGAGCGGTGTTGAATTGACCGTCGAACAGAAAGATGTTCTCGATAAGAAAATCGATGCCTATCGCAGCAGTATCAAAAAGATCATTGTGGAGATGAGAAATAAATTGACAAGTGAAGTTCCTGTTGTGACGAATGATTCTCTCTTGTCGACCGAACAAGAGGAAGCTTTCTTCAAACAGATTGAATCTGAACCCCTCTTTATTCAAACTCTCTTAGAGTTTTCGGCCCGCTATCCTTCGTATGCGAAGAACGACATCGCACGGTTCGCGGCGGTCTATTCGAAATACGCGGACTTTCTTCTAAGTGTATTGGGTAGTTCTGCCCAGGGTGTTGCCATTGAAAGAACACGGGCGGTTCGTGACCAATTCCTAGATGCCCTGCGGGCCTCACTTTCGTTTAGAAAGAAGCTTGAAATGGCAGGAGAGGCCCCTACACCCAATCGTTGCCCCCACGTTGAGAGTTTGATGTCAATCCGAAAGGTCAAGGACAATGACGATCGAATGAAACTCCTTATTAAATTTATGAACCAGTTCCGTTCCGAAAAGAAAGATCATTGGATTTGGTGTGCCGCGTGTAAGCAACATTTGATCTGTGAACACGAGTTTCTCATTCTCCAGGAATTTCTCCATCCGAGAGAAAAGGAGATCATTCATAAACAGATTCTCTTACATTTTAGTGGCGGCGAGTTCCAAGGAAAATACATCTGTCGTCATTGCGGCCAGTCCATCTCTGAGATTGAGTTTGATACTTCTTTAGAATATGACGATGAAGGAAAGCCAATGATGGGCCGTTCCGTTCTTGTTGATGAGGACGCAGTCGAGGAGGAGGAACTGAACAAGGCATTGGCGGTGGAAACGGAGGAAGTTGAGAAGATTGATTTCAAAGATGAAAGTAAAAATTTGATGTATAGAACAATCAATGAACTCGCGAATCTCGTGGGTGTATACCCTGATAACGATTCGTATACTAAGATGGTTGAGCAAGTGACAGAACTCATTGGAAATCTAAGGAGCAGAGATGAATATGCCGCATTAGTTAAACAGGCAGCTAAGAAAAAACAACCAGCCCCATTAGAATATGATATCTATCTAAATCGCTATTTAGTATCTTTTTGTGCCTCTATTCTTCTTATCAACGTCCAGACAAAGAGACCTGATTATGTTGTTCGGTATACACTTCAGGGGTGTTCAAATCCGACATTCATTGGATATCCACTCCAAGCGGATCCTGCCAATAAGGCTGGTATTGAGTATATCAGCTGCGCGGTTGCGAGCCGCATGCAGAAAGAAAGCCCCTGGAATTTAACTGGATTCCAAAGCATTCAAAACGATAAAAAGCGACTGACTGAGGTTATTAAATGGACCGATGAAGGTATTAAGAAATGTATTGGTATTGTGGACATTCAACAGAGCATTGCGACTAAAAAACAGTATCTTCTTGAGACATTTGGAGCGGAGGCAACGGAAGGGCGGCCGTCCGATATAATTCCTGATTCCTTTACTCCGCGTCAGATCATTGTCTCAGTAAAGCAGGAGGAGGGGGCGGAGGCACCGATCGTGGAGGCAGCGGCTACACCCAACATGAGAGCCCAGGCATGGATTCTTGAGGGTCACAAGCAGGCGAGAGTGTCAGGAAAGTATTTACCTGGAAATCCATTCTCAGAGGCGTCCTGTTGTTATTCGCCTTTAATGAGTCCTGGGTCCTACTGGAAAGAGAAAGCTGGTCTGCCTGTCTTGGAAGCGAAGGTTCCGCCGCAAGGATTCAAGGGGTCTCTTCTCAATGTTCACATGAACCCTAGGCCGATACAAAACATTCTCGGAAAGGCGGATGCGTCGATCATGTATCGTCTTTTTATGCGTCTCTGTTTTATGGGGCCTGAAGAAAGGATTGGATTGCCGCACGAGCCTGGTTATAACCAGACATGCGCATGGTGTAAGTTCAAGTTTCCTGAGGATCCTCGTTTGCCGCCGCCGATGCCAGTGTATGCGAAGGATTCGGGCACGCAGAAGAAATACGACGAGGAATTCAAATCGAGTGTCGCAGATAAAGAGCAGAAAGAACTGGCGGCACTTCAGACTCAGGGTGTTGTAATCACAGTGGAGTCGTTCGAGGAACTCTTGGATGCGAGTCATAAGAAGTTTTTGGTTCAGCCTATCGCAGTCAAATCAATACCTCTCGGGATGGAGATGTTTACTAGTTTGATGGTCGTGGCCCCTGAGCCGTTTGATGAATTCAAAGAAACCATGAATCAGATGATCACGGAAGTATCGAAGCTTCCTCCTGGCGCCGACAAGGCACAAATGGCGATTGCGTATGGTGCCTTATCCGAAAAGGCGCGGGAGTTTGAAGAGATGATAAAGAAGAAGCTCGGATATGATAAGGAAATACAGAGACGCGTGGCCGAAAAAGATACAAAGTATTTTGGTTTCCGATATTTGATTGGACTCTCGCCGCAGAGTTTGGGCGAACTTCTTCGTTCGTATTTCCTTTTGCCCTTACAAAGGGCCATCACATCAATTGATCTGGAGGCCACACTCGTCGTCCAGAAGTCGTATCAACTCAGTGATGAAACAAACCAGGATATCGAGCGGAATTTAAATAATCATGTGAACCACATTAAAACAATAAAGAAACATATCGCAGAATCAGACTATGTTCGGGATAAAGTGGTCGAATTGGTCAATCGGTTATCTGTTGTTGTGCCGCTGTTTACAAAGAAACTCAGGGCCAATCTCTTGCCCGCGGGATCCTTGGGCCTAGACTATATTCAGCGGGTCATTGTCGGAGGGATCTTTTCTGAGTTTATTGATTCAAATCGTGTTCCGACCACATCGGATGCCACGGGCCCATTGCGGTCCATCGTTGATAAGGCGACAAATCTAATTTCTATCTTCGCAGAGTGTCTGTCTAAACTCAAGGCGGAAGGATTGAATTTAACAGGAGAGCAGATCACCGTTATGATCGCGGAGAGAAATGAAAAAGAAAAGGCGAAAATCATTGGCGACTTGGACAAGATGAGCAAGGAGGCAAAAACGGTTGAAATGTTGAATAAGAAGCTGGGTCTAGGAAAGTGGGCAGTTGGTGGCACAAAGGCGATTTATGCCTATGATCCTGAGCAGTATGAACGTGAGAAACAAGAAAGAGAAGCTGCGGGTATCTTTGATGGGGGGAATGGACAGCCTATTCAACCGCCGACAGGGGATGAAGAGGGTGTTGATATGGAGCAGACAAAGGAGGACGATGCGTAAACCTGTGAGATTTACGCCTGGGATGCGTAAACCTGTGAGATTTCCCCCTAACTACTCAATCTCATGGCCGCCAATATCATACTTTGCGTGACACTGGGAAGCCGTATGATCTGGGCGGCCGCAACGGAGACATACGGGTGTCTTTACCATTGTCGTTGGCATATACGTATAGTCTGCGGCTAGAGGCATTGTCTGCGGCATGGGCTCTGGGTTTACAAGAGGGGTCTGTGCCTTCTTAGGATCTAGGGTAGCAAGGGCCTTCACTAGGTTCTGAATAGACGCGGCCTGGATCTTAGAAGATGGCATCCTTGATAGATTGGTAGAAAACATTCTGCGAAACAACCTTAGGCGTAAAAAATCAATTTTAGGCTTAAGGAGTTGTATGTAATTTTGTCTTTACTCTTTGTGATTCTTACGTGTCTTGCGGTATCTGAGGTTTTGTCTGCGGGTTCCTCCTCTTGCTTTTACTGCTCCTGTTGGTTTAAATAGTGTACTAGGTCCAACTACAGATTCAGATCCAGATCCCGATCTAGATTCAGCTCCACTCAAACTATATCTTGTTGCCTGTGAAGATGCACTGGGTGGTGCTACTGGTGCCTGTGGTCCTTTTAATGCTTGTCGTGGTGCTGCTAGTGCTTGTGGTGCTGCTAGTGCTGCTTGACGGTGAGGGTTCTCTTCAAGGACAGTAGAAAGAGGAGTTCCTACTAATTGTGCTGGTGATGTTCTATGTGCCTGTGCCTGTGCTGCTGATCCAAAAGGAGTAACTGATGTTAATCCTGTCCCTGCTACTGCTGCTAACGCTTGTTCTGCCCTAAAACGTTTTGAGCCGCTACTCCTTCTTCCTGATGCCTCTTCTTCTAATTCAGGAGAAGCCACCTGTCTCCTTTCTAGACTTTCCTGTTCCCTTATTTTTGCCTCTTGCTGTGAATCAGTAAGATGATTTACATTTGATAGACCTATAGTTCTTAAAGCTATAGTTTGTAATAAGTCTTTTGGTAAGCCATTTATTCTTATATTTTTTACACTATTATATAATTCTTTAAATGCATTTAAATTTCCTATATTAAATATTATATATTGGTCATCATGAATGTTAAACCAGTTTAATATTTCTTTATCAATTGATGTTGTATTTATAGAATCAAAGAAGTAATACATTGAATTCATCATACTATAACAATAATCATCTCCCTTTGTTCCATAGTATTCCCATATTTTCTCTTTTAATAATTTATTAGGATTATGAATCATTTCAAATAGATCTTTATTTTCAAAATACTGGTTGAACACGCCTTCTATTTCATTTGGAGATTCCCAATGTTCGCCGCCACCGCTTAGGCCTTCGCCTTCGCCAGCGGCACGGCCTTCATCTCCAGCATCAGCTCCAGATTCACCTCCAGCTCTAGCCGCAGCTCTAGTCGCATCTCTAGCAGCAACCGCAGCAGCTCTTTCAGTCGCTCTTCTAGTTTTTTCAGCTTCTCTTTTTTGTTCTTTATCAGTTGTAAAAAGATTTTTTAATATTATATCAATAAAATTTTTTCTACCTTCTAAATTTAAGAATACATTAAAAAATATATAAGGTTGTTTAATAAGACATATATATTTATGAGTTTTTTCGTGAATTCTAAACATATGTATAGCTTTACACTGTTTAATAATTTGTTCAAACTCATCAATTCTATTTACAGGTAATGGTCTAGTATTAGCTATAATTAAAGTATCTCTAGTAAATAAATTTATATAGTCAGGAAGTATAGCAGCTCCAGCTCCTGCTCCTGCCCCTGCCCCTTCTTCTTCCTCTTCCTCTTCTACCTCTCCTTCTCCTTCAGGAGCAGCAATAGGAGAATTGAATTCAGCATAAATCTCTGACGCTGGTCTACTTTTTATATACTCTCTTCTTTGTATTAAAGCGTCATTTACACGCATAATAGAATCAATTATAAGTTTTAAATAGTCAGATACATTTTTAGGAACTGATATTGGTGTATCAAATGACGGAATAGTAAATCCCTCTTCAATAGCTCCTCTGATATTACGTATAACATCATTATTGTAGTTTATTACTTCTTCATAAATAGAAATAATCAAAGATTGATATATTTCTTCAGGTTTTTCCTCTTCAGATAAATATAGATTACATTCATCAAATAATGCCCCTTCTTCATCACTATCATAATTTTTAATAAGGGCATTCAGTCTTAATAATCTGGCCCGCATACCCACAACCTTATCGCATGAAAAGATACATACAGATTTGTGATGCTCTTTTGGTAATGATTCTTTCAGTTTATTTCCTAAAAAGACCTGTAGAGAATCACCCATTTCTTTACAAAGAATAAACTTAATAGCAGTATTATCACGGGCAGTCCCTATGGGAGTTTTAAACCAGGTATTTTTAGTTGCATTTCCAGCCCAATAACGAGCATAGTCATTTCCATATTCACCCGTTTCAACAAATTTCTTAGAAAATCTATTTTTGAGATGAAGACCAGGTTGGTCAAATTTAACTTCTGTTTCACATTCCCAGGTAGATCCATTGATTTTCCCTTCTATCCACTTTATTCCATGAATACCAATAGATTCTAATTCTTTTTGATTGACAACAGTCTTACCAGCTCCAAGCAAAACCTTCGGAGCCTTAGAATCATCATATGAAAATGTCTTTTCTGTCTGGGAACGTGTAAACGGATCAATATAGGAAGCAAGTGAAATATAAGAAGGCATTTTGGATTGATCCTTTTCGGATATAAATTTATTAGGGCTTATTCCAGATTCTTCAATTGCCATGGTTATGAAACTTGGTAACTTATTTTGGGGCCTGCCGACTACATTTTGGATACGGCCAATCTTTTTTACAATTGATTTATATCTTGTTTGATTTATGGCAAGATCAAGTGTTTGAAAAAAATCAGCGGAGGCAGATTTTCTATTTGGTTCACCAGGAGGAGCAAGAAGGGGATTTTTATATCTGTTAATATGATCTCTAGCGGGTTTTGTTATAATTTTTGAAAGAGCTTTAGTTAATAAAGCTTTTCCTGTCCCTGTAATACCTGGTGGGACCGCAGCATCCTTTAATATATCATAATGTGTCATGATTGTATGAAGTGTTGGATGTCTGGTATCATTATCAATAATTAAACGTAAAGCGGCAATCTCGCGACCTTGTTGTGTTTCTCTGGTATCAGCGGCAGCGGCGGCAGCAGGAGCAGGAGCAGCAGCAGGAAAAACACCATTTTCATTTAAAGAGCCATCACTCCTCACTGGAGCAGGAGCAGCGGCAGCAGCACTACTCGAACTTGAACTTGAACTTGAAGACGCCGACGCCATCTATTTACTCTACCCCCTCAAAATAAATACGGCCACCGCCGCCACACGATCTGCTGTAAAACATCCACATCCCTGTCCGACGAATGCGCATTCGCGGGAGCCGCAGAACCAAAGGTATCCTTCCACAGCTCATCCAACCCAGGCATCTTATACGGATCCGACGGCTTACCAAACTTCGAGAACAGCTTCATTTCATACATCGACTTCTGGAGGCTACAAAACTCTCCAGTCGAAGGCCACCAGTCCACATCCTTGAACAGCCGCCACTTGAAAGAATGAAACACCACATTCTTATCAAACTCCAGGTTGTGAGCGACGATAAAGTTACAAGTCTTCACATCCTCCGCAAATTGTGTCAGAACATCATACAGAGGCTTGCCGTTATCCTCTGCGAACTCTGTCGTAATCCCATGAAACCTCACGGACTCAGATGGAATCTTGAATCCAACAGGCTTAATAATATAAGAACACTTGCGAACCAGCTCCTTGTTGTCAAAGATCTGCCAAGAGATCGACACCAGATCAGGCCAAATAGATGCGTCCTCCAAAGCACCGATGCCCCGCTTTCTCGGAAGGCCCGTTGTTTCCGTGTCAAAGAAGAGAACACGTGACATTTGTATACTACATATAAAACAACGAGGTCGTGTCAATTTTCACCATGCGAGGCGACGACAGGTATACGCCGCTTTCCTTTTAGAAACTGTAGTCCAAAAGGAAAAGAAAAAGGCAAAGGAAACCACACTGACCTCTTTTTCGTCATCAAATCCACAATCGAAAACAAGATATCTTCAACAGATTCCTCAGGATAAAAAGTCGTTTCATATTCATCTTTGTAATAGACATGACACGCAGGAAGTTTCACAACAAATTCACGATCCTCTTCAATACCATCTGAAAATGCTTCAAGCCGAAACGCAATGCCCTTCTCTTGGCAAAACGCCTTTACAGTGTCATAGACCCTATCATTCAATCTATTCTTATAAAGACCAATGATGTGGAAATATTTTACATGTGAACCTAAGTCCTTTTTTACAAACAGAGGATTGGTTGTCATCCCATTACTCTTCTTCTTGATAAGTATTTAGCCTTGTATTTTTTTCTAGCAGAGCAGAAGCTAATGGAGCTGGAGAAGCACAAAAAATACAAGTCCAAATACGGCGAAAACGAACTGTTCTGGGGCGTCGGTATTGAAGAGGAAACCTATTTCCAATTCACAAAGCCCATACAAGTCGCGGCCCCTCTTATACGATCCAATCATAAGGCAGAACGCTATAGTGTAGATTATTATCAATCTCTGAAACCAAGCCACGGAGAAGCCTTCAAACAAGTATTTCCCGACGCGTCGGCCTGTGTTCCTCTTCCCTACTTTTTCAACAGCCATTCATTCCAGTCACTCGATACAAAAGGTCATCATCGGACAACATACGAGACGACACCGAAACCCAATCCTAAATTCGGAGGAACCACATTCTTTGAGGATCTACAACTCTATAAACCCAAACTATTCAAAAATCAGTATGAAGTCATTTTTACATTTGACGGAGACACCATTGAATTCATAACGCAGAATTTCTACAAGGCAAAAGTTCCTGATATTATCCAAGAGCTCAAGACATATAAGGCGACGTTTCTCAAGGCCTCTAATGACTATATTCTCAAGATGAATCTCTTTAGAGACAAGGGTCTGTTGATGTATCCACCCAGAAATCCTGGATTTGCGGTTTTTCACAGCAATCCCCAAAATATCGTGATGTTTAATTCAGGAACCTATCATATTAATATTACACTGCCGAGTTTGTTGGGGCCAAGAAACAAGGACACAAATATCTCGGAACTCCTGTATCCCGAACTCTTTGAGGATCAACATAAACAATGTATCCTCTTTTATCAATGGCTGGAGCCTATTTTAATCGCCATGTATGGAACTCCTGATCCCTTTTCCTCGAAGTTCTCGGATTATAGCACATCATCACAGAGATGTGCGGTCAGCCGCTATATTGGAGTCGGAACTTACGATGTAAATAAAATGCAAAAAGGAAAGTATTTAACGGAGGAGATTGATAAAATCCGCGGCCACGAGAACTCCTACTGGTGGTATAAACGGTATCATGAGAAAAGCGGCTACATTCCTCTTACTCGGATCGGCATGGATATTAATTACAGGAAACACTATAACCACGGCATTGAACTCCGTTTTTTCGACTGGTTTCCTGAGGAGAGGCTACAGGAACTTATTGAACTCCTGGTCTATGTGGCCGATGCCTCTCTCATTAACCGAAACGAACCCTCCGAGCCGATTCTCAGTGAGACATGGAATGATCTTGTTATCGGAGTTCTACAGGAGGGGCAGTCCTTCCGTCTTACCCCTACAATGATGGCGACCTATGAACGGATTCTGGGCCTTCAGCTCTTTGGCTTAGACATGAATGTCCAAGAGTTGTATACCCATCTCGTAGAGTCCTATAAAAAGAAGTTTGCCATGGGGATGTGTGCGAGAATGATGCTCTAGTAGAATGACACTCATTGATACTCTGAGAGGACCCAAGATTCTAGATATGTCTATTTTTGATTGGGTTACATCGATCGCAGGTGCCATCTTACTCGGCAAATGGCTAGGCATTAAAGGCCTTGAAAAGTGGATAGGATTTATTCTCGCATGGATCATTTTTGGCATCGTAGTCCATTATGTAGTAGGCGTTAATACAATGCTTGGATATTATTTGGGTCTTAATGAAAAACCCGAGCGTAAATAGGAACTAGATATCTATAATGAAGTGGTTTTATCTGCTTTTCTTTTTACTTAAAGTTGCCATTTCAATCCATTTACTTGTGATTCTTTTTATGGGAAAGAATCGCCAGGATTTAGGATATATTATTAATGAAACCATTTTTAAACTCGCGATAGGTTCCTTTCTTGGCTTCTACTTTTATATACATCCCAGTGGACTTACCTTTGAGGACCAACTTCTCATTTCAGTCGCAGGATTTGTGATTATCTACGATATTAATTGGGAGCGTCTGTATGAGGAGTTTTTTTGAAATATATATTGACTTCATTTCCCTGCGCATCATTATTTTCAATATTTACAATAGAGAATCCATTTTCTTTAAGAAATGAAATGGCTTCTTCGGCAGTGTGCGAGGCATCATAGATTCTCTTAGTATAGTCGGCGGGGGCCTCAAGAACTCCTTCCTTGACGATCGGTAGGTAAGATCCGAGGCTTTTCATAACACGTAAATCCATTCCTTGTGCGTCAATATGGAGATAATCAATCGTCTCAATCTTGTGTTCTTTGACAAATGAATCAAGACGAATCACACGGGTAGGGATAGCTCCAAAACTCTTGAAATCCGGGCGGTTGGTCCACACCTGATGGACAGTTTCGGAAAATGGAAGAAGAGAAGAGCATCCCCAGTTTGAAGTCCCTTCAACATGAAACATCGGGTGATTGGGATCAACAGGCCCTGCTAGATAAAACATCATATCTCCTTCAATATCTGCGACTGCATTTTGGAAGACATGATGACGAGGTTGATCTTTGAATTTCTTTCTGATATCTTCTACAAGGACAGGATTGGGTTCGAAGGCATAGATATGCGTATCTGGATCTTGTAAATAGCTTTGGGTTGATTCTCCATTATTCGCACCGATATCAAAAACGACTTTCATTTCTTTTTATTCTGTTCATTCTTACAAAAATAGATTTCTGTTTTGGACACAGAGAGATGAGACTCCTCGTCTTCAGTGGGATTCTTTATTTAGCAGGCGTAGCCATTGTTTTAATGTTGCGACCCACCCTGATGTTTACGGCGGATGGTGTCTGGAAGGAGTTCGGGATTGGAAAAAATGAAGAAACGCATACGTGGATGCCTTTCTGGCTTTTTTGTGTAGGGTGGGCGATTCTGTCCTACTTGCTTGTTGTTCTCTTGGCGGATTCGGGGATTCTGCCTGGACTCTGGGTAAGCCATGTTGAAGTGGATCAACAGATGGTAAGTCAGCAACAAGAGAATATGATATCGGTGCCAAAGAACAAGCCTATGAACAAAGGTATGAAGCCTGGATATTACATGTTGAACACGGAGGGGTCGGGAATCGAGGGAGTTCCTAAGTATATTTATTTAGGCCCGGCTGCTCCTGGTCAGGAGTAGTTACTTAGGGCAACTCTGAACCATTCCAGATGCGACTGTCTGGCCATAGATACCAGCCCACAGTAAGTAAAAGGAAAAGCCGATAGCATATTTCATGTCGATGTCTGTAGACAGTGGGAGAACACTTTCTACAGGGGATCTAAGAAAGGCAGCAAAATAGGTAAGCAATACGAACAAGATAACAAAGGCGGGGCCGAATAAGGAAGCGAGGGCTATTTGCTGCCCGGATACCTTTCCGCATGTAATATACTGCGTGAGGGAATTCAGACCGAGGCCCCAGACATAGGAGATGACAGGGGCAATACAGAGGAGGATAATAATAGGATTTGCCTTTGAAAAAGTGGGTAACATGACATAAAATAAAGGCAGGACCGTCGCGAGTAAAAGGCCGTGAACAATTCCGAAGGAAATTCGGAGAGTCGAATCTACACCCATCTAACGAGATTCTATAATCAGTTAAAGAAGAATGTCGGCGCCTCCCAATCTGGTTTCGGCGGCCGTGAAGGCGGTTACAAATGTTGCGGCTATGGCAGCCTCTGCTGTTGCCGCTCCTGCTCCTGCTGCCCCCGCTCCTGCTGCCCCTGCTCCTGTCCCCGCTCCTGCCCCTGCTCCTGCTCCTGCCCCTGCCCCTGCTCCTGCTCCTGTTGTTGTTAAACCCAAAAAGAAGATAATTATAAAGGATGAAAATGAAGAAGTAGCTCCTGTTCCTGCTCTTCCTCCTGCTCCTGTAGAACCCCAAGCTCCTGCTCCTCCTCCTGAGGCCCCTGCTCCTCAGGCACCCCTTCCTCCTCCTGCCACTGCCACTGCGACTGCCACAAAAACCAGAAAGAAGAGAATCGTCATAAAGAATGAGAAGGAGCCGTCTAAACTTATTGACTTTTACAAGGCACGTCTCAAGGATCCTCTTCACTATACCTATAGTGAACAGGGCGATTTACAAATTCAAGGAGCCAAGGGCAAAAACGACGAAATCATTCGTCTAAAGTCACATACTGCCCTGAGACCGGAAGAACGAAAGGAATTAGAAGAGAAGCGTCTCGAGAAATTACAAGAACTCGAAGGTAAATATGAAGAGATACTTAATGAACTTCGTGAAACAGTCGCCTCCTATAAAGCGGGTGCGTCAACTGCGGCCGGTGTTGTCGCAGTCAACGAGAAACTCCGAGATATAACTTTATTAAGGAGCAAGGAGGCCTATCCCGAGCGATGGATAAAGAACGAAGTCAATCCCGATATAAATACAATATTATTGTCATTAACGTATGAAAGGCGAAAGATGACATATGATGTTGGACTTTTAAAACGATCCGACATCTCGCGTGAGAATGTATGGGGAAGATATCGCGAGGACGCTATTGCGTCAACAGACCAAGCAGAAGGCCAAGCAGGCGGCGGCATCAACGATGTCTTCTTCATTGAAGACCAAGAAAACCCCTTCCACCCTGCGTTCATGCGTGAATTTGTCTATGAAGAAACACGCTATGTATCTCCTTACCAGGCCTACCAGGCCGAGCGTTTCAAGGAGCTTGAAATGCCTGATATCAAGGCCCAGATTCTCAAGACACGCTCCGCCAGAACAATCCATAATATCGCCGAAAAGGAGCCGACAGATGTGAAGTATCCGAAGGAACTCTGGGAGCAGATTTTGGAGGCCTTTTACACACAGCATGCGGATATCGGCACGAGGTTGAAAGACACAGGCTCAAAGAGATTCCATCTCTCTGAGGCCATGTATGGAGATCAGAACTATCTGGATGCCTTGCTGGCTGTCCGCGTTGCCCTGCGTGAACAGAATAAAGACGCACAGAAAGAAATCGGTGAAGTCAAGGAGTCTGTCATCACAGAAGAACAGCAGGCGAAAGCAAAGGCAGGTGCGATTGCGAACTTCCGCAGGCGGTAAAATTGAAATTTAAAAAGTAAATTTAAATGATAACCTCATAAAGAATGTCTGAGTGTTCTTATCGCACTATAAAAGGTAAAAAACGAAAACAAAAACTTCAGTCAGTTATACAAAAAGAGAAACGCAAGTCAAAAAATTATAGAAAGAATGACAGAGTTCAATATATCTTAGATGAAAGAATAGATCCAGAACATCCAACTAAAAAATGTATACTATGCCATAGCCTTACAGTTACATTTCGAGATGAATATTGTGATAAATGCTATGAAGAATTAGAAAAAGAGGAAAAGGAATATTACAGATGGTATCATTACATGTATAACCATCGATATGTCGAGTGTAATGTAATAGACTTTACACTTGATAAACCCTCAGTAGTTTCTATGACTATTATTGAGTCAACTGAATTTCCATGTTTCTGTATCATGTGTCGACAAACCTATCTAAATTATGTTTATGATACAAATTATGCCTGTAATGAATCACAATGTGAAGAGATGACAATAGCTTTTATTCGTCTAAAAGAGATAAAACGTGCACATCTACGATTCTGGCTTATTACTGTTAAGAAGAACCTATCGTTATGGAGAAATTCACTTTATGCTCCCCCCAATGGTCCATTTTATCTAAATGTAAAAGCGTTGTTCTCTAAACGCCTTCAGTCGGAAGACCTTCCTGTAAAGGATACGGTTTGATAGACGCTTCATTCTTGTCGCAGCTGACTTCGTTCGCTTTGTAACGGTAGCAAACACCATTGGGGTCTCTATACACCAAGTTGTTTACATTTGAAGGATGGGGATACTTGTAGATAAGACGTGTATTTTCCTTCCAAAAGAGGATACCTACAACGCCAATAAAGAACCCTATTAAAAAAGGTATTATTTCGAAGTGGTTAAGCATTCTCTGTTGTTCTAGTTAGAGTAGTGAGAATGATTTGGGACTTCTTAAAATCAAAGAAGTTCAATTTCTTATTTAGTTTATTGATAGGTCTAGGATTTGCCGCGATTCTGCGTCCTGCCTGTAAGGGTGATGCGTGTATCACGTTAAAGGCCCCGCCGATCCACGAAGTCAATACGGCCACCTATCAGCTGGGAAGCAAGTGCTATCAGTTCCGCACAGACAATATTGACTGCCCCGCCAAAGGCGTGATTGAAGCGTTCCAGATATCCCGGGTTTAGATGCGTTACATAAAACAATCTGAAACCTAGATTCTTTCTAGAAACAAAATGGCCAGCAGCGGAACTTTATTGAGCGACCTCGGTTCTGGAGGTGCTCCCACAGGTGATGAGGATCTCGTAAAGCGTATCTTTGCCGACATGAATGGTGGAGGCCAGGGGGGCAACCAAATGATCATGTCGCCGAACCCGAATACCACTGCCCCTATGAGTATGGACAACGTGCCCCAGACAAGCCACGTAATTGGAAAGGACCACCCTACGCCTGGTGATTTCGCGGCGGCGATGCATGGGGCCTCCCGGGTTCAACAGGACTACCAGGCGGGCCCGCAGCAACCGCAAGGAGCAGGATGGGGTGGGGCTCCTTACCAGGCGCCCCAGCAGCCTCAGGTGATCGAGATCCCGAAGAAGAATATCTATTCAAAGATCGCTGAGGAAGCCAAGATCCCTATCTTTGTCGCTCTTCTTGTTTTTGTGTTTAGCTTGCCGTTTCTGAATATCTTGTTCCAGCATTATATCCCGACGCTTGTCAAGCCTACGGGCGACCTCACGACGCTCGGTTTGTTGGCAAAGTCAGTCATGGCGGGTGCGTCTTTCTGGATTCTTCAGAGAGTCATTGTTCCTCTTGTTTCTTTGTAAACCATAGATAGTAGATAGTAAACAGAATGAAGTCAACACCGTTAACGCAAGGTATCACGATGTTGGTTTTAGTTATTTATGTTCTTTATAGTTTCTTCGCACTGCCGTTTGCGGGCTTTCTCTTATCGCTCGCGGTCGGCCTGATGTCATACGGAGGACTTGAATCTTTTGAAATGTCAGTGTCTTTGATGATCATCTCGGGTGTGATGTATTCATTGATCTCCAAGCAGACAATAAGAGAGCCTACATCTAAGGGAAGAGAAGGGTTTGCTGATCTAGTGGATCCTCTCCAAATCAGCAAGCGTGTCAAGGAAATCCGCAAGGAGATCCCGAAGGGTGTGTATGCGAGCAGTTTCGCGGAGGGATTTGCCGATGCTGATACGGATTCAAATGCGGATGAAAAGGAGAAGAAGGTGATGGTCGCTGCGACAGAGGCCGCGAGTAAGCCTGCGTCTGCGACTGGTTCAGGTGAGGCGGGAAGTGGAATTGCCCCTGCCTCTCTTGAAACGAGTGGATTCAAGGGATCCGCAGGCAAAGACAATGGTGAATTCAAACTCGGAGTTCTTCCTGACGACGGAAAGGGCGGATTTCACATTGACCAGGGCACGACGGTAATAAATGCTCTGAATGCACTGAAGCCGGATCAGATTAAGGCAATGAGCGCGGATACGCAGAAACTCATTGACACGCAGAAATCTCTCATGAGTATGTTGTCGACGATGAAGCCGATGTTACAGGATGGAAAGCAGATGATGAATAATTTCCAGGAGATGTTTGGTAAGAGCCCGAATGGACAATTCAAGTTGGCGTAAAAGGCCAAAAATACAAGATCATTATAGAATGAGCAGACGTTCATTATATGATAATCTTATGAAAAGTATAAAAATATCTGGAGGTGATACGGAAGAGGTCTTTTTTACATTCGTGGAGGCCCTTAAAAGAAAATATCCAAAGTGCCACACAAATTTCAATGTAAAAATGCGGAATGCGAAAACGGCGACTCTAAAGGCCAAGCCCTTCAAAAACGCACCTAAAATGTATTATGCCATCTTCAAGGCGACTGAGGAGCGGTGTAAGTCAATGCATCCATCTATAAGTAAATCAATGGGTGGCACTCGCAAGAAAACAAATAGGAAATAATAGAGTAGATATGGTTCGAGTCAAAAACAGTTGCCCTCCAGGTATCCTATGTTTAACACCTGGTATTGGTATTTTTATTACTGTTCTTGTCTCTTTTTTAGTTGGCGCACTTTTCTATTTCATGAAGACTGGTCCAGAGCCAAGAACACAGGCCCCTTCTGTGCAGCAGCCAATACAGGTAAATAACACTGTAGAAGGCGGTGATGATCGCTATACACGAGCTCCTCTACCTCTCCGTTTCTGGAATGTAAGCCCCGATTTGAGAGGTGCCCTATTGCCCCCTGGTGCCTTTGCGATTAATCAATCAACCCAGGGACTCCCCGAATCCTACCAATCCATGGGAATTGTGAAGAAAGAGGATGGAACTGTTCTTCCGCTTTATGGGCGCAGAACGGCAGGCAAGACGGATCGGTATCAGTATTATACGAGGACAGATACATACAATCCTGTCCCTCTTCCGATCCGTTATAAACGACGTGATTGCCAAGATGATATCGGGTGCGATGAACTCTTTGATGGGGAGGATGTAACTATTTCTGCCACAGGAGAGAAGGGCAAGACAACTCTGTATAAGTTTGACGGGCCGACGTATATTCCTGGAATAGTCTAGTAAGAAGGTAAAGATGGCATGCCCTTCAGCTGGTCTCAGAGATTTCCCAGTTAAAGTTGGATTTCAACCAACAACTCTCTTAAATCGAAGTCTCTATAATACAGATTTAATGTTAGATATTTCTTTGGGGACAAAATCAACAACTCCTGTCTTTAATAATCTTATGCTCGAGGAAGGTGACATAAATCATACAGGTGTCTCATCAACTCTCCGGCTTCAAAACAACTCCTATTCATTACGGTCAATACAAATTTGTAAGCCTCTACATGATTCCTTTCTTACGTCAAACAAAGAATCTTGTAAGGCCGAAATTGTTATGGCTTTTTCATCTGGATCAGCAGGGTATGTTCTTGTATGTATTCCTATTATTGTTGGAAGCACGGAGAGCCCATCCCTTTATTTGGAGGCCCTCAGACAACAGAAACTCCCTGGGCGTCCTATTAGTCTAAATACTCTTTTACCCAAAGATCTCCATTACGTGAGTTATTCAACTTGTTTGAATCAAACACAATCAAGTCAATCGACAACAAAAAATGTAAATGTAATTGTTTTTTCGACGGGTCTTACCTATCTAGATAGCTCATTGACAGAAATAAGAAGGCTTATCGGTCAATCTATATTTCCCGATGTAGTATTACCTGATAATCTTATTGCGAAGAGTCAATCTGACTTCTATACTATTCCATCAGAAACTGAGTATAGAAGTAAAATAAATTATGGTCTCTATGTAATAAATTTACAAGAAGTTTCAAGAGGAAAACGCACAGATTCAACAGACGCCTATAAATGTATTCCTCTTTTACCTGATCAAAACGTTAAAGATGGAAAGATTGTTGTTGATACGGAGAAGGGTGAGCTTCTATCACAAGTCCTAGATAAACGTAACGCAGACATAAATGTTGATAAACCATCAATGGTAACTCCAGCGACTGTAGAACAGGTAATTGCTATAGTTATTGGTACCTCTATAGGACTTTTTGTATTAACTATTATTGCCTATTATTTATATAGATTTACATCGAATGACAAAAGCCCATTGTTTGCGTGGTTTATGTCAAAGGGGGCAGCCGCTGATGCGTGGGTAGGGTCAAAGGGGGTAGCTGCTGGTGAGTGGCTTACGTCAAAGGGGGCAGCTGTTTCTGCTGCTATTGCTCCTACTGCTTCTGGTTTTGTAAAGGGATTGAAAGGAGTTCCAGGCGAGATGAAGAAATGGCCCGCAGATATGAAGGAAAGTTACAAAAGTATAAAGAAAGAACTTTTTGGGATTCAATCAGGAGTAGCTGGTCTATCTGTCAGTGGACCTGTGGCAGCGGCAGCAGTCGCAGCGGCGGCTGCGGCACCAGCAGTCGCAGCACCAGTAGCAGCAGTCGCAGCACCAGCAGTCGCTGCAGCACCAGCAGCAGTCGCTGCAGCAGTAACAGCAGCTGCTGGTGATGCTGCTACGAATACTACTCCCATGTCAATTATGGGGGGGAAAATCATAATAGGAATCCTAATTTTGTTAGCTATTTCATTATTTGGTTTATGGCTTGGATCATTAATTTATAGTACAAAATTATATTTCGATAATCCAAAATCAGATAGAGATCCAGAGATTAGTAAAAATATAACGATATTTGGTATTATTGGGTATGCACCCATATTTGTTGGTGGATTCTTACTATTCAGCATGATAGTAGGGCCTAGACATGCAGCGACTATAGCCTCAAATTAATAGAAAATATATAGTAGATAGGCATCGGTTAAAATGAAAACAAATCTAACTATACTCTTTTTGGCAATAGTTAGTGTTGTTGGTTTACTCATTACTTCATATATGTATTATGATACGAGGTCTGAAGTGACGAGTAAGTTAGTAGAGGAAGGGTTTGTATCCCCTACTCTTCAGGTTCGTCTCTGCCCTCAAGGGGCCCCACTTATTCAGACAGCGAAAGGGTATACGGATTGCTGCGATGGCGACTTTCTTGATGGAAAGTGTAAAGGCAAAACTGTGTGCACGCAGTCACCTTCTCACGATTCTATTCCTACATGCCCCGACTACTGGAAAACCTACTTCGATAAGAAATCGATTGAGTTATGCCCGACCACTCTTCAGAACTATTTTGAAAACGTAAGGGATAAAAATGCGACGAAAGGATGTTCAGCCTCGGCCCCGATTGAAGATGGATCTACACCTTCTGATTCCGCGGCCACCAAATGTATTGTCTACAATACTCCTGAGGAGAATAAAACAAATGTAAACAGTTGTTATATCTATAAGCAAAAAGAAAAGGTGAAATGCCCCGCCTTACCTGGTGCGACGAGCACTTTGACCCAAGTCGCATCATCGGGAGAAAAGTTCCTCTTCTTTTACTGTCAGTATACATCGACAATGGGCATTCCGAGTTTCTGTGGAGACGATAAAAGCTACACAGGATATTTAGACAGAATCTGGTCAAACTGGAAAACATCCTCGTCTGCTCAGTCTATCCAGGAGAACCTCTGCTCGAACTTTCTTGATGCCCAGAATTCAAATAGTCGGGCCGCCAGAGAAAAGCAATTGAAAGATGAGCAGCAGAGACGTGCGGCGGCGGAACAGGCTCTCAAGGATGCACAAGAGAAAAATGCGAAGCTACAGAGTCAGTGGCAGGCCGCGATAAATGATGCCAAGAACTGTAAACGCTAGTTCGACACGGTCGGTATGACTTGTTTTTCATCAATTGAATTGTATCCAATATCCTCAAATTCATCGGTCGCGTTTTCCTTCGGAACAAACGGAATATCTTCATGTGTGGGCATATCAAACTGGGGGTGGGTTTCATCGTCACGCATCGGAGGGGCAGATTCTAATTGCTTCTCTAATGACGGTTCAGAGTCAAGCATGTGTGTCTTGATTTTCCTGCGATTGCGTTCCACGAAGGTGAGTGCTACGGCACAGAGTGTGAGGACACCCGGAACAGGGCCATGCGACAAACTCAAGACAGCCACAAGCAATAACAGAAAAGCTCCAAGTAATGTATCAAGGAGTTGAATACCTGCGTCTGGAAAGTAGGGGAGGCCGAGAGACCAAAGAAGTGCTACTCCGATGATAACTTGATCCTTCATTCTCTTTATTTTAGAGAGAGATAAAATAAAGAGATTTAATAGAAAGAATGTCTAGTTTATCTGTTAAGGAGAAGGCGGCCTTACTACAGAGTGGGTTTAGCAAAGGATTTAATGCATTGAATAATAATGCGAATAGAAGAAATAAACTGGCTGCGAATTTGGCGGGCCTTCCCATGACGTCTGCTAATAATGATCACTGGAATAACAACAATAACGCATTAAGTGCAAATGGTGAAATTCCTGCGAATCTATTTGTATCGCCGCCTGGCTCTCCGACTGGACTAAACAATAACTCGGCGTCGAATGTTGGATCTGTTGCGTCAATGGTCTCGGCACAAGCACAAGCGGCACAAGCACAAGCGGCACAAGCACAAGCGGCAGAGGCAAATGTAGAAGCCCCTGTGGATCCTTATGCCATCACAGCAAACAAAATGGCGAAGGCAAAGGCGAAGTTTAACAAGATTAATGCCAATAAGAGGGCTGCCGCCAACGCAGCTGCTGCAGCGGCTCCTGCTTCTGTCTCTGCCGCTGCCGCTGCCCCTTCATCAAACTGGTCTCCGTTTAGCATGTATACAGGACTCTCTTCTGCTCCTGTAAATCAAGGCCCTGTGTATGGTCCGGAGTTTCAGACTGAAATGGCAAGGGCGTTTTCTATGGGAGCGACGGCGGCGGCTAAAGCTGGTGCGGATTATGCTGGTCAACAGGAGGCTGGTAGAGCGGCAGCTCAATATGCCGAGGTAATGAAGATAACAAGATTAAATAATAAAGGAAAGCTCCATTATGTGGGTATAGAGGCGGAGGCAAAAAATAGAGCATCTGCCGCTGCCAAGGCGGCGAACGCAGCAAAAGCAGCCGCTGCTGCCAATCCTGTAGCTCCCGCCAAACACTGGAAAACCGTTAATACAGGTCATCGCGGTAAGAGTCGCCGCACTAACCGTAAGACGCGTAAGAATCGCCGCAATGGACGCAAGTAAATTTGACAGACCTAGTTGAAGAAGCAAAAGACATCACAGAGTATGTCATCTAACACATCCATCGACCGTATTCTTACAGCCCATGGATATGCCATTAAGAAAAGTAGTTTAACACCGAGGTCCACACAAAAGCTCAGAAAAGATCTTACAGTCGCTCCCTTGGTAAAAGGAAAGCCTGTAAGAGGCCCTGAAACCTCATTTACAGTCTATATGGAGTCCCCGACAAAGTTCTATGTTCCTCGGTGCTGGGCCACAGAGACATACGGCGAGGCCCAGGGTCAAACAATCTCCGATGGAAAGCCCCTAACAACTCTCGCTAAACACTTTACGGGCAGCCCTTATCCCTACCAGGAAGAGATTATCACCAAATTCTTGGACTCGGATTCGAACGGCCTCATTTGTGTTCCGTGTGGAAAGGGAAAGACATTTATGGCCCTGGCCATTGCGGCTCGGCTCGGCCTTCGATTCTTGATCGTGGTTGATAAGGAATTCTTAATGAACCAATGGCGTGGAGAGATGGCCGCGGTCATGCCAAATCTCCGTGTCGGGATTCTTCAGGGCAATAAGTGTGAAGTTGAACCTTCTTCCTACGACGTTACCATTTGTATGATCCAGACACTCTGCGGCCGAGAGTTTCCCGAAAAGACATTTGAATCCTACGGCTTTACAATCTTTGATGAATGCCATCATCTGGGTGCGGCCCATTTCAGCCGTGCTCTTATGAAAGTCCAAACAAGGCATATGCTCGGCCTCTCAGCCACACCAACTCGGGATGATGGACTCACAAAAGTCTTTGAATGGTTTCTCGGTAAGCCTGTTTACTGGGAAAAGACTCGGGAGCCCGACCCAACCGTAGTGGTCAGGCAAGAAATCTTTGAGTGTGATGATCCCAAATACAATGAGATTCCTGTGGATTATCGGGGTGAAATGATCACAGCCAGACTTCTTACCCATGTTGTTGAATGTGAAGAACGTAACCAGCGTATAGTCAAACTCTTAAAAGAAGTTTGTGAGCATCCTCATCGTCGTGTTCTTGTTCTCAGTGAACGGATTGGCCATTTGAATCGGATTGAAGAACTCATGGCCAATTCAGGCCACACGATGGCGTATTATATTGGAGGCATGAAGGAAGAAAAGCGTGAGTCGGAGGCTGCGACTGCTAAAATTCTTCTAGCGTCTTATTCAATGGCGTCGGAGGCAATGAATATCAAGGTTCTGAATACCGTTATTCTGGCAACACCAAGAAAGAAGGTTGAGCAGAGCACAGGTCGTATCTTACGTGTGCGTGTATCGGAGCGGCAAGTTGATCCCCTCATTGTCGACATTGTTGATAGTCATGGGATCTATCAAGGCCAATGGAGGCAGAGAAGGGTATATTACAGGAAGTGTGCGTATAAGATTCAGTCATCAGAGACTCAATCTGAAACGCAAGAACTTGAAGAAAATGAACAAAATGATTGTTTAATTGAAGATGATTAGACCTTGGGTCTCTTGGGCGACCGCGATCTCGATCTCGAACCTGAGCGGGGACGCTTAGGACCAACACGTCTGGTCCTTGATCGTCTACCTCCCTTCTGGAGAGCCCCTGTCAGAGGCGGCGGGCCGCCTGTTGTTAGGCACGCGGAGTTCATGGATCTCGCATCATACGGAGTCTGGATCTGAACAGGTGCGCCGACAGAATCCTTGAATGTGCTGACACCCTGGCTGTAGCCCGCCGTCGGGGAATAGAAGGCAAGATTATCGCCTCCCAAGGATAAGGGACCACCACCTCCCTGGATAGGAGGCTGTGTGCTCGGCGTGTGCGGTCCAGGGTTCATCGGGTTGGGTGTAGATCCCTCACAGGCCAGACGCTGGACAGGAGGATAGGTGCCAGCCCACCACGCAGACCCATTCGGGGCTACACTTGCCATATCAGTCATGCTGAATCCGTAGCGTCCGCCTTTTTGCTTACGTCTGCGGCCTCCAGACATTCCAGGAAGACCCGTATAGCGTCCGTATTGGCTTGTTGAGATGAAGCTCGGCGGCTGCGTGGCACGGCAGTCTCCAATTCCAGAGTAGACAAGGGGATTATTCACTTGACCGGGAATGGACGCGGCACCTGTAAAGCCCCAGCCACCGCCTCTTGTCTTACGATTTAACTTACGACTTGTTTTTCTATTGCGCCTTGTGCCCATTTCTACTAGAGTCCTTTAAAAAACACAGGCCCAGTATGGAGTGTAGCATATGCCTAACTGAGATTCAAGAGGAGCACAAAGTTACTCTTGATTGTCAGCATGTTTTTGATAGAAATTGTTTTGAACGCTGGACTAAAAATAAAGAACATTTGACTTGCCCACTCTGTCGGTCTACCATATCGAATACCCCTGATCTCATTCAATCTTACATCTCTTTTGCCATACTCGAATGGCACCTAGAAAAGACAAGAACTCCATCACAAACCAAACAACTCCGATCGTTTCAATGGAATGGCCAGAAAGCATTTCCACTCGATACAAGCTCTCTGACGGCTATTCGGTATCAACGACGTCTCTTACAAGAAAAGGGTATACACAAGAACCTGTTTGCCGTGTCACAGATTTTCAAGGCACTGAAACGGCGGATACCTTGAAAAGCCCTGACATATCTGCTTCTTTTGTCGAAAGATCAATAATCTTATAACGAAGGAATTCATCGTCCCATAGAACACTCACTGTGACTGCTGCTGTTGCTATAGCTATCTGTCTCATCTTCATGCTAATCTCCGCCTTTTGAACCGCTGCCCGTCCAATCAACTTCTTGTCTTTACTGAACAAATCAAAGGTATCAGGAAGGCCAGGAACTTTCGTAGCAATCGCAACCCGCTCCTCCGTTAAGACAACCTCTTTTACAGGTAAGGGCAATGACAATGGCAAGGCCGACGATGTCTGTGCCAAATTGTAGGCCAGAATTTCCGTCGCAGTCGCTTTCTTCGGTAGCTGCTGATTTTGATAGAGAACAAGAGGAATATGCCATCTCCGCCGACCACCCTGTTCAGGAATGAGATCGATGCTATGAAACTGATTCGAGTCGACCGCATCCATTAAAGTCGCGAGAGGTCTCGGCTCGGCTACAAACACAGTCATATTTGAAAGACGTGTATCTTGGACAAATGCATTCTTATAGAAATCCTGAAGAACAGCATACCGCTTTGAATAAGGGCTCTGACAGTATGTTTTTCCTAGATATAAAAAGACATCTTCAAGACGTAGAGTTCCGTGGACCGTGTCGAGAGTTCCAACAAAAATCGCCCCCTCGCGATGGAGGGATTCATGGAGTCGCAGCCGCAAAGTAAATCCGTAATTTAACCGAGAATTCATAAATACGAGAGGTTTGTCTTTCATACACACAAGAAATCCTGGTTCGAATCGCTGTTCATTACCTAAGACATAATATGTATTTCTTGAAACAGCGTTCTCCATCTTTTCAGGATACAGCTGCTGACGGATACGTATCATATCAAATGTATAGCTCTCCAGGAATTGCCTGGCTAAACCCAGGAGAGCAGGTTCGACGGAGGATGGACGAAAAGAAGTCCTAGATGCCTTTTCACTGTTTCTTATTGAGCCATTCGTATCCATGTGCTGTGTTCTATACTATTCTATTCAAAAGGCCTTAGATAGCTGAATAATTCGGTGTTTCAAATGTATCGTTGGCAAAGATGCCACCAGGAATAAACTCACCGCCATTTTGAGCATATTCGGGAGAGAAACTCTGAAGAGTATTATTTGTAAGAGGAGAGGCAACACCAGAACTTACAGCCGTATCGGTATCGTCGGGACTAGAGGTCGGGCCAAAAAGACGCTCGGGGTGCCGTAAGTTATCTTTGATATCGGAGTCTCCACGGGTGTCATCGTAAGGATCTGAATTCTGGGGTTCATCAAGACGCTGTTTCATGACAGGCGGAGGAGGAGGCGATGGCACCAAAATAGGAGGCGCCACAGCTTCCTCAGGCATCTCGGGAATCACGTTTCTTGACTTAAATGAATCACGCGAGGCATAGAAACCGGACACTTGTAAATAGGCTACAAAGAGTATAGCCGCCAGGACAATTGCTATAGTGGTCTGTGTATACATATCTGGGACCTCTACGGAAAAAGAGCGAGCTAAAAAAATCACCACCCTGTAGAATGGAATCCTCCGATCTCATCCAGTTCGTTAAAGATAAGAAGGGAAGCGGCCCGTGGACAATTTCATCCTTACTTCAAGCCGCTGTTCCTCTTCTTATGAAAGTCCAGCTGTATACAAATATGACACAGGATCAAAAGAAGAAATTGGTATTAAATCTTGTAAAGAAGATGCTTGTGGAGGAAAGGGCTGAGCTCGATAAAAAGATAGATCTAACGGCGGATCAAAAGAAGATTGAAGCTGCTATCTTCGAGAAAGTCCTAGTTGCCGTAGATGAAGTCTTACCGGCTGTTCTTGATCTTATACCTATTCCTGAGTTGCCGAAGGCTGTGAAACGGTGGTTTAGCTTGATGCCGTGTTCAATGGCGTCGGTTGGACTCTTTGCGTCGGAGAATTTAGTTTCTTTGGCCGATGGCGTAAAAGAGAAGGTTGTGGATGCCGTGCCTGCGTTGAAGCCGCTTGTGAAAGAGGCTGAGAAGGTGGTGGAAGCTTCTGTAGCGACTGTTGTGACAGCGGTGGCGGTAGCACAAGAGGCACAGGTAAAAGCTGTAGCTGTATCGAATACTCCTGTAGCGACAGCAGAGCCCACGACTGCGGTTCAGACGACAGAGAATAAGGCGTAATTGAAAAATAATGAAGAGGCGTCTTATAATCAGGCAATTCATTACATATCTCATGCACTGTTCCATCAGGGAACAATTCACGAGATAGAATTTCATAGAGTTTCCATCCTAGAGTTGGATGGAGAAGACCCTGGATAGCCCCTGCGTCATACAAGATAATTTCATACGACGATGTCTTTGATATAGGCATTTGTGTCTTTGGTGTCCATATTCTTTTAAACATGGAGTATTCCCTAGTAAGTAAAGTTGAGGCCATTTTAAGCTTTGCTGTTAATCAATAAAAGATGTCACTTGTCCAATCTCTTCATTTGACGGTGAAGGGGGAAGTAAAACAAGTAAAGTTGCCCGCTACAGTAACACTCGCTGACATTCAGAAGAGTCTAAAAAAGAAGACAACTCCTGAGCATCTTGGAACATACAAGTATAAGAATAAGTATCTTCAGCTCTTTGGATATCAGACAGGAAAGGCGGGAACAGAAAATAAACATGAGCTTCCTCCTCCTCACGATTCAATGCTAGTATTCGGAGATATTCTAGTCTTTACAACGGCATCCGAAGATGATATTACTCATGTAATTCCATTCAAGACAGAGGACTACGAGGCATTCTATACATCGGCATATGGTGGATTTGATTCGATGGATGAAGAGGAGGAAGGAGAAGAGGAAGAGGAAGTGGCTGAGGTTGACGCAGACGTTGAGGTTGATGCTGACGTTGAGGCTGATGCGGATGCGGATGTAGAGGCAGAAGATGAGGCAGTTGATGAAGAGGATGAGGCAGGTGATGAGGAAGAGGCAGATGGTGAAGTAGAGGCAGAGGCAGAGATTGAGGTAGATACAGGCATTGTAGAAGACGACGGAGCCGCAGATGAACTCGGAGAGACACCCTCAAGGGCTATTCGCAGCCGTTCTAGACGTAAGAAGGGCATCGATACAAACCGCGGCCAGTTCGGAAATTCAAAGGTCACCTCTACTTTCCTAGATGGCTATAAGCGTATTTCTGAGCAACTCCAGAAGGATCAAGATCATGAAGTTCGTCTAAAGACACATGCCCTTCTTACAGAGTATTTTAAGGGGAAACTTACCGAAACACAAACGAAAGAGTTAGAGGCCGCGATCTATTCGCATTGTATTGACGAGGCAACCAAACACTATATTATTCGGGACTGGTCATTTCCTCAGTTTAGGAGTCTTTATAATCGCAAGGTTCGCCAAATCTGTTCGAATCTACAGCCTAACTCCTATATTGAAAATTCCCAACTTCTTCTTCGGTATACAAAGGGTGAATTCCGTTTTGAAGATTTAATGTCATGGAGCAACACAGAAATCTTTCCTGAACGAAATAAGGACTTGGCCGAGAAGCAGTTTCAGAGAGAACAGAGACTTCTGGAGGGCAATAAGGCAAATGCGACAGACCAGTTCTTCTGTGGTCGCTGCCATAAGAGACAGTGCACCTATTATGAACTTCAGACTCGCTCTGCGGATGAGCCGATGACGATCTTTATTCAGTGTGTGAACTGCGGAAAACGCTGGACGCAGTAAATAAGAGATGAATGAAGAATGGATATCAAGACAATAAGTCTTGGAGCGGAGGGTGATAAGTTTCCTATGTTAGATTCTATTTGGGACTTTTTTTCATCGAAGGGATCCAAGACTGTTTTTGTATCCGTTGGTTCAAGCCCCTCCCCTCTCCCGGAACTTGAGATAGGAGAAATGCTAGGGTGTAAACTCCATCTGTTTGAGCCGAAGCCTGCCGCACAGCAGGAATGGGAGGCAATCAAAGATGTATTAAAGACACGAAAGGCAGGGAGTGAAAGCTCAGACTTTGTAAAGGCCGCACTCAAAAAATGGATTCTTCCGAGAAATATCCATCTTGATTCAAGCATGCCCTTTCTATATCCTGGAGAACTTCTGATTAATGGAGAAAAGGTGGTAACCTCTTCATTCAGAGAAAAAGTGGAGGCCATCTCAGAGACGCTTGGATTTACCAAGGACGAGGCACACATTGATCTTTTAAAGATTGATTTGCCTGGAAAGGAGCATCTTGTTCTATCCTCGGTGATTGAAGCGAGATTTAGACCCTCGCTTCTCGTAGTCCGATGGACACATATGCCTGATGAACATTTGAACACAATGTTGACTGCGGCCCATTTACAGACTCTTGGGTATAGACTTCTGGCAAAGGAGGGTTCAAAGTTTCTTTATTATTATAATGACACCAATTACTACGAATCGTGTAGCTGGGAAGTTGTAGGGCCCGCAAATCCTCTTATCTCTGTAATTACGAAGGCCTTTCTTCCTGGAAAGAGAGAGGAGGTTTTAAAATGTAGTGAACTAGAGTAGAAGGGTGGTCTCCTAAATGAGTTACTCTCTTTATGATCGCCGTCTTATGATTTTGATTTTAAAGAGACAAGGCCGCCGTTCATTTACGGAGGGATGTCGTCTTTTAAAAATAAAGGATAATAATAGTAATAGGAATAGGTATGAGCCTTTCATATCGTTTAAACAAAACACGAAAAAAGAAGAATTATCTGAAGTTGAATCACCCGAGTCTACCACCCCCACTTCAGATAAATCATTTGAGTCCAGGCTCTGATTTCTTTCGTTATATAAATGGTAATTGGTTGAAGAGAGTTCATGTTCCTCCTTACATCTCCTCCTTTGGAATCAGTGAGGAGATTGAAGAGTTAATATCAAAACGAAACCACCAGATTATCAAAGAATGTGTGGAAATAAGTAAGAAACCCAATAATGCGTCAATGGATATTATTGAAAAATACCAAAGAGGCATTGGCCTAGTAGCACAATCTGCTCTACATCCAGGCGAACAGAAACACAGCGTTGACACTGTAAAAAAGATACTGCGACGTTTTGATTGTTTGCGTGACAAAGAAGATATTGCCCGCACTCTCGGTGAGTTATCTAAATACAAAATAAAAGGCCTATTCTGGCTATACGCAGAGTATCAAAACAGCAAACATACAGAATATCATTTAAATCTAGGTGTAGGGACTGTTGGTTTGCCTGATTCTTCTTATTACAGCAGCACTGCTCCAGGAAAGGGAAAGGCACTTCTTCATTATGCGAGAATGTTAGATATAATTGGACAGAAATTTGAAATTGAGAAACTAAGTGATGTTGTCTCATTAGAAAAGAAACTCTCCGATGAGATTGAGATAAGTCTGCGTATAAACGACGAAAAGTATGAAACAACAGGTCTTGCTCTTTCAAGGGAGTTTCCAGATATTCCGTGGGCCGTTCTCTTTGAGAGTCTTGGTCTAGAAAACTGGAAAACACAGGTTATCTTTGTTGATTCCAAGTATTGGATTGAATCTCTTCAGAGATTTTTTAACTTACTGTCTCTTCACGACTGGAGGCTACTGTTTTCATTAGAAGTTCTTTTACATTCTCTTAAATATTTACCGCCGCCTTATGATGATATACATTTCCGTTTCTTTCACAAGGAACTGAGGGGACAGACAATGAAAACGCCACAACATCTATTAACGGTCGAGGCAATAAGCGATTGGATGACGCCTTTCTTATCGCGACTTTATATTCTAGAGTATACTACGCCAAAACGTAAGAAGGATGCCTTACTCTTCACAAAAGAAATACAGGACGCTGCCTATAGACGTATGGATTCTGTCGATTGGCTAAGCCCGCAATCAAAAGAGGCGGCTAAAGAAAAAATAAAGAAAATGAAGGCCAGTGTTGCCTATCCTGATACATTTAGACATCTTGAACTTCCGCCTCTCCAGAGTCATAATTTCGTAGAAAATCTCCTTTCATTGGGATCCTGGAGAACAGATTTTGAATTCAAGCGTCTTGGTGAACGAAGAAATAAGCAAAAAGACTGGGATGAATCTGTCTTCGCAGTCAATGCGTATTATTTCTCACCTGGAAATGAAATTGTAATTCCATCTGGATCTCTTGAGTGGCCTTTTTTTGATGAGGACGAGGCAATACAAGATTTAGGATTTAATTATGGAGGCCTCGGGGCAATTATAGGACACGAAATGACACACGCATTTGATGAAGATGGAAAGGAATATGATCCCGACGGATTTAGGAAGCAATGGTGGTTACCCTCTGACACTCACGCTTATACTAAGAAAGCAAAAGAGTTAGTGTATCTATTTAATAAACAGAAAGTGTTTGGATACCATGTAAATGGTTCATTGACACTAAGTGAGAACATAGCAGACTTAGGAGGCCTCGCAATTGCTCTGGATGCTCTACGGATTCGACTTGATAAAGAGGGGATATCAGAGACATTTAAGAAAAAGGCATATCGGCAATTCTTTACATCGTTTGCTGTTTCATGGCGTGTAAAGGAGAAACAGGCCAAGATTCTTCAGAGTCTTTTTGTAGATCGTCATGCCCCGCCACCCCTCCGTGTAAATCTAGTTGTCTCTCAGTTTCAGGAATGGTATGATGCCTTTGATATTAAAACATCAGACCCGTTGTATATTCTTCCTGAAAAGCGGATACGTATTTTTTAAAGTCTTAGAATAGAATGAAGTTTGTGTGGATCATACGTCAATGGTGTAGTTTGGATTCGTATTGGGAACACGTTAGACAGGATAAGGATTTTGATGTAGCGTATGCGAATCCCGAGTTAGTCTTGGAAGAAGTAAATCGCATTGTTGAAAAAGAGAATGCCGAGTGGAAGGATATGTGCTCGTCGTCCACAACAATAAAAGAAACGGATCGCGAGTTTATTATTGAAACACCGACTCTTGAGCATGTTGTTAACAGATCATTCATTAAGTTTTTGACGATCTCAACGACTGGAGGAAAACAGAATGAATATTGGCAAGCGTGGTATATTGAGAGACTCAATGTTGTCTAGAGCATCATAGGATCATAAGATCACTCATGTCTTCATAGGATCATAAGATCACTCATGTCTTCATAGGATCATAAGATCACTCAGGCGCCAATATTCAAAGGAACCATCAGGCATGGGCCTCTTCACAATAAAGGGAAGACGCCGCTGCTCCAACTCCATCTTTGCGATATCAAGAGTATTTACAATATGATCAGGCACTGTAACAAATGCCCGTGCCCCTTGTGCCAGCTGATTTGTCCTAAACCCAAGAATTCGTGTCTTTTCGTATTGGCTCAAGAAAGGCTGACTCTTATGATTCGGATCCACATTCATCGACCCTACTGTCTTTAGAGGAAGCTTATGAAGAACACTTTCGGAATAATCCAAGATACACTCTGGGTGGTGCCGATGAAGAACTGAAAGAGGGTCGTAACTTTTCTTTGAGTGTGCGTTATTAATGGAGGGCTGAGCATTGAGAGTCGCCTCCAGCTCATCTTTAAGATTCGCAGCATCTACCATATTTCCACCACTGTCATCTGGTTGGGCCATGTTTTCTTCTGCTTACTTTGATGAAAATATTCCATTCATTTTTACCTACCTAAAATTGACTCACTCCAAAATTATAGGTACGGCATAACACTATGGAAACTGCTTCTGTTTCTACTTCTTCTAACTCTCTCACGATTCCTTCTACGGAGGGAAAGGAATACAAGGTCTACAACACATTCGATGATATGAATCTCTCTGACAATCTTCTACGAGGCATCTATGGCCACGGTTTCGAGAAGCCGTCTCCCATTCAGCAGCGTGGCATTAAGCCTATCGCGGAGGGCTCGGACATTCTAGCCCAGGCACAGTCAGGCACTGGAAAGACTGGAACGTTCTGTATTGGTTCAATGGCCCGTTGCGACCCCGCACTCAAGACGCCCCAGGTTCTTGTTCTCACGCCGACGAGGGAGTTGGCCCAGCAGATTGAGACCGTTGCGAAGGCAATCAGTTCAAAGATCCCCCTTTCAGTCTATTGTGCGGTTGGTGGAACTGAGCTTCATCATGATTTGAGGGCTCTAGATAAGGGGGCCCAGTTCATTGTTGGCACTCCTGGTCGTATTTATGACCTAATGAACCGGAAGGCACTGACTGGTGGGGGCCCTGCTCTCCCTCGTAACAACATTCGTGTTCTGATCATGGATGAGGCAGATCAGATGCTCGAGGACAAGTTCCACGAGCAGGTCATGTGTATCTTGGACCTCGGCTTTCCGCAGTCAACCCAGGTGGCCCTCTTCTCTGCGACAATGCCGCCTGAGGTCATTGCGGTTGCCTCGCGTCTTCTCCGTAATCCTGTTAAGATTCTGATCCCGCCCGAGGAAGTCACGCTGGATGGAATCAAGCAGCATTTCGTCGAGGTTCCGAAGGAGGAGTGGAAGATTGAGGCACTACAGGATATCTACTCACAGCTGAATATCAATCAGGCAATGATCTATTGTAATAAGCGGCAGCGTGTGGAGTGGCTCGCTGAGAAGCTAGGCACGCAGGGATTTCCTCTCTCATTCATCCACGGAGAGATGGATGTAGGGGAGCGGAAGCGGCGTATGCAGGAGTTTCGTAATGGATCTGTGCGTGTTCTGATTAGCACGGATCTCCTTGCTCGGGGTATTGATGTCCAGCAGGTCAGTCTTGTAATTAATTATGAGCTCCCGACGAGCCAGGAGAACTATATCCATCGTATTGGTCGTTCAGGTCGCTTTGGCCGCAAGGGCACTGCGATCAATCTGGTTGGCCCCGATGAGGTTCTGATGTTGAAAGAGATTGAGAAGCACTATGCGACGTCAATTACTCCTCTACCTGAGGATCTTGGCAAGGTGATGTCATAGATGTCTAAAATTTGAAGTCTGAAATTGTAATCTTTTTTGCCATGGAAAATAGAGTGTTTCGATTCTACGAATTACATAATAACAAGTGGTTTCATATTATGAATATGTCTCTTGATATTATAAAAACATCTGATAAAAAACAAAAATATATGTTAATGAAATATGGCAGTTGTTTTCTACTCTGCCCTTGAAGCAACTGCTACTCTTGAGTGATGCTGATTATAAAGTTGTTTTTTTAGACTAATCGTCTTCTTGGGGTGCATCTCTTAAATTTAAAGTTAGCAAATGTGTAACAATCCTTCAGTTGTTCCTTTCCAAAGTGTAAAATATAACCATATTTACATTTTTCTTTCCTTGTAAGCTTCTTACATGTATCCGATCTATAAAAATTCTTTCCAGCTTTCATTTGTAGTTTATAGGTGCTACCTACGTGCAATCTGCCACGCTTAAAAATGGGCTGTGCTTTCTTGGTTTTCTTAGAGTGTGTAGCCCCCATCTCTACATATATCTATTTTTTAGTTGACCAGCGGCACTCTTACATCGTGGCGACAGTTAGGGCACCGAACGTTGCGGGTGAGCCAGGTATCGATACAACCACGATGGAACCAGTGGCCGCATCCGAGAAGTTTGCGTCCTTCTTGTTCGGGCGTCAAGACATCTTGGCAGATAGCACAGGAAACAGGCTCATCACTGACGACATGGCCAACCGTTGTATTTGCCTCGATTTCTTCGGCGGTGGGTCTTACAAGAACGGGTTGTAGAAAGCTATTTTCTCCTGCTCCAAGAGGTCCTCCTGTGGGTATTGACATCAGAGTTAAGAGAAGGCGTGTTGTAAGAATATCAGCATTTGATGTAGTGGGTAAAGTTGAATTGATGGGTGTGCTGGGGCTAGGGGTAGCCATAGTTCTTGAAAATGCCCGCCGATGCGCAGCAAATCCAGAAGCAGTCGCAGTCGCAGCAGCAGCACCAGTCGCAGCAGCACCAGTCGCAACAGCAGCCGAAGATACAGGTTGTGAAGCTCGCCACTGACGTTCGCCATGTGAAAACAAATCAAACCGCTCTCGCGTCTGTCTCCTCACGTATGTCAGAACAGGGGAGTCAAATGCCTCCTGGTTATACAGCAATTCAGGGAAATAATTATGTATATCGTCCAGCAAACCAATCCCATACACAGACTCGTATTGACTCATTCTTCTCATCTGGCCCGATAAATTCCCACCGTAATGTTTCAAGTTTAAACAGTAGCCTCCGTAAGAACAGTATGGAGACTCCACTTCCGCAAGAGATCAAAGGCGTTACTGGACTTATGAACATGCGAAACACCTGTTATCTAAATGCGACTCTTCAGGCCCTTCGTCACAATACAGAAATGACGTCATTCTTTCTTGAGAACAAGCACGACCAGTGGGTGAATCGAAAGCAGAATGAACCCAAGGTTGAACTTGTCCGAGGATATTCAGATCTCTTAAAGGCACTCTGGTCGGGATCCAAGCCTGCCTACATTAAACCCGAAGGCTTTCTCCAGGCGATGATGCCCGCCGCCAAGGCCGCAGGGTTTGACCATTTCCTGATTCCTCACCAACACGATAGCCACGAATGTCTGGTGTTTCTTCTTGATCAGATTCACGAGGGCCTAGCCGAAGAAGTCAATATCCAGATTACTCGGGGGCCTCCACAGACTTCCAAGGACAGGGCAATTCAGTCTGCTCTAGAGTCCTGGAAGGGGTTCTTTGGAAAGCAGTATTCGCCCTTTACAGAAATGATTTACGGACTTCTTCGTGTTACGATGACATGTAAGACATGCGAGAAGTCAGTGGATACGTGGGAGACATTTAATTGTCTGAAGATGCCGATTCCGAACAAGGCCTCCGAGCCTCCAACGATTGAGCAGATGCTTCAAGAGGAAATGAAGGAGGAAGAAATTGAGGGGTATGCCTGTGACCACTGTAAGCCGACTAGGACGGTCGCAGTCCGTAAGTCGACAATCTGGCGTCTTCCTCGTATGCTGTGTCTTGTTGCGAAACGCTTTACTGTGGACAATCGTAAGATCCATACACCGATTCAGTTTTCCAATCATGAGTCGATTACATTTGGCCAGTTCTTCTCACCCGACTCTCCTGAGCCGAGTCAGAAACAGGCATATCAGTGTTTCGCTATTGTAGACCATCATGGATCTTCTGGCGGCGGTCATTATGTGGCACAAGCAAAGAGCCCATTGTCAGACAAGTGGAACTTGTTTAACGATGAGTCTACACAGTCTCTTTCGGGCCCTGTAATTGGTCAGAGCAATTATATCTACTTCCTTAAGGCAAAAAAGGCCTAATGGCGATTGCGACGGCTCTGCTTGCGATTCTTACGAGTCTGCTTACGCCCCTTACGCGTCCCTTTACGTCTACGGCCACCTGCCTGTTTCTGCGACGCATTCGCAGGCGGCGGGACATTGTTTGTCTTCGCCAAGCCCATCATTGAACTGAAAGCATCGGTGACAGAGTTCATTTTTTGTTCTACTTAGGATGAATAAAATCCTTCCACGTGTTCATCCTGAACATAGACTGTTTTTACGCGGCTTAACATACCAGACGATGAACAGATTCTAAAATGAACGTGGGGTTCCAAGCGTCCCTTGAACGGAACGGTGTAGGGCTGCGGGGATCTAACTTTGAGAACTGCGATTCCATCCTCTCCCGCAGTCGTAACTCCTGCGTTTTCAAACTTGGTATAGGCGTGCTGCCAGTCTTTTATTTGCTTCAAGTCCTCCATCCCAGGCTCGGCGGCCCAGAACAGAACTTTGGAACCAGGCGGCACCTGAACACGGAGTTCCTTTGTCGCACCCGGGGGCGTCTTGTCGGCAATGGCCCCACAGGGCATTACAGTCTCGCCAAGAAATGGCAGATAGGTATCACGATTAAAGGCAATGTAGGCAGCTGATAGACCTACAAGTAGATAAATAACTCTGGCAACTCCTTTGCCTAGATAAACTTCAAGAGGGTTCCATGTCATTATACCAACAAAGAGCCATACAAAAGAACCTACAATAACAAGAAACATCGCGAGTTTAAAAGCAATTTTCTGTAGCATAAAGTCCATCCTCTAGTCTCTGTAAAGAATAGAGAATGGCTCCTCCTTTTATTGTTCTTTTATCTGGATGGTCCCAGTCAGGAAAAGATTCCGTTGCGAAGATTTTGGTCGAGTCCTATGACTTTCAACGCTTCGCCTTTGCGGATACAATCAAAGAGACGGTCGCTGCCGATCATAAAATTCCTCTCGAATGGTGTCATGATCAGAAGAAAAAAGCGGAGGTGTTACCAAATGGATCGAGAACACTTAGAGAGGAGATTATTCGTGTCGCAGAAGAGGCACGGCTTCATGATCCTGGTTGCTGGGCTAAGAAGGTTGCGATCCAACTTCAGAAAGAAATGAAAAAAGGTCAGACAAAATTTGTCATTAGCGACTGGCGTAATGTAGATGAACTCTTAACACTACAGCGGTGTATTCCTGGTTTAGATATCTTGCCTGTCCGTGTAGTAAGGCCCAGTCAATTAATCTCACCTGTTCCCGATAGAACAGAATATGGTCTTCTTGGCTTTCCTTTCTGGAAGAAACTTGTCAATGAATCAACTCTAGCAAAACTCTTGGTAGAAGTCATTTATTTTGTTGAAGAAGATCTTAAAAACTATTTTAGATCCTTATAGAATGCCCGCAAAGTCTCAACCTCGGTGTGTAAAGAATCGATGGGGTGAAGGAACAACATGTAACTCTGAGTCCAAAGCAAACGTCTCGAATGAAATGGAGACAAAGCTAGCGGCAATGAAAGCCGAGCGGGATAAACAAGATCTTCAAATGGTCGCACCAGCTGTAACTGTATCTACGCAGCAGACGAAGTAGAGGTCGAGGTCGAGGTCGTTACAAGATCTTCATCTGTTTCCGATCGTTCGCGTTTACAGTTACAATCACGATCACAATCGCGCTTACATTTCCTGGCACAGTTGCGTCTACATGCAGCACAATTACAAGAAGATATTAAACTTGTCATTACAAGAGTGATAAAACATAAAAAAACACCAGATGCAGTTGATATTGCCAAAATACTGTCAGTATCAAGCATTTAAATTATACAAGTGCTTTTTGTTTAGGTGTAAAGCTGCGAGAAACTCTCGTTGACCACCTTCTTCTTAAGAAAGAGATCCACGTGCTCCTTCTTAACAACAAACGGGAGCTGAAAGTCCTTGATATAGAACGGGAGCTCCTTCGCATTAAAGATCCGCAGCATGTTGATCTTCTGCGTGACCTGCTCAATACAACGCTTCAGCTGACGAACACCTGTCTCATCTGACGCATACTCCCTGAGAATGTGCTCCAAGATATCCTTGCTGATCGCGACCTTCTCATTCAGATTGACCTCATTGAGAGCGGCGGGAAGCAAGAAGTTCTCGCAAATAGCGAGCTTCTCCTTCTGTGAATATCCCTGAAGCTGGATGACCATCATACGGTCGAGGAGAACACGATCAATCTTTCCAAGGTCGTTCGCAGAGAACGTGAAGAGAACCTTGCTTAGATCAAGCGGGACACCTGATAGATACTTATCCTCGAAATCCTCATTCTGGACAGAGTCCGTGAGGTGGATGAGCAGATTCTGAACCTCCTCGCCCTTCGGCGTAGCAGAGATCTTATCAAGCTCATCAAACATCAGAACCATGCTCATGCTCTTTGCCTGAATGAGTGAATTCGCAATCTTGCCCGCATGACTTGACTCATAGACAAGCTGATGGCCCGTATAAGTCGTCGCATCTGAATCACCACCGAGAGAGATGAACTGGAAGGGCCAACCGAGAGCTTTTGCGATGCCGTTCTTAATTAGACTCGTCTTGCCAATGCCAGGAGGCCCTGAAAGAATGAGTGATAGACCCTTGCCATTCGGATTTGCGATCTTGGTTGCGATAAATTGAAGGATTTGCATTTTGGCCTCGTCCTGACCATAGATCGCCTCTCCGAGACAACGCTTTGCCCGCTCCATAAAGGCACCACAGGCCTCCTGACCATCACCCATCTTGACAGGAATTTCCTTGTAAATGCCAAGAGGAAGACTCGTTAGCTTCTCTAGCCACGCCCGGAGCTTGAAGAATTCACCACTGCTTGTATCGAGAGTCTGTAGAGAGTTATACTTTGATAGGACCATCGTCTGGGTATCAGGAGGAAGCTTCATGCCAAGAATCTTGAACATGAGATTCTCTTCAGAGGACGGCGTCTTGCGATCAAGGGCCTCTAGCATCTGCTTCTGCTTCTCGGGCTTCAGTTCCTTGAACTGATCAATCTGGTCGTCAATCGTATTCTCCTCATGAGGCTTCGTGACGAGCTTGACGAACTTCCGAACATCCTCAGACTCCTTCTTCAGATTGTAACGCTTGGGAATCATACGCTCGGCAAAGTCGTCTGAGCCCATTCCGAAGGACCCAAAGTTGATGCTGATGCCAGGCATCTCCTCATCCTCCTCCTCGTCATCATCCTCATCCTCATCCTCGTCTTCCTCTTCCTCTTCGTCTTCCTCCTCTTCTTCGTCCTCCTCTTCCGATTCCTCCTTGGCCTTAGCCTTCGCCTTGGCCTTGGCTTTGGCCTTCGCCCTCTTACACTTGTGCTTCGGCTCTTCCTCTTCCTCCTCGTCCTCCTCTTCCTCTTCTACATCAGATTCCTCCTTGGCCTTGGCCTTTGACTTCGCCTTTGACTTGGGCTTCGCCTTGGCCTTGGACTTCTTATTTGACTCCGCGATCTTCTGCCTTGCCCTGATGGCAGCCTTACGTGCCTCCCTCCGAATTACGTTCCGCTGCTCAGGAGTCAGATGAGTATCATCAGTTTCTTCAGTATCAAATGAATCTTCTTCCTCATCTGCTTCACCTTCCGTATAGTCTTCATCATCATCGTCATCATCCGCAATAAGATTACGGATATTCCCATGACTATCAACACTTTCGTCGTCATCATCGCCCTTGGCACCGCGACGCTTACTCTTTACAGGTTGCTTACGACCAGAAGACTTATCTTTCGTGTCGCTAGCATCCTTATCCTTTGACTTCATCATTCTACGCAGCTCGGCCATTTTCATTTCTGTCTTATGCCCGCCTTTTTAGCCGGAGACTAACTCAATTTTTAGGCTGCCTAGTTGCGGCGATTGCGGTGCGTGGTCCTGCGGTTCTTGCGATTCTTGCGGCTCTTGCGGTTCTTGCGTGACACAGGGTTGCCGCGGATATTGACCTTATTGGCAGTATTTAAGAAACTGCGATTCTTGGTCGTCGCGGAACTTACGCAAGTCGCAAACTTCATAGCATTGTTCATAGGGCCCTCTCCCCGACTCTTACAGTAACCAACGGCTTCAGCATATGTCATAGGAGCCATTTTAGTTCTATACTTAGAGATAAGATTTTTTCTTGTTGCCGGGTATTTAATTGCGGCGATTGCGGCGGGTCTTGCGACTGTTTCTGCCTCTGCGGGATAATAGACGCAGGCCTTTCTTGCCCAGAACATTGCCGACGGCCATGTTCGCATGATTGGTCACGCTGTGGCCAATTCTATTCAAACCACGCAGACCTAAGCCAACGACACCCTTTGATGTGTTCGCTACCGCATTAACGGATGATCTGGCGGCACGCAGCGTGTGGCTGATCGGGGAGTAGAGTGTTCCAAACAAACCTCTGCGAGTAGAGTGACGCGGCATGTTGTTTCTATCTGGAGTCCATAAAAAAGATGATCTTTAATGAAGCCTATTTTACGCGTATCTTTATGAAGAAAGGATATCCTGGATATCCATCAAGAGAAATCGTGACTTTGGAGAGAGACTCGTATATGTTTCATCTCGGATATGGATAAGTGCCGTAAATATATCCTTATTTTCTGACCAAAGCAGGGTCTTTGCCTTTGTAAAGAACTGTGTCTGCCTGGATTTAAGAACTCTGGACATACGCAGAAGACAATCAACATATTCTTCAACTAGAGGCCTCTGATTCGCCATTTTCGAATGACTATCTGTTAGACTGATTAACTTCTTGAATGTGACGCTGAGTGAATCGAGCGAAAGAATCTCGAGTGCGGTCAGCTCGGCAATGAACTGACTATAGCCCTGGCGATACTTCTTTTCAATATTCTTCTTTTCAAAGGCCGCATTATCAATCGCCGCCATGTTTACATCGGGCTCCTCAAAGATTTCCATATAGTTCTTATACAAGCTCGCCATCTCATCAAAGATAACAGAGTGCTTTGAACCAATCTCTGCGAGAAGTTTCGCATACAAGGGACAATACGTCTCCTCTGCCGCCGCCTTTCTGAAGACCATTGTCATGAAATCTCTTACGAACTCAACAACCTGACCTTCTGATGCGATGACTGCCCCTCCTTCCTCAATAGGCATAGACATAGACTCCTGGCCGAGAATCTGAAAGAGAAAGTCGCGAATTTCAATATAGGTTGTCGGGCTGAACTTATTCAGCTTGAGACGAATGATACGATTAAGAATCTTTTCTTCGAGAGGCTCAGAGTGGTTCTTAAAACGACTCTGATACCGCCCTGTCGGGGGGCCTGTATAGACGCCAGTTCCTCTTGTCTGTGGACTAGAGGCAGCAGAAGAGGCAACGGAAGTGGAAGTGGAAGTGGCAGTGACAGTGGCAGTGGCAGGATTCATTGGCCTTCCATTTTGCTGTAGTCCTTGCTTTGCGGGCCGCCAATACGATGAATTCACCGTAGGGCCAGATCCTCTCCGCCAATCACCGCCATTCCGCGCAGATGTAAGTGTCTTCGAATCTAGGACACCCTTCAGGTTCTGTATTCTTGAAAGGATATCCGTAGATACAGAACCTGTTACCTGGGCCCTCAGTGCTAGGACGGCACTGACCAAGGCGCTGGGCTCTAGAGACATTACTACAGATTGTTTAATACTTTTTTCCATCATAAATGACCGTGTTTTTCAAAGTCATTGCGTTCAAATTTAATGGCTTTCCATTTGGTTTCTTGTAGAATGGATACAGAAGCACTTATTCGTGAGTCAAGGGCGGAGGGTCTTATTGAAACACTCGGATTCAAGACAGCTGTGGGAAAGGACTGTATGAAACAACAACTCCGTTTGTTTACTTCCGACACAACAACACTTCAGCGTCGCCAGAAAGCTATAAATGATTTACGCGTCGCTATTCAACGTGATGGCCTCAAAGAGAAGTTTGAGGCGTGTTTTACAGAAATAGGTTCACTTGAATCGAGCCTTGAAGGATTTTTTAAGAGATCCGATGTCGAAACAAATTCATATCAACAGATTCTCTTTTCGGGATGGAAAGCGACGGAAACTCTCGACACCGTTCCTTTTATATTACTTCTTGTTTCCTATTTCAAGCAGTATGCTGTTCCTTTTCTCGCAATTATGACACCTCTTTTTATGATTGTTCTACCGTATCTTGCCCTAAGAGTTTGGTATAATCTACCCATTACAGTTGAAGAGTATTCAAATGTTCTCTTGTCAACAATGGGATTCCAACCTGGTAAGCCGATTGAGCTCAAACAGTTAGTCCAGGCTTTTTTCACGCTTATTTCTCTTGGCCAAAGCATCTACCAGCCTATTCAAAATTCATATCACGTCGCCCATATTGATAAGGACATGGTTGAGAAGGGACAGGCGATCGGTAAAGTATCAGCAGCTCTTGAGTGTTTGCGTGAATGGATGCCCGAGCACAGGAGACCCGCAAATGTTCTGGAAGTCTGGACTGCGGATCCGAGAAAGAGTTTTGCGTCGGCCTGGGATCTTCCATTCCGTCTCCGCTTAGCACTTCAAAGCATTGGAGATATTGAAGTTCTTTATCGGTTAGCCGCATGTGAAGATCTACAGCCCGTGAAGTTTGTAAGCTGTTCAAGGCCGTTTGTCTTAGTTCGTGGGGGCCTTGATCCGTTTCTAGATGCGTCTGTGAGAGTTCCCTTTGATTTTCGCACGCGGCAGTCCCATTCACTTCTTACAGGGCCGAATAGGGGAGGCAAATCGTCTGTTTTACGATCACTCTTGCTCTCGGTCTATATGGCACAAACGTTCGGTTATGGATTTTTTATTAACCAGATGATCCTGAAACCTTTTTCATGGATTGCGACGGGCTTACGTCTCGAGGATCGTCCTGGGTCGTCGTCGATGTTTGAGTCTGAAGTTGAGTTTGCGAAATCCATTCTTGTAAAGGCATCACAGACACAATCGCAATCGCAAGTTGGCCTTGTTCTGTTTGACGAACTCTTTCACAGCACAAATCCTCCTGATGGAGAACGAACGGCTGATATCTTTCTTCAGCAGCTATGGAAGAAAACGAATGTTGTAAGTGTAATTAGCACACACGTGTTCTCGCTTGTTGAGCGGTCAGGTCCCTCAATTCAACGGCTATCTGTTCCTGCCTTTAAAGATTCATCAGGTAACCTCCAGTTTACGTATACACTTGGCACGGGCCTCTGTAAGGAAAGTAGCGTGGATATGATTTTGAGAGAAAAGGGTCTTTTACTTTCCCGACTTTCTCGATTTTCTTGATTTCCTCGACTTCTTTCCATTGAGCCGAATACCACTAGCAATCTCTTTAATTTCGTTTATATAGAGGTGAATACGTTCAAGCGTTTCATTTGTATTCTTAGGAAGCTCAGGCGATGTTTCCGGAAGTATAGATTGTAACTCACTTTCTAATGACTCTACAATTTCTAATAAATCCTCTCTGTCATTATTCATTCTATCTATTTTATTCTAGAGTTTCTGCGTTTATCTTCTCTCCCGGAAAACCGACTCTGAGAAAAGAATGAATACTCTAAGTGACTCCTTGACAATTGGCATGATCTTGGCACTTGTGTTTGGTGCTGTCTGCTTTTATCTCTATAGCCGTGTCACTCAGGTAGAGAAGCGTGTTGGCTTAACGGAGAACATCCTGCTCGATCTGAAGATGGCGACTGAGAATACTCTCATGTCAATGGCACATCAGTCGGGTGGCCATGGCCATCGCCAAGACCAAGACCAAGACCAAGATCAAGACCAGGAACAGTATGGCCGCGTTGAGCCTATTTCCGAGCCCACGCCTCTTGATAAGAACGAGGTTGAGAACATCAATGACGAGGACTTCTATAAGTCCGTTCTCCAGCAGGCCCAGAGCGAAGCTCCTCTCGTATCCTCAGCGACTACGGCTCCGAACGCATCGGGCATGGAAGTCAACTATGAATCGATGTCGTTGAAGGAGTTAAAGGCACTGGTGAAGGAGCGGAATGTCCCGACCACAAAGGAGATGAACAAGAAGGATTATATCTTGGCACTCAAGCGTCACGACAACCCGAGTCTTCACAAGAACGTGACATCTAGCTTAGTGGCCGAGCCTCTTGCTGGTAGCGAGGGATCCTCCGCGAAGCCTGAGGAGGGCTTTCCTGTTGAACTTGGCAATGAGTAGAAATCCTAGACCACAGCAGTAGTAGGTTACAATGGCCACAGATAGTCAGTTTTTTCGTGTCCGGTCAGAACCCGATTATTACAAGGGTATCAGCGACTTCGAATCAAGATCTACGGCATATAGAACAGTTGTTCCTCCGAAAAACACAATTGCGACACAGGATAGTCGTTTTCCTGGATGGGCTGCCCCAATGTCAGATGGGCGTCTAGTCACTGACTATAGACCCCATTGTGCCGCGAATGTTCCTGCGGGGAAGCAGTTTGCGACGAAGGGGTGGGTCCAGGCGAATTCGGAGGAAATCATTCGTATCTCGAGGGAGCGTCAGTCACAGCAGAATGGGGCTACGCTTGGCCTAGATACATCTGTTGTGCCGCCGCCTGCGAATGTTGTAAAGTGCGATGCGACGGAGTGTTGGATCGCGGCTACGAATCTTCCGAATGGTATTGGCACAGATAGGCCTTACGATAAGGCCCCCGAGCTATTCGGGACATTTCAGTATAGATCACAGATGGCTGCGGTTGCTCCGAAAGTTGCGTTGAATACGAGATTCGAGGGAGGCCGCAACTCACCGAGAGGACGCGAATTCAAGCCGATCGGAACTGGATCTGTAAACTAGCTCTAGACTGCCTAAACTTTGAGGCTGTATAGATATAGATCGATGAGGACCGTCTTGGCGTTTGATATTGGTATTCGTAATTTGGCGTGGTGTGTGATGAAGACAACGGATGTTTCTGGCCAGCCTCTAGAGGTTCTAGGATGGGAGAATTATGATTTGCTGGAGGGCCAGGCCGCAAATACTATAAAAGCTCCGAAAGGAACCTGTTCAGGATGCTCTGCCTCGGCGTCCTATGAATCTGAGACTGCGATCTATTGTGTTCGGCACTGTCCTCTTTCAAAGCCTGCGATACGAGATTTGTCAGGAACTCTTTTGAAAAAACTTCCGACTACAGCGGGCCTGAAGGAACTCCTGGTTGCCAAGGGTGTAGCCAAACCTCCGAACTCGAAGGCTCTCCTGGTCAAAAAACTCCGAGAGTTCTATTGTCTTCCGATCATAAAGGCGAAAGTCAAGAAAGCCGTTGATACGGAACTGACAATTCTTCACGACAGCATGAGGGCATTTATTGTAAAGAGAAAGGAACTATTTGGCTCAGTCGATGAAATTCTTCTAGAGAACCAGCCGGCCCTTAAGAATCCGACGATGAAATCTGTCCAGATTCTTTTGTTTGCGACCCTGAGAGACTGTTTACAACCGAACCCTCCGAAACTCCGCCTTGTTCACGCCAAGATGAAGGTCAAGGGTAAGGAAACAGGTGATAAGGGATATAAGGATCGTAAGGAGGGAGGCGAGGCCCGTGTAAATGAATGGCTACAGGGCACGAAAATCCAGACATCTGCGAAGTGGCGGACCTATCTGGCTACAAATACAAAGAAAAACGACCTAACGGACGCCTTCTGTATGTGTTTAGATTCATTCAGTCTCTAAGCGAATGAAGGTGGCTATTCAGATTTCAGGAGACTTTCGAATGCTTCATCTTTGTTTACCCAAGATGTTTGAACTTATAAAAGGAATTGATGTCGATTTCTTTGTTCATACGTGGCGGAGAGAAGAAGAAGGATTAGGCACCTATCCTTTTGAAGGAAGGGGTATATGGCATAAGACAATGTATGTCTATGGACATGGACAAGGCCTCGCATGTTTTAATCCAAGAGGATATCTTGTTGAAACCTATGAAGACAAGGAAGAACTTCGTGGAAGGCCGAGATCAATGTCAATGTATTATTCTATCTATATGGCAAATGAGATACGAAAGAAATATGAGAAGGATATGGAAATTAAGTATGATGTTGTGATGAGGTATAGAACAGATTGTATTCTGGAGTCGCCTATTTTTATGATGCTTCCGACAGAGAAACCTTATATCGTGATTCCTGTATCATCCCGTGTTGTCGATGTCGATGGCCCATGTGAAGACGAATCTATTTGCGATTGGATTGCTTGGGGAACTCCCGACACGATGGATGTGTATTGTTCAACGTATCTCATGTGGTTTCAGCAGCCGAGTGATCAGATTCCTATTCCCGAGTGTATGTTGTATTTACAGTTGAAGAGGGCTGGATTGACATCTCCGACTTTCTTGAAGAGGCCACCTGTTGATTTCTATTTGGTTGAGGGGAGTGGGCAGGTTAGAGGGGCCTTGCGGCAAACGAAGTAGCCCTTGCGGCAAGTGAAACGGGCCTTGCGGCAAACGAAGTAGCCCTTGCGGCCAAACACAGTCTAAAAACTCCTGAAGAGTCCGAAGAAGGATGGCTACGCTTCGTGAGATGGAACATGTTGCCTTGTCAATGGGCCCGGATATTGGCCTAAGCAACGACTTAGGTAATATAATAGATATCACGGATACAAACGACGCTCTCGGTTTGAATATGTTGGCAAACCAAGCAAAAATTTCTTTTGGTCAAAGCCAAAATCAGGGACAGAGTCACAATGTAACAATCCCCTCCTCCCAGCAACAGTCACAGTCACAGTTTTCAGGTATTGAGGTCACGACAATTGATCAGCTAGAGCCGATCACACTTGATATGGGATTTGGATCTGGGCCATCTCAGCCTGTCGAGATTCAGTTGAACAGAGAAACCTCGAGCCAGTCCAACCTGTTTAGTAATCAGCAGACTGCGACGGGCCCGAGCATTTCACTTGCCCCCGCCCAGCAACAGAGAGACCCTGAGAAGGAGAAAAAGGATAAGATTGAGTATCTGAACAAGCTTCAGCGTCTTGAGCAAAAGGGATTTCCTGTTGCCCGCCGCTTCACGATGGACAATTCTCTCGAGGAGATCAAGCAGGAGTTTGATCGCCTAGTCGATGCCCGTAATCTAGAAGCATCTCTTCGTTTCCAGCGTCAGGCCTTGATGGGTGTTGTTACGGGCCTAGAGTGGATGAACAATCGGTTTGATCCGCTTGATATTCATTTGGATGGATGGTCCGAATCTGTTCACGAGAATGTAGAGGATTTTGATGAGATCTTCGAGGAGCTCTATGATAAATACAAGGACAGGGGAAAGATGGCCCCTGAGGCCCGTCTCATGATGGCCTTGGCAGGGTCAGGTTTCATGTGCCACGTAAGCAATACGTTCATGCGTCAGAGAATGCCGTCGGCGGAGGATGTTCTAAAGAACAATCCTGAGCTTGCGAGACAGTTTGCGGCGGCGGCGGCCTCCCAGGCGGGTCCTGGATTTGGAAACTTCATGGGCATGGCGATGGGTGTGCCTCAGCAGCAGCAAGCACCGCAGCAACAGGGTCCTTCTGGCCCCCAGGGCATGCCTTCAAACTCAACAGGCCCAACAGGAGCGTTCTTCGGATCGTCGCAGCAGCAGCAACAAGTGAATACGCCCCAGGTTATCGCGTCGGTAGAGCCTCCTAGAGGAACCGCAAGGCGCGAGATGCGTGGCCCTACAGGCGTAGATGATATCCTCAAGACGTTTGAGGAAGTGAGACGCACGGAAATGATGGGTCCGATGGGCAATGGAATGGAGCCGATGATGCAGTCTCAGTCTCCTAATCAGCCCGCCACTGCCGCTGTTATGGAGATGGAGAGTCTACACAGTGGAGATATGAACAGTGTGGCGGATTCTTCAAAGTCAGGACGTAGACGTGGTCGCAAGGCGGCCGTCGTTGGTAATTCGTTGTCTCTAAATGTCTAAAAATACAACTTTGTAATCAGCGTCACCTAAATACCAATAATTATATGGAGGAGTTTTATTTTTACTTATTGAATCCCAATTAATGGGTATATCATATTTACAACATTTCTTTGGAACCTTTAACCATTTTATCTTACATTTTCCGTTATGTTCTTCAAATTCGGGAGTTTTGAGGCAAGATTCTATCAATATAGTAAATATATCATTTTTACTATTATATTTTGGAAATTGGTCACCAGTTTCTATTATTCTTATTTTCTTAATAATTCCTCCTTTTTGCTTTCTTGTTAAATTTATCATTTTATTATTCTTCCTTGTTTTAAATATATTAGATAACTTCATCTAATATATTTAAATTTAAAATGAGCACACATCAAAGTATAAATTTAGACCCCACTGCTCGATTGTAATTTGCTCATGTTGTAGGCATATGTTTCTTCGAGAGAAGGAGCAGGATTTGTATCTTTAGCCTCAGACTTTTGCGAGACTGCGAGACGAGCCTGTTTGTCACTGAGTCTGCGATAGATTTCCATTTCTTCAGGTGTGAATCCGCCTTGAGGCAGCTGTGGTGTCGAATCCTTTTCTTTTGACAAGAGATAGAGATCACTGTTTTCATTGAAAAGGAAGGATATCACCAGAAGAACAATAATTGTCATAATAAAGGCAACAAACACATTGCGTGTAGCAACGAATAAGACTGTAAAGATGAGGGCCCTGCGAACCCATGGTTGTTGAAAGAACTTTTCTTGTTCTTTGCTGACTTCCATACCAATAAAGCGACCACCTAAGTTCAAAAGAAGCATCATGAGGCCAATGAAATACGGATTTGTATTAATTGACATGAAAGCATATTCGATTGGATTTAAGGCTGCGGCTGTTGCGACTGAGGCCATAGCGGCCATAGGAGCCGGAGGAAGACTCATTCCTGTTTGCTACTACCCTTTCACTGATAAAAACACCCGATCACTCAAGAGTAATCCATGGCCGTTTCATTTTCTCCATATCTTCAATATAAAAGAAGACTGCCAGGGCGACCATCGCACCGACACGAGGACACCATTGTGATGCGAGAAGAACAGCGAGAACAACGAGGAAACGCCAGAAAGGGATTGAATAGAGTTTTACAAGGATGGGCTCATAGGGTGCCTCTAGAACTGTTCCTTCATAGAGATTCCATATGAAAAATATAGAGGTAACAACAATTCTTGCTGTTGCATCATAGACACCCGAGGGTTCCATTCTACCTTGTAACTGAACTATTTTGAACGCTACCCGAGTTCTTTTCGGTGAGATCTTGAACAGCCGAAGTGGAGACAGTCTGATCCTCAATCATTAAAGGGTTCTCTCCCATGACTTCTTCAATAAACCACTTCTTCTTATCGGGAACCATGTGGACACTTACATCGGGTGCGAATCCTTCGACACTCATCTTCTTGACGAGAGGATGAACACCTCCGGCCCCGATCAAAAGAGCAGAGGCCAGGGCACTCAAAATGCCGAGAGGCCAGCCAAATGTCATGACCGTCACGGTTGTGAATAAGAGAAGGAATACTCGTCCTAATAGTGAATCGGCCTGTTTACGGATATCAATAGGAACCTTTTCTAAGAAAACAATGAGTATTATGATAAAGACTGCTACAATCATTTCAATAGGTGACTTATACTTGTCAAATATATCAGCCACGTGTTCTCTCATTCCTCCTTTCATAAATACGGGAGCCTGAGAAGCCATCCTGTTTCTGATAGAAACCCCGCAAAACATTTTGCCAGGAACAGCAGAGAGTAGTCTCCCCAGACTATGGAATATTGTTCACTTACAGACGCTTTTCCTGAACTAAATACAAGTGCGACGGCACGAAAAGAGGAAAAGAAAAAGGCCAAACGCTGTAAGGGCCCGCCGCTTTCTTTTTTAGAGTCCGGAGACCAAGCTGTCGTAGACCCCGATCGTCCGGCATTACGTCCCAGCCCTGATGTCCCGCCTCTGAATAAGGAAACGGGGCTCAGAGAACACGCCCCCGTGGACGCGGAGCCCTTTACGGATGCCTCGTCTGAACAACAAATGCAGCAATTGTTGTCACAGCTTCAGTCCCAAAAGGCGAATCCTGAGCAACAGGCTATTCTCAATACAATGCCATCTGTGTCGACCTTACAAAAGGGAATAAAGAAACCTGGTTTCTTTGGGGCAAATTTTGACGACGGTGTGAGTGAAGGCTTTGCTTCTTTTACTAATATAATTGGTGACGATCCTGCCTATCGTCTTGCGCCCGATTTTTCAAATGCGTTTGCTGGAAGAGGGCTAAGCAAGGCGACAGGATCAACGACTCTGCCAACACCCTCTGTGGTAGATGTCTGGAAGCCGCTGACGCCGACTGGTGCTAGAACATCCTATTTTAATAAGTTGCCGCCGCCTGGAGGGGAAGTGGCGGCCGAGGAACCGACGCCATCGGCCCATAAGGAGGAATTCTTCAAAAAGCTGGATCGGATATACGCCCGCCTTGACGATTTGGAATCACGTCGCTCAGAGAACTCTCAGACAGAAGTCTTGCTCTTTATCATGAGCGGGATTTTTGTCTTGTTCAGCATGGATCTTTTAGTGAGGAAAACGGGGAATGTGCGGATCATGACCCGCTAAATTGTATATAGAAATATTCTATGATTGATTGGTATCATTGATAGAATTTTATCTCACAGTTGTAACAAAACTAGATGTTGCTAAATTATGTTTATGAAGTGAGAGTAATTCCAGTTTATTTCTTATCTCTTTTGCTGCCTTACTATTTGCAGAGTGAAGTGCAGATAACTTCTTTCCCTTTTCCTGAACTCTCTTTGCGATTAAATCAGATGGTTCAGGATCTGTAGGAGGTGGCGGAAAGGCAGGAGGTGGAGGCATAGTATTCAACGATAATGTCGTGAATTGATCCATGAGTGTCGCCAGCAGGCTTGAATCTCCTAGCCTTTTCGGAACTTTCAGCCCTGTTTGGCCAGTATAGATATCCAAGAGTGTTGTAAATCGATCCATATAAACCGCACGTAAAAAATCTCTTGTCTTCGAGCACTCACTTGCTAATAAAAGAGTTGAATCTTTATAACACTGGGAGATTGAAAGAGGTTCAAGAAAATCTGCGAGTTCCCAAAGCCATTCCTTATCAAATACACGCTCTAAGATCGCGGGGGATAGATGGAGCAAATTTAAAAGCTCCGCTTCACTCTCTGTAAAGACACCCGTTTTCCATTCAGACTTGACTTCTTTTGTAGCATCACGTATCTTTAAACGATATCCTTTTAACTCAATCTCAACTGTCACAGTCTCAGTATCCTTTGATGTTCCCTTGAAACCCTCATCGTCATCAACATTTGCTACATCTTCATCTTCAGCCTCAAGCGTTACTGTTTTTAGACCCTTTGCGCCTTTGACTTCCTTCACTTCCTTTACTTCCTCTACTTCCTCTTCTTCCTCCAGTTCATCTACGTCGTCATCATCAATTTCAGGCCCCTGAACTTCAACAGGGGCGTTTTTGGCTGTCTTGTCCCCCTTCAAATAAGGAAGTCTATCATTTGTTGACCATACGAGATATAGAAACGCATCACGAAGGGCCAACGGTGATACCAAAGCTCTCGAGTCCATTTTTACACTCTTTACAAAGTCAGGGCATGTATATCCAGGACATCCTCTTGTCGCCGCGGCCCCTGATGGAAGTGTTGTCTCCTCCATGGGACCTCCTACAAACTCAAAGAATCCAGAAGGGCTTTGTTTGAATTCACCAGGTTGAATCATATATGATTTATTAGGCAACAACGATATTTTATTTATAAGTTCATCGATTGGCCACTTTAAAGAGAGTGGCTCAGAGCGAAACAACATTTTTTCTTTCAGAAAGACAAGAATATCAGGCTCAAAAAAGATTGGTAAACGTTTACCGTGGGGATCACTATAGGTAGATCTAGCTATCGCACATCCATATTTAAGAGCTCTATCTGTTATTTGATTCATCATAAAGACTTTGCCTTGATTTGCCATTTTCAATTCTAAAAAGATATTGAAGAGGAGTAAATAATCAGTATTGTCTTTCGGATCTCCGGGTGCGAAAAAGGGTGCTTGAAAGATAAGGTATTGATTGTCTTTTAATTTATTATCAGATGTCACGCCAATTAATTTAAGTATACCTGCTATTTGTGAAAGCTTGCCATTAAGAGGTGGGACTATCCAAAGTAATGGATTCTGTGATGTAGTCTTTATAATATGAATTCTACGTGAGATTGATTGTATAATTGAAGGCGGAATTTTCGGATTACAAATATCAAATTTGGGACGTGTATCGTTTTTAGTTCCCGCACCTGTGTCTATATTTATAAGCTTTTCTGTATTTCCATTTGCTTTAATATATTGTTTATACAGTTCTTTTAAAAATCGTTCTTTTGATTGCGTAGACACTCCTTCGGGCACTTTGTATTGATCAATTCGATATTTTTCAAACTTCTTCTTTGTAGCTACATTTGAGGCAGGGGCCGCTGGATCAAATACACGAACGTTAGAAGCAGATGGATCTTTAAATGTAATCGTATCGCCTGGGGCACCACCTTTCATAGCCACAATTGTTCCTGTCCCACCTTCTAAGAGACTCTGTGTTTCATTATATCCTGCGGGCGGCGATCCGCCCCCTCCCTGAACAGGCAGAATCGGAGTTGTCCCCCCCGAAAGGAGGCTTACTTGTGGATTAAAACCTGGTGGCACTTCGGACGCCATCTATACAGTTCATGCGAAAAAAGTGGCCTAAGCGTAGACCAAAGAAAGTAGTCATCATGGAAGTTGCTCAAGCCCAGGGACCAACTATTCGGTATGACCCCGACCCCCAAACGAGACGGCGAAAGATCCATTGTAAGCAAGAACTCATTGTAAACTCCCTCCAACGATTTTATGCCTCTGTCGACAACATTGCCGAAATTGTTGCCATGCTACAAGGCACCTCCGAAATTAGCCTTCGTGTAATTGATTGGTTTGTTACCAATTACGCCAAGACTCATACGACAAACTATATTTTGAACGGCCAGGAGTTCTTAGTCTATAGAGACTACAAGAGCCAACTAAAAGCCTACAGTAAGAAACTCTTCGATCCCTTTTGCCGTCGTGAGCGTATCTATTTCCAGGTTCCGAATCACCCGTCTTTCCTGACAACAGTGGCAAAGCTGAATTTCTTTCGGTGGGCCATTGAAAAGAATATTCTGACCTACATCAAGCTCAACCAGCAAGATATTGAGAAGGAAATGAATGCCTCCATGAAAGAGCTGGCGAAAGCAAGATCATCTATAACCGGGACTGCGTCCACAACAACATCGACCGTAACAACGTCTACGAAATCATCTACGCGTCGCCGTGTATCTAATAAGGATTCTGCTCCCATTAAGCTTATGCAAAAACACAGCTTTACGACGGAGATGTCGTTTGATTAGTTACCAGACGGTAATTCTTTTCAATATCATCTTTCTGGGGTTTCAAGTTTTCATAGGCCTTTATTGACTCGGACGGCTGCCACGCATTCGTAAAGCTTCTACCCAATAACCTCTTTGATTCGGCAACACCACGGTCAAAACGATCTTCAGAGACGGCCGATCGAAGCTCTCGGATCGCATTTCGAGGATCGAAGGCAGGGGCGTAGTCTCCGAAATAGGAGTTCTGTGTAAACGAATCCTGTCCTGCTGTAAATCCTTGTGTCTGAGAATAGAGTTTTGAGTTGGACGATCGGCTATTGATCGGATTCATATCTTGCATAACAGATGGCCCATTTGTAACGGGCCTATTTTGATATCCTGAGGGAGTTCCTGTTTGCCAGTGTTCAAACTGTCTTGAATTTGCGGCGTCACGGGTGGCAGTCTCCCTTCGGGATCGGAGATTCATTGTAAAGAACGCCATCTAAACTATTAGCCCTTTCTTCTTCTAGAGATGAAACTTGTTCCGTTTTTCCTTACAAAACGAATTCAAACACATGTTGGAGATTCAGATCTTACAATATACAAGTTAATGATCTTTCTTGATAAGGCGGGTAAGCAGGCATGGGCACATGGCGATGAGTCGGATGTTCTTAGTGAGAAAGAGATCTGTATAGATCATCTAGAACCGAATGGATTTAAGGCAAAGTCTATTATTATTGATAGCAAGAAGAATACTGCTCTTATTGAAGTTGATAGAGACACTCTAAAACTCCAAGACTATTACAACTGGGATGAGGCTCTATCCATGCCATCGAAGCCTGAGTGCTGGCGTTGTTTCTATTTTTTTAAAGACAAGGCGGGTGATGATTGGTGGTCATCGAAGCATATTTCAGAAGGAGAGATTCAGGGCCTCGGATCTGTTCATTTTCTGTTTTTAGACATCTTAAGACTTTTTACTAAGTCTACTTATAATGAGCACGCAGGCAAGAAGTAAAACCCTAAAGAAGTCCTATGACTTGAGTGGTCAAGTTCTTTCAGCCCCGCAGCAGTCTGATAGTCTTCTTCATTTCCTGGAACAAGAGGCGGGCGGGGCTTACAAGCGTCCCTGGCATCGTCTAGAAAGAGGTTTGAGGCTGAATCGTCTCAGAAAGTTTAGTGAGGACGAGGCAGGACGTCTTAATTTAAAGGAGGCTGAAAAAATAGCACTCTATAGTCTATTGATTAAGAGTCTTGATAAGAAGCTACTTAATAGTAAAACCGCAGTCATTTATGATCCGTCCAAGGAAAGTATCACAGAAATCAAAGGCCTGGTGATGCATAGAAGTTCCGATGAAACTGTTCTCTTTCAGATCATTGATAAACAAAAGGGTGTTACCTTTCGGAGAAAGAAGACTATTCAGGGAGAGAATGAAAATGAATAGGCCTAAGTAAATAGCACCGTAACTAGGTAGGCAAAGTTGAACACGTCACGATGATGAATAGCCATCATGACATGTTTCACCCCGTAATTGATACGATTAAATCAACCATCACGTTCTTGCCTCTAGGGGATCACAGTTCATTCCAGAGTTCCTGGTATACAGAAACTCATCACCTATTGATGAACTCCTTTGGCTTCGATGATCCTAAAATAAATATAAATACAAAAACACATCAGAAGGCTGAGCGTGTTCTTGATTTTGTGACAGATGCGTATGATATGTTCTTGAAGGAGGCCTTGAATCCTAAGTGGCATGATAAGACTCTTGAAGAGCGTGTAGCATTAGTGGAATCAATCAAAAAGAGACCACAGATTGAGCAGAGAACGGAGGAGTGGTATGCCAATTTCTCGCACGTGCTGACTGCGAGTGAGTTTTCAAATCTCTTTGCCTCGCCAAAGAAGTGGTCCGATTTTGTAATGGCAAAAGCAAGACCAAGCCGAGATGATAGACCTCGACGTCTAGCACAACCGACGGATGAAATGACGGCAATCGCGTGGGGTATTCGGTTTGAGCCGGTTGTAAAGCAGATTTTGGAATTCAAAGATAAGTCGCGTATATATGAATCGGGTCGTCTGCGCCATCCGACGAATCCTTTCTTGGCCGCGAGTCCAGATGGAATTATTGAGTCTGCTGCTAATCCGAAGCAAGTCGGTCGTCTTGTTGAAATCAAGTGCCCTTACAGCAGGGCGATTGGTGGAGAGGTTCCGTTTGAATATTGGATTCAAATGCAAATTCAGATGGAAGTCACAGATATTGATGAATGTGAATATGTAGAGGTCGACATTGTATCGGCACGGCCGAAGGTCGAGGTTGTCGATCTCAGTGGATGTTCAATGAAGGGGACACTGTATCTTCTAAAACAGATTGTCGAGGAGGATGCTCCCTTTGAATATAAGTATGTGTATGGAGACATTGGATCTACACAGATACCTAGCGTGGATGGATATGAAACACAGGAATGTATTGCGTGGGGTCTAAAAAGGATGCATCGCAAAATTGTTCACAGGGATCGTGCCTGGTTTGAATCGACGAAACCGTGGCAAGATGCATTCTGGACTGATGTGGACAGGGTGAAAAAGGGAGAAGAGCTTCCTCAAACTCCGAAGAAACAGAAGACATGTCTTATTATGGATGACTAATATTTCCTTATAATAGAATGGCTAGTTTAAGTGAGGAAGATAAAACAAGAATGATTAAAGATATTCTTACGGGTAAGGCAATGTTAATGGGCAAAGGAGGATTTGGGGCCGCATATTATCTTAAATTTAATGAGGTTCGATATATTATAAAACAATCTTTAGTAAATGCAAGCACCCGTGATATATATAACAATGAAGTTAGTATCTTAAATAGATTAAGTAGTAGCAAGGCAGCAAGTTATGTGCCAAAATACAGAGGCTCTATGATAGTTACGAATGGAGGACGTATATATGGATATATTTTTATGGAATTTCGCTATGGTGATACATTAAAGCATCTAAATGAAGAAATAATTGCAGGAAAAATTCATTTGACAGAAGAAGAAATTAATATTATACAATCTGGTCTGCCGCAAGCATTAGAAGCACTACACGCACAGCGTGTTTTACATTTAGATATTAAACCAGATAATATCTGGATTCTTATGGAAAATTCTATGACTAAAAGAATCATTGGTGTGTCTTTTATTGATTTTGGCCTTTCTATACTCTCAAATCCCACTATGAAAAGTATTGGGTTTACTGGAGGAACTCCACAGTTCATGTCACCAAAAATTAAAGAAGCCTTAAATCTAGGTTCTCAAAGAGTAATATATAATCGAACGAATAACCAATATGCGTTAGATAAATCATTAAATACATTTAGAGTAAGTTTACGTAAATATAGACCAGTAACGCCCCCTAAAATCAATTTGAAATTATTGGAGCAACTCTCTCCAGATCAACTTAGAGAGTTTTTAAACCAATTTCCTGCTTTACAGGGACTTTCCAATGAAGAAGCTATAAAACTATTAGCTACTTTATAAACTGCGCCGAGTTCCCTTACGTCCCTTACGATGTCTACGTGTCTTGCGACCTTTACGAGTGCCTCCAAGTTGCCCTTTCACATTTCTGTTAATAAGCATTTGTAGATCATTGAAATCGTCATTTGATAAATTACTCATGTCGGCACTGTTACGAGTGAACCGTTCCTCAAGATAATCGGGCCCAATATATTTTGTCTTCATTAGATTTCTAAACCGCTGGAAATTTGAATTTAATCCTGATGAATTATGAGCTTTATAATGCTTGACAATATTTGTTGAAATTTCTTCTGCTTTTGCTTTTGCGGCCTCCGCCTCAGCATAGGCAGGATTTCCTTGTTGAAATGTGCCTTTAGCATTAACAGGTTGAGAAGGAGGCCCCGCGGTAAAGGGCGTTTTTTTTACGCCAAAAAGGCTTCTTAGAAACTCCATACTATACTATACTATTCTACAAAGACAAGGGTTTATAAAAGGAAAGCGTGAGCTCATGAAGAGGAGTTGAGCAATTATCGGGACTTCCTCTCTTATAGTTATTTGTGCGTTGAAGATAGTTGCCGACCATATTTGTTCTCTGTTCAAAGTCTGTCTCAGAGCAACAAGCCGAATTCAAACAACTCAATGAATCCTTCGGGTTGGATGCGAGCCATCCGTTCAGAAGATGATAAGGCTCTCTCGGATTTAGGCTGGACGCAGCGGGACCTGATCCTGTAGCCAAATTTGTTGTCTTAGAATCATCCGTGTTTACAGGAGCAGGTGTCTCTACATGTCCAACAAATCCGCTGATAGAAAGATATTGCTGTAAAGCAAGTAGAGCGATTAATGCTATCCAAAAATAGACTACAGTTGTAAGAGGACTCATGTTGATACTTATTAAAGGGCAACATTAGGTCTCAAAAAGATATGCCTTAACAGGCATACCACAGGCCAGCCTTAACAGGCATACCACAGGCCAGCCTTAACAGGCATACCGTAGAGTCCACGCCTTGGCCTCCGTTTCATACGTGCCCCTATCTCTCTTGTAAAGATTCGCAATCTCAGGAACAAACGGGTCATCCGGGTTCGGATCCGTTAACAAACTCGTTATACTCAAGAGAACCTTGCTAATTGTCAAAGCAGGCGACCACTGCCCCTTCAAGATATCCAAGCAAATCAATCCAGCCGCATTAATATTAGGATGGTAAATCTTTGTAGTAAACTGCATATGCGGAGGCTTGAACGGATAATCAACCGGGAATTGAATCGAGAGTTTGAAGACACCGCCTGTATACGGACTCTCTGACGGCCCCATGATCACACCCTCCCATCTAAATAAATCCTCACCGATAGGACCCGCACTACAATTCGCAGGTGGATCTAGCCTCAGATCATTTAGTTCTTTTTGAATCCGCCGTAACGACATAGTCTATAGTAGTTATTGTAGTTTAGGCCCATGTCTTACATCCTGCCCTGATACTTTTGTATCCAAGGAGGTTTGTATTGTATTCAATACACTTTTTTCCATTATTTATTTCATTCCAAGCAACACGGCCTCGTAATATAATTTGTATAAGTGAACCTACAACTAAGATAATAAGAAATAATTTTAAATAATAAGATATTTTCATTCTATTCTACTCTAGAATAGATATGGTGTCCGCCCTCCCTTTGCTCGCTGAGTTTCTTGGATCCTTTTTGCTTGTTCTGAGTGTTCTCGCTTCAGGAGGAAATGCTTTTGTCATTGGTGGCACATTAGCATTAGTCATTCTTTTGATCGGAAATATGAGTGGTGCCCACGTGAACCCGGCCATCAGCTTGGCCATGTTTATCAAGGGTTCTCTCAGCCTCCAGGAGTTCTTTAGTTTTGTTGTTGTCCAGCTGGTGGGAGCTACGGCGTCGTTGTATGCTTACAACGCCTTCGCATAGAAGGTGTGTTAACGCTAGTTACAATGCTTTTGCCTGAGCTCGAAGAGCCAGGTAAAAGTATGTTAACGCCAAGTTACAACGCTTTTGCTTAAGAACAAAACCGCAAATACAACGCAGTTACAAGACACACCGTCAATACAACAGGAATCGTAGTTTCTGTTATATTCGACATGGTAAACCCTTCAATAGGAAGTGTTCTTTTCGCACAGTCCCCGCCTTCATGAGCCGCCTTCTTGGTTCCATCGGGACAAAAGACTTTCTCCTCTGCCTCGAATTCTTCCTGCCTCAATGCCCGTTCAAATACCCATCGTGTCTGTGTCGGTGTAGACCCACTATACTTGATATCACCAGGGTATAACGCTCTTATCCATTGATTCCCATTCTTACCAATTATACGCCCTTTTGCATCTCCAACGGGCATTGTAACTGATTTGCATTTCGTATATCCTGTTCCAAAGACTGCGTCCACAATAGGCCCTGGGTTCAACGCGGCCTCCGCATCCTCAAGAATTCCAGGGGCCAAGCCTTTTAAATCAGGAAGTCCAGCTCCTCTCATCGCATCGCGAGCGGTTGTTCCCAACGCAGTTCCTTCTGGGATTCCATTAACATAGGACCACATATCCGCTCCATTGCTACATTTTGACCCTGTCTTTATAAAATAGTTGACACCCATCGGAAAGGGTTTAGTATTCATACTTCTCGTTAAAAAATTACTCGCTTCTCCATAACCGATCATATCCGCATAATAGGCAATACCTTTAACAGCGTCCGTCACGTCTGATAGATTTCCTCCTGCGCGAACACCGACCGCATTTGGCATTGGGAGTTCATCTGCGTAATCATAATTGGGTCCTAAGAAATCAGCGGAGGGTGAGGCCACAGGCAAAATAGATGTTCTCTTTTCATCTCCCAAAGACATGTGTCTTCTTCTACTTTGTCCTTTTAATTTGCCGTATGCCGCTCAAATATTTCACGGTATAGAATAGATGAGGCAGAAGAAAGAGTTGACTTTTTTATATTCTTCCTTTATGCGTCAAGCATATATCCTTGTGCCTATTTTAATAGCGGCACTTTCTCTTGTTGGTCTTTCAGTTTATAGACTTGTTGAGGAAAAAAATCTATCCGACTCTGAAAAGGAAACGCTTTCATATATTGAACTTGGGCTTTCATTCATAGTCCCTTTGTATTTTATTATAGTTTTTCTCTCATTACTGATGATTTCAGTAATGCACGAACCGATATTAATAGTCTATTTTCTCTTTTTTTTAGCATTCTCGCCGATTGGCCTAACAAGTCTTAAACTGGTATTAAAGGACCAACTTACGGAGTTTCAAGAACAACTTCTTCTAGGTCTAACTATAGTGTCAACTGTCTTTATAACAAGATCTGAATTTATGTTCGCACTAGGAGTCTAAAACAGGCTTTCAATGGAAGATTTCTTGTTCTTATTTTCAAGAGCATCAAGACGCTCATTAATGCTCTTAAGCATATTGAAGATTGGCTCAAGAAACTCTACTTTATCATTCTGATCATACAACCATTCAATAGGATATTCCTCGTAGCGTCCATACTTAATACCATTAACAGTAACGTTGTAGGTTATATTTGTTTTTGCTGGACGTCCGACATTCCGAAGTTTTTTCTTCTCATCAACAATATCTCCAAGAATTTTTATCGGATTTGTTCTTTCCTTCTCAGCCTCAATCCGTTTTTGTTCCTCAAGGACAGCAAGTCGCTGCTTTAGTATAGTAAGTTCATCATCAATTTGAGACATTATATTTATACTATTATACAATTTATCCTTAAGTTGGTATTTAGACATAATTGTATTACCGAAGCGGCATCCCAGCAGTCCAAATTGATGTTCGCTCTAGGAATCTAAAACATTGAAAAGACTATACTCTAGATGGTTACCAAAGGACTCACAGTTGCGATTCCAACACTGAGACGCTGGAAGGGATTTCTAGAAAAGAGTCTACCAACTTTCTTGGAGAATGAACACGTTTCTCACGTTGTTGTCTCCGATGAAACAGGAGAGGATAACGCACAGATACAAAAGAGTAAATGGGCCTCGCACCCGAAACTCATACTATCTACAAACTCCGAGATTCTCGGCATGTATAGGAACAAGCGTCGCTGTGTAGAACTCTCGCCCACGGAATGGGTCGCAGTTCTCGATTCCGACAATCTGTTTCCCGAGGCGTTTTTCGAAGTTCTGATGGATGAACTGAATTCAAAGGCCGACCCGAAGACAATCTATGCGTCGGCCCATATTGTTCGTCTTTTCTTGAAGACAGGGCAATCAGAAGAAAGAACGGCCCATTTTTCGGGAAGCAAGATTACAAAGGAGAGCTGGAACGCAACACTTCGGGCCAAAGCCTGGAACTTTCTTCTCAATGACGGGAATTGGATAGGCCATAAGAGTTTGTTAGAATCCTGGCCTTTAGACGTTCCTGAATCCCAGATCAAGGCCACGGATTCTCTTATGATTGTGCGGAATGCGGTAAACGCTGGATTCACGTATTATATTCTCCCTGAGCTAAAATATATCCACACGGTTCACGATGATAGTGAATGGATAAAGACAGAAGAAGTATCAAGTTTTCTATTGGCGACGACTACGTGGACCCTACCCCAATAAGTGCGGCAAAATTGAATCTTTCAAAATCTCATACCAAAACAACAACAATGGCCTTTGTGACCACAGATATCTTTCCTGGCCTTCTGAAATCAAAGGAGGTCGTTGACTCCAACATGTTCACTGAGGAAGACCTCGGATTCTTTAAAGAGGATATCGATAGTAAAAAGAAAAGCGATCCACTCAAGTGTCTAAATTGTAAGACACCCTGTGATCAATCAGAACAAGAAGATCTTATTGTTTGTTCTGGTTGCGGTGAGGTAATGGAACGGATTTTAGATCCGAGTGCGGAATATAGGTTCTTTGGATCGGAAGACAGGTCGTCTGTTGATCCGTGTCGTGTGGGTGCCCCAATTGATAGTCGTTTTCCTTCTTCAACACTCGGCACGATTATTCTACACAGGGCACAGGGTGGTCCTGCGTCGGCAGGTAGAGCAATGGCCCGAATTCGTCGGTATCATACATGGAACATGATTCCTTATAGGGAACGGTCTCTTCTTCAAGTCTTTGAGCAATATGCCTTGACGGCGACTAACTTCGGCATCAATATGAGGGCGATTGATTCTGCGAAGGAACTCTATATACAGCTGGTCGAGCATTGTGATCGCAGGGGCATGTCGAGAAACTGTGTTGTTGCGAGTTCAATCTATGCGGCTCTCAAGATGGTGGGTGAACCGAGAAAGCCGAAGGAAATTGCGGATATGTTTCATTTGACGACGGCACAGTTCACAAAGGCGTTTAAATATTTCCAGGAGGTCCTGGCTCTCGCAAAACAGAGAGGCCAGATTACAAATGCTCTCGCCCCTGCGAACATGGCATCAACGAAGGCCTCCGATTATATTACGCATCCGCTCAGCAAGTTGCCGATTTCGAGGGCTCATTATAATGAGATCCAGGACTTTGCGATCACAATCGCCAACAAGGCAGAAGATTCGCTCATTAGCCCCGAGAATATGCCGCCGAGTCTCGCAGCAGGTGTTCTTGCCTTTGTTCTGGCAAGAAAGGGCTACCCCGAAATTCCCTTGTCGCGGATTGCCTCTGTTTGTTCAGTGAGCGAAGGGACCCTGTCAAAGTGCTTGAAGCGTCTTGAAGTCGCAGCGTCGGCTTTAATCTAAACCATAAAAGATATATATAGTATAGAGATGCTCAAACTTCTCGTTTCTTCTTTTTTTATGTTGGCCGCAGCCCAAAATACCTCACCGTCTTTGCCTCCAGGCCCTTCTCCTTCTCCTTTGCCTCCAGGCCCCTCAGTGCCACCGACAATCCCTCCTCTCCGTTTCACTGATACTACTCTCTTTCCCATTGTCGGCAACTATACAATGGGATACGTAAATAACACACAGGAAAACCGTTGCCATCGGTCGATCGCCAAGTTCCAGGCTCAGAATACTGGAGTTGTTGATATGCTTAAAATGGGTATCTATTCACAGGCCGCTCCAGAGACGTGTGGAATCAGCTTTGTTCTCTCTACGTTTCCTGGCAACACCATTGTCGGCTCATCACTTCTTACAACCTTTACTGATCTTGTAGCCGCAGTTCCTGGCACGGATGAATTTGTGAAGTTTAATGCTACGTCTTCAAGCTGGTCTGTTGTCGCAGGTCAGAATTACACGATTACGATTCTTCCGTTTACATGGGCTACATCTCCTTCTGGAGGCACCTCAACAACGGCGACCCATTGTGTCTTTCAGATGCCTTATGGACGGCCTGGACTTCCTTATGCGGCAGTCGGTCAATATGGGCCGACCGCACAGCCGTGTGGCTCCACGCCTTGGACAACAGATCTCGCAGGCGACGGTTGGGCCGTGCAGCTTCTTCTCAACGGCCACGCCGCCCAGGTCATTGTTCCTTCTGTTTCCTCCAGTCCAACCCCTACACCGACATCAACTGGAACACCAACACCTAGCCAGACATCAACACCTACACCAAGCCATACGCCGACGCCTACGCCGACAATTACGGATACACCGTCCCAGACACCTGCTCCTGGTTCATCTGCTTCTATTAGTTCCACCTCTTCAAGAACGCCGAGTCGCACACCTTCCGTCAGTTTTAGCTCTACACCGACACCTCTTGTTACGCCAAGTCAGACATCGAGCCAAACACCGAGCCCGACGCCATCACTACGTATAGGTGCGTCTCCATCAGTTACTCCAACAGAGACTCCCGGCCCTACAGATTCTACTTCACCTACTCCGTCACATCAGCTAGTCGCGGGTATTAATCAACAGCCATCTGTATCCGCACCTTCATCTGCGGGTCCGATCGTTGGCGGCATTATTGGAGGATCGCTTATGACAGTCGCACTTCTACTTCTTGCTATCCGCTACAAGATTGTCTCGGCCCAACTCAATGGAACACCAAAGATCGCAAGCTGGAGAGTCAGGGGTAAGAAGAGTTCTATTGGAGAAGGACCTGAAATGGATATCAATCTAAATCCTGCGATCGTTCAAAACGCTGCCTTTTCTCTTCGTGTTCAGAAAATGAAAGAGGGCACAGTATAGAATGGGAGCTTCTTCTTCCGTGCCGTCTGGATTACCTTCAAAACAAGAAATTCTGGGTCGGACAAAGGGTGGTCGTGATATCGTCAATCAAATCTTGGACTGGATGATTAGTAAAACAAGCCTGAGAGAGTTATATACATTGGCGAACCCCGCCATGTGTCAGAAGTATATTTTTCTAACGGCGGATGCTCTGGATATTCTCTTTAAAAAGATTGATCTGGAGCCGAGAGAAGGAAAGAAAGGCGTTATCTATTTCCAGAAAGTCGAGGCACTGACAGCCCCGCCAACCTCAGATGATCCGCGTGGAAGACAGCGTAAGGTCATTTGCTTACGCCTTGCCTTCTTATATGTTCGTATTTTCCAAGTCTTTGCGTCTCTTGCTCTCAGTGTTCTCGATGTAGATCCACAATCTGAAATTAAGTTCTATGATAATTTGACTAAAGCGAGAGGATATGAGGATAATGTTCCTCTATTTGGACAACAACAACCTCTACAGAGAGGTGGGTCTCTTTCATCTAACGCATATTTGCCTGAATTCATGGAAGTTCTTCGTGGATCGTTAGATACAGTTTCAGGTGAGCCTAATTATTATAGATTTACAAACTCCAAACTCTTTGTTAATATAAGGAGTGAAGAAAATGAAACAATCAAATGTATCTATCAATATGGTCAGGGAAAGAAAGTTACGTGCCGTCTTTCTATAAGAATGACGGAGGAAAGACAGTTTGATATGGAATTGGTTGATATTGTTGACAGTAAAGGAAAGAGACGTGAACCCATTCAATTACGGTTTAAGAAACAACAGATTGCCGATATTTACAGAGATACACGAAATGGTCGGCCTGTTGGAGAAGCACTCGAGACAGTCTTTCAGCGAATTATTTCTGCTGATGGACTTGGCGCAGGCCAAGATGGGGATAGACGGGATCAGTATGGGCGATTTTTAGGACAAGGACAAGGACAGGGACAGGCACAAGGCGCGGCAGAAGGTCTCCATACAAAGACATTGCTGGACGCATTCCGTCAAACGATGCCTGTCAAGGCCCATTGTATTTCAAGAGCCCTCCAGCTTCTATCTGATTCTGGAATGAGATCCGCAGTTCCGACTGAAATGTATAGTAGTATTTGTAAAACAAAGTTCTTGTCTGATAATCACAGTCTTCCTCAGGCAGACAATAAGCTGACACAATCAATTAGTATTTATGCCTTAGCCCAGCTCTTCTATGATACGTTGAAGGAATCGACGCCTGCGATCAGTGATGCGACGCGAGAGCAGTATAATGCTTTTCTGAAGAAGATGAAGTTTGTGTTTGAAGATACAAGCACGACGGTTCCTCAGACACTTGGAGATGTAAAGAATCGTCTTCCCGCAGGCGTGTGTGACGCACAGGCCAAGGATAAAATCCTGAAAGTCCAGAACCACGAAGTGATACGACAGGTGCGTTCGATAGGTGCGAGAATGGTAAACTATCAGATCAACCATACGGCGAATGTTGTCAAAGTCCTCAGAAAGATGTTTTTGCTTCCGATCGAGTCAGGAAAGCCGCTGGCGATTCATCCGAATGTGAGAAAGGGCGGCATGGAGGAAATAAACAAAATCGCAACGGAGGCCAGAAATCTGCTTGTTGAATATTACAGCCAATGCGAGATTCTGTATCGCTCAGGGGCTGAAATCTTGGTTCATAATAAGCAGGCATTAAAGATCGTCTAGAATAGATGAGTGGCTCTGCCCTTAAAGAGGCAATAGAACAGTATGTAAAAAACCCCAGAACACAAGCTGAGATTGATGGTCTACGCGGACATATGACACACATAGAGCCGCGTGTATCTGAATGTCTTATAGAGCCCAGAGTAATTTATGATCTTATTATCGTGATGTCAGAGGCGTTGTTTGGCCAAGGATCAGAGCTAACAAAAGAGATTGTATCCGATTTAACAGTAGTAAATACTCCTGACATTCAGACACTTGCGTCCTATCGATTTAACAGGCACACAGGTGCCAAAACTCTTATTATAAATTGTGATCTTATTAACAAATCATTAGTCTATGTTGAGACACTAGGCAATTTGCGTCTTACAGACCAACAATACAGATATAGTATGTCACCCTATACAAAATTACTATTAGTAATTGAACATGAATATACACATCTATTATTAGAAATAGCAGGAATTCAGAATAAAGATGAAGATAAACACGGTATAGAATTTGTTACACTTGCTCATAGTCTATTTGGCCAAGGATGGGGAGATCTAGCGTTTACTCATATAGCTGATTATGAAAGTGTCTCTGGTGATAAAGATGCCTTTATTCAACGTCTGAAGCAGAAGACAAAATTGTTAACAGATGAGTATATTGAAAAGGTATATAGTATACTACACGCACGTTTAGGAGCAAAAGGTGCACTTGAACCCGCAGTGGGTGGTAAACAAACGCGTAAAAAGCGATCTAAAAAGTCAAGACGGGCTTCTGTGTATAGAAAGTAACAGGATTATAATTAAAGACATACCAACTATAAGCGGAATCTTGTTTCCATTTATAGCCAGTATCATGTGGAATCCGAATATCCATTAGAACAAGATCATATCCGCACTGATCAACAACCGTTTCAACTGCTTTTTTTTGTAGATCAAGAGGTGTTGTTGTGTCACACTTGATCCAAGAGAGTTCACCGAGTTTCCATCCCTCGGGCACTGAGAAATGATACTGATTAATAACACAGACTTTAATGGTATAAGCTTTTTCACTATACACATAGATTTGTGAATCTTCATATTCATTTGATATGACTTGGGCAGCCTTATATCCACCTCTATCTACAGAAAGACGATGAATATATGTAGAGGAGTAGAGAGGAGGCAACGCAAAGAGAGGAAATCCTTCTTTCAAGAAGAAATGAACATACCGTTTCTCTTCCATGGTGTATCGCAGAATTTCTTGTAGGAGATAGGATCCCAGGCCTTTCTTTCTCCATAGTCTAGCCACGCAGAAATAATCAATAATTCCTGCTTCGCCGATATATGAAGAGGCAGGCTTTGAGACAACACACGCGACAAGTTCCTTTTCTCTGTCACGTAGGCCGACAACGATCCAACCATTTTTAAGACCACGACGAATTCGATCCGCAGAAATCATAAATCGACACCGTGTCTGGAGTTGAAAATGTGTATTCAAGAGTTGATGAATTTCATCGGTATCTCGTTCCGTCAGGAGAAGGCCGCGGACACCAGGCGGCGCGGTCTGTTTACATTGTTTGGATCGAAGTGTTTTGGATAGAACTCCTGGTTCTATGCGTTGACCAAAAGGATATAGACTATATAACCAATGATACCAGGTAGGTCCAACGGATGTTGACCAGAACATGGGCGTTTACTGGTTAAAGTTGAAGGTTTTCCTTAGCCTTTGGCAGGTAGAATGCTTGCGACTGAGACTTCAATGACTCCTAAGCGTTGCCAGGTAACCGCATGTAAAGTCAAGCTGAGCATCACAGCCTTTGCGTGCCGATGCTCTTTGTATTGTTGTCCAAAGCATCGGCTTCCTGAAAGTCATGAGTGTAAACATGATTTTCAGAAAGAATATCGTGAACTCTTGCTCAAGACAATGAGCAGTCCTGTCATTGCCCCGAAAATCGAGGCCCTGTAAAAAATTGAGTCGCGTTTTGCCCTGTAGTCAGGTAGAATAAGATGTCTTACCGTCCTTTTGATAACCACACCTTTATCCAGATCCGCCTGCTCCGTGATTTTAAGAACAAGTCGCAGGATGATAAGATTGCTATCGAGTATCTAGAGTCGGATGAGTCCTATATAGTTTACTATCTCGATGCGAATTTCACTTCAAAGATGCCCCAGACTATCAGTCTAAGTGGCGAGGCTCTCGATACGTATCTGAAGAGCCTATTCACTCTTCTTGCCCATGATAAGGATCCGTTTCTAAGGGTCCAGTTTAACATCCCTGCGATGCCTTGCCTTATGTATGAAGCGACAGATCTTCTAGAGGATGATATTGTGGAGTCTCTCATGGATGTGATGCCGATCACGAATGGGGCAACATATTAGATCCATGTTTGTGCCTAAAACCCATAAAAATTTTAAACACATTTTTCTATTTGGAAGATATATAAGACGCCACCAATGTCGGTGACCAGCGTCCCATCAGCTGAGTCTCTCTGGGATTAAACCATGCCAACGCATCTTTTTCTCTCACATCCTTCGGCATTTTTTCCCAGAAATCCTTATGATCATTAAGCCAGTCGAATTCCTGGGCCGCCGCATCAATTTCCTCACTCGTTGCGAACCCCTGAAAGCAGTGGTATTGGAAATAGTGGTTTTTGGGGTAATCGGGCTCCTGGCTCTGAAGAACCTTTCCTGTATGTCTCAAATTCATAAGTTTACGAATCTTTGCCTCCTCGCCAACCTCTCTGAATACATTCTGCTCCAAGAGTTTCAACACGGATGTTTTCGGATGCGTATCCTTGCCTTCCATCTGGCCCTTCGGAGGTTCCCATGTCTTTTTCTTAGGATCGCCTTCATACCGCTTTACAACAAGAAATCGTGATTGATCAAACGGGACACCTGCCTCGTGAATAAACGTGCAGGCACGTAGGTAAACTCTCCATTCTTCTGTCGGATGTTCAACATAGAAGTATCTCTTGTGGTGGGCATGGGGCAACTTTGCCGCTCCTCGACGTAAACCTTTCTGAAAAACATCCAAGATAGGAACTTCGGTCGTCATACTAGGAGGATTGCCTCTATTTATGGGTGACGAAAATGTAGAAGAAAAGCGTATTCGAAGCCCACCGTTGTTAAATCCGTGAACTTCGTATAGATCCAGCCAGCCGCCTTGGCTGAACTCACAATCTGCGAGATGTCGGGCATCGTAAATCGATGGCGTTGTCTACGAACTTTTCCGTCCTTGAATTTGAATGTCTCTCTAAATTCAGCTTGAGGATCTGTTAGATCAAACTTGCCCGTATAGTCAAACTTATCAAACACCACTTTGCTTTCTGTGATACGTTCCTTTGAATATTTCTGAATAGAAAATCCTAACCATGGACTCGCGGATTCAAGCATCGGATCGAACTTGTGTTTGTTGACGACTTCGACGACAAGACGGCCTCCAGGCTTAATCCATAAGAACATGTTACGAAAGAACGCATCGATATCGGGCATATAATAAAGTGTAAAATAGAGGCAGACTGCGTGCGTGACTTCCGCCCCTCCCACTGCCGAAGGATTCATTAAATCGGCCTGTCTTGTCTCAATGCGGCTCAACTGTTCCTTGGACAGTGTTGACTTGGCTAATAGAGTTGTCTTCATATAGTCCAACATTGGCTTTGATTTATCGAGTGCGAGAATCTTACCCACATTCATCTTTGCTAGAGCAACAGAGGCCATGCCTGTTCCGCAGCCTGCGTCCAAGACAATCATGTTTTCAGCTTTGGCACTATCATTCTTCCAATCTGTTAAGATCAAAGCGACCTTTGCTTGTGTCTTCGTCATGTTTTGCGTAAGTTGATCATAGACGGAGGCATAAAAGGTATCGTAGAGTTCATCATTCTTGAGGTATTCAACTGTTTCTGCGGTCTCAGAAAATCCTTCATTTGTCGTAAGTTGAGGTTTGATCCGTTGAAGAACAATTTGGACCAGATAGTTTAGAACAAGAAGAACAAGGAGACCAAATAAAATCCACGTTGACTCTCCCATTACTCTAGGCAATCTTCTTCTTTTTTCTACATGTGCGTGCCCTCTTGTTTTTAGAGCAACCACTCTTATGCTGCCGTAGATCACTACAAAGTTCTCTGTAATTTGTCCTATTGAGCAGATCAAGCTCAGACTCAATCGCACACCGAATCGCCCAGAGTTTCTTTTTAGAGAGCGATTGTTCATCACAGAATTCAAAAGAATTACGTTTCCATATCTCTTTCCATTCTTGAAAGGGCATAACTGACGGTAGAAGAGTCCAGAATTTACAGATGTAACCAAATCGTTTTCCCCCTGACAAATAGTTCCATTTCAGGAGTTCTAGATCAGATCCATCCAATGATTCTATGGGCGGCGCACCAGGAATAGGTGTCGATGTATCGCCTTTGGCCAATGGATGGTTCTCAATTATACTAAAAAGGAACTCCCATCCAGGGAACTCTGTTTGTGTGCATCCATATCCAATGCGTTCTTCATATATTTTCTTTACGAGTTCAAAGCTTGGATCTTCAGGGATTTTTTGCCTCTGATTTCTGAGTTTTTGGTTTACTCGCCCATGGATTTTCCAGAACCATCGTGTCAAACTTTCTTTTGAATCAAGTGCATCTGAGACAGGGAGGCTTTCATAATGGGTCACAAGACTTGAACGACAGAATTTACAGGGTAAAACATAGGGGACGAGTTCAAAAAACTGCTTATATTTCGTCTTGTCTTTTTGTTCATACCCAAAGGTAACAAGATGTAGGAACTTCCATCCTGACGGCCCCCAGTAACGAGTGTCCATCTTCTATTTATTTGTATTTATTGTGGTAGCAAAAGCAAGTGCTATCGTAATAAAGAGATCTAGAGTAACAATATCCTAGTCTAATACCCAAAGCCAGGCATTGAGAGAGGAGCTAAGTAAGGACGCACACTCGAGGACGTAGCCTCTTCCGCCTTACACTTGACAACTTGCGGCGGGCAGACAGGCCGAGGGCATGGGGCCGGAGGGGAACACTTTGTCGGTGGAGGGCACTTCACCTCAGGGCAACGCGGTCTAGGGCACGGGGGGCACTCGCCACCGTTTCCTTTACAGGCACTGCTGTCAATGATGATCGGCTGCTGTTTAGGGATGCTGCTTCTGAGAACATAGCGGCTGAGATCAGGCGTCGGCGGGCATTCCGTCTTTAGCATATAATTGGACATATCGGGGCATGTCGGGCAGGGAGGGATAGACGCCTTGAGAACATATCTGCTCAAGTCGGGTTCTCTACACGGAGGAGCAGGAGGGCATCTAGGTCTTGAATTGCCATTCTTGCATCCGGAACAGGGCCAGCCGCCTCCACAGTCACCGCAGCGGGGTGATGATCCCTCATCTGAATCAAATCCTTCTTTCGTCGTAGGTCTTCTTTTCGAGGAGGATCCAAGGAAATATCCTACAACGATGGCGGTTAAGACCATGAAGCCAATATGTAAAGGTGTTAGACGCATGATGCCTCTTTCTAACTTAGGCTCAAGCTTTCCATCCACGCCATTCGACAGGCGGGCATCCGCAGGCCTCGGGTAGACCGGGGTCAGGTGTGCTCATTAATCGTGTACAGACCATGCGGGCATTGCCTCTCCACGAGTAGTCACGCCCTACTTTGACGTTTGTGTCTAGGCATCCGAAATCTTTCGGATTCATACCAGCCTTGCGAATATTCTCACAAATGGCCGAGGAGCGTTCTTTCCAGTTGAGATGGGCAGTCTTTGTCGTAGGACCCAGGCCATTTCTTCTTAATTCTGTTCTTTCATCATCAATTGAATTAGTGGCCTGTTCTAGTTCACCACGACTGGAACCCGAATGTATCTTGTCATATGGAGTCGCATTGTAGGAAGTAGACGAGTCAGAAGGATCAGATGACTCGACGTCAATGTCTGGAACATTTGCGGCTTTACCAAGGCGAGAGGTGACGGTCGAATTAGCCGCAGCCACTTCATTCGGTGAGGTAAACTTTAAATTCAGACCCCATGATATCGAATTACCATAGTTCTCGAAGAGTTTCTGAGCAACTTCCCCAGCTGTAATATCTCCAGACTGGAACGACGGAAACAGATTTGCTAAACTAGGAGGTAGCTTCGCTTCATCGATGAGTTTATTAAGAGGCTTTGACGGATCTGACATTAAAGGAAGAAACTTGCCCTTATCCGTCTTCAGGATAGGGATGTCCTTTTCTGACATCGCCCCACTTTCAACCTTGTTGATAAGATCACCTACGTCATTCTTCATTTTTCTGAGAGTATTAATGCGTTTTTGTGTAACAGGATCAGTTGTTCCTGAGGCACTCAGACGTATGATTTCAACATTGATTGCGACAGAAATCTCTTTTAATTCGACAAATGTAATGCGATCGGACGGGCTTTTATCTTCAAAACCCTCCGTCGATGCCGTAGACGCCGCGTTCACCAGAGTTCTTTGTTTCTTCTGTAAGTAATTCAAGTTCGCCTGGATATCGTCGAGCTGGCCCTGTGTGATCGACGAATCGATACCAGGATTTCTCTTTAAAACGGAGACTTCATCACCGAGTCTCTGTTGGTCACCACGAGCCGTTGTAAGAGGTAATTGAACAGCGGGGTCGCTTTGCTCCTCAAGGCTTTTCGCTTCAAAGTTCATGAACCCATCGATTGACACGAGAACCTCATTAATACGCTTTAGAGGAGCGGCTTCAGCGGTAGGATCTTTGTAGGGAAGAGAGGCCACACGAGCAACTTCTCCAAACGCGGGCCCATAGACCGTTTCTACAGGCGGCAAATATGCGGCCGGAGATGAACCATCCAACATCATGGGTTTTACCTTCACGCTCGGGACTTTGACTGATGTAGTGGGGCAATCTGTGAATTTTTCTTTCGTGACTTCCTTCTCTACTTCTTTTTGTGTGCTCATAAAAGCTACAAAAAGGAGAACAAGTATAATTCCAAAGAAGAGCAAAGCCTTCATTCTATTCTACCTAGGGAGAACAGTTCCAGCACGGAATAGAATCTTTACGAATGTATTCACTCATATCTGGCCTGTTACGTCTCCACTCTCTGCCCTGTGACGTGGCGTTCGTTGAGCAGTTACCGCCCTCTAATTCATCCTCTCGATCAAGAGGCTGCTCAACAGATCTATCCATAATCTTTTGATCTTTCAGTTGTGTTAAGATATCTTTTACTAAGCGTTCTTCGATTTCCTTTGTAAAGAGAGGGCTTGAAGACGGATCGGCAGGGGCAGGATCTGATGCTCTCTCTCTTCTATTCCTACCAGGGGGGATCGCGTTCGTAATTGACCCGAGAGGACCGATGGCCGCCCACAAAGTGTTAGTATTCATGTCACTTGTCTTTTCTACCTCCTCTGTCTCCTCTGCCTCCTCTGCCTCCTCTTCCTTCTCTGTCTCGTATTTGATCACCTTGTTTTTGTTAATGAACGAATCAAAGAAGGCATACCGCAAGATTGCTTTCGCCAAATTCGTATTTATATTTGCTATTGTTCCTGCCAACCATGATGTATTATCAGGATACGCCTTGTTGGCCGCGACTGTTAGAGTGTCTGTTAATTCTACTGTTTTTTCAGTTATCAATTTAGTTAGAGCATCTTTACCTATCTTAAGTTGATCATTATCAAACTTTATGTTTGCTAGGAAAGTATCTTTAGCATTTACCATTGTTAGATAGACAACAGGGGTGGCAGTTCCAGATATTTTTATTAATTTCTCTCCAGGAGTATTAGGATCATTTACCTTTGAGTAACCAAATGTAGCTATTTGGTTATCTGTCATCTTGATATCCGTAACCGTATTCGGAAGATCAGTCAATGCACCTGTTATACTCTTGATTCGTGTATCTAATGCGTTGAGAATCTTTTTTATTTCAGAGACTGTTGATGTAGTCTTTAGAGTGAATGTAGAGAGATCTGTTATCGCAATTGCCTCGGCTGCTCTAGACGCAAGATCAGAGCTAGAGCCTGTTCCTGTTTCAGAGCTAGAGCCACCCGAACTTCTTTTAGATCTTGTTGTTCCTGATCCAGATCCACCCGAACTTCTTGTAGATGTAGTGCCCATGGGCCCCCAAATATTGCCATTCCATGTGTAATTGTAGCAGGCGTCAGGAACATCTCCAATGTCTCTTGCGTTTGAATCCAAAATATCACCCTTCGCAGGAATTGTTGAATTTATTCTAAATTGAGACTTCATAACTCCCTTTTTGAACCTCTCATCGACAACTTTCCCGTTGAGAGTAACTTCTCCTGTGCTACACTTAACACTGTAAGGACTAGATCCATCAGTCGGTGCTACGTAATTTGATCCTCCAGGTTTATATTTAGCAGTTTCTGCCGCAATTCTTGCTTGATCAGAGGCATATTGAGCAAATGCTTCTATTATTCTGTGACCCTGAAAAAGAACAACCAGCAAGATAAATAATAATAATCCTATGTAAAGCATCATTCTAGACACCTTCTCTCTCCTTTTACATGTGAGTAAAAATGAAACCGAAAGGGTGTATCCAAGTCGCCAACAATGTTACAGGTCCGATTTGCCAACGATTCACTTCTAGAGGCTGGTATTGATGAGTCGGGGCGTGGATGTCTTTGGGGTCCTCTCTATGCCGCGGCTGTTATCTGGCCTCCTGAAGAAGAATGGACAGATGAATATAAGGTTCTTGCCCCGTATATTAAAGATAGCAAGAAGGTAAATCCAAAGAAGAGAGCCCAGATCGCAGAGAGTATTAAGTCGTTAGCCGTAGATTATGGAATCGGTTCTGTGACTGCGAAGGAAATCGATGAACTCGGCATGACAGCAGCAAATCGTCTTGTTTTCTTGAGAGCGATTGACGCACTGACAGTGAAGCCTGATCGTATCTTATTAGATGGAATTCTACCATTGCCCTTCTTTCAGCTTCATGAGCGTGGAATTCAGCAGCAGGAAACCATTATTGAAGGAGATGGAAAGTATATGGCGATCGCGGCGGCTTCTATTATCGCAAAGGAGGCCCGTGATGATTTTGTAAAGGGCTGTGTTGTAAATGAGCCGACACTTGAGTCTGTCTATTCGATTGGATCCTCAAAGGGATATGGAACTCTAAAGCATCGGACTGCGATTAAGGAGAAAGGAAGACTTGAAGGTCATCGAGCTCTATTCTTGAGAAAACTTCTCGGGAATACAGCAGCTGTAACAGTTGCAACAGCAACAACAGCAACAACAGCCACATATCAGTTTATTGATGAGTAAACTCTTCAGTGCTTACGGTGGACACGACGCGTTCCTTTAAGACCGCGTCTAGTCTTAGATTTTTTACGCGAAGCTGAAGTCCATGCGTCCAAAATAGCCAAGTCCTCAGCTCTCTGTCTTCGAGCTGTGGGTCCTTTTGCGAAATGCCCCTCGCCTGCCGTAATTGCTAGAAGTTTTGGCTGATCTTTGCCTATTTCTGTAGGCCCGCGTAGCTTTCGTATCCATTTCATCGATTCATATGCCAATACCTCTTGATCCAATAAGGCCGTTCTAGATAAAACAAAAATCCTCGGAACTCCTGAGTCTGGAATCAGGTCAACAGGAGATAGATGTAAGAGTGCTCCAAAATTCTGTAATTTTTTCGCAGGATGTCCAAACTCTTCATATTCCAACTTTGTCAAGGGCAACTTCGGATTTGTTGTTGTTCTTAAGACATCTACATAGGGAACCTCCGTATAGGCAAAGCCAAAGAGATCTCCTTCTGTATGTCTCCCTACTGTCGCACCAACCAAATAGCCTCCCGCGGATCGACCATAAATAGCAGTCTTTGAAGCAGATACACTCGTGACTTCTTGTGCCTTTTTGATACAGGCTTCAAAATCCTCGACTGACTTTACTTTCTCATCACGCCGCCCAGCTTCTGCCCACTTATCCGTATCATCTCCCGATCCACGGATTAAGGCAAAGGCAATAGACCATCCTCTATCCAGAAGAGGCTTCCATCGCCCTGTTGACATATGTGTTGGAAGACCATAGGCACCATAGCCATTTACAAGCAGGGCTTTACTATGAACCCGACTCTTAGATGTAACACAAACAACAGTAACCTCTGTGCCGTCTTTACTTTTCGTGACGTGTTTACTAGAGTTCGCATAGTAATGCGGTTCATGAGTATAGGCATAAACAGGAGTTCCTGGTTCTGATATAAGGATTGTATCAGATGCCCAAGGGTCAGGCATGATGGAACCCAGAACTTTTTTCAGGAGTTCTGGTTTTGTGCTATGCGAGAGTTTCCATAGACTTCTCTCACCCATTGCCCTCGTGACAAGAAGTCTGCGGCCAATCGACATCCACTCAGGAGTTTCCTTTTTAAAATTCGGGAAACGGAACTCTGTTAACGCAGACCCCTTTGGTTCGTAAAAATCAGTATCGCTCTCACGAACAAATGCCGCATTTGAGGTTACAGGAACAAAGGCCGCTCCATTAAGATACAGTTGTGTTACCTCCTTGTCTTTGACTAGCCAGAGTTTCTGGTTCCCCGCGTTATTTCCAAGAAGACAAAGACTATTATCTTGAAGTCGTAGAAGTGTTAGATTCCATTCAGGATTTGTCTCCTTGTAATGGACACGCCGTCCCAACCCTGTTTTCGCATCCACACTTATAAGAGTGTGATACCAGAGTCTATCGGCTTCTATAAGATAACAGCGGTCTTTATAGACACCTACAAATGGCCCAACATTGTCTTTTGTCCATGTTGTTTTCGTTACATGTCTATATTCACATTGATAGGACTCGGCTCCTGAGCCGATATCCTTCACTGTCCAAAGATGTCCTCCTTTTTTAGCATCGAGGTCCGCGGCGGATTCATAGACCCTAGACTTCGCATACCGCCAATTGTAATTCAAAGTTCCTGATGGGATGACGCGAACTTCCTGGTTTTCCGTTTCAAAATATCCAGCTGTTTCCTTTGGTTCAAGCAATAAAAGTTCTCGCTCGATGCCCGCAATCCCAGGAGTTCTTGATACATACTTCTTAAAACGCAGGTCTTCCTCTTGAAGGGCCGCAGTCCAACCAGGGCCTTTCATGGTTTCCATCCACGCCTGCTTGTCGTCCCAGGCTGCGAATCCAATGTTTCTTGTTTTTTCCATTTAGATCGTATGCCTAAACGCCCTACAAGGAGTATAGATAGAAATCTGGATAGAAATGAAGGCAGTCCTCATCTATAACAAGTCGAATCAATTTGGTCTCAAGGTCGATGTGGAGATTGTCGAGAAACTCTTAACGGAACGAGGTGTCTCCGTGAAGATCGCGGATCCTCTAGAACCTCCTTCGCCGTGTGATGTGGCGATTCATTTCGAAGTTCCGATCTATGGATATGTTCCGTGGGCCAAGACAAATTATTTGCTATGTAATCCGGAATGGTATGAAGACGAGGCCTGGCTCCCTTATCTCAAGCGTTTTGATGGTGTTATCTTTCGCTCTATCGAGGCCAGAAATGCCTTTTCATTGAAAAACCCATCTATAAAAACCCATCTCATCCATTGGTCGGCCCTGACCACAAGTATCTCTTCGATGACGCCCCAGTCAATAAATCACAAGGATGGATTTGTCTGGTTTTTGGGTGGAAGTGTAAATAAGCGGGCCGCCGCCCTGAAGCTCGTTCCTCTCTGGAAGACAAGTTATCCTCCTCTTCACATCTATACGACGGTTCCGATGGGTGTAAGTCGTTCTGAAACTCTAAAGATAACTGTTCAGGATTTAACACTAACACAGAGAAAGGGACTTGCCGCCTTTTTCCCTGGACATATCTGTATCAGTGAGGCGGAGGGATTTGGCTACACAGCGGCCGAAGCAGAAAAGAATGGTGCCTTCATGCTTCTGAACCCGTTGCCTGTTTACAAGGAATCTTATCCGATCGATAAGGGGATTGCGTGGGTAAATGAGATGACAACGGAGTGCTTAGATGAAGCGGTTGCGAAATTCATGTCGTCTGATCTCGAGAGTGTCCGATCGACTCAAAAGAAGCATTCAGGTGATAAAGATACTGTCTTTCTATCAATGTTTGATGCGTTTTGGCAGGTTGTTGACAAGGTTGTCGCAACTAAGGCACAAACACAACTCCCTCCTTTGCTCACCGTAGAGGACTGCCCGCCTATTTCAATTGTCACACTTCTTTATAATCGCCGTAAGTTCTTTGATCTTGCCTGCCACAATATCATGCTGAGCGATTATCCGAAGGACAAGATTGAGTGGATTATCGTGGAGGATTCTGACGACCCGAATGAAGATGCGAGTGACCGTGTTGTTCAGGTGGGTCTGAATGCGGCTCCTCTCCAGCTTGCCTACATGCCTCTTGAAAAGAAGACGCCGATTGGCCAGAAGCGGAATCTGGGTATTGAGAAGGCAAAGAACGACATTATTCTGATGATGGACGATGATGACCATTTGCCCGAGACAGCTATAAGACGACGTGTTGCCTGGCTCACAAAGAGTCCTCTTCCTGATACGAAGGCCGTAGCGTGTACCACAATTGCGTGCTATGATTTGATTCGAGGCGTCTCAGCGGTCAATACACCGCCTTGGAATCTTCCTTTGCGAAAGCGTATCTCAGAGGCGACGCTTACATTCTATAAGACGTGGTGGCAGGAGCAGCCCTTTGATACGACATCGATGGCGGAGGGCGAAGGATTGTTGAAGGGCCGAGAGCAGGATCTTCTTGAGATGCCCCCGCAGCAGATTCTTGTCGCATTTAGCCACAGCAAGAATACAAGTGGATCACGGCAGCTTCCGAAGGAGGCTAAGACAGGGTGTTTCTGGGGGTTTCCGAAGGAGTATTTGCTTTATATCCATAAGTTAGCAGGAGTCGAAGTCGAAGAAGATGCGTGATTTGTTTACGGATGGATGGAATTCCTTTTGGCATTTTTTCTTTGGTTTATTAGGCTTTTACTCTCCGTTTGTAACAATTCTCTTTGTATTGTATCAATTAAAAGACCCCTTTGAAACCAACATTACAATTGATTTAACAGAGTTCTTGATTGGGTTTGCGTGTATGTATTTACTTTCTGAATTTCTGTTTACGTGATCTACCAGCTAGGAGCTTTTTAGGATTCGCAGCCTTTTCTAAAAGAGCGGTCGGGTTGGATACAGCTGCCGCAACCTCCTCTGCCTTTGCGGCGGCCTGAGCTGCCTGATCGAGAATTCCCCCAGGAATCGGTGTTACTTTGGGTGTCGCCATATCAATAATAGACTTCTCAATAGAAGAGGTATCAACACCTTTACATGTAGCGGCAACATCTTCTTCAACAGTCGGTATATTGAGAAGTTCGATAACTAAACGAAGAGGCGGGATTAAAAGGAGAGGCTGCATAATATCTTGAACCTCAGGCGAGCAATAGACTTCGGGGACTTTGACCAGTGTTTGAAGATTTTGTATATCATCAATGCTTGGAATCATCTCCAATGGAATCTTCGGGAACTCGACTTTGATTCCCGCAGCTGTTCCTACAGTCTGTGCTTGTTCTTGTGCCAGTAATATCTTCTCATTCATTTCCGTGACGATTGTTCGTAGTTTCTCAAAGCTCGCCTCGGCCGCAAAGCGAACAAAATCGGGGGCAAAGCATGTAAAGCACCAGATAAGAAACCCCACAGTCATTGATTTGGTTGAGCGATACACAACAGATTTGAGATCTTTTTGAAGGTCGGGTGACAAAAATAGATAGGCATTGTGAAGCAGTTTCAAGCCAAACCCTACAATGGCTGCCTTAGATGAATAGGTTCCTAGCAATGTAAGAACAGCGTTTTTCCATTCCCCTCTCAGTAAATCTAGAACAGCAACGGCGACAGATAATAAGACTCTAGCAGTTGGCATATCCCAGACTGTATTGCTGACTGCCAGTCGCAGTAATTCTAAGACAATATTTAGGAAAGGCAGGATTCCCTTTCCTAAAATGTAATAGGGGATAGGAATAGGCGGAATAAACGGAATGACAGCGACACCTTTATAGTCCTGGGATTCAATACCTTTAACAATGCCAAGTGATCCTGAGATCTCTCGCCATTGATCATTGTATTTATCTAGAGTGGAATCAATCGTATGATAGACTTTATCAATACTTATATCTTCAGGATTTATCTGAGGCATGGGCATAACAAGATCACTTGCTGGTCCCCGTTTAATATTTGAAAGATCTGCTCCTCCTGTTTGTCCTGCTTGTGTTTTCTCAAAGGCATCCATCGCCGTTTCCAAATTAGAGGATTCCTCATCAGTAAAAAGAGGTTTATTATCTAAATCAACAAGACTCTTTGACCACCCTGAGGCACCTTTCGCTTTCCTATGTGCTACTATAATTGAACAGATTCCTTCTAACGCTGAATAGAGTCTCTCGGGAAGCTCTTCTGCCTGACTTTTATTTTGTAGAATCGCATAGGCCTCATTTATTTTCTTTTCAACCGTTTCTCTGTCGATATCTCCTGTGGCCATCTTCTATCTTAGGATGAGCACATTTCACACACCTCTTCACCCCTACTTTTTGACAAAGCCATGGATGCAACCTCCGCTTCATACTCTGCCGCCAACTTATCAAGCAGTGCCTTCTTCTTCTCTGCTGATGTCATGATAGAAGTAGTATCTGGAGCAGATACCGAATCGTCATCCGAATCAGACTCGGAATCATAGGTTCCCTCATTATCATCTCTCTGATTCTGTCCCTCAACCTGGCTCTGATTGTTCTGAACTGCTGCCATCAGTCGAGGATCGACTGTAAACTTCTGGGCCGTCACAGGGGCCTTTGTTCTCAGATAATAGCAGCCAGTCTTGAGACCCTGCTTCCAGGCATAGAAGTGCATGCTCGTCAACTTGCTGTAGGTGGGGTCTGCGACAAACAGATTGAGCGACTGTGACTGACAGATAAAGGCTCCACGGGCCGCTGCCATATCAATGAGAACCTTCTGCTTCATTTCCCAGGATGTCTTGTAGCGAAGCTGAAGCTCCTCAGAGATACCAGGAATGCCCTGAACAGATCCATTTCTCGCAACAATCTGCTGCTTCATATCCTCTGACCATAGCCCCGCCTTCATGAGGTCCGCCAGCAAATACCGATTAATCACAATGAATTCGCCTGCCAGAGTCCGACGCGTATACAGATTGCTTGTGAACGGCTCAAAGCACTCATTAAATCCGAGAATCTGTGACGTGGATGCTGTCGGCATCGGGGCAATCAGAAGGGAGTTACGTAGACCGTGCGTTTTCACAGACTCTCTGAGTTTAGCCCAATCCAGAGACCCATCTGTCTCTGTAATGGGCGTCACGGACCATAGATCGGGCTGGAGTAGACCCTTTGACGCAGGCGAACCCTTAAAGGTCGAGTAAGGTCCTTCCACCTTCGCGATCTCAACTGATGCCTCGACAGCCGCGAAATACATATGCTCAAAGATCAGCTGGTTGACCTTTGCGGCCTCTTCCTGCTCCCAGGCTAAGCCCAAGAGAGCAAAGACATCTGCGAGTCCTTGAACACCGAGACCTACAGGGCGATGACGTATGTTGCTACGTTCCGTCTCTGGCGTCGGATAGAAATTGATATCAATGACACGATTCAGATTACGAATGGCGACCCGTGTCACCTCCCTTAGCTTGGCATAATCAAAGACTCCGTCGACAACAAAGCTGGGAAGAGCCAGGGAGGCAAGATTACAGACCGCAGTCTCATCCTTGCTCGAATACTCAATAATTTCGGTACAATTTCCTGTTAGAATTCCATTAAAGACACCCGCGTGATTAATAGGTTCGTTGAAACAATAGGTATCATCATAGCGGCCTCGGCGAATAACTTGTACCACAGATACAAATGCTTCTGCGTTACGCTGAGGCTTCCTCGCAGTCCATTTGAGCCTACGTGTAACAAATCCAAGTGTTGACAAATGATATAGACCAGATGAGCTAATAAGAAGACGCCAAAGAGGCTTACAGTCAAACTCCGCATATCCGCCCTTTCCGTCAGGAAGCATAGTCTTTCTTTCACCGAATGACTGGTTTACCTTTGATTGAACACCCATTGTAAGAAGCATAGACTGAACCTTTTTTAGGAAAGAATACTCGATAGATGCAATCTGAATACTTTCATTGTCTCCATTGCGGCAGATACATCCATCCGCATCAAGAAGACCAGAAAGCCATTCAAGGCGACACTGGATTGAAGTATTTAGAGGCACTTCAAACTTCTTTTCAAGATCAAGGGGAAGCTGAGTATTCAGTCTTCCACTCTTATCAATAATACCAGTCATTGAACGAATATCAAGATAAGGAACAAGATCTTTCTTGTCGCCATAGAGTGATAGAGATGGTCTTCCATTTGAATATGTTCCATCACCACAGAAGAATCCATGAGTGTATGCATAGTTGAAATCATTTTCTCCAGATACAATCGTGGGTAGAGAACCTTTCTTAAGTTTCATTCCTTTCTTAAGATCAGAAGCATCTACACGCACTGAATTAGCAATTGAAGACTTATCACTATATCCTTCTGAAATAAGGAACTTATGATAGGGAGTACAAGTGAGAACACGCCCATCACTCAATTCAACATCAAGAAGCTCTTGATTTGAACCAGTCTGCTTCACTTCAACATCTGAGAATGTTTCTCCATTCCAGACACGCACAGTTTGGCCTACAATCTCACAAATAGGAAACTCTCCCTTATCTGTAAGAACAAGAGTCTCAGGGGCTACACAAAGATTTGATGACTTAATTGTGCCAAGATTCTGCTGGTTTGACTTCCGATTCGCAGCATCCTTATACAAGAGATAAGGAGTGCCGGTCTCCATCTGAGAATCAAGTGTCTGAAACCAAAGCTTCTGGGCCTTCACAACCTTACGTGCACGGCCCTCCTTCTCATACCGCTCATAGAGTGTCTTGAACTCATCACCCCAGACATCGGAAAGTCCAGGTGCCTCATTCGGACAGAAAAGACTCCAGTCGCCGTCCGCCTCGACACGCTCCATAAACAAATCAGGAATCCACAGTGCGTAGAACAGATCACGAGCACGTTCCTCCTCTGACCCTGTATTGAGACGCATCTTCAGAAAGTCCTCCACATCGGCGTGCCAGGGTTCCAAATACATCGCAAAGGAGCCATTCCGCTTGCCGCCACCATTGTGAGTGATACCGAGATGGGCAACCGTATAGTCATGCGGATCCTCGACCTCGAAATCATGAACAGTGCCTGAATACTCAGACTCTGAGATCTCTTCAATTCGCGTATAGAGATATCCATTATGCTTCATAAAGTTAAACCAAGATGCCGCGGGAGCAAAAGGAAACATCTCCATGATCTCTGGGATACGAGGAATACGCAGAACCGCAGTAGGAAGATTTGTTGTAATATTCTTGTAAGATGATACACTTCCTACACGATTACGCTCATAGCCTGAACTTAGTGCGCCTAGACGAAGAAGGATATAACGCAGAGATTCGATAAGATGGTAAGAAGTAACTTCAAGGGTAATTTCCTTTGTTCCAATACAACCATCTGTCTCAATAAGACCCTTTACAATCTGCTTCGCCTTCACTAGAGGCAAATGAAGCCAGCACGACTCCATTCTCTTCAGATGATTCTCATCGTAGAGCTGTGAGGCGGTGAACTTGAAACCAGGACTTGATGTGGACCACTTGAGTCTGACTGTATTTGTTTCTTCATCTTCATAGGTGTTTACAGTAATACCCCTATTGGAAAGATATGCCTCCACAAATTCACGTGTTTCCTGCTTTGTCTTCCTGTTGAGACAAACTCCTGCGACATCTTTGCTGATGTGGCCATCTCCTAGGAGAATGCCATAGAAGCGGCAGTCGTCTTCAGAGATTGACGGAATATCACATTCATAGGTCGGAATAGGGAAGACAACAAAGTCGTCAACCTCCAAATCCTTTGCATCCGTAAATGTAACAGTTGCCAAGTTCTTATCAATACGATTACGAATTACGTCATAATTTAGCATCTTCTTCTGGCCCTTTAGAGCAAAGACCTGGTGCTCAGGCGTTACACGGATCGGGGTAACTGAGTGCTTCGCACGGATTTCAAGCATGGGGCCAGAGTATGTGTGACGAAGTGGTTGATTTACACGCACATAGAGACCCTTGCTTGTAAGAACCTTGTCTGTGATACTGACATCCTCAATCGCCTTTACACCTGCCTCTGTATAGATCATAGTGTCGGGAGTAAAGCACTGGTCGACGTAGCGTGCCGTGTTATTAAAGACACGCAGCATCGGCACAAGGCCATTGCTCTGGCCATTTGTGCCCTTGATCAGAGAGCCGCGGGCCCTCACATTGTGGAGATGGAGACCGATTCCACCCGCAAACTTGCTGATGGCCGCACAGTCACCGAGTGTCTTATAGATTCCCTGAATGCTGTCGTCCGACATAGCCAAGAGAAAGCAAGAGGAAAGCTGCTGTCTCGGCGTTCCTGCGTTGAACAGTGTCGGCGTCGCGTGTGTGAAACACTTCGTAGACAGGTAATCATAGGTCTCGAAGGCCCGAGGCAGGTCATTAAACCAAAGGGCGAGAGCAACACGCATCCACATATGCTGCGGCCGCTCCTGGACAACCATCGATGTATCCTTCAAGAGATAGGAACGCTCAAGAGTCTTGAATCCGAAATAATCAAGGAGATAATCGCGGTCATGATGGATCTTCGCATCAATTTCAGATCCATGCTCTTTGATGGAAGCCAAGAGAGCAGGATGAATAAAACTGGTTACCTCCCCAGTCTGCGGCATTTTCTGATCAGACAGACGTAGCATGACTTCAGAGAATGACGCCGTAGTATTCTTGTGATGATTACTAATACTAATTCGGCCTGCGAGAGTGCCGTAGTCAGGATGAAGGGTTGTCAACGAGGCAGCGAGCTGTGCCGTAAGTTCATCAAGTTCGCTTGTCTTCACACCGTCGAAGATCTGTGCGAGAACCTGCTGCGCCAACGCATCAGGATTCACAGCTAGGCCCTTGGATGCCTTGCGGACACGACCTAGAACCTTATCAAACGACACCGTCTCCTTACGCCCGTCACGCTTAAGAACAAGCATACTATAGGGCATTACGACTTTCATTGCCTAGTTTAAGCGTGGGGCCGCTTTCAAATTTAAGGGCCTTGAATAGTAAGATGAAAAGACTACTGATACTTATCGCACTCATTGTCTTTTTTTTCGTGGGCTTGGGTAAATCGATGGCCTTGGGTCAAATCATGGCCTTGGGTCAAATCATGGCCTTGGGTCAAATCATGGCCTTGGGTCAATCAAAAAAGACATGTCAACAGGCCCCAACGTATTTTGGAATCGCAGGAGTAACAAATTAGGCGAACCGCGTGGTCTGTTCTAAGAAACTCTGAACAAGCGATAGACTCTGTCCATCGTCTTCTTCGTCGAATGTCTCCACAATTCCTGTCTGTTTCGGATCAGTCGCCTTCAGTCCATACTTCGCCAGAAGACGATCAACTGCCGCTACATGCCTCGCTGTAATTCTGTATTCATACGGTTTACAGTGAACAACACATATACCAGAAGCCAACGGATCTTTACGAAGTTCATCTTGATCCGTGTCATCCATGAAAAGAACCTGTTGCCCTTTGAGTTCCTTTCCGTCAGGATACAATTTTCTCCACAAGTCTTTTATCGAAAGCCATGACCTTTGGGCCATCGAGGTGACATGAATTCTTGTAAACCCTGTCCTCTTCTCAATGAGCCGTTTCACTAGATTACTAACTGCCATATTCGTAGATGTGCTAACGAGAACGACAGTTACAGAGCCTGATGCCATAAAAGTCAAGATTGGCTGAAAAAAATGGCCAATTGTTGTTCTGAGAAGACACTCTCCGTGAGGAGACTCCGCAAGGTCATTTACAAGCGAATCGACATCGACACCTGAGAGATCAAGAGCAGACAAAACAGATGTATAGGCAAGGCACCGTTCAACATCAAATAACAGAAACGCCATTTACACCTTCTTTACATCTAGGGCAATATCTCTTAAGATTCTTCCCTGAGTAATAATGCGACTGCTAATGTTCATTGTCTCCAGCTCCTGCATTAGAAGCTTGTAGGCATACGGAATCTCAATTGCCGAGAAGTTCGTCGTATTCCCGCAGCCCTTACATGCCCAGATACCCTCTTTCGGATTCGCAATCGCCAAGAGACCACAGTCGCGACAGGACCAGCAACGGAACAGATCAGAGCACTCCATAAAACGCTCCTTGGTAAATTCCGTGATACCGTGTGCGGCTACACAGTCACGTTCCATCTCGCCAAAACGGAGTCCACCCTCACGGGCTCGGCCTTCCGCAGGCTGTCGTGTCAGCATAACAAGAGGACCCGATGAACGACTGTGGAGCTTATCAGCAGAACAGTGACGCAACCTCTGATAATAACACGGTCCAATAAAGATACTCGTATCCATCTGTCGACCCGTGAATCCATTGTAGAGAACATCATTACCATACGGCTCCATGCCAAGATGATCTCTTAGAATCGTTTCCATGTTATCAAGAGTGACTGCGTTGAACGGAGTGCCATCGCCGAGGCAACCAAGTTCAGCTCCAATCTTTCCTAGCAGTGTCTCCATGAGCTGCGCGATCGTCATGCGGCTAGGAATACAATGCGGATTGATGATGATATCAGGAATGAGGCCAGAGGCAGTCTGGGGCATATCCTCTGCCTCCAGAATCATTCCTACAGTTCCTTTCTGTCCGTGACGAGAACTAAACTTATCTCCAATCTCAGGAATGCGATCCTGGCGGACACGCACCTTTGCGAGTGAATAGCCTTCACCGTTACGATTCCTAAAGATGCGATCTACATAACCGACCTCGTTATTACGCATTGTGCGGCTGACATCACGATACTTCTTGGTTCCCGCGGGAATGACCATGCCTGTCGCAACACGCAGAGGCACAACCTTGCCAATAAGAATGTCTTCATTGCCGACATAGACATTCTCAGGCACGAAGCCGTCAGCTCCCAGCTTTGTGTAATTCGCATTCTTCATCTGCTTGGTCGTCGTCGGATCAGGCCGATCAAATCGCTCTTCTTCACCAGATGACTGATTCTTCCGCTCCTCATCTTTATAGGTTCGAAAGAAGACAGAACGGAATAGGCCTCTCTCTAAAGAAGCCCTGTTAATCATAATTGAATCTTCCTGATTATAACCCGTGTAAGTCATGATGGCGACTATGATATTCTGGCCAGACGGCATATTCTGAGCACCATAGAATCGGCTCATAAACGGAGAGACGAATGGAATCTGGGGATAGCAGAGCATGTGGGCCATCGCGTCAAAGCGTTCCTGGAAGTTCAGGGCATACATGCCCATTGCCTGCTTCCCCATAGCTGCCTGATACGAATTACGGGGTGACTGGTTGTGATCAGGAAAGGGAATATTGGAGGCAAGAGTTCCCAAAATCGTTGATGGGTGGATTTCTACGTGTGTATAGGAGGCATCCTGGAGAGTGTTCTCATAATTCATTGCGATATAGACACCCTCTGTCTCACCAGGATCAATATACTCAATCAGATAATTTCTCTTAGGAGACTCCCAGAGAAGGAGCTGCTCCCACTGTGTGAACTGATTGATCTGATGAAGGAGGCCACCAGTAGCATCCTGTGCGATTTCACGGAAAGTGGGAGCGTAGAAGAGAGGCCTCAGCATACGACCTGCCTCTGTCGTCAGCCACACTTCACGCATCGCCCGCCTCCAGATAATACCCGTGTGGATATGGATCTGGCCTGAACGCTTGGCTCTCCGCAACGCATCCACAACCTCCTCCGTTTTTTCCGTCGAGATCATGCCAATCCAGGCTCCATTCAGGAAGAAACGTGTTTCTGTGTGCTTCTCTAGAACAGTTGTCTCCTTCAGGCCCTTCAGATGACCCAGCTTCATTAGATAATCACGTGTCGATCCAGGATTACTATAGATACTCACAATTGACGTGCTGCTCATATTCTTCACAACACCAACTGAATGGCCCTCTGGAGTTTCGGAGGGGCAGATATACCCAAACTGGGTATTGTGTAGCTTACGCGGCGGAATCAGCTTTCCTGTCTTCTCAATCGGCGTGGAGATACGACGCAAGTGTGAAATGCCCGCGATATAATTCAGGCGATTCAGAACTTGAGAGACACCGATCTTTGTGGGGCCGCCCGCCTTCGCAGACCCGAAATTGCCTGTCGCCAAACTCGTCTTCAGACCGACCTCCACGATAGTGCTCTTGATGATTTTAGAGATATTACTGATATTCACAATTTCCTCCCAGTTGCCCGAGGCACGCCAGGAGCCACCATGAATCTCCTTTGCCAGTGACGCACGAATATCTTTGAGCATCTTTGTGGCGAAGTAGGTGCGAAAGAGATTGGCTAGAAGGAATCCAGGCATATCAACACGCTTATTCGGATACGCATCTCTGTCATCATTCGGCATACGAGCTGAATTTACCCAAAGAACCTTGCGAGTCATGTGGGCGAGAAAGCAGGCCTTCGCATAGGCCTTCTCTTCTACAAGGCCAATGTGAGGAAAGAGTTCAAGATTGAGAATATCCTGAATCATGAGAGGCTTCTGTGACTTCGAAGACCAGGAATGAATATGCTGGGAGAGCCAGGCAAGAGCATCCGCCTTTGTCAGAATCTTAAAACTTTCAGCCTCCATAAGCGTCTCATCGATAATGCTATCATAGGTATTATCACCAGAAGGGCCAAGAATCAGATCACGAATATCCTTATCTGTCTCTACACCGAGAGCCCTGAAGAGAATCCAAAGAGGAATCTCTGTCTTGATGCGGGGCATTGTTGCCTTCAAGAGAAGAATCTGTGAATTCTTGGGGTGAAACATGATCTTGACTGCGTTGTTCTTGGGAACCTGGTCGTTATCAGGGCCAATGCTCTTGACCTCAATGACCTCGAGTTCCTTTGTCGGATTACGATTATTACGGAACACGAAGGGACGGTTCTCAGACATACGCTCCTGTGAGATGATGACACGCTCACCACCCTGGATAATGAAATAGCCACCCAGATCCTCGGCACACTCGCCGAGAGTTGACGGGTGGAGGTGCTTCTGGTCATGGAGTAGGCAATACTTGCTTCCAACCATGACGGGAATCTTACCGAGGTGAACATTCGGAAAGAGACGAACGCGCGACTGTCTCTCGCCTCCCTTTGTGTGGTCGATGAACGTAGTTGTCACCCGCACATCTACAAAGAGAGGTGAGGCGTAGGTAAGATTACGAAGGCGTGCGTCATTCGGCATCATCGGCAGAATCGCACCATTATTCTCAAAGATTGTGGGCTTACGCAGGCTCGTGTTCTCGAACTCGAGCTGAACCTCATATTCAAAGCGAAGAGGTGTGTGAACAGTGTTCGCAGCGGCAGCGGCTGCCGCGGCCGCTGCGTTTGTATTTGCCTCCTTACCCATGAGAGCATTCGCAGCGGAGGTGCTGAGACCTGTAGCTGACGCAAGGGCCGAGCGAGGGCCAGACAAGGCAACTTCAGGAGATCCTCGAATGATCAGAGGATTGACCATTGTAACGACTTCAGGGATATAATTGTCCATGAAATTGTTGAACGATTCTGTCTGATGACTGATAATCTGACGGCACCCCGCCTGCTGGAAGTAAATGTCAAGAATGTGTCTATAGGAAGGGAACATTGTATGGCTTTCCTAGATGAAAATAATCAATCAATTTTAGCCCCTTCATGTAGATTGATTCCATGGACCCAAATACAAAGACAATGGTAATCACTGGAGGGGCCGCGGAGTCATATATGAATAAAGGATCAAAGACAAGACGGCGTGGACGATCTACGGCACAGAGTGGTGGAACGTCTCCTGGGACAATTGATCAGTTACAGAGTTCAAAGGCACCTGTTACCGCGAATGCTCCTCCTGTAAAGGCGTCAGAACATATGAATCTCAAAGCGACGATGACCGCAGTGACGACGTCTATGCCTGCTCCTATTGGAGGATCGCAGGTTCAAAAGCCTGTCAAGGTAATTCTGGGCCCGAAAGCAAAGTCTACCTCAAATGTTGTCTTAGCACCTGTAAAAGGAAAAGTCGTTTCTTCTAGCTTGCCAAAGACTCGTAAGTCGGCCAAGAAAATCAGAATGTCTCTTCAGGGCTTTGGAAAACGAGTTACTCGAGCAAATAAAATTCGGTTTGATGCGAAGAAACAAGGTATTGATGATATCAAGAAAATTCTAAAGGAGGCAAAACTTGTTAAAGAGACAACAAATGCTCCCGAGACTCTTCTACGAAAGATCTATTCAGATTATATGATGCTAAAAAGTAGAGCATTGTAAAAAAAGTGGAAGCCTTAAGCCTAAACGCCATGTATAGGTAAGCAAGCCTCAAATGTATGAAGATTATATAAAACAGTGGAAACACTATAGAGAACTCTATGGTCCTCAAACGTGTTTTGTGATGATGGTCGGCATGTTTTATGAGTTATATGATGTTCTAGATCCCTTGACACAAGAGGGCCAAACCAATGTGAAACAGGCGGTGGAAACCCTCGGTATCACCTTGACGACGAAGAAAAAGGACGGCCCAAAAGGTGAAGATTGTTTATTCGCAGGATTTCCTGAGCAGAGTTTACAAAAGTTCGCAGGAATTCTGACACGAGAGGGCTGGACTTTGGTGGTCGCGGATCAGAAGAAGAATTCAAAGGGTGATGTAATCAGTCGCCCTGTTGTCCGAATCTTCAGTCCAGGGACGCATATGGAAGCCGCAGGTGTAGAGGCTCCCTATTTAGCTGCGATCTGGCTAGAGGAAGATTCAGGGGCGTATGCGGCCGCAGCTCTAGACTTAACAACAGGAACAGTGAAATCCTATGAATCCGTGTGTCAGATTGGAGGTCTACAGGCGACAGATACTCTGATCCATTTCTTTCAAGTGCATCCACCGAAAGAGACAATTCTGTATTGGCGGGGAGCTCGGTTCACAATGCCGCAAGAGAATCAGCTGAGGCGTCGGTTTGGTTTATTGAAGGGCACTCTTCATTTTGAGCTCGCGAATAAGGAGGAGCAGGGTGGCTTTGAGAAGGAGACCGTGAGAAAGGACTATCTACAGCGGATTTTTTCATCACAGGCTTCTTTACTTCCACTCTATGAGCAGCTTCATTTGACTAAGAAACCATTAACAGAACGGGTTCTAATTTGCCTTCTGCGATTCGCAGAGGACCATGTGCCGACTGCGATCCAAATGCTTCAGAATCACACAATCTGGTCATCGGATGAGGCGGTGTATCTTGGAAACAATACGCTTCTACAGTTAAATTACATTTCTGTGGCAAAGGAGCAGTCGGTCGTTACTCTATTTCAGAAGTGTCTGACGAGTTTGGGCCGCAGAGGTCTATATGATCGTCTTCTATATCCATATTCTGATCTGAATAAAATTCAGAAACGTCTTGATGAAGTCGAGGCGGCCTACAACGTTCCTGTAGATCTACAGAGACAGATTGACGCAGCCTTTCGTCTACTTCATGATATCTCGCGTCTTCATCGAAAGATTATATTGTATACAGTGACGGCGGAGGATATCTTGGCCTTGGATCAGAGTTATGGATCAATTCAGCGGCTACAGGATCTTCAGACAGGACTGTTGGTTATGACACCTGAGTGCGAGGCCTCTTTCAAAGCATTTCGTTCTCTCTTCTTAGAGAACTTTGATATTGAAAAGGCGAAGCTGGCTACAGGCAATGAGGATCTCTGTTTTTTGCCTGCGACCAAGGCACCAAAAGTCGCAGATCTTGAAAAGAAGTTAGCGGGGGCAAGGCAGGAAGCTCTAGACGCCATGGAAAAAGTAAGAGTGTGGGCTTCCTTACCAGAGGATGCGTTGAAACTCGAAAGTCAGGATACGATGTCTTATTATTTTAGTGCGACGAGCAAAACCCTCAACGCAATTAAAGAGGCTGCGACTAGACTACCTCTTCCTTATCCTGATCTTATAACGCAACCCAAGAAATCTGGACGTGGATCCATACGCTTCTCTTATTTAGAATCACTTCACGGTAAAATTCTTGGCCTGCGTTCCTCACTCAAGAAAGCGATTGAGGAGGAGTTGCCTCTTATCTGTTCTTCAATCCCCATTCAACAAACTCTTGGGTTTGAGGAGTGGATTCGAACTCTGGATGTGACCTTTGCCTTGGCGAAAGTTGCGAAGGAGAATCACTATGTGAAACCTATTCTTCTGAAGTCTGATGTATCTTCTGTCAAAGCGACAGGTCTACGTCATCCTCTTATCGAGTCTCTTCAAAATCGCATTGAATATGTAAAACACGATGTCTCTCTTGGTTCAGATCAAGATGCGAATGGATGGCTGCTCTACGGAATGAACGCCTCTGGAAAGTCGTCACTTATGAAATCCATCGGTATTAGTGTCTTATTGGCACAAGCTGGATCCTATGTTCCTGCTACGAGTTTTCAACTCTCTCCATTTAAATCCATTTTGACGAGAATTCTGAACCAGGATAATTTGTGGGCAGGGCTGTCCTCCTTCGCAGTCGAAGTCTCAGAACTCCGTGACATTTTTGACAGAGCAACTCAACAAAGTCTTGTTTTGGGCGATGAACTCTGTTCAGGGACAGAGTCTGTGTCGGCCACAAGTCTTGTCGCAGCGGGAATTACACACCTTCATAGACAAAACGCGAGATTTATCTTTGCGACTCATCTTCATGGACTGTATTCATTGCCCCAAATTCTTGCCTTACCGAGAGTCGCAATGTGGCATTTACGTGTAAGCTACGATGCGGCTAGAGATATGTTAGTCTATGATAGGACTCTTCATAAGGGCCCAGGAGGAACACTGTATGGTCTAGAGGTTGCGAGGGCAATGCATTTATCTCATGAGATTTTGAAGGAAGCTCATCAGTTTCGGAAACAACTTCTTGGTGAAACAACGGAGGAAGCGGCATCGCCGAGTTCCTGGAATGGATCTCTACACAAAAAGGAATGTGAAGTCTGTAAATCGCCAATCGTAAATGGTCTAGAAGTCCACCATATTACACCTAGAGTAAAGGGTGTTGACAATACATTGAGAAACTTGGTTGTTGTCTGTCAGAAGTGCCACGATGATCATCACGCAGAGAAGATTGATATTGGGCCATTACAGCAGACATCGGAAGGGCCGAAACGGGTTGTCAAGGTCAAGGTTAAAGTGAAAGCAAAGTCCGAAAAAACAGAGGAAGAGCTACAGATTATTGAATCCTATCTGAGAAAATATCCCAATCTTCCCTTACAGAGAATTCTCTATGATTTGAAACATCAAGAGGATATTCAAATCAGTGAGTCAGCTCTACGTAAATTACGAATTATATTGGTTTAAGAGGTTGCTGAAGAGGTCGCAACAGGAGCAGGAGCAACAACAGGAGCAGGAGCAGTCGCTACAACAGGAGCAGGAGCAAGAGCAGTCGCAGGAGCAGCCATCTGGATATAAGTCATCGGACCCATATCACCCTTCGGTCCCTGAGGGCCTGAAGGACCAGGAGGGCCCGCAGGACCCTGGGGGCCCGGAGGACCAGCCACAGTTACAGTCACAGGGGCAGCGGCGGCCGAAAGGCCCGATGCCTTCAGTGTCATAAGTTCCTTTCTCAATGATTCAACTTCCGTTTCTAAAGCACGCACTTTCCGACCAAGGGGATTGCCATTCTGGAAGTTCAGTCCACTCGAATACAACAGTGAGGTCATTCTCTGGACTGTCTCAATGCTTTGATTGTCTTCATTCTTACGCAGCCGGAAACAGGTTACTGCCTAAAATTGTTTCGTAGTTGGAACAGTAGACGGGCAGACAAACAATGATCATTCCCATTCGGTGTATGAACTGTGGAAAGCTAATTGCCGATAAGTGGCGATATTACCAAGCCGAATTGAAGAAACTAAAGGGCGACCAGTCCGAAGTTCCATATTACATGGACGGGACTACGGTTCCCGCAACACCTGAAAAGAAGGTATTAGATGAACTAGGTCTTACTCGGCCCTGTTGTCGGAAGCACTTTCTTACACAGAAAGATTTAATAGAGAAAATCTAGTGAAACAGAAGAGTCATTGACAGATGGAGTTCTTCTTACCATCAGTTCTTGTTTTATTATTAGCAGCGGCAGTTGTCTTTTTTGTATTTCCGTCATTGGGCCCTTTGACGCTCGCAGTCGTCTCGATGGTTCTTCTTACGCTCGGAGTCTATCAACACTGGACACAGTTTGGCGTTGAATACAGAATGTCGACATGGCAACTTGGATCGCTCGCGTATGCTCCTTATTTGATGGTAGGTGGTCTTCTGGTCGCAATCATCATTTATCTTGGTTATTTGCTTCCTGTGTCCTCATCTTCTTCCAATTCTACGGCTTCGATTATTCCGATGCCGACCGTCGCAAATATGCCGTCCGCAAATACATCAACAAACCCTATTACGGCAGGCATCAACAGAGCTATAAATACGGTGACAAACCTGGTAAAGAAGAATAATAACAACAACAGAACACTTGGATTTCCTCCTTCGCAAGTCTAATCTACAAGTAGAAGTAGACGATGACAACGCGGAAACAAAAAAAGGGTATGATGACAATACCTCAACTACGCAAATCGTTTGATCATATGGAACGCTTCACACTTTCGCTTTTGAGAGGCCCGACAAGGGATCAGGCCGCTAGACGCAGGGCTTTTCAAAAGGAATGGCTAAAAGTCTTCAAGAGACCTGTCGATGATAAGGCCGCGGATGCGTATCTTTTGTTTGAGGCGAAGAAAGGCAAAGGCAAAGGAACACGCAAACAGAAAGGCGGGTCTTCTCCTCTAGGAGGAGCCCCTTTAGACTATACAATGGGCCCTGGTCTTACGCAAACGCAGGGCCACTATGGTTCCTTTCCGGCCTACGTCGATTCCGGATTTGATTCGTATGCGACAAAATTCAACCAGGATTCAATCACGGCACAGTGTGGCCAGGTAGACACGACGCCGAAGTTGGCGGCCGACATGGGCTCAAACCAGGTATCACAGAAAGGAGGAAAACGGAGCAGAAAGCTTCGTAAGCAGATGGGAGGATTCCCGACACTGGCGGAGTTTGGATCTGCTCTAAGTTTCCGTCCTCTTCTAGCAAATAATCCGACGACCGCACTGTATGATGCCCAGATGTATTCGAAGGGCCTTCCACTACCCGCCTCGGCGTCTCCGAATACGGCGAACCCTCCCTACATGGCCTATAAGCCTACCCTGGTCAACACGACGGCCACAGGAATAGCTCGTGAGTTGACATCTGAAATACGTTCATAATACTGTAGTCTAAGTTTAATCGGTATCAGAAGAAACCTAACAAACGAATAGGGTTCTTCCGATGCAGACATTGAAAGGTGATGAAGCTCGGCAGTTAGCAAAACAGCTTCTTGATTCTTATTTTAAAACGACTGTCTACCCATTCACAGCACACCATATCGATTCGTTCGATCAATTCCTGAGCGAAGGCTTACCGAGTATTCTCCAGGCCAGAAATCCTATTTTAATTGTAAAGGAGCCAATTCAAAACAAAGGACTCTACAAATACAAAGTTGAAGTCTATATTGGAGGTCTCGATGGAAAAGGCATTTCAATAGGCACTCCCACAATCAGTCTCCAAAAAGCGGAAGAAGTCCGCCTACTCTTTCCAAATGAGGCCCGTCTCCGAAATTTAACGTATGGATCAATCATTCTCGCAGATGTATTTGTCCGTATTACAATCCAGACAGCCAATGAGGCGGGGGAATTACAAGGAGTGCCCCACGAGATTCAGTTTGTAAAAGACGAGGCTACAGGTGTCGATAATCGTATACCTCTATTTCGTATGCCGATTATGCTTCATAGTCGTTACTGTGTTCTTCACGATAAGCCTGCCGATCTGCTACGAGAGGCTGGAGAATGTGAATATGATTATGGAGGCTATTTTGTTATTGATGGGGCTGAAAAGGTGTTAATTACGCGTCAGGAACAGGCTTTCAACACACTCTATATCTCAAACCAAACAAATCCGCAGATTAAACAATATTCATCTATTTCGTGCCTTTCACCGACTACGCGTCAAGTGAAACGTATTTCCTTTATGATGTCAAGGGCAACCGATGCGATTCAAATCTCTATTCCGTTTGTAAGAAAGCCTATTCCGATTTTTATTTTGTTTCGTGCCCTGGGTGTTCAATCCGATAAAGATATTGTAAGACTTATATTCCCTGACGAGGACTCTGCGGAAACAAAACTCCTTGAGCCCTATCTCATACCGAGCATTCTTGAAGCCCTGCCGTTTGTGGATACCTACTCTGCGGTTCATTACATAAAAGTCCTGACAAAGGGTTTTTCAGAGGCCCACGTTCTCGATATTATCCACAATCAACTCTTTATTCATGTTCAAGATATACCGTTAGCAAGGGCGACATATCTCGCAGAACTTGTAAGATCGATGTTGCGTGTATCGAACGGAATCGACGAACCCACAAATCGTGACGATGTGCGTAATCAGCGTTGCCTGACGAGCGGCTTCTTGATACAGATGCTTTTTCAGGGACTCTATACAAACTGGGCAAAGAAGGTCGCTCTCGCCATTGATAAAGAATATGCTTACAAGCCGCAGATATATCAAGACGAGAAGTTTTTGGATATTTTTGCTCCTGGAAATCGGTCCCATTTATTCATGCCGAATCTCATTACAGAAGGACTTATGCGGGGATTCAAAGGAAAATGGTCATCAGGCCCTAACAGCGAAGAAAAAGCTGGAGTTCTTCAAAGTCTTTCAAGACTCTCCTATCACGACTTCCTATCACACTGCCGCCGCGTTGTCCTCGATTTCGACACAACAATGAAACTTCCTGGGCCGCGTCGTCTAAATCCGAGCCAGTATGGATATTTCTGTACCAGCGAAACACCGACGGGTGGTTCTATCGGCATCACAAAAAATCTGAGTATTATGGCTCACATATCTACAGGCACAAGCCCCCTATCTATGATCGAGTGGCTTTTAAAGAGAGGAGGAGTTATAAATTGCGATTCTGTAAATGATGATGTTCGAAAGGCCGCGGTTCCCTTTTTTCTAAATGGTGGTATTGTCGGATATACACTGAGGCCCGCGTTGCTCAGAGATGTCTTGAAGCTATTTAAATGGACAGGATGCCTTCCTGCCTTTTGTAGTATTGGATTTAGTATTCGCGATCGTCGTGTCTTTTTGTATATGGACGAAGGGCGACCTGTGAGGCCGCTGATCCACTTGGGGCCTGGTGGAACACTGCCTCTTGATACACTCAGAAAACTTACAAAATGGCGTGATTTGGTCATGGGCAGTTTTTTTGTCACTGCGGCCAGAGAAATTAGCACGCCTGGATTCTTAGATCCCTTAAAGGACAAGGAATCTGTGAAACTGGAGGATTATGTAACCCTTCTTCAGGATAAAACGGGTGTTATTGAATATGTAGATCCTTATGAGCAGAATGAGATCTATGTTGCGAATTTTCCCGAATATATTGTTACAGAGACATCTCATTTAGAAATTCATCCGTCCACAATTCTCGGACTCATGACGAGCATGATTCCGTTTCCGAATCACAACCAGTCACCGAGAAACCAGCTGAGTTGCTCACAGAGTAAACAGGGTCTCTCGGTGTATTCTACAAATTACCAGAATCGGTTTGATAACCAGGTCCATGTTCTTTGTTATGGAGAGGCACCTCTCTGTCGCACTCTATATTATGATTATGTAGCGGATGGAAATATTGGATATGGGCACAATTTAATCTTAGCAATTGGATCCTTTACTGGATACAACCAGGATGACGGTATTGTTATGAATGCGGATGCTTTAGCGAGAGGTATGTTCCGCAGCATTTCGTTCCGTTCCTATGAGGCCTTTGAGGAGGACGATGAAAAGGCGGAAACCCAAACACGAATTGCGAATCCTGCGAGAGTTCCTGGATGGACATCCTTGAAACCTGGTATTGACTATACAAAACTAGACGATAGAGGATTAATCAAGGAGGGAGAATATGTTGACCAGAATACTGTCATTGTGGCACGCTATTTAAGATCAAAGTCTGGGCAGATGCGAGATATGTCAGTTACACCGCAAGTGTGGACACATGGCCGTGTTGAAAAGGTTGTTGTAACGGTTAGCAATACAGGTCTCCGCCTCGTAAAAGTCCGTGTTACACAAGACAGAATTCCTGAGTTGGGCGACAAGTTCTCGAACCGCCACGGGCAAAAGGGAACGCTAGGAATGGCGATCAAGGGCTGTGATATGCCGAGAACAGTGGATGGTGTTGTGCCCGATATGATCATGAATCCACACGCGATTCCGAGTCGTATGACAATTGCCCAGCTTCTAGAGACAATTTTCGGAAAGGCCGCGACTGCGTGTGGTGCGATTGCGAACGGGACGAGTTTTATGAATGATGGAGATCCGAGTGAGGCCATTGGAACTATCCTGGAACAAGAGTTTGGAATGGAACGGTATGGAAATGAAGTTCTCTATGATGGAACAACAGGAGTTCAGATTCAGAGCACCGTCTTTATTGGTCAATGTTACACGATGCGTCTGAAGCACATGACAGAAGATAAGCTAAACGCGAGAGCACAGGGACGCAAAGAACAACGAACGCATCAACCGACAGGAGGACGTGGTAATGAAGGTGGTCTGCGTATTGGCGAGATGGAATGCTGGGCCATGGAGGGTCATGGTGTCAGCAAGTTTTTCCAGGAGTCATTGATGAAGAGAGCAGATGGAACTGAATTTACGATCTGTAATGGATGCGGCACGATACCCATTGTGAATAAGAAAGAAGGTATCTATATCTGTCCTATGTGTGATGGGCCTGTGAAGTATTCTGGAGACACAGTATCAAATCTGGAGGCCCTTCCTCCAAATAAGCGTAGTTTAGCGACCTATTCCACTGTGGAAATGCCTTATGTTGTAAAACTCTTAGAGCAAGAGTTATCGACGTATATGAATATTGGAATGCGGTATTTGACCGCGAAAGATGTTCAACAGTTACCTACACCTGATGTCTTAAGTATTGATGACGAATTAATGGCGGAGTTTGCGAATATGGAATTGCCTGAGTATATCTATAAGGATACACGAGAGCCTCCTCAAATTGTCGAGGAAGTGAAGGTCGTTGAGGTCAAGCCAGAGGATTTATCTGCGTTAGGAGCGGCTCCGAAACAGAACACGGACGCACCTGTCGTTCCGTCGGAAAATGAACGTTTGGCCGCAGAGGTCGATTTTGCTGATGCTACTGCCGCGAATACGGCCGCGAATGCAGGCAATGCCTCTGTCTCTGTCCCTGCCCCTGTCCCTTTAGGACAAGGCCAAGAACAACAACAGCAACAGCAACAGGTGCCTGTAATGATGCCAATGATGGTTCCGATGATGATGGCACCGCAAGGAATGCAGCAAGGGGCACCTCCTCTACAATATATAAATCCCGCAGGACCTGGTGCCCCGCCCACACTTGTTGTCGATACAAGTCGTGAGGCAATGGAGGAGAGTGGATTTGTGCCTCAGCAACAACAGCAGCAGCAACAATCTAGACCAGCAAACAACCAAACAAGACGTAACTCTAGAGGTGTTAGCTTTCAACAGCCGCAACAACAGCAACAACAGCCACAGCAACAACACAATGTAAAGGTAACGATAAATAAGTTGGGCTAGGCCAGGGCAATAGCCTAAATTTGATTCGCTCCATCATAAAAAGAAAGGTAGCACAGGATGAACTTTGAGGTATTTGATCATCTTTATAGAAGTCGCAAGGTTCTTCTTCGTATTTTATCCGAACGCGGATATAACACGAAGCCGTTTGAAAAGTTTGGCCCAGATGAAATTAACTTGATGGTGACCGCAGGCCAGGAAGCTCTCCGGATGGATCTAGAGCGACCTCTTGAAAAGGCAGATTCGCAGATTACAAAGTGTCGCGTTGTCTATTCTCTTGTGAAGGTTAAGAATCGCCTCAGTGGATTCATTAATGATCTCTTAGACGATGAAAAGACCGATCCTGTAGATCCAAAGACGACGGAGGTCATTGTAATGTTGGCTGCCCCCGAGGGTGAGCCTGTTGTAGAAGTGTATCATACTGCCGCATATGAAAAGTGGGGTGCCCATAAGCTTCGCATTGCCTTCTTTCGAATTGCGAACCTAGTCATTCATCCTTCCGATCATGTTCTTGTTCCAAAGCACGAAAAGGTTCCGAGGGCCGAAATTCCATTCACACAGACCGAGCGTGTGAAGTTGCCGCTTATTCGGTATCATGAAGATATACAAACTCGTGTTCTAGGGATGATTCCTGGTGATGTTGTAAAGATTACGAGGCCGAGCCCTTCAGCGGGAGAGTATATTATGTATAGGATTTGTTCTCCGTAGAGAAAAGATGAGAGCACTGCCTTCAACACCGCCAGAAAACAGAGATTGTGCGTATGCTAGACAATATTATTCAAGTCAAGAAAAGTATGATACTTTTAAGGAGACACAAGATGTTTTTAATCATGACAGTTTAGCTAGTTTGGATACTTATTTTTCAAATCAGTATTATACTGATTCATCTTCAAGTGATCCAGCTGCTCAGCAACGTATGACACAGAAGCTAGCAACTCTTACTTATAAAAAAAATTTCATGAATTATTTTAAACGTTGTGTTAACAATGATAGCATTAGTAAACAAGATCAATCTAGTGAGATTTATACTATTCAAAAGACATTGGATAAGAAAAGAGAAGAACTAAAAGATAAAGAGGAGATTGCGGCACAGGCAAAAGAACGTGCTTCGCTTCTTGAAAAGCCCTATAATAAAACAACTGTCTGGGAGGCCTGGTTTCCTTTAGGAAGGCCTTTAAAGAAGGAAAGTGTCCCGGTTCTTTTAGGACTATCCATTTTCTTCTTAGTTCTATCGCTTGGTCTATTTCTACGTCTGGCTTCTATTGAACTACAGTTTACTCCTCAAGGATATTCTTTGGACAGGATACCTCTAATTGGGTCATTTTTTACTCCTAGTTATCAATAGACAGACAAGGATGGCCTTTTGCACAGCCGAAACAATTACAGATTCTACATTAAACAGGGTATATAGTCCATCTGTATTACCGAGTGGTTCAGTTACTCGTGATTCAAATGACAGGTTACGGATCGAGTCACTTAAGACTATTTACGATGGTCTCGTTAGTAACGGAAAGTTATTCACAGCAGAATCCTATCAGAAGCGACTTCAAAATATAGGATCACCTACACAAGAGACACGTGAACAAGTAGGAAAAACTCTACCGAATGTTGGTGAAACCGAAAAGGCAACAATGAATGAAATAAAGAAAGAATTCTGTCATTATTACAATCGGTATAAGTTTTCCCTTGATGAACTGTTTGATGTGATTGCTACGACCTCCTCTGGCAGCACACTTTCCGATGGACAGCAGGCGAACATTAATAAGAATCTTGATATAGTCAAGGGGTTTAACACAAAACTCAATGATCTTGTTCAAATAACGAATTATATTGCGACAAGGAGTGCCTCTGAAATGGGCACTCAAAGCACTGATATTAACAGGTTGAATGAGAAAATTACAAATACGTATGGAAAGCTTGCGTCCCACAATGCCATGTTGAGAAAGGAGACGGCTGTCAGTGACTTACGAAAGCAGATGGTTGAGTTCTCACAGGAAAAGAACCTTTCGGCGAATAACCTACTTGCACTCTATGGATTTTTGAATTTGGTTTCTATTGGCCTACTCTTCTATATTTATCGCAAATAGAGTAGGAGATGGGTAATATCCAAAGCAATTCAGACCTTACCCGGCTTGTCCAGGATGTTCAGTATACAGCTGCGTTAAAAGGCATGTCTGATGATCAAAAGGCCGCTTATTTTTCATCACAGAAAGACAGTCTAATTGATAATCTTACAAATGACAGACAGTCCACGTTTCAGAAAACATATACCGACGCTGTTCGCAATAATGCGATCCAAAACTCATTACTTTACTATCACGTGAGAAATCGTGACGTAGATGATATCGGTGAACAGTTAAATAAATCGAATCAGGATGTTATTGGTATCGCAAAAGGAAATAAGGATTTGGCTACACGGCAGCGTGAAATCAACGAATGGACTTACGGCAATAAGCTAGATACTCTCTTTGTCTTTCAGATTCTCTTTATAACTGTCTTGCTTTCCTCCGGATTTGTCTACCTTCAAAAGATCGGCCTTTTCTCGAACTCTCTGCTTGGTATTCTCGTAGGCATTCTTTTGTTTGTCGATATTGTTATCATCATAAACCGTGTGAATTATACAAATCGGGTCAGAGACCAGAGATATTGGAACCGTCGTCAGTTTGGCCACTTTAATGTGGATACAGGATCAGGCCCTTCTGACTGCCCTCCTGCGAAGGCAGGCTTTAAAGATTATAGCCCCGCCCCTGTGTCTGCTCCTGGTTTAATTAAAGTCTAGTAGAGTAGATAGAGTAGATAGAAAATGACTGATATGGGCTCAGAACTACGTAATTTTAAAATTGATTTAGAACAATTAGATGCGAGTGTGAGAAGTTATTTAAGGAGCGACGCGTCTACAAAAGAACTCATTGAGACAGTTACAAATGTAAAAGACCGTCTTGGCGAAGTCGAGAATCGTATTGAGGCCGCAGAACAAGCCGCAGCGACCTATGACCGTGAATTTCTTGAACGAAAGAACGGCATGCCGTCTACATTTGTTAAGGACAGAATCTATACTCTTCAGGATTTTAGTTTCTTTTTCTTCTTTGTGAGCTATTTAATCTTTGCTTTGGCGATCTCCTTGACCGTCGAGCAAAAAATACAAACTTTAACTACTTTTTTTATTGTTGGCATTGTTATTATGTTAACAATTGTGCGGTATGCCTAATCTGCGATCGCAGGCTCGCCCTCTTCATGAAACCTCTCGAATTCCTCCACCTCCTCGTCTTCCAAGAAAACACGGATGTGGCTGTAGGTCCTCTTTCCTCTCGAATCGCCGAACGCATCCTCGCAGCGATTCTCCAATTCACTCATGTCCAGCTTTCTGGCACCCGTGGCATCGGCCCAACGCTTGTAGCATTTAGCAATATCCTTGAGAGCCACCACATTGTTTGTGATCTCGTCATATCCATCGCGACGCTCCCTGATACGCTCGACACGGAACTTCGCAAAGGAATCGTGGTCGGACTTATACTTCTCACTCTCCTGCTTAATAATGGCAGGCTCAGGGTGGAGGCCATTTGGCATATACTCCGTCTCATAGATATGGACTAGAAGTGACAAGAACGGCTCCCGCCAGGAAATCAGCTTCTCCTCGAGCTGGTTGTCACGCGGAAAGAATCCAGGCGTGCCCTTGACAACGTCAGGGTGATCCTCGGGCTCAAAACGATTCTCAAACTTAATAACACGAACACGCCGCCAGGTGCCATTGTCCATGCTATTGATCGGCGGCAACGTATTACACATCATAAAGATACGTCCCATGATCTTGAAACGCTCCTGGTCACCGTATAAAGCTCGGGCCTCAATCATATCCTCACCGCACATCTGCTTCATGCGGCTCGTATTTAGGGGCTCCTTGGCGTCAGGCTCCTGCGAATAGATAAAGCGACGACACTTGGCCACGATCAGATCTGGATTCGCGGCACCTGACTCAGGACGCTTCCTCGTAAACACAGTTGACTGAAGTGGTGTCTGATAGTCACCGAATGTCAGCTCCATCAACTTGATTAGCTTGGACTTACCGTTTGAGCCCACACCAATCATAAAGTAGAAGAGCTGTTCCTTGTTTGTGCCCTCGAGACACGCGGCCAGGAGTTTCAGAACATGCTTCTTGAGTTCAGGGCGAGGAAACAACTTAGAGAAGAAATCATCGAGCTCGGCCTGTCGCGGATCCTTCGGATCGTAGGGCACATAATTGATCGCAGGGAAATCGGGCAGATTCTTGCCTGCGAGGAAACTCACATAGTCTTCAGGGCGACCCTCACGAAAGATCACACGCTCTCTCGTATCCCCAGGCTCTTTTACACGAAGCTCTAGAACTCCGTTCGCACACCCGAATAGATTCGGATTCACATTCAGTCTCGTCATGAAATCGTCGTCGGCAAAGAGCGTCTGGTTCATCTTCATAACGGAATCGTTGAAGCCTGTTGAATACAATTTTATTTGCATCTCGGTCAATTGCTTAATCTTTTCAAGATTATTCTTTCTATCATTATCCGTTAGACCACGATTACGAGATCCTACAGAATCTGCGGCATCCTGAATCTTGTCAGCCACATCAATACAAATCTTCTTGCGGAACTCTAGACCCTGATTCAGAACACGCCACATATTCATAAGATCATCATATAGATACCACTCTGTATTCTTGCTGCTGATCGACGCAATTACAATAGAACCATACATCTTGTGCATGAGTTTAGAGATATGATAATGTGTCGCATCTGTCTTCTCAATAATATACGCATGAATGTCCTCGTCAATAATCTCGTTATACTTCTCATTATTGTCGTCGCGGGCCCACTTATACAAGCTGCGAATACCTAGACGAGGTCCATCACCATCCTTTCGCATGCCGTGAAACCAGTCCCTGCGGAGTTTTCCTATATCATTGCCTGCGAACTTGGATGACTTTCTGCTGAAGTCCATCCATAGATCAAAGTTTGCCTCGGACTTCTCAATGTTGTGAAGGCACCAGCCTACACGAATCCACTGGTCTCTGTTATCAGCACGTTCAATTGAAAGACACTCGAGGACCATTCGTTTTGTGATATCCGCCTCTCCTTCATTCTTTGGAACAAGTGCCTGGTGAATTTGTAGAAGTTCATTAATCGTTGTATTTGCCTCCACCATCGCAGTCGGGTCAGGCGTAGCCACAGGGGCACTATATGCCTGTTGCTGTGGATTCAATAGATCCTCAAACTCGCCCTTCACGTCGTCACGGATGACGGTATCATCATCATCCACCTTGTAGCGAAGACTCATAAATTCTAAGAGCTGACGGCTACTGAACTTTTTCACATCGTCATCCTCCCACGTGTTGCTTTCAGGATAGAAAGTGTAAATAGCTTCAAGTTTGTAGGCGGGGATGGCTGGCTTGGAGGCCCCATAAAACATCCAGCCCTGCTTCCTGCCCATACTTGCGTCATACACATCTTCATCCTTGTTGAAATAGCCCGTTTGGCCAAAGACCTCCGTAATGGCCGAACGGGCCAGGAGATACTTGCGGACCACGTTCCACTTATCATTCATGAATGGAAGATCAGGGCACATAATATGAATACCATCCTTGATCTTATCCCTATCTGCGTAGGGCTGGGGCCTCAGAGTCACACAGAATCGCAGCTTCTCGAAACTGCTGATATCAATGAAGTGGTCAATCGCATCCTTGACCAATTTACAGATCGCACGTAGATGTGTATCGTCAAAGGCCCGAGTCAGATTCTTATCTTTCTTGTAATGGAAATCGAAATCAAGCAAGAATGGCTTCGACTTGTCGACACGGGGCTGTTCGACAAAGCCAAGAGCCCGAAGATTCTTCACAAACAAATAGTCGTTCAACAAGTCAAGAAACTTCGGATACTCGGCATCTGTGACAAGCCACTTACCTGTTAACTCTCCCATTCCCGTAACGGTCGCATCCTTGCCTTCACCCTTCTTAGCGATATGTTCGCAGAGAAATTTCCATAATCCATGTTGGTGAAACAGGTCAAGGGTAGAGGTGGCCATCTACTTATTCATGCGATTTCACTAGGAAAAAACAAACTCAAATTTACCCAAGCAACTCACTAGCTAAAGCTTCTTGATAAAACAAAGAAAGAAGTCGTGTAATGTCAGGACAAGGAGGACAAGTAGGGCGCCGTTTAATGAAAGATAGTTTGAGAGCAAAAGAAGAATTAATGGTAAAGAGTGGTATATGGTATTGGTTTAATGAGACTAATTTTAAGCTAGGCGAGGCATTAATTAGGGGCCCTCCATCCACGCCCTATGAAGGTTGTCTTCTTCATTTCTCTTTCGTGTTTCCTGACGATTATCCGTTCTCTCCCCCGAAAGTGACATTTTTGACGTGTGATTCCTATACACGGTTTCATCCGAATTTGTATACAGAAGGCAAGGTCTGTCTAAGCATTCTAGGAACATATACAGGTCCTGGATGGTCTGGAACCCAGAGTCTGTCGACAGTTCTCTTAAGTATAATCGCATTGCTGGATGATAACCCCCTGTCTCACGAACCGGCGTTTGAAAGAGGAACTCTCATGGAAGAAAAACATAAAAGTTACGCAGACGCAGTTGAATATAACATGGTAAACCTTATGTTACAGACTCTTAAAAGACATAAAAATAATCTTGAAATGTCACCGTGGCGGCATTTTCACGATATATTGGAAGATGAGATACCCAAACTTGAAGTCATTCTAAAGAAAAAGATTGAGGAACGGGCATCTTTACCCGAACGTCACTGGTCGAATTTAACGTATGGGATGAGCGTGAAGTCAAATTGGCGTGGCCTAAAATTGAGTGTTAAAGAGGAATAGAAAAGCGGTATAAAGAAGATGAAGTTTTGTCCTAAGTGCGAGAATTATCTTTACATGGACGCAAAGTCGGGTGAACTTTTGCGTCTATGTCGCACGTGTGGGTTCTCCGAGAAGGATACGCAGGGAGGTTTGGCGATGGAAACCGTTGTTCAGGAGCGGTCGAGTGAGGGGTATAAGATTTTGCTGAATGAATTCACCCGGCAAGATCCAACGTTACCTCACGTGGTAACGATCAAGTGTCCTAAAGCTACCTGTGTCACAAACACGGGAAAGCAACAGAGGGATGTTATTTATATCAAATATGACGCAGTCAATCTGAAGTATTTGTATATCTGTAATGTGTGCGGTGAGCAGTGGAGGTCTAGGTCCTAAATCTGTATCCATTCTATAGGAAAGAGTTCCGATGTGTCAAAGCCACGCATCCATTCCTTCGGGACACAAATCGGTGATCTAGACTGATAGGCCCCCAAGAAAGCCCCCCACCATGAAAACGTGGAATTCGCACAGATAAATCCTCCACCGCATACAGTCATGGCCGCTAATGCCTTGACTTCATTTGGCTCGTCAATAAACTCTTTTTGATTTAATTCCTGAAAACACGGTTGGCTCGTACACCACTCTAGATCATCTGAAAAGATCTTAAAGACAACATTTTTGTCTTTGAATACCTGTATCGCCTTTCGATAATATGCCTCTGTTTGGATATAATGGACATCGGAATGCGGCGGCTTCAAGAAATCTCCTCGACGCACGTGAAGGCCTACCCAGTCATCTCTAGGGTTTTGAGTGCCCAATCCTTTCAAGAAAATGGCACGTATCTTTTCTTCGTGCTTTCCTATCGGCGGATAATACTGAAAATATCCATGAATGACCAGATTACCCGTGATGCTCTTATCAACAGACCAAGGCTCAAATCCAGGCTCACCAGGATATGCACTAAATCCGAAGGATACGAGCTGTTCAATCGCAGTCCCATCAATCACACGATCAATGCGACTAGGGAATTCCTTGAAGACAGACTCGCGATAGTCGAGGCCTGTATTATGAATCTGGGGCTGTTCGAATGGAATGAGAACTTTACGCTCTGTCTCATCTGCGTAGACAAGAGCAGCCGCGACCTGAAAGAGTTGGTTTCCTAAACCTCCTTTTCGCACAGGAAGAACATATGTCATCTACCTTTTTACTTAAAGGATTCTTTATGTTAATGGTAAATGGAAGATCTTGTGAATGCCGACCAGTTAACCTCGATTTATAAAGCCTATGACTCAGAACACCATGTATTTCAAGCTCCTCCCAAACTCCATCTTTTTGTAACACATTACAATTCGTTCCCCTATCTTCTCAAATGTATCTATTCTATCTTTATTCAGGAAGTATCTATACCTTTTGATATAACACTTATTGATGATTGTTCTGATCTGCCTGAGACCTATAGGCAAGAGTTTGAAAAATGGAAAACAATCGAGCCAACCAGGTTGCGTGTCCATCAGAACACGACACGTCAATCGAAAGGTGTTAATCTCTTTAAATGTTTGGAGATGACACCATATGAACCAGAAGATGTTATCTGTGTTCTAGATGGTGATGACTGGCTCACCGATGAGAACTCCTTACAAAAAGTTGCGACTGCGTATCAGGAAACTGGATGCTGGGTTACGTATGGATCGTATAAACATTCGGATGGAACTCCTGGATGTTGCACACGGCCACTGACTCCTCATCACTATGAATCAGAATTAAAAGGTCGCGGGTTTCGAGAGGCCCCCTGGGTTTTCAGCCATCTCTTTACAAGCAAAGCATTTCTCTGGTCTAAACTCTCTAGAGAGATTCTTACGTTTAAAGAATCTATCGCAACAATGGCTCCTGATCAGCTTTTTAATATTCCTATCGCAGAAATGGCAGGGACAAAGAGAATCCATTTCATATCAGATGTTCTTGTAATATACAATAACGAGAATCCTATAGGAGAATGTCGCGTAGACGCAAAAACACAAGAAATGACGGATCGTTTAAATCGGCAGAGAGACGCATTTTCTGTTCTAAAAGATATACCAAGTCAGGATGTATCTATTCTTATACCGTGTAAGGGTCGCAGAGAACTCCTAGAGACGACACTCAAAGTCTTTCAAAAAGAACAAGAAAAAACGACAAAACGCATCGCAATTACTCTTGTAGAACATGATACTACTCCTAATTATAGACAGTTTGCCTTAGAGAATGGCCTTGGGTGGATCTATATTCCTCTTCTTGACTCACCGTTTCATCCTCTGGGCCAATTCAATAGAGGACTCTGCTTTGATATTGGTTTCATTTATGGGCCAAAGGCTACATATTATCTATGCCATGATAATGATTTACTTGTTCCAAAGGATTTCTGGTCACTCTTACAACAAAATATTGAAAGAGAGAACTTTCAGGCCCTACAGACATACTCAGATCGATTTGTCTGGCAGACATCAAAAGAAGTATCGGAGAAAATACAAGGTGATTTATCCTGGTATTCGAACGGATTTTCAATTAAGGAGCATTGTACAGAAAATTCTCCTGGGGCAAAAGGAGGAAGTATTCTTGTAAGCCATGACCTCTATCTAAGGGCTGGAGGCCACGACCCGCAGCTGTTTTGGGGGTATTCGCCAGAAGATCGAATGTTCTGGTTGAAGCTCGGACTTCTGACACACATCGGCCATGGAGATTCACCTTCGATACCTCTAACACATCTCTGGCATTTACCCGCAGGATCTCAAAACCCCTTATTATCTGCGATGAATAACGCTTTTTATACAATTGAATCACAGGCTGATGAAGTGAAGCGTGCCTACACAGAACTTAAGTCCTCGCATTTTAAACAGTTTTATTCAGATGCTCTGGAAGGCTGAGTGTCTCAAGAATTGCCATAGGTCTACATTTCAAGGAGGTGAATGATTTCTCGCCTGTTACGAGGTAGACCCATGATTCAGGTTTCCACGATGACGCAATTGAGGCATACGATTTATCCCCAACAGATAGCCACTCATGTATCTTTTCTTTCGTCTGATTCGAAAGCAATGATATAAATGGTTTTATGCTTACAAGAGACACAAGGAGCTGAAAGAGGTCACGGCCTTCTTTGGGACACGGATCCATTGGTGGTAAGACACCATCTCCTAGATTAACGAGAGAGCTGAGGCATGCGAATCCAAAATCAAGGATAATGACTTTAAAAGGACACTCAAGAGTCCATGACGCGATTTTAAGTGAACAGGCGCCTTCTTGAAGTAGAAGATTATCAGCTTTGAGATCCCGATGGTCAAGGTTGAGTTTTGTCTCGAGTGACCAAAGAAGAAGACTTAATTGAGCTATGAGAAGGAAGAAATCGCGATCAGGAGTTGTCGAGCCTCTAAACCACTCAATCACTGTTTTTCCTTTGATTTGATCCATTGAAAAACAGGGCCTTTCTTCTTTTAGAAAGATATCATGGACTTTCGGAATAGCCCACGGCGCACCTTCAGATACCAATACACTATAACACAAACTCTGAAGAATGGCCTCTTGGGTTAAATTCATCTCATCTAGACGCGGCACTTTAACCATGACTGGCTCGATTAGACCAGCGGTGATACGTTTCGCACTAATAAGATTGCCATAGGACCCATGATTCACTATTTTCTCCAAAAATAGATGGGCCCTGAGAGTGGATGTTGCAGTGAATAGAGTTCTATCCTTATCTCTATAAAAGGCATAATTTGAGAGAGGAATGGTATCCAGCTTATCAAGAGTATAAGACCCCTGGATACCCAGTGGATTTAACTCTAATTTAAGATTTTTTATCATCCCTTCAGATACCTATCTATATCAGATGGATTCTTAAAATTTTTTGCGAGTTCGACCGCAGCCAATTCTCTTGGATGTTCAGGTTGGCTTGAAACTCCGTATCGATCAACAAAACTCTGGGTCGGCGACGGTTGGAGAGTTCCTGTTTCCTTGTCCCACCATCGCACTTGAATTACACGAAGATCTGGTTTATCTTCGCGTTCAAATAAAGGAAGTGGAACATATCGACCTTTCCAGGCATAGAAACGCTGATCAATAGTGTCTGGATTGAGACGGCAACGACGAAGCCACCGTTCAGGGATTTCAGACTCCTGAATGGGCGTCCATCCCTCTCTCCGAAACTTGGCCTCCCAGAGATCTGGGCGTCTCCGCTGATCCACGTGTATTAATTCGTGAATGAGTGTTTCTTGCTTTCTCTCTTCAGGAAAAAAGGCAGGCATACAAATCAAATTAGGAGGACGTGTATGCGGCATACCCGCCTCCGCCATTGGATGCATTGTAATGATTTCTGTATTTAAGATCCAGGGCTGCGACTGACTATCCATTGTAGGAGTATTGTAATAGAGACCACTTCTTGATAATGCGTTAATGGGATCTTTTTGAACTCTTTGTTGAAAGTGGTCAATTGCCTCCGCCTTCTTTAGTTGCTCCATCCTTTGCCTTTGCTTTTATAGCCGTAGCTTTTGCTTTCTTTGCCTTTTCCTTTTCTTCAGTATATTCCTTTACAATTGCCTTGTGGAGAAAGTAAGTATTGATCTTTGACTGGCTTGGGGGCTTTGTTTGTCCTGTTGTTGACGCTGACTCTACAGGAACAACAGGAGGAGGAACAACAGCTGCCGCAACTTTGGGCTTACCAGTCACTGTTACACCGAATTGCTTCGACATAAACTCGCGTTTCGCGGAATTAGTACATGCTTCCAGGGCCTTCTTGAACAGCAAATCAATCGCAATCTTTTCACGTTCTGAATCCATGAGCCCCTTTACAGGCATCTTGAATCCAGGAACTTTCTCAACCATGATACCAAAGAGTTGACCAATGGGTTTCATCAGCTGATGTTCAATATAATATTCATAATCGGGCCGCAGTCCATTTGCCTTAATAAACTCTGGAGTCTCAATGCGGTCTCCCTGAAGTTTCGCAGCGGTCTCTCCTGCCTTTGCGGCCACATAGACAAATCCCATTCGCTCACCCGCCGTCGGTGCGTTACCTGGATCTCTCTCCTTTATACGATCCGCCAACACTTTATGGGCTGGAGTGGACTTGTAATTCGCACTCAGACTCTTTGTGATTGTGAGTTGAGAGATACTCATCTTACCATCCACCATATCGAGTGTCTTGGACCGAACAAACTCGGCGGCTTTCGGCACATCCCGCTCATTCAGCAGAATTTTAATCGCACCTCCATAAATTGTTTTGAGCACCGACGCATTGTCACGACGCTTCAAGACAATACCCATCGATGTCTGTTTGAACTCAGTGGCAGAGTCCTCATACTTATTGCCGACATAGCGTTTCTTGCTGAAGATAATGAACTGGTCAAAGACCTTATCATACTCAAAGTCATGCGGCGATTTCAGACAACTTGATATGAATTTACCTGCCTCTTCGGTTAAATCAATTGTTTTCTGAATGGCCCCCTCTCCTTTAATTCCGAAATCGACAAAGAGTGAATCCGTGTCGCCATAAATAACTTTGGCCTGGGGACCTTGCTGCCCCAGGGCCGAGGATGTAGGCCCATAAAACTGTTCAATTGCCTCCTTCGCAAAGAGAATCTGCTTTCGACCATACGAGGTCACAGAAGCAGCCAAATTCTGGAGACGAATCTTGAAAGTCGGTGATCCCAGCTGACCATACAAGGAGTTCGCAGTCAGCTTATACGCCAACTGTTCTGCGTCAAGAAGAGCTTTACGAAACGGATCCGTTTCCTTCTCGGCCTCCTTCCTCTTACTCTTTCTCTTTGACAGCAACTTCGCCACGATATTCGGCAACGTATGCTTTGATCCATCAGTCTTCTGAGCATACCGACACACTCGGACACCAGTCTTAATCTTCTCAGGATGCTTCCGTGTATCCTCAGGGTCAGGCTTCAGAATATCAAACTCAATATCTGTCCACCGTGTTCCTGAAGGGGCATATCGCTCATCAGACTCTTGGCCCCAGGACACCCTGGGCTCCCCGCCATTCAAAGGAAAGTCCTTGACCCATACAAGCGAGTCATGACTAATATTCTCACTAATGATTGTGCTGGGATATAGAGACGCAAAGTCACAAACACCAATCGGCGACTCGCTGTAGAATCCAGGCACTGGATCCAAAACGATCGCTCCTTCATAACTCTCTGCGACCTCATCATCCTCAGCATCTTCTTGATTCCGCGACGGTGAATCGAGAACTTCAACAACTAGACCAAGCTCACGGCAATCCTTGAAGATCAGTGACTCAATCTTGATGCCCTGGCCTCTCGTAAAGATGTAATTGACAGGCACGGAGCAAACATTCGCCATCGACATCGCATTGTTGAAGACATCCAGCTTTTTATAGAGTTCATAGACGAGATCGCAATCCTGAATACAATAGGCTGCGACAGTTGCTCTTCCCGCAGATCCACCTTCCTTGTGGAGCCTGAAGATATCCGCAGGGGATACATCGTCCTTGACAACGGCCCATTTCACCGCGTCACCCTCATACTCTTCAGCCTCAGGGACTTCGACTGTAATTGACTTTCCATCCTCAATTGCCACGATCCGCAACTTCTCACTCACTGTCGGCTCACCTGTATCGTCTAAGAGAACAATGTAGCGACCTACATGAACATCGCCTGTCCCCTTTGTCTTGATTGTCCAGCGACCCTTTACACTGGTATCGACAGCGGAACACTTTCCAGACATGAAATTCTGGCAAACGGCATCGAGCTTATAGGACGGAAGAGACGTGAGGCGACGAACATAATGATAGAGATCTACCTGGAGTCGTCCCTTCGTGCTCCACATATAGAGATAGTTATCACCAAGAGCAGAACTACTCAGAAATTTCGTTTCCAGCTTGGTCATTTCCTTTCCTGACTCATCGGTCGCTCTCAGGCGATTCATTGCCTGAAAGCAGTCATAGTCTGTAATACCGAGCTGTTCGGCCCGCTCCCATATATATTTCTCGTCAAAACCAAAGATGTTATAGCCGATCAGAACATCTGGGTTCATCTCAGACATATAATTGGCCCACGCAAGAAGCATATTCTTTTCAGTCTTGTAACTGTGAACAATGGCGCCGTCAATAGGATCGCATGTCCCGAGAACAAAGATATGCTTTGTAATTGTGGTTCCTCGAACAAAGACGTTGCCGATTTGAATAATGGGATCGCCCTTTGACGCGATTGGAAACTCTCCTGATTCCGAGTAGCACTCAATATCCCAGAAGTTCATAAGAAGAGGCGCGGTCGGTGTTGACGGAATGCCCTTGAACGGCGTTACATCATCCCATTCACACTCGCCATTTCCGTCAGCGTCAAGATCAACTGCCGCCTCGACCCATCCACACGGCTGAAGATCCTGGATATGAAAGAATCGGAGCATTGGGTCGAGAGTCGCATCATAGACTTTGAGAGGCTCATGATCTCTGTAGGGGATGAAGATGGGACGAGTCCGTTCATCCAGAAAGAGTTTCCTGGCATCATACAAGGCCTTCTTGCTTTTCATGCGAATTTCCGCGAAAGGGAAGTCTGCCTCGCCCGTGTATCCATACATTAGCTTCTTTCGACACCGCGAAATCTCAATAGTATCTGGATTCACCTTTGCCTTTACAAGGCGTTTTACGACTTCTGACTTGAAGTCGCTAAACACAGAAGTCTCAGACTTTCCTTGAATCTCTGGAAGGCGAACATAGAAGAACGGTTCAAACTCCTTCACCGTTAAGTGAACAGGAGTTCCTGCCGCTGTGCAGCCAAAGAGATGAATGATATATTTCATGCCGACTCCTTTTTCATATGTATCCTGTGCTATCGCATCAAATAGATGAAATAGTATAGACATTTGCGTGCCGCTTTCCTATAGTAACCGTCAGCCAATTTTACCTACGTGATTTACGTGTCTTTCTAGACCGTCTAGACTTACGATGCGACCGTGTGGGTTTGTGGTGCGACTTGAGGGAGGCAGCGGCCATTAATAAGGCAGCGGGGGCTCCTTCTCTAGAGATTTCCAGAAGAGAGCTCAACAATGAGCCACCTCTCGCTTTATAGGACCCGCCGAGTTGCTGTTTGCCAATAGGCCTCTCTTGGCTCTCTACAAGATCAACAAGAGTATCAGGGGGCTGCTCGAGGGCCTTGACAGATACAGGTCTGAAGATATTGCGTTTCTCACCCGTTGTCATGAGCTCGGGGAGAGGCGTTTCGACCGCAGTCGCAGGGGCAGGGGCAACAGAAGGCTGGATTGAAGCAGCAGTAGCAGTAGCAGTCGCAGTAGGCCGCATATTATTCATGACTGTCTTTACAACACTGTTGGCATTCTTGACTGTTGGAGGAATGGGCGTCTGAAGTAGAGCCTCGAGTTCTGCGGCAGTCTTTGGCGGCTCAGGCATGGCGTTTGTCTTTTTGCCCATGTCATCCTTAAATTCCGCGGCCTTCTTATCCTTGCCAACAAGCAATAAACTAGGATAGCCTTCAATCTTTGCCTTACTCATACTTGTCTTATCAACCATATCATAATGGACACTTGCGGTATTCACATTCATGTTTTCTTTATTGGCATTCTTCCAGACATTGTCACTAAATGTCTTACAGTGTCCGCAGAAATCCGCATGAACATAGACAAGTGTTAACGGTCCCTTTGAAAGAAGACTTTCAAACCCCGCGACATCACTGTCGTTTCTTACATCAATGCTGCCCATTTTTGTATCTCTGCCTCCACGCATTCTCTAAAAGGGAGAAAGAACTTTTCCTCAACTCAAAATAGTAAGGGCCAGTCATGGACGTCGGGTTTATTTTTATCTCTATCATCTTTTTTTCCTATATAGTCCTGTATGTCTCAGGAAAATACTATCTCCGTGAAGGATACGACTGCCAAGCGGCTCCTAAGAAGAATAAGGTAATCATGGAGCCGCAGATCGTGCCTCCGTATCTAACACGGCAAGTATCTAATCTTGATGATTACGAATACAATCTTATTTTTCAGAATGAAGGTGATCGGGAGGTTTCTAAAAGCCTTATCAATAAGCTGAAATCGCAGTATCCGATGGACTGGTCTGTTCAGCCGCCGAGTTCCTCCTTTTTCCAGCAGGGCCTTCAAAAGATGACAGAGGCGTTCAATGACACTCCGGTTACGAACAACGGCGTAGACCCTTATAGAGATATTTCGAATGACGCCCTGATACCTCCCGATACAACACAGCAGGAGATGGAAGAGAGAAAGATCCTTCAGACATATAAGCCGAAGGAATCAGGCGATTTGATATCCTACAGTATTGAAGAGGCCGATAAACTCATCAAAAAGATCTATGATGCGAAGGGTCTTATACCTGTAGTGAAGCGGCAAAAGGACAATGTCTATGAGGTGGTTGGCACGAGACGCAAGGACGAGAAGATCGTGTATGAGGATGAAGAGGCCCCCGCTCAACAGGCCCCTCTGACGGCCGCAGGTGAAGGTGTGATTGATGTTCCCGCGGCAGCCCTTGATACGGCTGCGGGCTTAGATCCGTTCTATTCAACGGCCCCTGCCTCACACATGCCTCGTTGGGACTACCAGCGGTTCACACCTGGCTTGGAGCGGATGTTCGCACCGACGAAGCCTCTACAGAACTGGTCTTAGGCGATAGGTAGTCTTCTTTTTTAGACCTTTTCTTGTTCTTTTTGTTCTTTTCGTTCTTCGTCGGCCACCCGACATCGCCGCTTCATTCATTATTCGTTTTTCTACTTGTAGGGGTGGACCACGCCCTATGTCGTAGCCCAAATAATCTGTCAAATCTAATTTATATCCCTTCATGTCTATCTGTCTAGCGGCAATATCACGAAGATCTTGCTCGTCGCCAATAAATATTCCTTCGAAGGTAGGATCAAATTGTGCTATCGTTGGGTCTATATAAAGATATCTGTTATATGTATCATCTTTATAACGAATAAAAGTATGACCTAGACCAGAAACTATCTGTAAATGATCTTTATCTAGATTCATATATTGCCCCATTGATTTTGATTTAATAAGTAATTTGTATAGATCTTTTGAACCACCGCGACATGTCCTTGATTTCATATTACATGTTGTAATAAGAAGAGGGGTAAGTTCATCGCGTATAGCGTATCGTGTCATTAATTTAGAATCATCTGCTGTTGTCATCTTTACTAGGTATAACTAAAATTATTCTGTTTCACCAATGCTCATTAAAAACATCGCGAGGATTGAAAAGATAACACCGACCTTCTTGAAAGGGCCGATGCTCTCTTTGAAGTATAAGAATCCAGACATAGTCACAAGAACATCACTGAGTAAGTCCCACATCAGATTCATTACAATCATGCTTTCAAATTGAAGAGAACCAAGAAAGATCCAGGGTTGAATCGCATACATGATCGTCGGAAGAATCATCCATCGTAAGAGTTTTGCCTGGTCTTTACTGACCGTTTTAATGACACCAAGCATGAAAGTGTCTAAGGACGCCATTACGAGGCCGAATGTAAATGGTATCCACTCAAGGTGCATTATCTAAAAGATGAAGAAGAATTACTATCAGATGGCAAGTCTTCTTGATATAAGGGAGCGTGAGTTAATACCGTTGATGCCCGAGTGGCCCGTAAAGACTCTTCCTATCGGTGATCTGTGGATCGGCGTAAGCAATGAAGAAATCCAGGAAGGATCTGTGATCGCAGAACGTAAAACAGTTGCCGATTTCGAGGCATCTTTCTTGGATGGGCGTTATAGAGAGCAGAGAACGAGACTTCTCTCTTATTGTAGTGTAAAGAAGGCCAAGCCACTCTACATTATTGAAGGCAGCTTTGACCGTCAGAACTATAGACTTGAAAAGAAGGCATTGTGGAAACTTCTGACACGACTAACGCTCCGATACGGAATCGGTGTATTCTTTACCAAATCGCTGGAGGAAACGGCGGAACTCGCAGAGATCTTGCTCGAACAGTGGACAACAGATCCCAAAGTGTTTCAAGGCGAAATTGTGTCGTATGCGGAAACTCTTCATGTGGGCAAAAAGGAAAACAAGCCGACAATTATCTCAACCATGATGCTTGCCCAGACTCCTGGTGTAACTGTAAAGACCGCACAGGCAATCATGTCGACCTTCAAGAGTTTTGAGTCTGTGTTCAAGGCGACGGAGGAAGAACTCGCGGCGACTCAGGTCACGGAGGCCAGGAAGTTTGGACCCGCGAATGCCAAGAAACTATGGGCTGCGTTACACGTTACCCCTTGATAGGCCAACTGCTGCCGTAATGACTGCCGCCCCAACTGCCGACAGTGTGGAGGGGACTTCTCCAGCAAACAAGTAGCCCCAACCAAAGGATGCCACTACACCAATGAAGGTGAGTAAACTGAAAATGACGGTGGGGACTAGAGGGATCGCATAGAAGCGTAGGCAGTAGCCGATGAATCCGATCAGAACATTGAAGAGAATCATAGGCAGCCATACAGATCCGCGGAAATCGATAGGTGTTCCAGTGGCGGCAGAACCTGCGGCTAGAATCGCAACACCCGCACTATAGAGTTTAATCATACTGAAAAACGGAGTCTTGGTTGGGACAGATTTGACACTAAAATAGATGAGTGTTTCTGTAAGGGCAGCGGTTAACCCAGCAAGAAGTCCTTTCCAGTTATAAGGATCTTTTATATCTTTCGTATCTTCGGATTTATTTCCCATGCTGACAAGAACAACACCCGCGAATGCCAAGATAATTAAGGCAATGTCAAAGGCTGTAACAGACTCTCCAAAAAAGAGTGCCCCTCCTATAACATTAAAAATAGGATAGGTATAGAAAAGGCTCATTGAAACTCCTGCGGGTAACTCCTTAAAAGCGTAATATGAGCTTCCAACATGGAGTAAGTTCATAAGACTTAGACCAACTGTGGATCCGATACCTGAAGACCCCAGAGCCGTCACCAGTTCACCAGGTTTCGCCAGAGCTATACCGAGAACAGTATAGGTGAGAAAGCGTGAAAAAACTTGGGTAAAAAGGGTCGTGGGAACATTTTTAATAAGAATTGGATATAAGGCCAAGGCAATTTCAGAGGCCACTACGACGGTTGACGCATTCATCTCTAATTAAACGCCCATAAATCAGCCAAGATATTGTTCTCACGATCGGGCAAAGGCTTTTGCATTGTCTGTAAGAAGGAATTCGGCGGCTGATACTCCGTCGCAGAGCGAACAGGCATGACTTTCTGTTTAATTTCTTGGGGAGAATCCTTGTAAAATAGATCAGACTGAAAGGACACCTGTTTAACATCGCGCCCATGTGAATTGACCTGATTGGATAAGGCAAGGGCCTTCTTCTTTTCGGCTTTCTTTACTTCGGGCGGTATCATGGCCTGGACAATCGGATTCTGTGTTCTCAAGTAATTATTCTCATGATGTCTCCAGCTAATGAAAATCATATTAGGATACGTATATCTAACTTCATAAGAAGCTTGCCGCAATTGGTAGACCAAATAGACAACACAGTCCTGTAGGTCAATTTTCGGGAGGCCAAAGATGAATGGGGGCACAGTGTAGACAATATGTGTGGCATTGCCGCTCATTTGTGCCGTTGTATAGATGCGTTGATGGATCTGTGATAGAAGTTGATTATAAGAACGAAGGCGAGAGGCATCACGTTTGACTCTCTTTTCGAAAAGGTCTTTGGGATTTAATTTAGGGACGTCTTGCGTCTGCATTGCTCCTAGGAAGTGAGAAAGACTTAGTAGAGGATGTTGATTCCGCCACGTAGGATTCTTCTAAGTGGGGGTGGTATCCGGGCTGTTGCTCATTTGGGGGCCTTACAGGTATTAGAATCAAAAGGGCTTTTGAAGGCAGTAAAAGAAATCGTAGGTGTGAGCGCAGGGGCTTTTATTGGGTTTTGCTTGGCGGTTGGATATACAGTATCCGAACTTCGATTACTGTGTATCTTGTTTGACTTTAGCTTAATACGGAATCTCGATCCGGAAGCAGCTTTCTTATTCCCGTCGACACTTGGTATTGATGATGGCCAAAACCTCACAAAACTCCTTATTACACTTCTGAAAGCGAAAAATCAATCGCCTGATCTAAGCTTTAAGGATCTCAAACTCTATAGCTTTCGTTGCTATGCGACTGATCTTCATACCACGAAGATGCGGGAATTCTCATCAGTCAAAACACCAAATGTTAAACTTACAGATGCATTGAGGGCAACAATGTCTCTGCCTGCTTACTTCACACCCATCGATGATCCTGAGACAGGAAATATGTTAGTTGATGGAGGGATCTTACACAATTTTCCGATGGATATTCTAACGGACACAGAAATCAAGGAAACGATTGGTATCGCATTTTCATATGATTCGAATCTTAGGATAAGTGATATATCTGATTTGCCGACGTTCTTTTCTCAGATTTTTGCCTGCTATTTTATTCCGAGGACATATGAAATCTATAAGGAGCACAAGGATAGGTGTATCTTAATACCGATTGGAGAGTATCCTTCGTGGAATTTTGAGGCAACGAGAGAGGAAAGGGAACGTATTATTGAAGAAGGAACCAAGGCCGCGAAAGCATTTTGTGATACATTCAAGGTGCGAAAACCGCTGAGACGCTATTCAGTGTCTTGATTTACGCGATTTGCGATTCTTACGGCCTTTGCGACCTTTACGAGAAGCATTTCCAGGTCTCAAACGTTTAACACGACGTATTACAAAATTGTTATTGTTATTATTGTTATTATTGTTGTTGTTATTATTTGCTGCTATTGCCGCTGCCGCTACCGCTGGTGCCGCGACTGCTTCTGCTGGTGCCGCGACTGCTTCTGCTGGTGCCGCGACTGCTAGTGCTGCCGCAGGTGCTGCTACAGCTGGCGCAGGTGCCGCGACTGCTAGTGCTGCCGCAGGTGCTGCTACAGCTGGCGCAGGTGCCGCTGCCGCTTCCTCTTCTGCCGCAGCAGCCGCTCTAGCAGCGGCCCTATTTGCTCTTAGATACGCAGGTTCATGGCGCCTATTTCTTTGAAGATTCGCAGGAGGCTCTATATATTCATTTTCGGGCATGAATCGTAAAGGAATTAAATAGAATTCACCTCTAGCAGTTGCTGCTGCGCTTTCGGCTTCAATGATCGCCAGTGTAGCTGCTGGAAATTCAATCCTTCGACCAACATAGCGACCACGGAGAGGATCAACCACTCGCCGCGGAGGAGAATTATATCTTACATTTTTTCCTGCGCGATCAGCCATTTATTCTAATAGATGCTTAGATTAAATGGGTGGTAATCTCGAGTCTGGTCGTATCAATCAAATCCTCGCAAATGCCCAACGTTGCCAAATCCAAAGTGCGATTCTACAAGCGAGAGCATCAGGTTGCTGCCCCCCGAGCAAATCCTCAAAACAGGTTTCTCAAGAAAGCTCCTATCTTGATTCAAAAAAAGACTGTTATGCCTTTATTCCTCGTATACAGAGTCCAACAACAGAATCAACACGCATTCGACGATTGGAACAACAGACAATCGAGGCCGCCCCGAAGTTTCTTGAATATACAGGCCCTCGGATCCAAGTCCAGTGTCCACCTCTACCGACGGAGATCACAAACGCCTTTTTACCGAAGCCTTCAACACGGTGTGTTAACCTTGCGATTCTAGCATCAGGATCGGCTTTATAATTTTTGTTTCTTCAGTGTTTTTCTCTTTATCGATTGTTTTCGATGACGAGTCTTTCTCTTTTTTCTATAGCCGCCGATCTGAGGACTTGCAAGTTTTCTAAGTTTTTCTACATCGGTCGGGTCTAAATGAGCTTCTGCTAGTTCTAATAATTTGTTATTTAATAAAGTATTCATCGGTCTAACACCTTCAAGAACTTGACTAATCCCATAACTTAAATTCTCTTTAAAAAATTCATAATGTTTGAAATTATTTGACTGTATATATTCATTAAAAAACTGTAGTATTTTCTCAGCATCAGGATTAGGCTGTTCTATTAATCTATATAAATAGTCAAAATTGATTGAACCATGACGAGCAGTATGATTGAATCGTTGAGCATTTATAGCTTGATCATTATTAATTGTCATAAAAATTAAAGTATCAGCCGAACGAAGATCAGTATCAGGTAATTTAATTGAAACTCCATTATATTCAAACGTCCCATCCGTTGATTCAAGTAGTGGTGAATCATCAATAAATGTATAATATGTAAAGTATCCTAATTTAATAAGTAAGTCTTCATAGATTTTAATTAGTAGTTTACTACTTTTAATAATGCTATTGATAGATGAAGATACTAGTAACTCCTTTTGATAATTTATTTTTTTTACAATTTCTTCTCTTTTTATTTGATCATCTGCAGTAGGCTTTTTCCAACCTATTCTTATAATAGGATAATATGATGATTTTTGAACTTCAACTAGATTACCAGTTTGAGTATTGTTACCAAATATAAATGTAGTGAATTCATCTTTTTTATATAACTCAACTAGCTTTAGTAAAAAATTTTTCCAAGGAAATGGATAGATTCCTGTATTGTTTTCATAATAGATTTCTGAATTACCGCAATTATAAAAAGCAGTTTCATGACCCCCTTTAGTAATGAATTCTTTTGTATAAGACCATTTTGCTGATGATATAAACACTGCTTTTGAATTCTGTATTAAATCGTTTGATATATTTAGATCAACAGAAACATCATACTTATATTTATTATTCGCAGTAGTATTCGCAGTAGTATTCGCACCAGTATTCGCAGTAGTATTCGCAGTAGTATTCGCACCAGTATTCGCAGTAGTATTCGCAGTAGTATTCGCAGTAGTATTCGCATTAGTTTTCAGAGACACAATTAGACGTTTCTTAAATTTCTTATAGCTAAATTCATACCCATCAAAAAAGACTAACTTATAAAGCTTAAATAAATACTCATTATTACTAATATTTCCTCCTGGATTGTATTTTTTTTCCTCTTTCTTCTTTCTTAATTCTTCAATATTTATGCGTGACCGATTAACACCTTCTGTGTTTATATGACCTAATGCAGCAGCAGCGATACCATCTTGACCAGCAGCTCTTGATATTTGCGACATCGTTTCAAAAACACTATGCTCATTCGCTGTTTCTTCATCACATAAGCTATGTCTTCTAATATGTTCATTCGTGTAATGACGCATAAATCGCTTTTTAAGAACTTTAAAATAGTCTATGATTGCTTTTTTTCTTTCACTGACTTTATTATTAGCAAAATTTCTCGCATTATTTGTTTCATTTATAAATGCAAATAATAGTTTATTTTTTTCATCATTGACGATTGACTCGACTTTAGAATCAAAATTCGGATCGAGTAGAGCAGGTTGAACAATCTCTTTGAGGCCGTCACTAAATAGAAAAATCATCTGAATGGAGTCATTCCAGCATTCACCTAAGTGCTGATAAAATCCTTCACTATCGCATATAGAATCATTTGCTCTAGGAGATGCTACAGGGCCCATTACAGGAGCTTTAAAATATCTAAGGAGAGATAACATCCTTTTACTAAAGAGTTAGAAATAACATAAATTTGATTCAGTTGTTGGCTTACACTGTAAGCACAACAAATGGATTCTCTTATGCTGCCGTGTATTCTTCTTCTTATCATTCTCTTAATTATGATCTTCAATATGATTATAGCTACAGGAGGTGATAGTCTTGCCTATATTGTTATTGGTTCATACATTGTCTTCTTCTCTTATCTTGTTTATAGTATCTTTTATATGAATGCTCGTGTGACGTTTGATGGCGTAGGCTACATGCCACGATATGAAAGTGACGATGATACAGACTAAGCCTTAACCTTCTCCTCCAAAAATCTCGTGTAACCTGCGGGTGTCCGCTCGCCCTCGAATTCGACGGTCTCTCCGTTGGCTTTCTCGAGCAAAAGTGTAGGGTATCCCTTGATTGTCTTTCCCTTTGCCTTCTCAGGCTCCTTCTCGGGCTCGACCATTGACAGCGTTATATTTTTTCCTCCGATGGAGATAAATCCGTCCTTGGCCCACTTGGAAAAGGCAGGCTTGACCGCCTTACAGTGGGGGCACCACTCGGCGTAATAGAGGGTGAAGGAGTCTTTGCTTGAAGCCGAGCCCGAGGCCGAGGATCCATCCGTGAATCCTTCGCTCGAGGCGTGAATGATCCGGAGAAGGACCAAAAGAGCTATTATTATACCAACTAGATAAATGAACTTGGTCTTCATGTCTAGATATACGGGCTATTATATTTTGTTTGGTATCTATACTGCGATAGGCTTTATTGTTCCGTCTGAAAAGCTAAATCAGTATATTATTACTTCATTAATCGGATTTGCGGTCGCTCTTACATATACAACGGCCTTCCTCCTCTGAGTCGTAGGACTAGGTGGAGTGTCGATTCCTTTTGAATGTTGTAGTCACTCAGAGTTCTATCATCTTCTAGCTGCTTTCCAGCAAAAATGAGTCTCTGCTGATCAGGAGGAATTCCTTCCTTATCTTGAATCTTCTGCTTGATCGCCTGGATATTATCAGAAGGCTCGACATCAAGCGTAATCGTCTTTCCCGTTAGAGTCTTCACGAAGATTTGCATTCTATACTATATGCTGCTAAATCTTTAGATATAATATACAGATGCCCTGGCGTGTTGAAATCAAGAAAATACTTGATGATGATGTGGGCCAGATACAACAGGCAACTGCCGCAGGTTTTGTCCTTACGGGCGCACCTCAGACACGGAGAGGAAGAACATATATTAAAAAAACGTTTATTTTGCCAACTGCTCCTAAAAAGAAGGCCGTTGTAGTGCCCGCAGGAGGTGTTGGCTTTGATATGAGTGCGTTGAGTGAGGCTCTTGATCAAGTTGCGGAGGCGAATGCTGCTGCTGTTGCCGCTGGTGCCGCTGCCGCTGGTGCCGCTGCCGCTGGAGCAGGCCCTGCCGCAGCTCCAGAATGGGGAGGTGAAGAGCCAATTGCGTTAGAAGTTGATGACGCAGATGTAGACGGATTAATTGCCGCGATGGGTGGTGTGGCGTTTCAAGGCGGAAAGCGTAGACGCAATCGCAAAACAAAGTCTAGACGTAGCAAGAAAAGACATACACGGAAGAATTAGGTTTTTTCAGTCAACTGGGAGCAGAGCAAATATGTCCCCTTTTCGTCATACCACTGAATCTTGCTGATAACCTTACCACTGACACCTGACGGCCACGGGCTCGTTGAACTTAGATTCTGACTTACAATGGGGCACGTTACTTGTGTACACAACTGATCCGTCGTCGGAGAGAATGGAATACCATTGTATGTAAATGAATACTTCGCCGTTCCTCCGTTGACCGCCGATCCATCTGGAACTGTAAAATCGATCCAGAGAGTCGCATCCTTACCTGCGACAGGCGGCGACGGGCCAAATCCCTGCGACAAAATGGTGAAGGCTGTCTGGCCAGCTCCACAATCGGTGACTACAGAGGATGAGAGTGATACAGCCATAAGAGCCATAAACATATTAAGAATACCCATACTAACTACTACTTAGTAACACCTAAATAAGAATCAATTTTAAGTAGTAGTATGACATCCAGTCTTACAGCCATCCCTGTATTTCAAAAGGGCAAATGGATTCTGTATCCGGGCCATCAGGATCCTTTATGGTCATCGGCAAATCAGTTACAGGCTGCGTCTGTCTATGCGACTGCTCTTTCTAAAGGCTTTGAGCCTGAAGAAAGTGTAGGTCTTGCGACAGCATATATCAATAAGCAGATTTATAAGGGGCTTGTATACCTACCGCCTGTTGAGAAGAAGCTGCTGACAGTTATGTGTCTTTCGGAAACATCATAAGGCCCCATAGAACAAGAAAGAAGACGAAGGTATGGACAAAGAAACCAGACGGTGTCGGGGCACCTTGGCTATTCGCGAGTGTTAAGAATCCTCCAAACACACGTTGTGTGAGTTTGAAGGTTTCAGGGTTTGCGACGAGAAAGAAGACAAGAGTTGAATAAAAGCTATACTTTGCCTTGAGAGCCATGTTCACGGGTCCACTTTGAATATCTTTGGTAGACGGCATTTTGTAGTGCCTATAAACCCCTGTTTAGCATTAAGATATAATTTGAATATAATTAGATATTGATAAAAGAGAACAGGGTAACTAAAGGTTTTAAATGTTGGATTTTCAGTTTTATCTTTAACGCCATATAGATCTTTTAACTCTTGAGTAGAGAGTAGTCTTGTTTTAACAAGTTCTTTTGATAGAGTTTCATATGATTCGCTTTCTCTAAGAGAAATAGCAATAGGCTTAGGTGTCTTGGAATTAATAACTATAGCCACGTTAGCTAAATCTTTTACTAATTTTGTTCTATCAATATAAATTAAATCAAATGTATTCTGTTTTACACTACGTATAGGAATGGCTCTTTTATAAAAAATATTGGTTAGTGGATTCATGACAGCAATTGAATATCCAGTTCGTAATGAAAACAAGTGATTTACTTTTTCTAAGAAATCTTCTTTAGTGCGTCCTACAGCCTCAAATGTTGATGATATAATCATAGCAGGTGTTAACTGAGTATCTAAAAAGTCTAAAATATCTAAATCTGTTGCATCAGTAATTGTATATTTTCCATAAATTCCTGTTTGTTGTATCTGTTGCATCAAATTTAAAATAGAAGATAGGCGATCGATTATTTTCTTTAGTGTTGCAACATACTGTAGTTGATCTACGTTCTTCATATGTTCATTGATAGATGTAAACATAACTTTTTGAATCATCTGTGAATTATCTTCACGGGAGTTCATTGAAGCCGCTCCATCATGCACTCCAAAATGCGTTGAGAGTAAATTCGCAACAAAGAAAACTAAAAAACATAGACTTGGTGTTTCGTATTTCTGTTCTTCTGTTGGCTGTTTCATGGCTTTTAATGTTTTTATATGATCAATAATAGCCCATATAGATGGATTGCTTTCTTTTGTGATGCCTAGTGTTTCTTCTGTTATCTCAGTATCAGATTGTATAAGTGTCGCAAGTTTAGCGATTGTTTCATTAGGTGTTGTCTCTTTCTCAACGTCTTGTAGTAATTTATAAATCGCAGATCTTAATTGTTGACCATCTTCGCCTTCACCTTCTACTTTTGGATCAAATGGCTCCTGAGATCCTATAGCAGTTATTATAGCAGCAATATCAGCTTTATTTTTTCTAGATGATTCTAGACATTCTCTTAATTGTTCTTCACATTTCTCCAATTTTCTTTGTAGCTCCGTATTTACTTCTTGTAGCCCTGATTGTGCTTCAGCAGAGGCATATATTTCGGCCGCTGTATCCAGAAGCTGAGCCTCTAAACTCGCAGACTTATCTTGGGATTCTCTAGATGCAGTTAGAGCGGCCTCTTTTTCTTCTAAAGCTGCCTGAATCGCAGCGGTCGCATTTCTTTTAATAGCTTCTACAGCTTCATCTCTTTCTTGTTGGGCCTTATTTACCGCCTCTTGTGCTTCAGCACTAATTCTAGCCGCTTCTTCTATAAGCCTAGCACCTTCTTCTTCTTTGACAGCAGCGGCTTCTGTAGCTACTCTGGCTGCTTCTGTAGCAGCGGCAGCTGCCGCAGAAGTCGCCGCAGCCGCCGCCTCTGAGTTACCTAGTGATTCTAGTTTTCTATTCGCAACTGCCATTACTTGCTGTGCTGACGCCTCTTTTCTTCCTGCCTCCGCATATTTCGCATATGCTTCAGTAATTAACGCTGTCACTCTAGTCGTTTCATTATTAGAATCATCTGCGGCTTTCTTAGCAGCCGCGGCCTCAGCTTTAGAGGCCGCTGCTTGTTGTTCCGCGAGGGCTTGTGAGGCGTTTGCCGCAGCCACAGCGGCCTCTGCGGCTTCTAAACGTTGTTTTTGTTCTGCTTGAGAGGCTTGTAGTGAGGCTAAAGAAGCCGCAGCCGCATCTGCTTCTGCCTTAGCCGCAGCCGCAGCCTTTGCCTGTTCACCTTGAGCTGCGGCAATAGCTGCGG